ATACGAGATCGACTTGGAAGACGATGAGATGGAGGCGTTTGGACTGAGACGCCACGTGATGTATGACACCTACTGGGATCGTGCGATCCAGGGAGCAGTATAAAATGAGTTGGCTTGACATACTTGTTTCAATAGCCGCTGGAATGGCGGTCGGGAAGGCAGTAAACAAAAAATTAACTTTTCCGGTTTTCAGTTACCCGGTCTGTCGTTAGCAAGTACTATTAGCCACGATTAAGTTGCGTATAGGGATAGTGCCCAAGAACGAGATGCAGATAAAAACTGTTACAGGAAACTAAACAAGAGAACAAACCAGATGAAAACTGAAATGACATTTGCTCCAGACAGGAAATGGTAAAATGGCTCACGTAAAACCAAAAGATCGTAATCATTGTTTTAAACGTGATACGTTGGGTGCTGGTAAAATTTACCGTATGCATCGTAAAAACGAAGCAATGGTTGAAACCCCACTGGCTATTCAATTATCCTGTGTTGCATATCGTTTGAATAAACGAACTCACGTTAAGAGCCAGGAAGCATACTATGCCGCATTAGATGCGAAGTATGAAAAACACCAGGCGCATCAGAAGGGCATATCAAATAACGTGGATCGTGTTATAATGATGGCAAACAGAGATCATATGGTTCTTGCATATGATGACATCCAGCATGGCAAAGAGGTAAAAATTACTGCCAAAGATAAGGAATTGGCAGAGGATATAACCTCCTACTTTCAGGGATTGCTGTTTAAGCAGTTAAGCGGCAAAATGAGTGATTTTAATAAAAAAATCCTCAAAGTTATAAACGAGGAGCAGGTACCAATTAATGAATTTGGCTTGGTAGCATCATTACCCAAAGCATTTTACAATGCTAAAAAATGGGATAAGGCCGCTGAGGTAGAGCGTGACCTTGCTGATGTTAGCGACTATGTCGGCACACAGGGTAAAAGATGTAATTTTGACCTTGAGGTAGTAAGCACTCGTTACATTCCTACACATGATTGTACAATTGTCACTTGTATTGATGAAGATAAGAATGTTGTAAAATTCTTTACCCACGATTTTGCAAAGGATAGCGAACCAGGTGATAAATTTGAGATTGCTGGTTTTGTTAAAAGCCATGAAGTAAGCAAATATAACGGCGGCAAAGAAACAATGATTAACAGAGTAAAGGTACGCACCTGATAAGTACTAGGTGCATATACATTTCTGTACTCCGTGCTATAACGGACAAATAAGCGAGCCCACTTTCCGCTCATACACCAGGCAACAGATGCTGTTGTCTCGTATGGGCATTCCCTATTCTATATCTACACTATTTAATGAAAGCCTTGTTACGCGGGCTCGAAATACTTGTGTGGCATTTATGATGGGTAACCTTGCCGCTACTCATTTAATGTTTATTGATGCTGACATTGAATGGCAAGCAAGTTCTGTTCTTAAATTGGCAAGTCTTGATAAAGATATTATAGGTGGTACTTACCCTAAAAAATCTCTTCCTATAGATTTTGTTGTTAATGCCGTGCCAGAACAAACAGGAGAAGTGGTGGAGGTACATGATATTGGTACAGGGTTTTTAATGATTAAACGTGAAGTAATACAAAAAATGTTTGATGAGTATCCACTTAAAAAATATAAAAACATAATTGGTTTGGAACCAAAATATAATGACTTATGCTATGCATTATTCGACACAATGTTAGTAAATGGACATTATTTGAGCGAGGATTATGGTTTTTGTCATTTGTGGAAACGATTGGGAGGCAGTATACATCTAGATAAATCTATTGTTTTAGGACATTATGGCTCTTATATGTTTAAAGGAGACTCTAATTTAATATGAATGTCGTAATTTTAACTCCAGATAGAGTAGGCTCAACATTACTTCAACGGATATTAACTATACATATGGTAGAAGCTGGTTTTGATAGACCAGTTATTAATTTACATGAGTTAACAAATGGTATTGTTTCTTATTTTTCTGAAACATATAATCAAACAATGGTTGGAAAACCAATAGGTGACTCGTGGGGTTATTGGCAAACACTACCAGATGTAGTAAAAATATTAGATAGTGTTGATCATTATAAAACTAGTCGGTTAGCTCATTATCATATTCAAAAACGCAAAGATTCAATTAATGATCAAAATAAGTTATACGAATATCTTAATGAAAACTTTTACATTATAGCGGCTCAACGTAAAAATGTCTTTGAATATGCATTAAGTTGGGGTATTCACGCTACTACTAGTACGTTAAATGTTTATTCACACAGAAGCCGTTTAGAAAAAATAAGTGGTATTTACAAGGATAAAGTCACTATTCCAGATCAAATATTTATTAGTTATTTAAATGCATATAAAAGTTATGTTGAATGGTCTCATTTATACTTTAATGTTAATAGTTTTTTTATCTATGAAGACCATATTAGAGATATAGATCTATATATTTCTAATTTAGATTTCATGTCAAATAAGAAACATAAAAATTGGGAAGACATATTTGGAATAAATTGGCATGATTGGAATAAATGCCATAAATTAAGTAGTGATTTAATTTTTGCCGATCTACCAAAATTATTAGAAGGGCAACAAGAAATTTCTGATATAGATTCAAATTTGCCTATATTAAAAAAATTCTATAATAATTTACCAGTAACAGAACAAAAATTTCTTAATGACAATGGCGTAAAATATGTTAAAACATATAAACGTATTGACGAATTAGTTGAAAATAGAACAATAATAACTGGCGTACCTATTAAACTTCAAACTATGGCCGAAAAAAAGTTATTAATTAAAAATTTTAATGAATGCTTAATATGGTATAATGAATGGGCAGATAAAAATGATTACCCAACTATGGAAATAGATGAGTTACATAAATCAACAAAAGCAGAATTATTAGATTGGTATGATATTGGTAGCACTCCAAAATTATTAAGTAATGAGTAATTTAATTAAATGATTTTACCAGATTTTATATTACAAACCCGACAAAATAAAGTTTGGAAGTATAGTGGTACAGATAGTCCAAAATGGTGTTATAATAAAAAACATTTTAACAACTATCCTTATAAAGTTTCCTATAATTATAATTCAAGAGGATTCAGAGATACAGAATGGCCAGATAATATTGAAGATTTAAAAAAAGCAATCTGGTGTGTTGGTGATAGTTTTACTGTTGGTTTAGGTGCTCCAATTGAGCATTGTTGGGTTAATGTTTTACAACAAAAAATTAAAAGGCGTTGTATTAATATAAGTTTAGACGGTGGTAGTAATGATTGGATATTAAGGAAAACAAAAAGAATAATTGAAGAAGTAAATCCTGAAATAATAATAATTCATTGGAGTTATATATGGCGGGGAGAACATACTGATATATCTTTACAAGATGAAGATCGTCGTTTAAAAGATAAAGGATATAAACATAATATTCAATATTTTAAAGATTTTCTAACAATACTTAATAATATTGACACTTTTAATACTACTAAAATAATACAATCAATAATACCTGATCCAGCAATGGATATATCTGCTATTGAGGAATGTATACAAGATGTATTAAATGATTATCCAAATGACCACCCGGGTAAAGCTAATATTCTAATGCTATACGAAAAAATTTTAGATTATGTGCAAAGTAATTTTGTTTACTGTAGGCAATGTGATCTAGCAAGAGACGCTCATCATTATGATATACTGACTACTACTAATTTCGTCTCTAATATAATTAAATTACTTTGATAAATACAAGACATCACACTGGCGCAGGTGTTGATGTGTTAAAAATATAATATATTCCAATTCCGATTGGTTTTCGCGAAAACATTTATAGAGGAATAAACAAAATGAGTGAATGGATTAAGTTTGATTTTGAAATGCTGTCAGAAACTACAGCATGTGATTTGATAATGTACTTAGATGGTGCCAAAGTAGAATCACGCCGAATTTCAGCATCTCCATTAATTGATGATGGAGAGCATCCTGAAAAACAAGCAACACTATGGTATGAAATTAACGAGTCAATGTGTGACGGTATAGGAGATCATAAAATTCGAATTAATGTAGTAGAAAGATTAAATGCTGAAACCGGAGAACCGCTTTATGAAACCCCAATAATTGAATTAGTTGGGGTTGAATTAAGTGGCTCAGCACATACACCAGCAGATGGCAACATTAATGATTCAATTAAAGTATATAACATTCTCGATGCAGGTTTTCAAGCATTGATAGATGCCGGTGAGTTTAATCATACCGGTCAAGTCAACGAAGATATTGGTAATGGCGAAACTAGTTACAGTGTAAGTGACTGGTCCAGTTATAAAGTTAAAGGTAATGGATGTTGGATATTAGAATTCTCATGTCCTTACATAAATTGGTACGATGCAGTTCATGCTGACTAACAAAAATTTTTAAGTACTTAAAAATACGGTCATTTTTTGGCCGTATTTTTTTGACAAAATAAATAATAACATGACTACAGAAACTTTTCCCATTTCAATTTTTTTTAAAGTAAATAATATTTTATATGAAAATAAAAATGAAACTTTAGATCCTATAATCACAATATCTGTAAATGATGTTAAACATAAAGAAAATGTTATTTTAAATCAACCAATAGATGTACAACCGAAAGTTCATTCAGAATATCATTCAGGTGAACTTGTCGAAGTTAAATTTAATTTAGATATAGATGATGATGTTGATCAAGATATTAAGTTAAGTATTAAATTAGATAATGAAAATATACCATTACACGATGAGTGGGGAATTTATGTTACAGATATAGAATTAAATGAAATATCAGTTGAAAATTTAGTTCACGAGAATGGTGTTCTTGACGTTCCTTTATGTAAAGAAGAAGATTATGCTGATGACGGATTCATTCAATCATATCTTATTCCAGAAGGTTTAGATAGTAATTTAAAATTAATAGATGGTAGATATCATTATATAACTAATGGTGATTATGTACATATGCCAGAATCATCATATAGTTTTACATTTAAAACACCATTATATCTTTGGTTATTAGAACTATTATTGCAGTAATATGTTTACGTTTCATTTTAGTGTCACCTATGATGCGAATGGAGACAAAAAACCTAATTTAAAATTCTATGTACTATGTAATGACAAAGTAGTACGTGGAGAAACACTAGCAGGCTGGAGTCGTCCAGACAACCCTATAGAACAATTACCACACATAGGTAATCAGTACAATAAAGAAATAATCTCTTCATTTTATACAGAGTTTTATAAATTTAAAATAGATATAGACGAAAGCATAGAGAATGATTACACATTAGTTATAGAACATACTAATGGTGTATATCCTGATGACTATCTGAAAAGCAACTTTGGTATTCATATAAAATATTTAGATATATGCGGTGTAGATTTATGTGATTTAATACACAGGCGTGGGCATATATATTTAGATTGTACTGGCAATCCATATTACATTTATAATCAAATTAATAACGACAATAGACGCGGCCGGCATAAACGTGGAGAAGTGTTTATTGTTGAAGATTTTAGACTATTGAATTTTAGACATAGCGGAGTACAAGGAAACAATCCACGAGTATTTAACAATGTTACTGGAGAGTTTAAACAATATACTGGATATTATGTCAGTGATAGTGGTTACATAATTAAAGGGAAAAACTTATATTATGATTGTACAAAAGATATATTTTTTATAGTAGACAATGCCAATAACCCTAACTTATATGTAGAGGGAGATAGATTAATACATCATATACCTAATGATGCTACTATTAGTTTGAACGGTAAGTGGGAATTAAAATTTAAAACACCGTTTTATGCGTGGGTATCAGAAAATATATTTGGTAATGATTTTGCTTAATCACCAACAGTGTTTTGTAAATAAACAGTGTTGTAAGTAGAATTAACTAAAACAAATGTAGCAGATTTAGGTATGTCCTTAATACGCCTTGCGCCAATATATGTACAAGCACTACGAACACCACCCAATATTTCTGTTACTGTATTTTCTACTGGTCCTCTAGCATCCAATCTAATGTGACGCCCTTCTGAACTCCTGTATCCATCTTTACGTGTACCGTGTTCCTGCATTGCGCGATTAGAACTCATACCGTAAAATTCATATTGCCCAGCAACTTCTGCCAATTCACTCTCATCATGCCCAGCAAGCATACCACCTAGCATTACAAAGTCAGCACCTGCGCCAAATGCTTTAGCAACATCACCAGGCTCTGTGCAACCACCGTCTGCTATAATATGTCCGCCCAATCCATGTGCGGCATCAGCACATTCCATAATACCACTTAATTGTGGCATACCAACACCGGTCATTATTCGTGTTGTACATACTGAGCCAGGCCCAATACCGCATTTTACAATATCAGCACCAGCAATACATAATTGCTCAGTCATTTCGCCTGTAATTACATTACCTGCTATAATAATTTTTTTAGGAAACTTCTCTCTAACTTCTCTTACAAAGTCTGAGAAGTTTTGCTGGTATCCGTTTGCTACATCAATACAAATAAACTTAATATCCGGCCAACGTGCGAGTATTTCCTGTGCTTTCTTATAATCTTCTGCATCAGGATCAAATATAGCATTGGTGCCAGTACTGACTGCTATATTGCTTAAACTCATGCCATGGCCTACAGCATTTTCCCAATCTTCTATAGTGTAATGCTTTTTAATGACTGTTAGCATGTTGTAATTTTGCAACACGTTTGCCATTGAAAATGTGCCTACACCATCCATGTTGGATGCCATAATAGGAACACCCGACCATGTTTCTTTTGTTTCATTCCAGTGCCTGAACGTAAAGTCACGTTCTATCGTAACACTACGCCTACTGGATAATGTAGAGCGTTTGGGTTTTAGTAAGACGTCTTTGTAGTCTAGTTTAATGTCTGTTTCTATTCTCATACGTATATTATATAGTAGTATTACTATATAGTCAAATATAATCTGAATAAAACTGTGCTATTTCAGGAAAAGTTTTTTTCCAATCTAAATTTCGCATATTATCAAACCAATCTAAATACTGTATCATACGAGGTATTTCCTGTGGCCTATATTCATTTGGCAAATATATTTTTTTATCATCGCTTAATGCATTAATGTACTTGTCAGTTAAATGTTTCAAAGCATATTCGCCACCAGCAGTATGATCAGCATAATTAAAACCATAACTATTACACCATTGTTTTGCCTCATCCATGTAATATAAACTTAATACACTTATTACTTGGTTAATATGTAATGTAAAATCCCCTCCATCTTCTGGTTGAGCGCATTTTCCAAGTTGATATTGCAAATTATTTAATATATTATCTTTAACTTGATCCCATTCTGCTGGTGCTCTTAAATAACTAAACCTATCTCCTATACAATCTAAACTAACACTAATACGTACAAATTTACATTTATCTAATAATTCAAGCATGTGTTCTGGAATAGGTTTAGTGCCATTAGTATGCATCATAACTGTTATATTATCCAAAGAATGTCTACTATCTATGTATTCTAAGAATTTTATGTTTGGATTATTTCCAGGTAGTAAAGTTTCTCCTCCAGTAAAATTCATTGTATTTAAATTACTTACATCTATATTATCAAAAAATTTAATAACTTTTTCTATTTCTGCTTCACCACCACGTTTATCAGTATAAAATTTATCTGGATTTGTTAAAAAAATTGGAGGGTTTTTCTTTACTGCGTTTTGCCACACAGTACTAAATTCTGGACCACAAGTTGTACACATTAAATTACATACACTACTTAATTTAATAGTTAAATTTACTGGCCCATTTAAATCTGTACGTGGTTCACTATCCCGATTTGCACAATGTAATCTATGACTATCATCCCATGCCCCTGCTTCTTCTGCTATGCGACAACGACCACAATCATTATTCCATATATTCTTTTTATTTAGATCTCTTATAGATTGAAAATATTCATTCTTCCAAAAATTATGCCCGCCCGCTTCGGTATCTGTTATATTTGCTGTACGTAAGGAATTTTGGTCAGCAATACAACAACAACGATATTCCACTAAATCTGGATTACCCCATTTGGGAAAATTAATGTCTAGACCTTCATGTATAAAATTACAATGCAAAGAAGTCATTACAATACTTATACTAATAAATACATGTATATGAAACTTCATAATTTAGTAGGTCGCAGTCTGCTTAAAAATCGACGCAATTATAAACGCAGATCCAAATACGAAACTGGATATTCTGCTGATAATATGGTATATAGAAACATGATAAAGGGTGTCTATGAGGATGTTCCAGAAGATGAGGACATGAATCCAGTTGGTCCAAGTTATGATGTACCAAAGTATTTGTACCATGCTACATTTACTAAAAACGTTCCTAGCATTAAGCAAAAAGGATTGCTACAATTCCAGCCTAGTTTATGGATTAAAGGCCCAGGTGGTAGCAGATATAACGAAGAAGCAGGCATATTTGCCTTTGATGATCCAGAAGATGCATTAAACTGGGCAGGTAAGATGGCTTGGGAGTTTCGTGACACAGACAAAGATATTTCCATTGTACGCATAGATATGGAAGATGAGATTTGGGATGATGACCCAGCAGAGGATCCATTTGTTTCTAACAAAGGCAGAGCATTGCGTAGTGGAGCAAATATTAAAGCAGATAGAATTGTAGATGCTATTAGGGTAGATGATTTAGGCAAACCCGGTGATCTTGGCATATCACGAGATGAGTGGTTAGCACAAGTTACCCCTAAACTACGCGAAGATACGATAGAAGAAACCGCAGGTGTTGGTATAGTTACAAAACAAAATGCTACCAAAGACGTGCCGGTAGGTGGTGAATATAATAATCTTAAAAAACTACGTATGGGAAATAAGCCAAAAGTTCATACAGAAGGCGACATGGAAGCAGATCGCAAAGCAGGTATTAAATGGGTGGACGATCCAGATTGGAAACGTTTACACGATATTGATGATAGAATGATACAGGCATATATGGACCATAAAAAACCTAAAGAAGAACTTCATGAAGGCATAAATGATCCACATATTTTTAAAGCGGTGTTTATGGCTGGTGGTCCTGGTTCAGGCAAAAGTCATATGGCGCGAGAATTACTTGGTGGTAGTGGACTTAAAGCAGTAAACACAGACCAAGCATTAGAATACTTAATGGCTAAACATGATTTAGATCCTAAAATGCCCGATGAAGAGCAAGAAGAAAGAGACGTTCAACGTGATCGTGCTAAAGAATTAACAAGTAAGCGTAGTGCCAATTATATCGATGGTAGATTGGGACTTATTATTGACGGTACTGCCAAAGACTATGAAAAAATAGCAAAAGCAAAGAAAGATTTAGAAGATCTTGGTTATGAGACTCGCATGGTATTTGTTAATACCGATCTTGAAACAGCACAAGAGCGAAATATGAAACGTCCAGAACGCTCTGTTCCAGCAAAGTTAGTAAGAAAAGGATGGGAAATGGCCCAAGAAAACGCCGGAAAATTCCAAATGTTATTCGGCCAGCCTGGTCTTTATATTATAGAAAATTCAGAAAATTCAGAAAATGCAGAGCGTATAAACAAGGTACATGCTAATATGCGACAATGGTTATTAACACCAGTTACAAATAGAGAAGCATTGGATTGGATGGATCAACAGACAGGTTTTAGTGAAGGACTTGCTTCAATTACAGAAGATGCATGTGGTGATTGCTTTAGTAAAGCCGGCCGTGCTTTAATAGATACAGAAGAAAAACTACAAGATAATACAACACTAGTTCATGCATTAGTGCGTGGCCAAGGTAAATTGGAAGGACGCAGATTCCCACACGCATGGACTGAGATGGGTGATGTAGTGTTTGACAATGCTAATGGTAATAATATTGTAATGCGTAAGGAACAATATTACGCACTTGGCGGTGTTGAAGAAACAAAAGGCGCCTTTGCCAGGTATGAACATTATAAAGGTCTTTCCAATATGTTAAAACATGGTCATTGGGGTCCTTGGGATTTAGATGAGAGTTTGAATGAGGAGGAAAAGCCAGAGCATAGTAGCAGTATTGCTAATGCTTTAGAAGGTAAGAGTCCACATAAAAAAGGCACAAAGAAATATAAAAAGCACATGGCGGCAATGCACGCCAACATGTAATCAGATTCTGCTTGACACAACACTAAAAACGCTATATAATATAATGTATGCCTGATAGACAATTACACTTCTATATTAACAGCGATTGGGATTTCAAACCACCCGTAGTACGAATATGGGTTAATGGTTATTTAATTACTGAAAGAGCAATAACTCCACAAAAGAAATTTAATGAATATTTAGAAGAAATAGTTGTTATAAACCTTAAAAAAGGAAATAATAAAATAGTAGTTGAAAATATTAAAACCGCACTAGCAGATGTAGAATTATTAAAAATAATAGTGGATAAAATAGGAGATGAAACTGGAAAACATTCAATTGAATGTCCAATTACTACTAAAGATGGCATAACTTACGAAGCAAATTTAAAAATATAATGTTACGATTTAAATTAATACCAACAGTAGATAAAGCAACATATTTTGTCAAAATTAATAATAAAATTATTGATCATGGCATTTTATATACAAACGATAAACCTGCTTGGTCTCAACGACAACCAATAACATTAGAATATAAAGGCATTACTTTTAAGAATTCTGAAAAGGATAATTATGTATCTGTATGTTGTACTAATGCTGGTTCAGGTAGAGAAATATATATACAAGAAATTCAAGTGGATGATGTTGAAGTCGTTGCTGAGGGATTAGGAGTATCTTATCGTGAAGATGCAAATTTTCATGTTCACCATATAGTTAGTGGATGCAGTAAAAATCTTGATGCAGTAATGAACCATGATTATAGTGATGTTGTTATAATGGACAGAGCAGGGGTTGCGGGGGAATTCATAGTTGTTGTAAAACAAGACACTGGATGGATAGCATGTTGGGATGAACATTTATATTTTGCAAAGGATGACATTACGTTTAAAGAACGAGAATATTTCCATCCGCCACCAACACTACCAGGCCCACCACCACCACTAACACCGGCTCAAGAACGTTATAAGAAAGCAATGAAAGCAAGCAAGATAGAGAAAATATTAAAACCACATGATAATGCAATAAGAGAAAGAGTAGTCTTGCCAGAATGGTATGATTCATCATCCAATGATGATGAAATTAAAAAATCAACATAAGGAATAATATTATGAATTTAAAAAGAGAAATGATATCAGTACATGAAAGACTTGATAAAATTGAGGAGGCAATTTCAGGGTTGTTAATATCACCGCCTCCAGCAAAAGCCAAAACAACAAAAAAAGTTGCGGCAAAAAAGAAAGCAAAAACAACCAAGAAAAAAGTTGTAGACACAACGGCTGTTAAAACAACATCAGATGATATTGCAAAGGTAGAAATGTAATGGCACATGGCGGATCATATACCCCAGAAGAAAAAGCAAGGCTAACACAATTAATTGGTGAAGGCACCCGCGTATTACAAGAAGTAGACGACCTTAAAGAAGGATTGCGTGATACTGTAAAAGCGATTGCTGAAGAAATGGATTGTAAGCCAGCAATTCTTAATAAAGCAATACGTACAGCATACAAATCAAATTGGCAGGAACAATTAGCAGATATTAGTGATCTAGAAGGAATTCTAGAAACAGTTGGTAAAACTTTATAATAGTGTATTATTACTGCTTATTTAAGTAGTAAATAAAGTATAACATTTAGGAGCGATGTAGGTGTTAAACATTAGAGAGATACCAATCGGCTCACACGAGCGAGTAATTCGTGCCACAGACGATACAACAGGCTTAGATGCCATAGTAGCGATACATAACACAAAGTTAGGACCCGCCTTAGGCGGGTGTCGTTATCTTAAGTATGATAGTTATGATGAACAGCGTTTAGATGCATTACGTCTATCAAAAGGCATGACTTATAAAAATGCCTTAGCAGGATTGCATTTTGGTGGTGGTAAATCTACTATAAATGCTAACACAGCAAAATCCCCTGACTTATGGAGATCATTTGCAGAAGTATTAAACTACACAGCAGGCACATATTATGGTGCTGGAGATGTAGGAACTGTTGTAAGTGATTTAGATCAAATACACAAACACACGCAATATGTAGTAGGTTTTGGTGGTCAAGATTCAGGCTGGTCTACAGCATATGGTTTATACTGTGCTACTAAAGGATTATTAAGAGTATTAGATGATACTCCTAAAGTTAATTGGACTAATAAAACATTCTCAGTAGTTGGGTTAGGCAAAGTTGGAAGTAGACTAATTAATTTTTTATCAAAACATCCAGTTAAAGTTTATTGCACAGATATAAAAAGAAAAACATATAAAAATTTACAGCAGGCCTTAGACAATTTACAACCGCATCCTCAATTTGAGTTAGTTTGGTGTAAAGATGATAATGAAATACACGACATTGCCACAGACGTATATATGCCCTGTGCGTTAGGCGGCACAGTTACCCCAGAATTTATTAAAACTTTTAAAAGCAAATCTATATGCGGCGGAGCAAACAATCAATTACGCACAACTGACGATGGAGATATATTACACAAAGAAGGTATATTATATGTTCCTGATTATCTTGCTAATGCTGGCGGTGTAATTTTTATTAGTGCCGCATCTAATATAACACACGATATAACAGCAACACTTGATGTAGAATGGAGTAATCCAATGGTAAAACCAAAATTAATGGCATTACATGAAAAAGCATATGATATACTTAAAACTAGTCAAGAAGAAGATAAACCAACCACCAAAGTAGCAAAAGAAATGGTAGAAAAAAAGTTAAAAGGCTTGTAATTTTTGTACTTATCTGTTATAATTAGTTAATGTATATTGATGCTTATCTAGATAAAGAACAGGAACGCATCCACGTAGCGGAGCGAATTGACGGCAAACGTCAATACAAACAGTACCCCGTAGAGTATGTTTTTTATTTTGACGATATAAAAGGAAAGCATAAAACTATACACGATAGACCTGTTAGCAGGTTTTATTCTAAAAACAAAAAAGAGTTCAATAGAGAACTCAAAATTAACAGCAGGAATCAGATCTATGAAAGCGACATTAATCCGATCTTTAGGTGTCTTGCTAATAATTATCTTGGCGCCGATTCTCCTATTCTTAATATTTGCTATGTAGACATTGAAGCAGATTTTGATCCGGAAAAAGGATTTAGTGAGCCTAACGACCCCACGGCACCAATAACTGCTATTACTGTATATCTCAGTCAACTACAGCAGTTGGTAACATTAGCATTGAAACCAAAAACAATGCACGAAGACATAGCACAAAGCGTTGCGAAACACTTTGACAATACATTTGTTTTTAATAGCGAAGCACAATTATTACAAACATTCTTAGACCTATTAGATGACAGTGATATTATAACTGGCTGGAACAGTGAAGGATATGACTTACCATATCTTGTTAATAGAGTTACTCGCGTATTAAGCAGAGATGATACAAGACGTTTTTGTTTATGGGATCAATTTCCAAAAAAATTCTCATATGAGAAATATGGGGGAGAGCAAACTAGTTTTAATTTAACAGGTAGAGTGCATTTAGATTATTTAGAACTGTATCGCAAATATACATATCATGAAATGCATAGTTACAGTCTAGACACTGTAGCAGATTATGAGTTGCAAGACAAAAAAGTTCCATATGAGGGCACATTAGATCAATTATATAACACAGACTTTGAGAAGTTTATAGAGTATAACAGGCAGGATGTTATGCTTATTGTACGATTAGATGAGAAACTAAGATTTATTGATTTAGCAAATGAACTCGCACATCAAAACACTGTACTATTACCCACAACAATGGGAGCAGTAGCAGTAACAGAGCAAGCAATTATTAATGAGGCACACGCACAAGGATTAGTAGTTCCTAACAAACCCGACAGGGATGACAGCAAAACAGTTACGGCCGCGGGTGCGTATGTTGCAACACCTAAAAAAGGATTACATCATTGGATTGGCTCAGTAGATATAAACAGTCTGTATCCAAGTGCTATACGAGCATTAAACATGGGTCCGGAAACTATCATAGGGCAATTACGTCCTACAATGACACAAAATCATATCAATAAAATCGTAGCATCAGGCAAATCACAAGCAGATGGCTGGGAAGGATTATTTGGCTCGTTAGAGTATGAAGCAGTAATGAATAGAGAGTCTAGCACAGAGATTACTATTGACTGGGAGGATGGTAAAGAAGAAGTTAAAACAGCAATGGAAATACATGGTATGGTATTTGGTAAGCATGGCAATAAATTGTTATTAAGTGCTAACGGGACATTGTTTACGAATGATAGAAAAGGAATCATTCCAGGACTTCTGGAAAAGTGGTATGCTGAACGTAAAGAGATGCAAGCAAAATTGCATAAGGCAAAAACACAAAAAGATATTGTGTTTTGGGATAAAAGACAACTTGTAAAGAAAATTAATCTAAATAGTTTATATGGTGCATTATTAAATCCATATTGTAGATTCTTTGACATACGTTTAGGACAAAGCACTACGTTATGTGGTAGGACTATTACAAAACATATGGCAAGTTATATAAACAAAATTATAACAGGCGAGTATGAGCATGATGGCAATTCTATTATATACGGAGATACAGATAGTTGTTATTTCTCAACATATGATATACTCAAAGAGGATATTAAAAAAGGAAGCATTCCATGGGATAAAGAATCAGTTATTGAACTATATGATAACGTAGCAGAGGAAGTTAATAAATCATTCCCAGCATTTATGGCACAGAGTTTTAACTGCACGATGGAATTGGGAGAGATTATTAAGTGTGGGCGTGAGATTGTCGCAAGTAGCGGACTGTTTATAACTAAAAAGCGTTATGCTACACTCATATATGATTTAGAGGGCAAACGTGTTGACCAGGATGGGCCAGGCAAAGTAAAAGCAATGGGTATGGACTTAAAGAGATCAGATACGCCAGTAATTATGCAAGACTTTCTAAATATATTATTATTAGATGTTTTAACGAACGCACAAGAAGCGGAAGTTATAGAGAAAATTAAAGCATTTAAATTTGACTTTGCCGACAAGCCAGGATGGGAAAAAGGAACTCCAAAAAGGGTAAATAATTTAACAATGTATACTAAACGCGAGCAACGCGAAGGTAAAGCAAATATGCCAGGACATGTTAGAGCGGCAATGAATTGGAACAATTTGCGTGATATGAATAGCGACAAGTATAGTATGCAAATAATGGATGGTGCTAAAACTATTGTATGTAAATTGAAATCAAATCCAATGGGTATTAAAAGTGTAGCATATCCAATTGACGAGGCAAGATTGCCAGAATGGTTTAAGGGACTTCCATTTGATCATATCGCTATGGAAGAAACAATCATCGATAAGAAAATAGGAAATTTATTGAATGTTATGAAGTGGGATCTGAAACAAGGAACTTCACGTAGTACATTTGATGATTTATTTGAATTATGAACTTATTAGAATATATTAGAGAACGAGAATTATTAGATAAACTTGATACTAGTGCTATACATGAAAACTATAATACTATTAGAGAATTATATAGGCAAACAGTTATAGAACATTCACATTTAACATTAGATAGTTTTGTGCATTGTATGAAATTTGTTGATGAAGAAATAGCAAATACTAATAAAAAATTAGAAGAAATATTTAATAAAGAAATACAGCCTCCACGTCTAAAGCAAAGTTATGCAAACTATGAAAATAAAAGACGTATGGATGTACGACTCATAGAAGATGACTATTGGACACCTGAATTTAAATTAACCGTTTGTTCAAAAATAAAAAAGTATGTTGATTTTCAATATCCTGGTTGTGAAATTGGACCACGATCTCATTATTGGACTAAAGAATTGGGTGGATTTGATCCATTATATCTTGTAGGTCCTGATTTAAATATGATTCAACATGTTGCAGAGCATTTTAATCCAATATATCAACGTAGATTACGGGTATATCAATTAGAAGATAGTATGGATTTTAGTTATCTTCCTCAAAAAGCATTTTCATTTGTGTTTAGTTTATATCATTTTGAATTCTTACCGTATGACATGATTGACAAATATTTGGCAGGTATTTATAAAGTATTAAGTCCTGGCGGCATTGCGTTTTTAACTTATGCTAACTGTTTAATGGAAAAATCTGCTGAAAAATTTGAAGACTCGTATTATTGTTATATGACAAATCACTTAATGGAAGGACTGGCTAATAAAAACGGATTTGATATGATGGAACAAGAAGATTTTCAATTTAGAATGAGTTGGGTTATACTTCAAAAACCTGGTAAATTCCAACCAGGAATTAAACGAGTTCCAAGTGTTGGATTTCTTAATGAGGGCGATATACCGGAAGTAGGCCAGCATAACATAACATCAGTAACAGCACCATAATCTTGACAATTAATCAATTTTATAATATAATATACTTTAACGTAGGAGTAATCAATGAAAGATATTTTAGCAGATGTAATTAGTCACACACATGCCTTAGGTTTTTTAGAAATTATTAAGGTAACTGGCACCACAACAGACACATTAATAGAGTCTATGGCTGAAGATAGGAGTGTCGTGTTACAAGCAGAAACACACGACCCAGTGTCAGCATTTGTGGGCACATTTGGTATGCCAAACCTTAACAAACTAGACACACTATTAAAGATTCCCGAGTATAAGGAAGATGCGAAGTTAGAACTTAATCAGCAGGAACGTAATGGTGAGGTAGTTCCAACAGGCATCCACTTTGAGAATAAAGCAGGTGATTTCCAAAATGATTACAGGTTTATGAATGCTGAAATTATAGAAAACAAACTTAAAAGTGTCAAGTTTAAGGGTGTAGAATGGGATATTGAATTTGAACCAGGCACCCCATCTATTATGCGTTTTGGCTATCAAGCACAAGTTAACTCAGAAGAAGATGTATTTACAGTTAAAACTGATAAAAAGAACTTAATATTTGAATTTGGAGATCACAGCACACACGCAGGACAATTTGTATTTGAAACAAGTGTTAGTGGTGCATTAAAAACAGGTTGGACTTGGCCAGTACAGCAAGTGTTGAAGGTTTTACATTTGACTGGCGATAAAGTAATATCATTTAGTGATAAAGGTGCATTACAAATATCAGTAGACAGCGGATTGGCAAAATACAATTATATATTACCAGCACAAAGTAAATGAGAGAGAACCTTGTAGAAACACAAGGAAATTATGCAATCTACTTACCAGCCATTAGTAGTTTTTATGCCGCGTATGTAGGCAAACAACGATACGAAGATTTTGTACCTCAAGACAGAATTCCATCACGTTTTACTAGTGGTATAGAAGGCTTAAATTTCCTTAACACTAAAGAAGGATATTTTAAGTATCCTTGGGCATTGTATTCTGCTGGACATGCTGATATGAATTTGGATAAGTTTGTTGCTAAAGAGGACATGGTCCGCAATAGAGCACCAGACACTGTATTAGTGGGTGACAGTGGTGGATTCCAAATATCTAAAGGCGTGTGGATGGGAGAGTGGTTAGAGCCATATGGTGTTGATAAGAAAACTGACGCAATACGAGAAAAAGTATTACGATTTTTAGAAGGCACATTTGATTACTCTATGGTGCTTGACTTACCTACATTTAGTGTTACTCATGCACACTTACATGGATTAGATACTTGGCAAAAGTGTTTACAAGGCACGTTAAACAATAATGATTACTTCGCACAAGCACGTGAGCCAGGTGCGACAAAGTTTCTAAATGTATTACAAGGTAACAATTGGAAACAATGTGAGGAATGGTATGAGGCAGTTAAACCATACAGCACAGGCGAGAAGGCAAACTTTGAGGGATGGGCATTAAGTTCTATTAATAAAAAGGATGTAGAAATTGCTATACGCAGACTATTAAAGATGCGTGAGGATGGCTTTTTAGGTGAGACAGAATGGATGCATTATTTGGGTACAGGTGAACTGCTTTGGAGTATTGTACTAACAGCATTCCAACGTGAAATACACGACAAAATAAACCCAAATATTATACTGTCTTATGATTGTGCGTCACCGTTTTTAGCAACAGCATATGGCACAATGTATACTAGCATACACACTGACCATTTACGCAAGGGTTGGACTTATAAAATGCTTAAGGCAATAGATGACAAAAAGTATGCTAAAGATACAAGGATATTTGATTATAATATTGAGTTTCCTGATCGAGATTGGGAACCCAGTCCTATTAGTGAGCGTATAGAAATGCGAGACGTTTGCCCATATGGACCAGGTGATTTAAACAAAATAGGCAAGGAAGGAAGAACGAGTTGGGATAGTTTTAGTTATGCATTACAAATGGGACACAATGTTTACTTGCATATTTTAGCAACACAACGAGCAAATGAATGTTATGATCAAGGAATAATGCCTAAACAATTAGTAGCACCAAATGGCGCTCATATAGCAGAGGTAATTCATGAGATATTTTCTAAGAAAGATCATGCTAATGCCATTGCTGAAGTAGAGAAATACAGTAGATGGTTTACACGCATCCAAGGGGTAAATACTTCTGAAGCCTATGCAGATGAATTAGGCATAGAACCAATGGGAAAGGATGAAGTGATGGCCAAAGAAACATATAGTGCAGAGGAATCATTTCATAACTTGTTTGAGTAATGACACTTTTAGAGTATATACAGCAACGTATAGAACTAAACAAACAATACAATATTATTCGATTTCCTATAGAGAAACGAATCAATGATATAGAGGAGCAAAAACATGGCAGTAAAGAAAAAGAAGAAGGTAGTCAAGAAAGAAGCAGAAGATAAAGACACAGAAGCAGGACCAAAACCACAACGACCACGTGGGCCGCAACCTAGCGGTGATCCACTATATGATAATAATATTCATATGTTCATGACTGACTTTAATGAAGAGTCCTGTGGTATGGCAATTAGATTTATACTTGAGAAAAATGTATTGCCCTCAAAATTTAAACCAAAACATCTCACACTAATGATTAATAGTCCTGGTGGTGAGGTTGCCCACGCATTTGCGTTAATTGATTGTATGAAAGGATCAGCGATCCCTGTCCACACAGTAGGACTAGGTATGATTGCCTCTTGTGGCGTACTAACATTTATGGCTGGACAAAAAGGTCATAGAACAATTACCCCAAATACTAGCATATTAAGTCATCAATATAGTTGGGGCAGTAGAGGTAAAGAACACGAATTGTTCGCAGTTGTAAGAGAATTTGAGATGAGTACAGAACGTATGTTAATGCATTATAAGAAATGTACTGGATTATCTGAAAAGAAGATTCGTGAAGTATTACTACCACCGCAAGACGTGTGGCTCAATGCTGAAGAAGCAGTAAAATATGGAATAGCAGATAAAATTAAATCAGTATACTGATGGAAATTGGAAAATTCAAAATTAATAGTGTTACTGTCCGTGATAGATGGATAGGCGAAACAACGGGTAAATCTATAGAAGGCGGCGCACTAAACGCCAACTATAGAACCGTTGAAGCCGTTGCTATGATATGTAATCATTTAGGCACATTAGGTCTAATATATGGGGAAGATTTCACATGGGACGGCGTTGATGGCCAAGGAAATATAGTAATAAATTATAAAAAAGGACACTCGTCTTTGCTTGACAATATCAAGTGGTCGTAGTATACTTGTGTTATGACTTATATAGTTAACGAAAATTGCGTTAAATGTAAATTAACGGACTGTGTAGAAGTATGTCCTGTAGACTGTTTCTACGAAGGCGAAAATATGCTGGTTATACACCCAGACGAATGCATTGACTGTGGCATTTGTGAGCCTGAATGTCCTATTGAAGCCATTGTGCCAGACAATGAATATACACAAACTGGCAATATTGATTGGGCAGAATTCAACGACAAATATTCTAAAGTATGGCCCAACATAACGGAGCAGAAGGACCCAATGCCCGACCACAAATCGTGGGAAGGGGTAGATGGGAAAGAAGAACACGTATCAACTGAACCTGCGAGTTAATTATGAACGAAGTATTCAACATAGACGATCATAGACGTCAACTGAGAACAGAAAAAGTTCAACAAATGCCCAAAATGATTTGGGTTAAATTTCAAAAAGAGGGTATACACAAATACCCGGCCGCATTAGAAGATCCCGCATTAGCAACTGGTGATGAGTATGATGTATCCTTTCTCGGATATCCACATCGCCACACATTCCACTTTAAGGTTACTATACAAGTATTCCACGACGACAGAGATATTGAATTTATTCAATTTAAACGTTGGTTGGAAGGTTTGTATGGCACAACATTGGAATTAGACTATAAGTCTTGTGAGATGATTGCTGATGATCTTTATATGGAAATTAATGACAGATATCCAGATAGAGAAGTATGGATTGAAGTAGGCGAGGATGGTGAAAACGGCTGCCATTGCGTCTATCCTATAACTTTAGCCGCAGAATAACAACAATGAAAGAAGCAGTCAAAAAGGTCTTTGACGACCTTGATGAGTACCGAGATTTCTGTAGAATTTACGGGCGTGTTTTTAACGAAGCACATATGTATAAGGAAAGAACTCCTTATGATGATTTCCTTAAATGGAAGGACACAGGCAAAGCACGTTACTGGCCAGGATATAAGAAATATGACCACAACAGAGACCGCAAACGCCAAAATTACCGAAATTCTTGAAGAAGTTCTAAAAGAATATCGCGTATGGGGACATTATAAAGTTTTAGGTGACTTTAACGGCGTTAAAGTGAAAGAACTTGTAGTTAGTCCTAGCATGTGTTTAAGTTTTCAAAAGCATGAACACAGAGAAGAATTTTGGTGCGTTAATAGTGGCGTAGCAAGGGTAATACTCAGTGAAGATTACCCACGGGGTAGTAAAAAAGTAGAGCAAGATTTAATAGAAGATAATAGCACTACTGTTATACTACATGAAACTGAAACATTAGTCATACCAGCAGGTACTTGGCATCAATTGATTAATCCCTCAAGACAGGAATTAAGCATTATAGAGGTACAATATGGTAGCCAGTGTGACGAAGAAGATATTACAAGATTATACCAATGAATACAATTTATATTATACCCATTGAGCCTATAGATCAACGCTATACGAAACAATGGTACGATAATATTCCATCACTTCTTGAAGAGAAAATAGCAGAACACAGTTTAGAGTACTGTGTTGAAACTATCGATGGGGTTACTGTTGAAGATAAAACCACCAGCGGTGCGTTCCTTGACTTCGGAAAAACAAATGAGTACAAGGCTAGCCAAACCGCGCGAGTAAGCGAATTGTTTAGCAAGGGTCTCATCCTCCCCGGCGACAAATTCCTTATTACTGACGCTTGGAACTTCATTGTAACACCCATCAAATACATGAGCGAACTGCTTGACATACCTGTAGAGATACACGGTATTTGGCATGCAGGCGCATACGATCCAACTGACATATTGGGTCTAAAGATGTCTAAACCATGGCCACATTTACAGGAAAAATCATGGTTTATGGCATGTGACTATAATTATTATGCAACTAATTTCCATAAGGATATATTTTTACACAACTTGGAAATACCTGACATATATCACAGCAAAGCAATACGCAGTGGACAACCACATAATCCTATTGTAGAGCAATTGCAACAATATTATAATAGTCCTAAACGAGATACTATTATGTGGCCGCATCGTTACAATGAAGATAAACAACCTGAAATTATAGAAGATCTTGATTTAACTCCATATAATGTTGTAATTACCCAAAACTTAAATTTAAGTAAAGAAGACTATTATGCAACAATGGGACAAGCAAAAGCGGTGTTTAGTTGTGCTCTACATGAAAATTTGGGTATTAGTATGATGGAGGGATGTTTAGCAGGCGCTATTCCTATTGTTCCAGATAGAGCAAGTTATAGTGAAATGTATAAGGATGTATTCAAATATCCTAGTGTATGGACTGAAAGTTATGGGAATTACCAAGAGCATAAAGAAGATTTACAAGACTTTATTACTACACTATGTAGCAACTATGACATTGTAAAAAAGGAATATTTAGACGAACAAGTAGAAGTATTAACACATAATTTCTTAAGTGCCGATATTATGTTTGACAATATTTTATCGCCGTGGCTTCTAGAAATATAAATATTAGCAGAGTTACACAAAGGTAACTGATGTAAAACAACAACCGAGTAAGGAAGGAAAATGAGTTATAACAAAACAAAGACTGACTCTCATCTGGGTCAGCAAGTTCACGAACATTTATCAAAGTTAGGCCTTGAAACGCCTGTCACTTCAAGTCTGTATACACTTTCAAGAACAGAAAAAATAGAAGCAATCGAACGTAGAATGGAAGAAGTTCTTGAGATTGTGGGAATGGATTTAACAGACGATAGTTTAATGGATACGCCAAAACGTGTTGCTAAAATGTATGTTAATGAAATATTTTGGGGTTTAAGTCCAGATGCATTTCCCAAATGTACAGCAGTAGCAAACAAAATAGACTACGATGAGATGGTTGTAGAAAGGAACATACAAGTATCTTCTTTTTGCGAGCATCATTTAGTTGCTATTGATGGCAAGGCACACGTAGGATATATTCCGAAACACAAAGTATTGGGTTTAAGCAAATTAAACAGGATTGTAGAATACTTTAGTAAACGACCACAAATACAAGAACGTTTAACAGAACAAATTTACCACGCACTCAGTTTTATTTTAGATACTGAAGAGGTTGCTGTGGTAATTGACGCCGCTCACTTCTGTGTTAAGCATAGAGGTGTAGAGGACACAGGTTCATATACTATCACAAGTAAATTAGGTGGACGATACAAAACAGACTCGGCACATAGAGCAGAGTTTATGCAGTTAGTACACAAATCATGACAAAAAAGAAGATTAAAATGATTGATCCTCCTTCTGGTTGGAGATATGGATTTCCTAAACCGTTACCAGAAGGTGTAGAGGATGTAAAAAAATGGCTTGTTGAGAATGGTTATCCTCAACAGGAAATAGATGCCCTTGGTAAACATTTTTATTATCGCCATTGGGAAGAGGGGTAAGAGATATATTTTCCGGTTTTCAGTTACCCGGTCTGTCGTATTGCAAGCACTATTAGCCACGATTAAGTTGCGTATAGGGGTAGTGCCCAAGGACGAGATGCAGATAAAAACTGTAAACATTGTAACATGACTAGTATTACCAAACTTAAAAAGCAGTGGATGAACGATCCAAAGGTTGTCGAAGCTTTTGAAAAGATGCACCAAGAATTTACGAAGGACAGAACACATATGACAAGCAACAAACCAATTGAAACTGATGCAGAATACAAAGCTGCCCTAAAAAGGGTTGAGGAACTGCTGACACTGATGGAACTTATTGAGGCATATGAGGCCAAACACTTTCCTCTATTAGAGGATGATAATCAACAACAGGAGTTGAAGTAATGACAAAAATGATAGATGTTAATACACAAGATGTCAAATCGTATGTATTAGACATTTGCCATCAAATGAACGCAGACAATTGGGTGCCTGATTATATAGTAGGCATACCACGAGGCGGTATGTTGCCTGCTGTAATGTTAAGTCACTATCTCAATCGTCCTATGGTTATACAAGATGTTAGGTTACGTGATAATGTACAACAAGAATCTAATTCTGAAATACCATTGGATGCATTAGAAGGCAAACAGATTCTTATCATAGATGATATTAATGACACTGGCGCAACTTTCAAATGGATGGTAAATGATTGGGAAAATACTATAGAGCCACATTTATTTCATCATTATGGGAAGGGATATCATATGCCTGATGAAAACAAAGCATTATGGAAACGTAATATCAGATTTGCTGTATTGTTTAATAACGCGGGCAGTGAGTTTAAAGACATAGCATTCAATGCTCGTGAAATTAACAAAACAGAAGATCCATCGTGGGTCGTATTTCCATGGGAATGTTGGTGGTATAATAGGAATTGGTAATGAAGCAAAGAACACAGTATATATTGGGCATGGTAGTAATGATACTATTATGCTTTGATTTGGCAGGTTGTGATAGGGGTGAGACAGAAAAAGGCAAAGCATGTTGGGGAGTACTTGGAATGGATACACTCACTGGTGAGCAATGTGAGCCAATTGATGAGGTTGTACCACCATCAGATGGAGATGGGCGATACTGTTGTGCCGCATTAATACCATCTTGCCATGCTTGTAAAGAGGGATTAACAGTTAGACAGTGGTTAGATAAAACGTGCGGGACAGATTCTGACTCTGCAGAATATTCGCATTGGGACACAGAGAAAAATGAACCAGTTTGGTTATGTAGAATGGTAATTATAGATTAGGAGAGAGCAATGAGTGACGTACCAGAATTTACATCAACGAAAAGTTTTTGGAACTTTCCGTGTGCTCATAGACAGCACAAACACGATGGCAATTGCCATTTAATACACGGTTATAGTCGTAGTTTTCACTTTGTATTTGGCGCACAGACAATGACAAAGGAAGGATTCCTTGTTGATTATGGTGACTTGGATGGAGTAAAACAATGGTTAGAAGAAAATTATGATCATACATTTGTAGTTGATCATGATGATCCGTGGATGGAAACATTTCAAGCAATGCACGATGCGGGTGTATGTAAATTAATTGTACAAGAAGAAGGACCAGGTATGGAAGGAACTGCTATGCGTATTTGTATGTGGGCAGATGAATGGTTGCGGGAACGTACAAGAGGACGAGCATGGGTTATTAGTGTAGAGTCTAGAGAAAATGATAAGAATAGTTCCATTTATACTAACCCTGATGCTGGCTTTAAAGGTTGGCTGTAATAAATTGCAACACAGGATTTCAGCCATTAGTTGAATGTTGGCTTGGTGATTGTTATCGTCCTGACTTTTTTGATTATATAGAAAATAATAGTGTTAGAAATGTTCTGCGACAAATAACAGAAGAAACTATAGAAGATTTAGAGAACATACGAGAAATACTAGAGAAGTACAATGTAAAAGTCAATCGACCTAAAGTATTTGACTTTGAAAATATGTATAATGTATACAAAGTAGGGCGAGAATGTTTAGATGATAACTTGGAAGTGCGTAGAGATTTAGTATTACAAAAATGGCCTAAATTTAAAGATATAAATGGTGTTACAGAATATCTAGACAATTACAATATACATGAATTTCCAGGTGACTTAACTCGTCCTCCACTCATGGTAAGAGATGAACAAATTGTTATTAAAGATTCAATATACAGGCTTACAAGAAAAGATGTACGCAAGGATCACGGAGATTTCCCAGCAACGATAGCGGCACTAGAACCATTATTTAATAAACTACACAAATACGATGGAAATATTATAGATGATCTTCCATTTGGAAATAGTAACGATGCTCCTAGTATTGTTAGACTTGGAGACACTATAATATTAGATGGGTTACCAATAGATATCTATAACTATTTTAAAAAGCAATTAAAAGATTATACTATAATAACTGCTTTCAATGATGGACATAGTGATGGTATATATAATCCAATTAAACCTGGCGTTTGGATTAGTAACGGAGAAGCATTAAATTTTAAAAAATACTTTCCTAGTTGGGACGTATATTATTTGCCTGATGCACAGTGGTCTAATATGTCACCATTTTTAGAAGTTAGAGACAAGGTAAGAGGTAAATGGTGGATTCCTGGTGAGGAACATAATGATGATCTTATTAGTTTTGTGGATAACTGGTTTAGTGATTGGGTAGGTTTTTGTGAGGAAACAGTATGGGACGTAAACGTATTAGTAATAAATCCTGAAACAGTATTATGCTTAACAGAAAATAAAGACTTATTTAAATGGTTTAGATCACACAATATAGAACCTATAGTAGCACCGTTTAGACATAGATTCTTTTGGGATGGTGGACTACATTGCCTAACATTGGACATACACAGAGAAGGCGGAATAGAAAGTTATGCAAGATGAATTAGAAAAAATTAAAGAACTTGCGGAAAATAGTCTAAAGAACTTTAAAGAGCCACATTATTATCGTGCGCCAAAAGAAGATGTAACTATTGACAATTTGAAGAATATTGTTATAATAGTAAATGAGCATGAAAAGAATGAAAAAGAACGTGAGAAAAAACATATAGAGGCAATGCGACATTGGTTCGGACCACACTATAAACGTGATATGAAAGAATGGATGGAGCAACAAAAGAAAGATGAAAGTTAGATATACTGAAATATTCTACAGCCTACAAGGCGAAGGTAGATGGGTAGGAACACCAAGTGTATTCCTACGTTTATTTGGTTGTAACTTCAAATGCCAAGGCTTTGGAATGCCAGAGGTTAGTGCTGGACAACGGCAGGTAAGTGAAGAGCGGTTGTGGGTTGATCCAGATGATTATACCGCAATGGATGGATTACCATTAGTTAAAACAGGTTGTGATAGTTATGCTAGTTGGGATCCGCGTTTTAAACGATTTGCTACAACAACTGACATAGACGGCGTAGTAACAGATTTATTAGATATAACACCGCGCAATCAATGGGAAGAAATACATTTAGTTGTAACAGGCGGTGAACCTATGTTATGGCAACGTATATATGAGCCATTATTAAAGCATCCAAGAATGAGTAGTTTAAAGCACATGACATTTGAGACAAATACAACACAAGAATTACGATGGAATGACTTTTTTGCTGGTACTGACAGGCCATGGATAACTTGGTCTTGTAGTCCTAAACTATCAGCAAGTGGCGAAATATGGTCGGATGCTATTAAACCAGACGTAGCAAAAGAATATTCTGCCGTTCAAAAATCAGATATGTATTTTAAATTCGTGATAGATAATGAAGAGGGTATTAATGAAGTGCTGGAGGCTGTAGAGGCATACAGAAGTGCTGGAGTAAATTGTCCAGTATATGTAATGCCAGTAGGCGGATGCTACGAAGATTATTCCTTTAATTCACGCTACGTTGCAGATCTAGCAATGAAATACGGACTTAAATACAGTCCAAGACTACATTCCGATTTATTTGGAAACGCCTGGGGAACATAATGGACATACCAGAATATTTAAGCAACTTGCCCGTAAAACAAAATGATCCAAAAATAGAAGAACTTATGTTAAAAGTTCTATTGGAATGCAGAAATGAAGGCATAACTGAGATATCAGTTGGTTCATTATTACTACTATTTGGTGTTGATTCTTCTGATATTTCAGAAGAAATGTATGAAGATTATGTCGAATTAACTCCAGAAGGAATTGAAATGGCAGTAGCAATTAAACAAAAAGATGGCACGGTAATACAATAATGGGATTATTTGATAAATTAGGCAAGGCAATTAATCGCAAGCCAAAACCAGAACCAAAAGCAGAACAACCTGCTCCTAAAAAAGCAAAATTAACACCAAAAGAACAAGCGACTAAAAATGAAGAGCCTTGGTTTACTATTGTTGACGTGGAAATAGATGTTGATAATCCACGCAATGGTGCTTTTGAACTAGACTGGAACGAGTATTTCGTAAAGATGTTACGTGGGCATGGCTTGACTGGTGACACTGATGAAGATGTAGTAGATCAATGGTTCCAAGATTTATGTAAACAAATTGCATTAGAACAATATGACGAAGAAGTATTTTCAAATAGTATTATTCAAGGACGAGAAATAGAAGGTGGCAGGAGAGAATACGAATGAGTGAAAGTGGTAAAACAATTACTGTTAATACAGACGATAATTCTGTAATAGTACAGCAAACAAATATTCCATCTGATGAAGGATTAAATGTTGGTGGTGTCAGTCTCAATACTGACTTGCCGTGGTATGGTGATGCATTTATAGTTCTAATATTAATAGCATTGATTTACATTGGTAAAAAATGGATTGATGCTCAAGCATGGAAATGGTTCAATAAAGAAAAATGAGCAGTATTGTCTGTGTTGGCGGTGCTCATACAGCAGGCGCAAAATGCGTCAATGATTATTCATCTGCAAGTGATGATCAATTATGGAGACATCATGGCGATGTTCCACATCCAGATAATAAAGCAAAAGCCTGGCCAATACATATAACGCCAGTAATGCAAATAGGAAGTTTTAATATATCGAAATCACATTATAATAATGAATCTATTATGATGGAAACTATGCGATATATTAATCCTAAACCACACCCAGAAGATGTAATTGCTATAATAGGCTTTGAGGACTGGGATGGTTTATTACGAGGACATGAAAGTATGTTAAAAGATATTATTCAATTACATGAACAATTGAATAAAACTAAAACAAAACATCTCATGTTCAATACGGTCAATTGCCTGAATATTCAGGAAAATGATCGATATGATTTTGGAGACTCTTATATCGGTCCGTATGATCCACAGGAAACTATGGTTTCACAATTGACAAAACAGAATCTCTTCTTCAATCCAGGCACAGAATACTATGGCCCATTTGGTCATAAAGCATGGGCTCGTGTTCTGTTGAATAGATTGACAAAAATGGTATAACTTGTTATACTATATAGATCATAGTTGCAATTGGGCAATTATGATTTGCCAGTGCATCAATTATGCACAATCGATAAAACCTCAGGAGGTATTAATATGGCTGGCATCGTAGACACTGTTTTAGGGTGGGTGAGTAAACTAACGGAAGTTGGTGTATCTTTAATCGCCTTAGCAGTAATTGTCCAAATTATCTTTGGACCTTCAGTGGCATTTTTGCCCGGTGATGTTGTAGGCAATATTATAGGACTGGTGAGTTCACTTGGTAGTAACGGCCTAGTTGGATTAGTAGCGGCCGCAGTCCTGTATTGGCTTTTTACTAAGAAGTAAAACACATCAACAGAAGTGATCGGCCATCACCTGGGGTGGCCGTAACTTCAATTCCATAGAGTGCGCTATGAAATATTTACTAATAGACACCGCCAACATGTTCTTCAGAGCAAGGCATGTTGTAGCAAAGAGTGTCGATACTGATACAAAACTAGGACTTGCTATACATGTGACACTTAATAGTGTTGCTAAAGTATGGCGCGAATTTAATGCTGACCACGTTATCTTTTGTTTGGAAGGACGCAGTTGGCGTAAAGATTATTACGAGCCCTATAAAAAGAATAGGGTTGTAGCACGACAAGCACTCACTGAAAAAGAACAAGAAGAAGACGAACTCTTTTGGGAAGTGTTTACTGACTTTGTTAAGTTTTTAGACGACAGAACAAACTGCTCAGTAATACAAAACGATGTATTAGAAGCGGATGATTTAATTGCGGGTTTTATTCAAAATCACCCGTTTGATGAACACTACATTATAAGTAGTGATAGCGATTTCTATCAACTTATAAAAGATAACGTTAAACAATACAATGGCATCACAGATCAACTAATAACAGTATGCGGTATATTTGATAAAAAAGGCGACATGGTCATAGATAAAAAGACCAAAGAGCCAAAAGAAATACCGAATCCCGAGTGGTTATTATTTGAGAAGTGTATGAGAGGTGATGCTAGTGATAACGTCTTTAGTGCGTATCCACGCATTAGAAAGAACAAATTATTAGAAGCATTTGAGGACAGAACCAATCAAGGTTTTGCTTGGAACAATATGATGCTTCAACGTTGGGTTGATCACAATAATGTTGAGCATAGAGTAAAGGATGATTACGAGCGCAACAAAAGACTGATTGACTTAATGGAGCAACCAGACGATATTAGAGAACAAATGAATGAAACTATAAACAGTATTACAGCAAAAAAGAATACTAGTGTAGGGATTCATTTTATGAAGTTTTGTGGCAAGCATAACCTACAAAAGTTAGGTGATGATGCTCAAAGATTTAGTGAAATTTTAAACTCGAGTTACTCGGAGGCGTAGTGTCAGGAATAGTTGTATTACTATCTGGTTCAGGAACAAACTTGCAGGCAATTATAGACGCAAACTTGCCTGTTAAGTATGTTTTGTCTGACAAGCCTAATGCCTATGGATTGACTAGAGCAGAAGAGGCAGGAATACCTACGTATGTATTGTCTAGCCTTAAACGATTAGAACATAGAACAACAAATATATGTGAAGAATACAAAATAGACTTAATAGTACTCGCCGGCTTTATGCGACTCTTGAGCCCTGGTTTCGTACAACGCTGGGAATCGCACATTATCAACATTCATCCATCTTTACTTCCAGAGTTCAAGGGGGCGGGTGCTATTAAGCAAGCATTTGACGCAGGTGTTAATGAGACCGGCGTTACAGTACATTATGTAGATGAGGGAATGGATACTGGCTCTGTTATAGAGCAAATAAGAGTTCCCATACTCAACCATGATAGTTTAGAGGATTTAGAACAACGAATACACAAAGTAGAACATGAGTTATATCCAAGGACAATTAAATGGCTTTTAACGAATTACTAGGCAAATTAGTTATACAAGTATCAGCAATGCCGCGAGACACCAATGCTCGGGGCGATATATTTGGTGGCTGGCTTATGGGTTTAATGGACTTGGCATCTGCACATATAGCACCAGAAGGAAAGAGTGCTACCCGAGCAGTTAATAATATAGAATTTTTTAAGTGTGTACAAATAGGAGATTTAGTCTCTTGTTATGGACACATTGTAAAGTTAGGGACAACATCTGCAACTGTACACATTGATGTATATGTAGGTAAAACTAGAGTAGCATGTGGAGATTTTGTAAATGTTGCCCTTGATGATGAGGGAAGGCCGAGGAAAATAAAATGAGAGTTGACATTGGTGAGCCGCAAAATGATGGCAGTTTTGACATTGATGTAGAAATACACCCATGGGATACATGGGCATTGGATCACACATTAGCATTAATAATTATTCCTGCTCTAGAACAATTGCGAGATAACTCGCAAAGTTATCCACAAGACTTTGAGGAATTTGAAGATTGGTCCGATGCAATTGATAAAATGATTATTGCTTTCGAGAATGTTGTCGGAGATACAGACAGTGATATAGACTATTGGACTGATGAGCGTTGGCAAGACACTAAAGACGGATTTGCATTGTTTGGAAAGCACTACACAGACTTATGGATGTAAAATGAGAAACACAGCAATTAAAGGAAAGTATATACCTAAAAACAAGTCTAAACTTGATAAGAAGGATGCAATATATAGATCGATGTGGGAACGGAGATTTATGATCTATTGTGATCGTTCAGAGAATATATTAAAATGGGATAGTGAGCCAATCCATATTCCATATGTATCACCAAAAGATGAGCGTACACACAATTACTATCCAGATTTTTATGTAAAGTACAAGGATATTGAAGGCAAGACTATTGAGAAAATTATTGAAATTAAACCTAAGTGGCAGACATCTTGGAGTGTAAACAGAGCCAAGTGGAGAGCCGCTAGATTATATTGTATAGATCATGGGTATGAGTTTCAAGTATTAACAGAAAGGGAATTGTTTTGAAGATAATCAGTAGAAAAACGTTTAGAAAAGTAGTAAACATTAGCGATAGACTAAACATCTGGTTTAAGAATACGTTTGGTTTGGATGCTAAACGCAAAGTATTAGAAGCAAAACAAGATTTAACTACTATGGATGAGTTGGATCGTACTATAGGAAAAGCAATAGGTGCATACCCTAATTTTGTTACTGATAAAAAACAATGGAAAGATACCATTGATAAATTTAAAGATCGAAAACCACAGTTGTCTGAAACATTAGAATACTTGAAGGACAAATAGCATTAAATGAACACATATCAAGAACGTATGGCGGCGGCGTATCGTAAGAGACGCAATAAAGCAATAGGCCGAAAAAAGAAAATAAGATTTACTTCTACTGTGAATCCTTTTCCTAATTACGAAACAAACTGCCCTACAAAAGATATTCCCTCACACGACTCTAGAGTTCTAGGCGCATTACCAAAACGAAAATCATATAAGTCTAATCACACTATTGCGCCGGCCTTTAATAAAGGTCCATATATGGTGATTAGCGAAGACTGCATCAAGGACATAGGACGATGACAAAAGACACAATAGCAAAACCATTAATAAAGGATCGTTTCTGGATCCTTTCTAAAGATGGTAAAAGTATAGGCATGCTTAACAAATTAGGCGATGCGTTCGTTATAACAGCAAACGGTCGCAAAAGTGCCTTTGAGAATAAGAAAAACTTATTAAAGAAATATCCCTTACGGTTTATTAAATTTAATAAAGAGAATACTCGCGATACAAAAGTAGAAGAAGAAGTATACAACTACCCTATCAATTCCAAAAATGGATACAATACAATATTTGACCTAGCACGTAAACTACCAATGTTTACTAAACGCAAGGACAGCAAGTGTTGGTTTTGTGCCGGGCACTATATTATAAACTTTAATAAGATAGGTTGGACTACTGCATACTGTCCAAAACTTATTACGCTAGATAGATATGGATACAAAGGTCCATACAAGTCAGTAGAGGATGCAAAGGAAGCATTAAAGTATGTCAAGTCCACAACTTAACCTACGCCCTATTGAAAACTTGCTACACCAAATTGCTGGACTAAAGCATAGTGGGCAAAGTGAATTAAGAATAGGCAAACAACATTGTAATGATTTAGAACACTCGTTAGCGGTCCTTTTGACACATATCGCTACTTGTCAAGAGCAAATCATACAATTACAAGACCAAATCATACAAAATCAAGTAATAGAAGTAGAGTTTGACGCCGGAGAGTTCTAGTTAAGCCACGATAAATAGTTATATACGTATATAACTATACAGGAGTGACTTAAACTAATGAGCAGGCCTAAACCAGAAGTAATTTTAGAGCATACAAATAAAGACACATATAAATCCGACCAAATACTAAAAGTAGAAGGCATTTGGGCGGTGTTTTATGATGGTCAGCCTATTAATTTAAAAACTAGCAACTTACTTGTCAATTACCCTGGGCCAAAATATAAACGAGTTGTATTTGGTAATCCAGGACACGCACATAACCTAGCAAAAAAATTAAATCAGCAATTCAGAACTAATAAGTTCGAAGTCTTCTTATTATCAGAAGGTAAGAAAGTAGAAAAAGGTGAGTAACAGATTAAATAAAAATGATTATACTATTAAATTTATGGATCTCTTGGATATCCCACGCAACACAGAAAATATACGAAAGTATACTCTGTTTTGGTGGTATAATGTCAGAGGTTCTAGTGGTCTGCGACTCACAAAACCAGGTTATCTTACATTCACAAAAGAGTTAAAACTAAAAGAATACAGATTTGATCTCAGTACTGTATCTGTAACAGGAAAACAACGCCTATATCTGGACTTGGATAAACGCATGCCGAGCCCATATTTCATACATGTCAACAAAATGGGCAGAATACAGAAATATATGAATATCTCAATATTTGATGAAAAACTGGCTACGATGTTTTATCTGAATGGTCACGACTTGGGAAAATACTTAGAAAGCGCAAAAATCGCTGATTCTAGCGATTTCTGAAAACCCTTTAAAATCAAGCACTTACAAAAATCTTAAAAATCCAGCAGAATCAAGCACTTACAGCACAAAAATAGTAGACAATTCGTCTATATTTGCTATAATAGTGGTATGATGCTAATTTACTGGAGCAAATAAATGGCAAGTCGAAAGACAATCGAAGTTGAAAAAGTCAAGGGTATAGCAAATCGAGCCCTTGAAGCGTCCATGCGTTGGAGCGAAGTAGAAAGCAAATACGTTCCTGTTGATCGCTACTGGCGACAAGGCGTGATGCTGATGGTTGAGCAAGTCCTTATGGACTCCGGCAATTACAAGGGATTTGGCTACTTGACTGAAAACGAAGTTCCGAAAGGAGCATTGCCCGGTATACGGCGCGACAAAACGGATATATTCGAAAACACAGATTCCACTCGCGTGAGGTACTTCTAATGGACCGCGATGCACGTGAACGTCTTTGTGAAGCAGTACAGGAAGGATTACTGGATCCTGATAATTTCGTAGTAATGGTCGCCAAGTGGATGACTAACGACGAGATTATCGAGATGTGTGATGCAAATGAAATCAACCTTAAGATACTTACGGGGTATTAATATGGAAGGCTTTAACGAACAAGAGAAAAACAAAGAAGCAATCGACGCTCTTCATCGAGTGGACTTTGACGCAATGGACATGGATCAGTTGAAGGCTGTAAGCAAACTGGTCATGGAGGCACGCCGCCGCAAGGGTAAGGCACGTATTGGTGCTCTACAGCCAGGTGACCGTGTTATGGTAACGAGTGGTCGTAAGACTAACCGTGGCCGTGTTCCGAAGCAGATGACGGGCGATGTTGTGGAAGTCAAACGGACTCGCGTAGTTGTTGATTGCGGGCAGTATGGCTCATGGCGTGTTCCGGGGACGATGCTCGAGAAGATATAACAAATGGAATTTACTTCCTGCCGGCTACAAGACTTACAAGAGTACGCCTTCCGGCCGGCGGGCAGTATCTATCTTGATGGAGAAGAAGTCAAATACAAGATAGAGGATCCAGAATTTAAACTATCGCAAGGACAAATATATGCCTGGGTAGTTGGCGATTCAGTTGTTTACATAGGCATGGCTAGTAAGGGCATCAATAAACGACTAGGTGAACATCGCGGAGGATGGCGTGGAGGAAGTGCCACTGGGATCAATAAAGCGAAACTGATAAGAGATACAATCAACAGTGGGCAAGAGATTAAAATATACGGAAGAGTTTGTGATAGTATCAAACAATCGTATATGTTACTTGGAGAACAGGTTACACGTGAAATTAATTTAGTGGATCAGGAAGAAGATGCACTACTTAAACGGTTTAAACCTGTGTGGAATATCAATGGGAAATAATATGGCAGATGTCATCTTTGATGTGGATGGGACGCTGATGGACATTGACCATCGGCGCCATCATGTTGAGCAAAAACCGAAAGATTGGAAAGCCTTTCGTGCGGACATGATCTGGGACACTCCCAACAAGGATGTCGTGATGATGGCCAAATTGCTGAAAGAGGCAGGGCATCGTATTATTATTTCCACAGGGCGGCTTGAGCAAGACAAAGACTTGACGCTCAAGCAATTAAAAGATGCTGGTGTTAAGTACGACCTAGCATTGTTCCGAGGTATGTGGGAACAATACCATTCCGATTCTGAGGTTAAAGAAAATATGCTTGCGGATATGAAGAAGTTTGGATTCAATCCTACAATGGCATTTGACGACAGAAACAGAGTTGTGGACATGTGGAGACGCAATGGACTCCGCGTATTTCAAGTCGATAATGGAGACTTTTAATGGATGCTGAACGATTATTTTGGATGACACGCGAGTTTATTAAAGACAAGCTGGCAGAAATGTCCGATGAGGACATAGTTGCAATTGAGCATACCCTCCCAGAGGATGCTGTGCTCGCATTTGATATTGACGAAATATTGGAGAGTTTGCAATGACATATAAAGGACCAGGTTTTTATAACGAGTATGGCGAACGAGTGTGTTCGTTTCATCCACAATCAATGATTGAATATCTTTCTAATCTTGGATTTAAAATGGTTGAAGATACGGATGACTTCAATTCTGAAGAAGTAGAAGAACAGCAACGCCGGGACGAGAAGAACGAACTCTATGGTCCGCGCAAAGAATTTCAACTTAAATGGAGAGGGACTGATTAACATGAAAAAAATACTATTCGCAGTAACATTGCTTTTATCTATGTCAGCAATTGCTGACATAAATGAAATAAAAGCCAAAAACACTCGTCTACATAATTGCACCGCTGAAAAAGGTGTAACGTGGAGAGGCAAAGCAGAAACAAAATTAAACACGGCCGAGATTGAACAACTTCTATCTGGTAATACTCTCCTATCAGTTGATAGTTGGGGCACTTTTGCGATCTATTATCCTACAAATAAAAAGACTGTTGGCTGGATGCCTAAATTAAATGGCAAGGACTGGTCAAAAGGAACTGTTACTTTTGAAAACGACAAGTATTGCAGGCAGTGGAAGGAATGGAATAGTGGTAAGAAAATAAAATGTTGGGAAATACATCGAGGCGAACAACGAATTGATATGCCATCATTTTATTTTGTTTGCGGAAATGGCGTTCCCATTGATACCCAACATATTGTTTTTCCGGGTAATTATCTAAATATTGAATACAGTGGCAATGGTATGAAATCAGGGAAATTAACTCAGGACAACGCAAAATCAAAGGAAACTTGGCAGAAATACTTTGCAGATTTTGAAAAATAGGAGAAAATAATGAGTGATTATGATACACCAAAATGTACCTACAAGAAATTATTTCCTGTAGATGAGTGGGGTCGACCAGGCGGTTTTTATTCGCTTGCTGACGTGCCCATTACCAATGAGAAAGTGCTAGTGAGAGAAGGAACTGTAATTGCAGTAGATTACGAAACAGAAGTATATGAAGTTAAGGACAGCAAAAAAGGTTGGACTTTTGTACTTCCGATAAAAGACGTCGACATTATCGAAGAATAACACAAAACACTTGACAATATACCTTAGATCGTGTATCATAGTATATTGTAATAAAGATTTCCACATTATGTGGGATAGGGAAAGGCGGGCCCTTAATCTGCCATTTTGAAAGGAGTCATATATGACAACCAAAACAGCAAAGGTGCTTTCAGCACTACAGGAAGGCCAGGAACTTACCGCGAAGCAGATCTCTGCTCGTTGGAATGTTGGGAACCCAGGCGCTCTGATTCAGAGTCTTCGTTTCCAAGGCCACCCGGTCTATACCAACACCCGTGTTGATACGAAAGGACGCACAAGTTCGAAGTATCGAATGGGTACGGCATCTCGTGCCGTAGTTGGCGCCGGTTACCGCGCTATTGCTAACGGTTCTGCGTAAGCAACAATCATGGGGGGCGCAATGCCCCCCATACTTTTCATATTTTAACAACAGGTAATAGTAATGCCAAATAAAAAAGTAGTTTATAAAGTCAAGAAAATGAAGCCGAGTGATTTTCCTCCGATTAGGGGTCGCTCAAGAGGTAAATGGTCTCGCCAGATGGAGGCGGTTTTTGATAAAGGTCCTGGATATGGTTTCACAGTTCCAGCAAGTGACCCAAGTTCAAAGAGACGGGATATAGGTGGTGGATGTGCCGCGTATAGTGCCGCTAATTCTTATGCAGTACGGAACGGCAAAACAATCTCAGTACGAAGAGATGAAAAAGATAACGTCCACATCATGCAAGTTGATCCACGGATAAAATAATGGAAGCATTGTGTCTCGTAATGTTAGTAATGGCATTACACGTTTTTCTTTAATAGAAGACAACACGCCACATTAGCGAAATATTATGGCAACAAAAGGCGATGTCCTTCATTTAGAAATTGCCCATTTTAAAAATTTCATGAAGTATCTACCAAAGTGGCGCAGTTATGATAAGAAAACAGTAAGATTGCTATTAGAAGGCGGTCTATTAGAGGTTAGTACTTGTTTTGAAAACGCTGTGGCAAAAGTAGGCAAGTATAAAGTTATATCAGAAGATCAGGCAGATTTAAGTGATGGTTCTGATTGTAAAATGGCATCTGCTCGAACACATAATTATGGAAGACAATACGGCGCTCCAATAACAAGCGTTTCCGGAAAAACTGGTACACTACGTATTCAAGTTTACGAACGCAAGCAAAATAAATTTTACTATTTTGCAATACCACGTGATGCTTATAAACATATTTCGAAAACATCTAATATAGATATTCCTTTTGATAGAGATACTGGTGACCCAAAAAGGGCAAATCACTGGTGGGCATGGGAGTGCGAATCATTTAAAGGAATGTGTATTAATTAAGAAGATCCCACAAACCCAAATCAGGTAAGAGATACTCTCGGATAGCCGAGAGTTCACCATCTAAATGGTCAACTAAGATTTTGTGAACACGATCTTCTATAAATTGGCGGTCAGAATCTTCTACACGCTCTGGATCAATAGGTATTAATCCATTAGCATGTCCATCAACACGCTCAGCAAAATGTTGGGCGTGTTTTTCTTTAGCTATATTGTGAAAGTTATCTATATCGTCTATCTTTAATACTTCATATTCTAAATTAAAACTAGACAATGATGTTAATATACTAATCTGTAATTTAAGATGATAATCACGCATGTACATATCTAAATGTTGAAGAAAATGAAATAAAAATGCATCTACAGCATCTGTAGGCATTTTATTTAATACTTCCTTAATATTAACATGCTCTGATGCTGGTGATGCTATTATATTGGTAGGATCTCCTGCTTGTGAACCTACATCATAAGCAGGCCGCAAATTACTAATTAGTTCAGCGAATCCTTTTACGAATCTATCGATAGGATCTTGTATAAAAACATAGGTAGGAAAATGCTTATAGATATCGTGATTGCCGACAAAATCCCATCGGGCATTTGTAAATTCGTAATGGTTTAGCCACTTGTGTAATCGAGTACTACCATTCTTGCCTATGGTCTGAACACAGAATGGCAATGCTTCATCGAGCCTGTCGTGAACCCAGATCTGTTGTGTCATAACATCAATATTTACCCAGATCGAAAAAAGCCTTTAAAATCAATGACTTAAAAAAATGTGAAAAATCAATGAAATCAAGCACTTATCGGCCCAAAAAGGTAGACTTCTGACAGGAATCTGCTATAATAGTAGAACAAGTTAAGGAATCAATAGGAACCCAAGTATATGATACCCGAACGAGAAATGATGGACCGCATAGTTGAATATGTAAGTATGGTCCAAACCATGAATGACAATTACTGGAAATTGATGGGATACACCCATGGTCCTTCCAACGAAGTTGACGTCATTTTTGGCAAGAAATACGCGAAAGTCGTTACAATGCACCGTCACTGGAAAAATGGCGATCCTGACATTGTTGGCGAAGAGAACACTGGAGTTGAGTACGGCCAGACTACTGTTCACACGTTCGTGAATATGGAGAACGGCGACATTTTGAAGGGTAGTTGGAAGGCTCCCGTGAAAAATGGTGTCCGTGGCAATATTTTCGCAGAAGATATTGGTGCCAGTTGTGTAAATGAGTATGGCACCGTTTATCTCAAAGGCTATTCCGCTGGGCGGAAAGGCATTTTGTAAACCCAAGTAAGAGGAAAAACTATGGCACAATCAGCACAAGCCGAAGTTCGCACCGTCACCCTGCGTGGAGCGGAGAAGTCAATCCGCCGCGCAATGAAGCGGAAGCGACCAATATTTGTATGGGGGCCGCCAGGCATTGGTAAGAGTGACCTTATGGAGCAGATTACTGGCTCTTTTAAGAATGGTTGGCTTATCGACCTGCGTATGGCTTTGATGGAACCCACCGACTTGCGTGGTATTCCGTATTACAACCAGGCCGCGAATACAATGTCCTGGGCACACCCTGTGGATCTTCCCACAGCGGAACAGGCCGCAGAACACGACATCGTCATATTGTTTTTGGACGAGTTAAACTCTGCTCCGATGGCAACTCAGGCCGCCGCTTATCAGTTGGTGCTCAACGGACGAATTGGTACTTACAAATTGCCCGATAACTGTGTTATCGTAGCGGCAGGGAACCGTGAGACTGACCGTGGCGTCACTTACAGAATGCCCTCCCCGTTGGCAAACCGTTTCGTCCATGTTGAAGTGTCCGCAGATTTTGATACGTGGCAGGAGTGGGCAGTTGAACATCAGATTCATCCCGATGTGTTGGGTTACCTGACCTTCTCAAAGAACGATCTCTACAATTTTGATGCGGGTAGCAACGAACGCTCGTTTGCCACACCGCGATCCTGGGTGTTTGTGAGTGAGTTACTTCAGGAAGAAGATGGCGATCCGGATATGACGGAGAGCGAAATCACAGACTTGGTTGCTGGTACGGTTGGTGAAGGCCTGGCTGTCAAGTTTAACGCTCACCGAAAGCATTCAGGCAAATTGCCCAACCCGTCAGATATACTTGACGGCACGGTGACCAAACTTGAAGTGAAAGAAGTGTCTGCAATGTACTCGCTAACCATCTCGATGTGTTACGAGTTGCGTGATTCCTACAAGAAGGCCAAGAAGCAGAATCCTGGTAAGGAATGGCATGCAATGTGCGACAACTTCTTCCGTTTCATGATGGATAACTTCCTTACAGAGGTGACGGTAATGGGCGCGAAAATGGCCCTTACGAACTACAACCTGCCGCTAGTGCCTGGTAAACTCAAGTCGTTTGATGAGTTCCACAAGCGGTTTGGAAAATACGTCATTTCGGCAATGGAGGCATAGGATACTTGGGAGGCAGGCAGGAACGGGCGCAATGCCTCAGTACTGCCTGCCAATTCAAGCACTTACAGCACTATTTTCCGTGACAGATTAGCAGATAAATGCTATAATATAAGTATATTAAATGGTAATATAGACATATGACCTCCCCAAGTTCAACTACCGCTGATAGCAAATTAGCAAAGAATCCTAATCTAGAGATTGGGTTTGAAACTGACTGGGATCTTGATAAAGAAATTCGAGAGTCCCTTACTACAGCACGAATTGGGCTGTTGCTCAAAGAGCCGTTTTTCGGTAATTTGGCTACACGCCTGACACTCGTAAATGCTGATAGATGGTTGCCTACCGCCGCTACAGATGGCCGTAGGTTTTACTATAACACGAAGTTCCTGAAACAATTATCGCCGAAACAGATAGAGTTTCTGTTTGGGCACGAAGTCCTTCACGTAGTGTATGATCACATTGGTCGCAGAGGCGAGCGTGATGGGCAGTTATCAAACATTGCCGCAGACTACTGCGTAAATGGTGATTTGATACAGCACAAAATTGGTGAGCCAATTGATGTGGTTCCCATTATACACGATTCCAAATACTACGGCCAGTCGTTTGAAGAAGTATATGACGACTTATACGAAAATGTTGAGAAGATTGACATAGAAGATCTGCTCGACAAAGTCCTTGACGACCACCTTGATGATGATGGTGAGGGTGGTGGCAGTGGTGATGAGCAGGGCGCAGGTGATCGGCCAGTCCTTTCCGACCAAGAGCGTAAAGAGATTAAGGACGAAATGAAAGAAGCAATTCTCAGTGCCGCACAGACTGCTGGTGCTGGAAATATTCCTGCTGGTGTTGCTCGGATGATTAAGGAATTAACCGAGCCCAAAATGAACTGGCGGGATTTGTTGGACGTCCAAATTAAGAGCACCATTAAAAGTGATTTTAGTTGGATGCGACCCAATCGCAAGGCGTGGCATACGGGCGTTATGTTGCCGGGTATGGTTCCAGACGAAACGATTGATTTAGTAGTTGCTATTGATGTTAGCGGTAGCATAAGCGAAGACATGGTGCGTGATTTCCTCTCAGAGATTAAAGGCATTATGGACGCCTACACTACGTTTAACATTAAGGTCTTCTGCTTTGATACTGAAGTATATAATGAAGCGGATTTTACTGCCGACAACTTACATGACATTCACAGTTATGAAATAGTTGGTGGCGGTGGAACTTCTTTTGAAGCAGTATACGAGTATCTAAAAGAGAATGCCATTGAACCTAAGAAGTTAGTTATGTTCACAGATGGTTATCCGTGGGGTTCATGGGGCGATGAGAAGTATTGTGACACTTGTTTTATAATACACACTCACCGCATTGAAGGAGCACCGGTACCGCCGTTTGGTGCCCATGCTTACTACGAAACCCACATGTCATAAACCAAATTGAGTGTAAAGTAATGACAATTCGTAAAAAACGACGCAAAAAAGAACTTGTGATTGATATCACAGGGCCTGATGGTAATGCATATGCATTAATGGCCTACGCAGAACGTTTTGCAAGACAGTTGGGACTTGATTCTGAAAAGATTATTAAAGAAATGATGTCAAGTGATTATGAAAACTTGCTTCAGGTCTTTGATAGTAATTTTGGTTCTTTTGTAATTTTAGAAAGATAAACGAGGTTAAGGAAATGAAGAAGATTTCATTGTCGATGTTGTATTTGTATGCTGTAGGTGTTGTATTGGTGTTAGGGTTGTTTATGCCATTTGATGCACATGCTGGAGGTTTGAGTAACAATTATTCATTCAAAGCAGGGCATGGAAACATTCCCAATATATGGAAATATGTGTATGATCATAACAATTACGTTTCACGTGATTGGAATGGTGATGGCAAGAGTGATGTGTTAAATCTACAATCTGCTTACTCGTGGAATAGAAATCACAGTGTGAGTCCAATTGTTAGGCCTTTTGTTTTTATGAGTAGGCCTGATGGCTCTTATCATGTGCAATGGAGGGGTGGATCTATTCGTAATCTTACAACAGAATGGTATGGAGATTACTTTTCTAAACGAGCAATTATTGTAGGGCACGGCAACCCATACACCGATGACGTAATGACGCCACTCAATTGCACTAGTAGCAATTGCGTACCGTTCTCTGGTGTCAGGGCAGTAATGCATCATGCACTCGTTGAAGATATAGATAAAGATGGAAAACTGGACTTAATTACGTTTAAGGCAGGGACTTCAATATTTTCTAATTTCCAACCAGGAGCATTTGGTAATCATCCAGGTAATGGCATAGCACAAAGTTTAGGTGTATGGTCAGGAAATACTGGCGCATTTACTGGTGCTTTTCTAGATTTAGATGGTGATGGTTATAAGGAAATGATTACTGTTGGAGAGGCACGACCAACTGCTCATCAATTAAGTGGCGGTGGCGTAGTTCCTGGTGGTGGTCTAACTGTATGGAAAAATCATGGCGGGAAAAATTTTACTGTAATACAGAAATTGCCAGGTGGCCCAGGAGCAATGTACGGCAGGTTAATACTTAAAAACGGTAATGACTTACTTGTATATGGCGAGTGTGGTGATGATTGCACACAGAATAGTTGGATGAGAGTATATACCAGAGGTGGCGGTAAATTACACAAAAAACAACAGTTCAATATTGGTGCAATAGTTGGGTCTTGGTCAAAAGGACATCCGCCAAGGTTGCTAGATATTAATGGTGATGGCCATAAAGACTTATATGTCAATCACTACAGAAATTTTGGAGGTAGTGTAGGAACTCAGCATGGTGGCATTTGGTTAAACAATGGCAACGGTACTTTCCGCAGACTTGGAACTCCTATTTTTGCTGGGATACCTAAAGCAGGTATGAATGGAATGCTTATGCCAGTTCATGCTAATGGTGATCGCCGATTAGATTGGATTGTTGTATACCAAGATGGCACTTTTGGAACATTATTATCACCAGGTGGTAGTACTGGCCAAATCAAAGTAAAAGTGAACGATATTACTGGTAATAAAAAGAACAATAACAATACTGCTCAACGTGAAGCCGGTAGCAGAGGCGATCGTTTTTGGCAGTTGGGTTTTGTTAAGGATCAGTTAAGTGTCATGAACAATAGCATTATTAATAGCAATAATGTTGGCTTCTCATTTAATGACACAACTATGTTTAAAGCATTTGAGTTTGGTAAAGATAACTCATTCAACTTTGGCATAGGACAGCCTGATGAATACGGCCAAGTAGAAGACTTTGTAGCAGGCATGTCGTTTGGTGCTACTGATATAGCAGTCGCTACTGACAACACACTACTTGGCTGGGCACCAGGACAGAGTTTGCTTAATATGTCAAATTTAGAGTCTCGATACATTAACATACGGCGCTCTAAGAGTATTAAAGATTGGACTTTAAGTGGTAACATGACTTACGCATTGGCACAGGGTGATGCTGGTTATGGATATGTTAAGGGCATGGACGACTTCCATGCTATGGGATTTGGTGTTAGTGCTGATTATGCCATAGATGAGGATTCAGCCGTTAAATTTGGTGTTTCACAACCCCTCAGGATAGAGCGTGGTGCGTTACACTTTGATGGCGTAATAGCAGACATGACACCAGACGGTCGAGAAATCGACTACACAATGTCCTACACAACAGCGGTAAGTAAATCTAGCACGTTCAACCTGCAGTTGAGTTACGCTAGTGATTATAATCATTACCGTGGTGAAGATAATGCCAAAGTAATGGCAATATATAAAGGGACATGGTAAAAGAAACCGGCGCAAGATCGGTATTGGAGGAGCGGGCGACCCCTAGTGGGTTGCCCGTTTTTTCTGCGGACGAGTGGAAAGACTTTAAGAGTAAATTTGAGAAGAGCGAAGCGATAGACGCTCTTGCCAAATATATTGTGGAGAAAGAAGTACCATTTCCATTACAACAAATAACAGAACAAACAGTTACGGATAAATTTCTGAAATTAAGAAGCAGTGACCACAATAAATTCCTATATGGATACACTACAGATATTACGGATAAGTTTAACGATTATGACTACTCGGTACAACAATACTGTAAGGATGTAGTTGATTTAGGTCATTACTATAACGATATCAGTAACTATTTCCATCAGGAAAACAGACTGCAATGTAATGGATGGAAAGACCCCAGTCCAATAGCAGTATGGAACGACGAGGAAAAACTACGCAAATTTAATTGGACATTTTGGCGTGAAGGTATGGTCAAGTATGTTGATGAAACAAAGTGGCGAGAGGCATTTAGACTCGGTGCGTATGTTGCTACACAATTTAAACCTAGTGTAGCAAAGTATGTTTACAACAGGTTTAATGCTAAAACAATATTAGACAGCAGTTGCGGTTGGGGAGATAGGCTTGCTGGGTTTTGGGCAAGCAATGCTCACACTTATGTTGGATGTGATCCAAATCCGCAAACATTCCAAAATTATATGTCTCAATGTATATTTTATGAAGAAGCATTAGGCAATACTTGGTCAAACCAAATAGGTGATGACTACTTCCACTTTTCAGGCAGTAAAGAGGTACTAATATATCTCAGAGCCAGTGAAACGATGAATTGGCCACAATTAAATTATGATTTAGCATTTACTAGTCCTCCATATTTTTGCACGGAGCGATATGCCGAGGGTATTGCAGAGGAAAATCAGAGTTGGGTTAAGTATGATGACTTTTATGATTGGTTAAGCGACTATTTGTTTGAGACATTGGATCGTATTAATAAAGTAATAAATCCTAATACTGGAGTAATAGCGGTAAATATTATAGACGCAAATATTAAAAACAAACGGCATAGAGTATGTGATCCCATGACGAAATATATGGAAACACTTGATATGCCATTACAAGAAGTAATTGGTATGCGGATGAAACAACGTCCGAAAAATGAGGAAGGCGGAGACAAAGAGCATATGCAGGACTGTTTTGTAGAGCCTATATGGGTTTATAGTTCTTCAAATGAAAATACACAAACACAATTTGATAGGTTATTCACATGAGAGCATTTATTTTTGATGTAGATGGAACATTAACTCCTAGCAGGAGTAAAATTGACCCCACGTTTGAAAAGTGGTTTATAGACTTTTGTTTAAGCCACGAAGTACATTTAGTTACTGGTAGTGACTATCCTAAAACACTAGAACAAGTAGGAGAGGATATAATCAATGCTATTAAGCGATGCTATAACTGCTCAGGTAGTAGTGTATGGGAAAATGGTGTAGAAGTATGGCATAATGAGTTTAGGATAACTGATGAGCAAGAGAAATGGTTGTCGGCACACCTAGCAGTTAGTAATTTTCCGTTACGCACTGGCAATCATTTTGAATACCGCACAGGTATGCTTAACTTTAGCATAGTAGGACGCAATGCGAACAGTGAAGAACGCAGAGAGTATGTCAAATATGATAAACGAACCCGTGAAAGATATCGCATTGCGGACCAGTTTAATAAACAGTTTGAAGAAGTATATGCAACAGTTGGTGGTGAGACTGGTTTAGACATAGCACAACTTGGTATGGATAAGTCACAAATACTACGTGATTTTGACAATACTCCTATCACATTCTTTGGTGACAGAATGGAAGAAGGAGGCAATGACTATACATTAGCAGAAGCATTGTGGAGGCGGCGTATGCCCGATCCGTTTAATAGAGATTATGTATACCACATAGAGGATTGGGAACATACATGGCGAACACTAGAAAACCTTACCAAGTCTTAGCGTGGACCGCGTCATCAGTATTAGTAATAGGTTCTTTACTGGCGGCGTTTAATATACATCCATTATACATTTATGTATTTCTATTAGCAAACGCTCTGTGGACTATTGTTAGTCTTTTATGGCGAGAACCTAGTCTTTTCCTATTAAATTTTGGCGTTCTTACTATATACATAGTAGGGTTAATATTCGGATGAGTCTATATAAAACTAAAACTATAAATCCATTAAACGTTACAGACGAGCGCGTAGTTCCTACGATCCCACCTTATTTTACTAAAATTATTATTAACAAAAGTACAAAATCTGCGGCGCGATTCAAAGCCAGTGCTAGAGAAAAGAATATTGAACGAATAAATCAATGGATATATTTAAATTTGGAAGGACGCTACGGCATACAAAAACAAATAGTAACAACGGATGAACAAGTATATATTAGACCTCCATCTAAACAACGTGCTGGACGTTTAACACAGGATGAACTATTTGATCTGATTTGGTACATAGAGTGGCAGATTGGATTTGAAATCCCTAATGAAGCGAGTTATTTTGCTTTATCCTGTGAGTATCTTAGTTAGGTGCCATCTCACCCATTAAACTTTTTTCCCACCTTCTACACATATTAATATATTCAAAAGTTTCTATAAGATGTTGCTCTAATAAACCATCTCTATAACCAATTGACTTACGAGTTTCTATTTTAGTATTAGAAAAATTAACCCATTCAACAAACATTTGTTGGATTTCTTCCTCAGTAAATCTTTCTACATTAATTAATGCTTGAGTTAATCCTGTAACAAATGCTTCAAATAAAACTCTATTTTTCTCTATTTTTTCTTCTATTTTAGCCAATACTTCTGGTTCAGGCGCTTTTAATACACTATTAATAATTTTATAGTATGTTAAATCTGCCTTAAGGGAGTTATTTGCCATTTGACACTCAACACCTTCTTGAACTGTGTTTAAAAGCTCTTGAATTTGCTCTTCAGAGTAGTTAGGACCCACATCACTTTTTTCCTGTGCGGAGACAGGGATAATAAATATTAGTGACAATATTAAGGATATTAGTATTTTCATAACAGTACTTATCAGGAGAACAAAATGTCTGACGAAACAGTAGACCCATTAGAGCATACACACGACGACGGCACAACACATTCACATGAGGGTGGTGATCAAGAACACAATCATAATGAAGTACCTGCATTCAATTTAGCAGATTTAGCCGCAGTAAAACAAATTATTGAAGTAAGTTCCCGTAGGGGTGCTTTCAATGCCGCTGAACTATCGGCAGTTGGTATGACTTATGATAGATTAATAGCATTTTTACAACATCATGTTCCAGCACCAGATACACCAGCTGAAGATGATGATACACCAACAGCAGAGATTGAACCACCTGCAGATGAGGAATAGGAGAAATATATGAAACACGTTGGCAAGCAAATATCAACAAGCGACAAAGTAGTAGTACTTTTCAGGGAAGTTCCCGGCGAGCCAGATAATTGTTTAGTGGTAAAGACAAGATCGTTACCAGAGACAGAACACGACTCTTTAATGGCAGTATTAGAGGGCCTTGAAGGGCAACAATCCAATCAATTGGCTGATGTGCTACATCACCATATGAATAAAGAAGGACGTCCTATTTTGGAAACATTACATTCTACTCGCAAAATAATGAAACTTCCAACAAACGATGTAGCACTAACGCCTGATTCACAGAATGCAGTTCCATTAAATCAAGTAAATGATGCAATTAGAGCAAATGAAGTAAGTAGTGATACTGGCAGTCCCGCCGTAGTTGCACAGCAAAGTCAAACAGAAGATGGAAGTGTAATGAGTGATGCACAAATTGCTGAAAGTCTTAATAATCAAGCTGCAATGATGGAATCAGAAGCGGCGAGGTTAAGAGAAGAGGCAGATGAGTTGATGCCAAAAACAGTCAAAAAGAAAGCAACAACTAAAAAGAAGACTAAGGCTCGTGCCACAGCCTAATGATAGTATTTGTTTAACTAGAGCATTTTTAAATAGGTGGGAGACAATAATAGAGGGGGTTGATATAACCAACATACCTGTGGAATATATTGACCATTTAGTAGTACATACTATAGGTAAACAAGAAATTATTGTTAGTGTAGTAGAATTATTACAACAAGGCATTCCACCAGAAGATTTAGAAATTGCTTTAGAAGAACGAATGGAAGAATTTGAAGATGAAATAGTCTCCGTTGATTATATTTTAAACATCGGAAAAATATCAACGGATATTCAATCAACCACAGACGAAACATTGAAAAATTTATGACACAAGTTAATGACATTGATTTTGAAAGCAGTACAAACTATGTAAAGTATTTGGACCACGGCTTCGTAGGACTCATAGACACTATGGGAACTGATGAGTCGATAGTCCAAGCGGCCCGTGTTTCTTATGGTAAGGGTACCAAAGGAACTAGAAACGATAGAGCATTAATAAGATATCTAGTTAAGCACAAACATACATCTCCCGTAGAAATGTGCGAAGTTAAGTTCCACTTAAAGATGCCTATCTTCGTTATGAGGCAACACGTACGACATAGGACAGCAAACTTAAACGAGTACTCTGGAAGATATAGTGTTATGTCAGACGAATTCTATATCCCAAATAGAGACAATCTAAAGCCACAGAGTACAAGTAACAAGCAAGGCCGCGGAGGTAAACTACCTCCTATGGAAGAGCAGATGTGCTTTAATACTATTAAACGTATTGGTGCATCAAACTACGACGATTATTTAAGTCTTTTAGGAGAGCACCCGAACGACAATTATAACTTTGTAGATCGCCAAGGCTTGTCTAGGGAACTGTCTCGTATCGTGTTGCCACTTAACAACTACACAGAACTATATTGGAAAATAGACTTAAACAACTTTTTCCATTACACCAAACTACGAGCGGATGAACACGCTCAGTGGGAAATACAAGAACTTGCTCGCACAATGTATAGTTTAGTCAAAGAAAAGTTTCCAATTGCCTCTGAAGCATATGAAGATTTTATAGAAAACGCACACACTTTAAGCAGAATGGAAGTTGATATACTTAAAAGACTAATTGATAAAGAAAAGTGGCTTAACATATTAGAGGATTTTAGAGGCGAAGACGGCGTTGCTAAAAAATATGGTATAAGTAAAAGGGACCTTAATGAATTTAAATCAACTTGGCTATGAAAATACTAATTGCTGGTGGCGCAGGGTTTATAGGGCATAATTTATCCGTTGCACTAGAAACACTTGGCCACTCTATCCTTATTGTAGATATACAGACTGATTACGGCGTAATCCCTCCTAGAGAGTTTTGGATAACGACCTCTAATCGCCAAAAGTTTATGAGTCAAACTAAACTACGGGCACCTGTACACGAAAATATTAAAAACACTAAAGGTATTGCTAGGGTAATAGAGAAATACGAACCAGACATTATAGTTAACCTAGCGGCATTCTCTCGCGTAAAATTAGTACAATATGACCCCGTAATGGCTTGCGACTCCCTTGTTAAAGGCGTATACAATTTATTATATGGTAGTCAAGGTATCATTAAACGATTTATCCACGTTAGTAGCAGTATGGTATATGGTGATTGGCCATCAGGCGGACATTTTTATGGCATGAGAGAAGATTGGAATCAAATGCAACCCAAAAGCGATTATGGTATATTAAAACTAGCGAGTGAAGGCATTGTTAAACGATACTGTAACGAACACAATGTAGAATATACTATTGTACGTCCGAGTGCTGTATATGGACCACGTGATATAATAGACAGAGTTGTTCCGAAATTTTTATTGCAGGCCGCAAACAATGAAACTATATATGTTAATGGAGACTCAAGTATAGACTTTACACACATGGATGACTTTATAAAAGGTATGGTGCAATGTGTATTAAACGATAGGGCCGCTGATGAAACATTCAACATTACAAGAGAAAGAAGCCGCACTCTAGTTGAAGCGGCAACAGTAGCAATTGAAGTAACTAACAGCAATAGTCAAATAAAAATAGCAGAGCATAACGAAGCGTTTGGTAAACGTGGCACATGTAGTAATACTAAAGCAAGAAACTTACTCGGATATGATCCCATAATAGACATTGAAGAAGGGTTTGTTGATACTTGGGAATGGTTAAGAGATAAAGATGATTCCTTTTACAGATCTTAAAAGTCAATATATTGAAGCAAAAGAAGATATAGACGCCGCTATACAATATTGTATAGACGGCAGTCATTTTATTACTGGTCCAGTAACAGATAATTTTGAAAACGTTATGGCAGAATACACAGGTGCTGAAGCATGTGCTTCAACAGGTAGTGGATCAACTGCTTTATTGTGTGCATTGTTATCACTTCAATTGGACTGGACCGGACAAGAAATAATTACTACACCACATACTTTTGTAAGCACGGCTGAAGCAATTTTACAAGTAGGTGCTACTCCTGTATTTGTGGATATAGACCATAATTATTTAATTGATGTAAACAAAGTAGAAGAAGCAATAAACACTAAGACTCGAGCAATATTGTTTGTAGACACTTATGGGCAAACACCAGATATTGATAAACTAAAAGAGATAGTAGATAACCATTCTAGTGACGATTATCATGGCTTGCGGTTAATTGAAGATGCCGCACAAAGTTTTGGTGCAAAATATAAAGGACAACGTGTTGGTAATTTAGTAGACTTAACTTGTTTTAGTTTTAATCCTGTTAAAAATTTAGGTGCGATGGGTGACGCTGGTGCTATTACTGGCAAGAAAGGACTAATTGACAAGGCACGAATGTATAGAGATCATGGCAGGAATGATAAGTGGTTATATCACACAATGGGTTATAATGCTAGAATAGATAACATACAAGCAAAAATTGTAGAGGCAAAATTACCTTATTTGGCCAATTGGCTTGAACGTAAACGTGAAATATGCACAAAATATAATGAAATGCTTGATCAAGATAAGTTTGTAACACCACAAGCACTTCCTGATAATACACATACCTGGTATGTTTACGTTATAATGATGCGGGAAATTCCTGGATACTTTGGTACATTACTTGAGCAATACAGGGATGATTTTATAAGCTATATGAACAATAACGGCATACAATGTAATGTACATTATCGTGTTCCAATGACAAAACAACCTGCTTATGAAAATTATCCGGGTAATTGTCCAAATGCAGAAAGAGTTGCTCATAGCATAGTAAGTCTACCTTGCTATCATAGTTTAACAGACGAACAACAAGATTATATTATAGAAACAGCAAATGGCTTTTGATATTAATAAAATTTGGTTAGTTGGCGCAGGCTACTGGGGTACAAAGGTGGCCCATGCTATTGAAAGGCAGGGCATAGTACCACAAATTATAGACATTAAAAACGGACAAACTATTGATGAAATAGACACGTTAGACCCTGTTATACTTGCTACACCATTATGGGATCATTATACATCAGCAAGAAAACTAATACTAAACGGCCATGATGTTTACGTTGAAAAACCGTTAGCAGAAACATTAGAGCAATGTAAAGAGTTACGCGACATATTACAAGATGATCAAGTTTTAATGGTAGGACATATATTTTTATATCATCCCCATTGTATAACACTAAAACAACTAATAACAGACGGCGTATTAGGTGAGATAAGACATATTAAAACAGAGCGTCTTAATTGGGGCATATATCAAACTAAAACAACACCATTATTAAGTTTAGCACCACATGACATTAGTATTATACAGTACCTTATGGATAATTCCATAGTTGTAAAGGACGTTAACGTTTATAATTTAAGTAATAACTATGCTACAACTTATGACAGAATACATTTTACTGGGCATTGTTACGGTGTTTCTGTAGAAGTAGATGTTGGTTGGTATAGTCCTATGCGTAAACGAATAGTTACAGTAATAGGCACCAAAGGCTGTGCTATATGGGATACTGACGAGGAAACTTTAACTATTACTAATCATAGTAAGTTAGAAAACAATAGGTTGAATAAAGATATACAAACTGAAGTTATTCCTTATACAGGAAGAACGCCTTTAGAAAACGAATTAGGACACTTTATAGATTGCGTGGAAACACGCGAAACACCAAAATCAGATGTTACTAATGCTATACAGGTCGCGAATACCATAGATCAAATTGCTTCCTTAACCACTTCCAGTCAGTAATATTAAAATCATCTTGTATTTTGCTGTAATGTTCTACACCACATAAAGCACCTTGCTTACTATACTCTCCAAACTCTGTATTGTCTTTTGTAGTCCATAACTTTAATCTATACTTGTCCTCTACAGTATTACTGGCACATAACTTATATGCTTCTCTAAACGCTGTGCGCCACGCACTATATTCACTGTCAAATACGTTTATACAACTTACCTCAGGTATTACTTCTATTTCGTGTGTAGTTGTAAAATCTATATCTAATTCTGCCTCTGTAACATCCTTAAGCCACTCTGCATCGTACATAACAATACTACCGTGTCCATAACTATAGTCTAACACAGGATTATACGCATAAAAGACATAGTTTTTAGGATTAGATAACCAATCGGGTTGGTAGTTGAATTTAAAGTTTTCATGCAATACTGTTTTAGCAAATACAGCATAAAAGTATGGAGTTTCACATATACGTGCCGCTTCTTGCATAGCATTAAGCATACCCTCTACGCCATCAACTCGTTTAGCATATGGAAAGGATTTTAATAACACTTCATAGTTTTCCTGGGCATTCTTTTCATCATATGAAATAAACACTATATCTTGTGGTTTATCGGGCATATAAATGCCTTCGTGGCGCAAGATATAGGGATAGTCATAAACTTGCCTTGAAATTTGCTCTTTACAGTCTTTCGGTACTACGGACACAGATCCACTCTGTGAAAGTACGTGTAAAGAGCGATCTTCTGAGCGCCAAACACTTGGGTCGTAATTTGTTTTATATTCGGCCATTGATCTATGTTTAAAAGCAACATAAGGTGACTCAAATGTGTGTTCTTTTATAGCAGTAACTAAATCTGTGTCATATATTACTTCAGGCCACTCTGTTCTTGTTACTATTTGCTCATTACAATAGTTTACTTTGTCATACCAGTCCAATAACTTAATATCTTTTAACTGTTCCTCTGCATGTGCCTTATTAACATAGAAAGTATCACCAAACTTCTGTTCTCCGCTTTGGAATGTGTGTAACATTGTGTCCTGCCACGGCTCCGGTTGCCAACTAAAGTCAAATTGGCTATAATCGCATATGCTACTAGTGACCCAAAAATAATCTGTATCGGCTTTGGCCATTATTCTCTTAAATGTATCCAAATAGTTGTCAAAAAAGCGTATACGTTTAACTCTTGGGTGCTTACTGTATACAGTTTCATATGCTTCTTCAGCATTACTGTTACCAAAGTCCAAAAATATAATATTGTTTAAATCATCCAGTGTAGTTACTAGTTGATCCTCTACGAAGTTTAAATTATACACATCCTCTATTTTATCTGCCCAATCAAACGTACGAATAAAGTCATCAGCATTTACAAGGAACGTATTACTCCATTTATTCCATTTTGAACCAAACACATGGAGCATACCATTTTGCCATGGCTCACAATGCCAGTCAAAATTAAAATCACCATAACTATTCTCACTTGACACCGCCCAAAAACGCTTTGTCTTGCATTTTTTAGCACAACGCAGTAAAGTATCGCGAGTATTACCAAAGTAGCGTGTCTTGAGCGTCTGAGAGTGTCTCAGAGCCAGTGAATTGAAGCGTTCCTTACTTCCTTCACCACCTCTGTCCATATAAAATATATCTAGAGTACTATTCGCTACTACCTTTTGATCACCCACAAAATTTAAGTGGGTATTACCTTTCAAATAAGCAGGAGCATTAACATAGTATGTTTGACTATGCTTTTGCCACTGAGAACCAAACACATGGACATAATCCATTTGACTTAAATCAGGATGCCAACTAAAATCAAACTTGTCATAATCCATCTCTGCATTTAACGCCCAAAAGCGTTCTTCAGGATGTGATTCTATTAAATCTTCTAGTGTTGTTTCTATTGTGTAACGTGGCAACGCATTACTTTTCATTGTAACACGTTGGTCACTTACGTAATTTACTTTAGGGTTAGGATCACTTCCGCTATAGTAATATATAGGACTTGTTCTTTGCCATTGTGTACCAAATATGTGTTTATAGTCTTTTTGTGCCTCTTCTGGATGCCAACTAAAATCAAATGAACTATAGTCTGTGCCTGTTGGTGTTATATGCCAGTGACGCATTCTACCCGGTACTGCTTTTGCATATTGTTCAGTACAGTAAGATATTTCAGTAGCACCTTCTACTTTATATATTGGGCCGCCATCCTTTTGCCATTGTGTGCCAAAAACATATATGTATGGAGGATCATCTGGGTCAGGCATCCAACTAAAATCAAAACTATCCTCATCTATATTGTCAGGAATTATCCAATCTTTTTTATTAGGTAGTGGACGTATTACTTGATCACTTACATATTTTTTTGGTGCGTCTGGCATTATACGATACGTTACGCTACTATTACGTTGCCATAATGAAGGAAAAACGTATGTCCATGATCCATGTGCTGGATCAGGATGCCAACTAAAGTCAAACGCATCAGTATCTACATCATCTGGTATTGTCCAATATCTTAAATCACTAATGCGTTTTGTTATTTGATCGGATACGTACTTAGGAAAAGCGAGCCGGTCAACCATATATTGTGTGCCGCCATCACGTTGCCACTGTGATGGGAATATATAATTATACACGCCTTGCGATAAATCTGGATGCCAACTAAAGTCGAAATTAGTATAGTCAGTATATTTGTTCAGCCTCCAATTATCCTTATTTGGTATTCTTACTGTTACTTGATCAGATACGTATTTAATAGGAGCGTCAGGCTCTATTACATACCTAGTACCTCCATCACGTTGCCACTGTGATGGGAAGACATAAGTATATACCCCTGTAAATGTATCTGGATGCCAGCTAAAATCAAAATGGATATAATCAGTATCAGGATCAAGTACCCATTTATCTTTAATGGGAACTCTACTAACTTGCTTTTCTTTATTAAATTTAACATCGCCATTAGGATAGTCTTTGTTTACTAACCTAATACCTCCGTCACGTTGCCATTTACTAGGGAATACGTGAGTAAATCTAGATTCCCATGGAACAGGAGTCCAATTAAAATCAAAATCACTACAATCAACCCCATTATCAATGTACCAATAATGTCTCGTTTTACATCTTTCGGACGCCTGTTGAATATCATAATCTTTCCTATATATTTTGTCGTACATAACTAATTAATTATCTAATGTCCATTTAAGACCTAGCATCGGATGTCTTTCACTGTGGTATGTCCCATCATTTTCATTGTATCCTAGCGGTAAATAATTCTTGTTTGGGTGTTTGGAATATAATCTCTCATATGTAAATTGGTTTTCTGTATCAATATTAGAAGCAAATATTAAATAATCTCTCCATGAATGCTGAAGAAGTTGTTCTTTAATTTTATTCCACTCGGAATATAATTCATCTTCAGGTTGATGGATTCTTTGTTTTAAATAAGTTTCGTAATTCCATGTACCCCAATCATTTATACCTTCATAGTGTCCTATAGCACCATAATGCTCACATAAATCTGCAAAATTAATTACATCATATAAATTGGCTTTTTGGAGGACAAAATTAAAAGATAATTGAAAATTATTTTCCCTTAAAAAATCTAAATTTGATCTTAATTTATTCCAGTTAGCCGGAGGTCTTACAACATCATATACTGATTTGCTCCCAGCATCAATACTGATTGTAAATTCTGAAAGTTTTTGCATAATTGGACTATCTTTAACTCGGTTATCTATAAGAGTTCCATTAGTTTTAATTTTAAATCGATGTTTATCATTTGGCTCATAATTATACAAAACATCAGACAAAATTTTAGAACTAAAAATCTCTCCACTACCACCCAAAGCACACGAAACAGGTAGATCAAAGTCTTTCATTAACGATGTAATTCTATCAGTATATAATTTTCTTTTTTCGTATATTGGACCTTTATTAAAATGAATCAGATCAGTACGACAACTAGGGCATCGCAAATTACAACTATCATCTGTACAAATTGCAATTTGATATGGTAACGCTCTTGCTTGTTGATACGATTTTGACCACGGATTACAAATTGAAGTATCACAAAATTTAAATGTTGTGCCGGTTTTAGTATTGTTTTGGAGTTTTCTAGCAATATTATTAGTCCAAATGTCGGTAAGATCATCGAATTCTAAAATATTTCCAACAGAATAAGGTAACCATGCTTCACATGTACATATATAACATTCTCCTAGTTGATCAATTGTTAGACTACGATGTGGATACCAACATGTATAATCTTTTTCTAATAAAGGACCTTTACGTTCTCTATATTTTCTTCTTACTTGGAATTTAGTTGCCGTAGTATTTGAGAGAATTTTACGATTTATTAACATTTGCTAATTCTGGATAGTAGACAGTTTGTTGTAAGTTATAAGCACGCCAATGTGTTAAACAATATTCACAAATATCGCTATTTGCTAACATTATTAAAATATCGTCGTAATTTAATATATAATCTTTATAGTACTGTGGATCACGTTGCGTGTATATACTATTTAATTTATTCTGTATTATGGTATCATACAATACGAATTGAAATGGATATGACATAGTTAATGTAATCATAGTGTCTGTGAATTTTTTTAAATATTCACATGCTTGTCCTACTACTTGATAAGGTATAGCCTGGGCAGATAAATCTTTTAATGGTCGATCTTTTGTACCAACACCATACCCATCTTTATCAGCATTAAACATACTATAGGTATTAGATATTATCTGGTCTTCTGGATTACGTACAAGTATAATTAACTGTTTGCCTTTTGTTAAAAATAACTTTTTAGCATGAGCTGCTTCATGCCTAAACTCACACTTCTCACCAATTGAATGAAAATAACTCTGTAAGTAATGATTACCAGCACGTTTAGCACCATAGATAACTATAGTATCTTCTGATTCACGTTCAGGAACCTTCCCTGCAGGGAATGGTGTTCTGTCTTTACTTTTCTTACTATTTGCTAGTTTTTCAAAATCATGTTTACTAACATCACTCTTTCCGTTTTTAGCCATTAAAATAATCTCCCAGTTTTATTTCTTTAGGATTAAAATTATCATTTTTAATTATATCAATAATTAAATTAGCCATCTTAATATTATTTTCTTCACTCAAATGACATATTCTATCATCTTCTATTTTTACATCACTGTATTTTTTCTTAGAAAAACCTTTATTTTTATATTCATTGAAGCTAATTTCTCCTAAGCTAATATCAGCAATTGGTCCACTTTGTGGTATATATTCTTGCATACTATTTTCAAAACAAGGAAACCAAATACATTTTTTTTGTTTTTGAACCATTAATTCATCTATTTGCATTAATATACCTTTTTGTGCCATGTTATGATATTCTTCATAAAAAATATGTTTATAATATTTAAGAGCGGATTGTTCGATTGTAGAAGGTGGGCCGCGGTCCCCGGAGCATCCAATCCAGGGCCTTGGATTGTAAAACATTGGCAATGCTTCTCTATTTGGTAACCTAGCAGGATCTGTAATACAAAATATTACATAATCTGCTTTATCTACCACTGGTAAAAGCTTTTCATACGAATGAATTAAAGCACAGCCGGCCATACCGTCACATACAATGTTAGCATCATAATGGTGCCATAATAAATTTGGCCATCCCAGATATGGTTGTTCGTCATATATTTTACAAAAACTATCACCACAAAATGCAATGGAGGTCATGGCCGAGTCACACCCAAATAAACTACCTGGTGTGGCGAAATTTTTATGTGCATACTTTTACACCATATAGTTCAGTAAAACGCTTGGCGTCTTCAATGTCATTTACCATTGGCTCGCCTCTAATGTTTAAACTAGTATTTAACAACATTGGACAACCTGTATAATATTCCCACATCTTAAGCAATTTACGTACATTAGGATTATCATTTGGCCCTACCGTCTGCACTCTGCTTGTGCCATCCTTATGTACAATCGCCGGAAACTTATCTGGCTGTCTACACCGTCCTACATACTGCATAAACGGACTTGGAATGTGTGTCATTGTAAAATGATGCGGTTGACCTGACTTATGTACGGAAAAAGAAGGGCGTGTAGAAGGATGTGCTGGTGTAGTTACTAGTGGCATTTCAAAGTACTCTTCTGATCTCTCTTCGAGTATCATTGGAGCAAACGGCCTAAACTTTTGCCGACGCTTTATCTCATTTACTTTATCTTTAATGTCTGGCCCGCGTGGATCAGCAAACAATGTCCTATTGCCTAGTGCCCTTGGACCAAACTCCGCTCTACCGTTGGCAACGCCCACAATTTGACGTGAGGACATTAATTCTTTTATAATTTCTCCATCTGGGTATTCACCTTTTATATCATACCCCAGGAACGGCCCTCGCCAGTTTAGTTTCTTACCATATGTTAGGGCGGCCGCGCCTAAACTACTGCCAGCATCACCAGGATTGGGCATAATCCAAACATCCTCCCAAATGCGGGAAATATTAGTATTACAAACGCAATTTAACGCAACACCTCCCATGTAAACTAAATTAGGAGACTTGCCAATACGCCGTGCAAAATTCATTATGTATGTTACAACTTGTTCTAGTGCAACTTGAGCAGAAGCGGCTATATCGTATTGGTCTTGTTCTACCATATCGTCATCTTGTGACGTCCATGGCGGGCCACTGTGCCAATCAGTGCCTAAATGTAAGTTTTCTCTTGCACGAAGTATTTTCGGACCGCCAATTTTCCAAAACTTATCTAGTATTTCTCTATTATAAATTGGCTCTCCATATGCTGCCATACCCATTAAAATATACTCTTCATCTAACGGCCGCAAGCCAACTTTTTGCGTCATCGCACTGTAAAACAGTCCTACACTATTAGGATACTTTGCTCCCCAAATTCTTTCATAGCAGGCTTGGCCATTACCATCATAATATGCATTCCATAACGTAATACAATCCCATTCTCCAATAGCATCTATTACTACTACAGTGGCATCATTAAAAGGACTTGTTTGGAAGCCTGCGGCGGCGTGGCTGTGGTGATGATTATGATAATTAAAACTAGTTTTGTTCCATCTAAACCCTGTGTTGTATGCTATTTTCTTTTTAATGCTAAACTCTGTAAACAAGTCTTTCCATTGCCCGGAATACAACTGTCTAGTTTTCTTAAGCCACGGATTTTCATAGTATGAGACAAAATCGGGGTAACCATAATCTAATGCGTTGTTAAGTAACTTGCTGTTTAATTCTTTATCGTGTTTTACTTTGCTATAACGTTCTGCGTGTCCAGCGAACAATATTTCACCGTCATCTATTAAACTAATTGCCGCATCATGGAAACCGCAACTTACTCCTAATATTTTCATAGAGTATTTCCGCTATTCTTCTATGGCCTTCTGCTCTTGGGTGGCCTCTAGGACCATGTTCATATTCATATACCCAATTTACTACTGCTTCATCTGGCCAGCCTATAAAATACTTATCGTCAACTAGTTGCTTAAACTCTGAATCACTATCACTTATGTATTTTTCATTATCAAAACCATTAAACATTATATAAGAAAAATTATGCTCTTCAAACCAATCTTGTAAGTCTCTTACATGTACAAAGTATAAATCAAGCAAATATTGCTTGTCTAATTTTTGTAATATTACATCTATTGGGGGGTTGTCGTTAAATCGTCTGAATGTTGACCACTGTATAATCCAAATTGTAGGCGGGAAGGCTTCAGAAAAACTACCAGTAATAGACCAATAATCTTTTGTTGTTTGTACTATACCAGCATTATCTTTACCATTTTCACCAAAATTTACTACGTCTAAATTAAGCATCTGTGATAAAATATACGGCCATGCTTCGCTATACGGTTTATCTAATTCATCTCCGTAAGTAAAACTATCACCATTGGTAAAAATCATTACATTGTTGGTCGGTATTGATCAGCCATAGTGATGTACCAACAACCTCCATCATTTGTTGGTTCAAACCTTTTTATATAAGAACTTTTTTCTATCCAAAAAGGGAATTCTTTTGCAATTGCTCCTTTACCAGTAATAACTTTTACTTTTTTCTCTTTGTCTTTGTGCATATCTCTGAGAAAACTTAATGTTTCGTTGTATGCATCTTGTAAGTTATAACCGTGTAAATCTAATATGTTCATTTATATATAAATGGATCTTTCTTTTTCAATTCTTTTAAACGTTTACGATATTTAAGTTCTCGTTTAATAGTAAGTATCTTATCCCGTAACCAACGATAACCTTTACTAGGTTTGTGTACTATTAAACTTTTTAATTTTTCTTGCACATCACTCTCCGGGTATTGGCCCCACGCTTCCTGTGATAATTTGTTTGGCTTTTTCATATAACAGTTCCGCGGCATCTTTATGTGCCTGTTCAAGTGGATGTGACGTAGCATATGGATAACCATTTGCTTTTGCCCAATCATCGAACCCCATAAACTCTTTATCGCCGGGAAATTTAAACCACTCATCAAATTTTATAAAACTATGTAAGCCATTAGTAAACTTATCTATACTAATAAGGCCTTTCATTACATGTTCATTGACATATGTAAACATATATTTAACATTTCTACTCTCTAAAAAGTCTTGTAGCATTAAAATTTTCTGTAGTGATGTATATTTGTCATGCAAATCACTTACAACTGTATAATATGATTTTGCATAGTCTACTAACCCTAAATCTTTGTTTATTAAATATCGCTTATGCATATCATCATGTACTTCTTGCCAATTTGGCACACTTTTGGATACTTTTTTAAACCAATTTGATTTAGTCTCATCCTCACATACATAAGGATCTACAGCAAACCACGGACTATCATACCTTTTTATGTCAAAATTTACAGCAATTTCTTGTCTTGCCACAAATGTCCACATTACTTGAACAAATATTTCGTCAGGTTTATAGTTGTGTTCTAATGCTTCATATATTATATTAATAATATGCCTAACAATATAGGAATTACTACGGCCACTCTCTCCCGTGTTAATATGTTTTGCATTTAATTTATTTGCTGTTAAATTGGCCCAAGAATGTTTACTTGCAGCTGCGAATGGCCCTAGCCTTATAGGTTGAGTTGGTCGATGATAGGGTGTGCTGGTGACTACCGGCACGTGCATCGTGCCACAATCATCTGACAATTCACTACCAAACGTGAAACTATCACCCCCAGAGATTACTAATGTGATCATATATTATCTCCGCCGCATCTATATGTGCTTGTTCTAATGGGTGGCCTCCAGGACCAAATTTATATTTTTTCCTCTTCTTTGTTGGACTTGTGCGTTGTGATCCGGCTGCCCAATTCCAAAAACCAATATAATCTTTTTCTGGGCGTTTAAATCCACCATACGATTTTCTATCAAACATTTCCCAAGAAGAAAAACTAAACCACTCATCAAATTTTATTTCTCTACGCAGTTCATCAATAATATCTATAGGTGTATCTAAATCTGTTGTATATTCATTTTTTACATCTATACCAGTAAGTTGATCTATAACCTCAGAGTGTACATACGTAAACATATATTTAATGTTTCTATTCTCTAAAAATTCTTGTAAAAATAAAATTTCTTTAAGAGATATATAATGATCAGTTAACTCTCCAGTAACTTTATAATACTCTTCTATATAATTTGCAAACCCTATAAGTTTATTATCAACATCATCTAAAGCACTATGTGGATCTACATTAAACCATGGAGAATCCGGTCTATCATAATATATTGGACCAGTTCCAGGCTTGCCTGCTTTGCCTCCTCGATCATACTCGTGAAGTAAATTATTAACAAGAACTTCGTGTCTTCCAAGATATGTCCACATTACTTGAACGAATATTTCATTAGGTCTATACGGACGAATTCGGCCTGGCCGTCCGAGTATTCCGGAATTAATGTTCTGATTGTAGTGTAATGCTTTAGATACTTCGTGTATGATATGCCTAGTAATAAAACTATTACTTCGACTAGGCCAAGCAGTATTAATATGTATTGCTTTTAATTTTTGTGCTACTAGATCTGCCCAGGAAAATTTACTTGGCATTAGCTGGACAAGCGTCTTTCCAGTTTCATCAATATCTGACAACTCACTGCCAAAGGTAAAACTATCACCACCTGATATTACTAATTTAACAGACACCAGGCATGGCCTCTATTGACATATTAACAAATTTATCATCATACCAACGATAATTCCATTCTGCATATGCGTCTGATGTTTTTAAACTTTGTACATCTAAAAAGTTATTTAAAACATACCAAACAATAGGAGTATTCTCCGTATTAAAAGAACGTTCTAAGTCAACTTGTCCTACCTTTGGGTGCCCTAATGTTAATGAAGGATCATCTGGATCTAAATTATTACTTCGTAGCCAATCACAAAACTCAATTATTTTTCGTTCTCTCCATTCATGCTCTGAAAAATGTTCATTAGGCGACCAATTTATATCAAAATCGCCGGCGGCTTTAGTTTGTGTGTATAAAGCAGTTGTTATTTCTCCCAGTGAGCCCGATTCACCTCCTTCGTCATTAAATACTTCCCAATGAGTCTTGCCTACTGCTTTATTAACACCTACATATACACCGCCGAAGTTTTTTGTTAGTGCGTGGACACCAAACTCCGTAAAGTCCTCGTCGGAATCTAAGTTGAATCTAGGAGCGTTTAGCCAACACATTAATTGCGACTTTTGCATCCATTCTGGTGCTTGTACTAACTTACGATTACTTAATGCCCACGTTTCAAACTCGTGACATAATAAGTTTAATTGCCTAATATAGTATTTTGTTTCTTTGTCTGCTCTCCAATAATGATACGTCATTGATGTTTTTACGTCACCAGTATCGTGTCCTTGCAATTCTTCAAACCATCTGTGTAACCAATTAAACCTTTCATGATTAACCATTAGTCCAGGCAAGTCTATACCAACATCTCCATACTGTAAACAATTTTCTAAATTGTATTCATCTGTTTCTATTTTATAATCTATATTACTATGTTCGTTTATAAATTTAATTGCGTGATTTATTTCATTTAAAATTACTTCACCGTCCCTTTGGCCAAAAATAAATCCCATGAAACAATAGTTTTTTTCTAGTATTAAGTTTTGATTAAGTATGTCGTTTAGTGCAGTTAACCATTTACGTCCTAAAGGTGTGTCATAAACATCCATGTACACTTCCATAGTGCTAAAATCATCACTACGTAAACGCATTGTTAGTTTATCAAGTATTTTCATGTTAACCTTTTTTTAATTTTAGCACTAACAGCACCCATGTCTACCTTTCCTTGCCCTTTGGGTTTTATCCAACCCATTACTTTACCCATCTCTTTAATTGTTTTTGCGCCAGTTTCCTTAAAGGCTTCGTCTATTAACGCATCTACTTCTGCTTCGCTTAATTGTTTAGGCAAATATTCCTCTATTACTACCAAAGTAGACTCTTCTTTAGCAACAAGGTCTTGCCTATTACCCTTTGCAAATTGTTCAATGGAGTCTTTGCCTTGTTTTACCATTTTTTCAATGACACTTATTACTCCTGCTTCGTCTAACTCAGCACGATCATCAACTTCACGTCTTTGAATAGCGGCACGTAGCAAACGGATTGCTTCCAACCTTTGCTTGTCCTTTGAACGCATTGCGTCCTTCATGTCTTGCGTAATTTTATCTTTAAGCATCTAGTAAATCTAGTATTCGTTTTGACAAATACGCGGCATTTATTGCACCTGCTTTGCCAATAGACATACATGCAACTGGTACACCCTTTGGCATTTGTGAAATACTTAACAAACTATCCATGCCATTTAGTTCGGACGACATGGGTACGCCAATAACTGGCAGACTTGTGTATGCGGCGCATACGCCAGGCAATGCGGCCGCCATACCAGCGGCGGCAATAATTATTCTGTTGCCTCTTTCTTCTGCTTCTTCTACCCATTGTTTAACTTTCTCCGGATCTCTGTGTGCTGATGCTACAATATAGTCAAAGGGTATATCTTCCTCCTCTAAAATATCAACACAGTTGTTCATGCATTCACTATCGGATGGACTTCCCATGATAATTCCTACTAATCCTGCCATGCTTCTAGCCTCCTTTTAACTTCCTTGTATCCTGCTAACAAGTCACCTTTGTCAAACCTAAACAAATCTTTGTCAAAGGACTGCATTGTATTAACATCCCATAGACGCATTGTGTCAGGACAAATTTCATCTGCTAAAACTATGTCACCATATTGGTTAATTCCAAATTCTAACTTGAAATCTACTAGCACTAATCCCAAAGTGTAAAAAATTGCCTTGAGATACTTATTAACATCTCTAGTCATTGCAGTCATTGCTTTTAATTCTTTTTCACGAGAAGGTTCTAATGCTGTAATTGCCTCCCATGCTATAGGTGGATCACCTAAATCATCATCTTTAACACAATACTCTACAATAGCATGATTAAGTTTAGTTCCATTTTCTAAACCATAACGTTTACAAAATGTTCCTGCGGCAACATTACGTACAATTACCTCTATAGGAATTATAGCCACGTGATCAGCAACAATTTCTCTGTCACTAATCTTCTCTACATAGTGTGTCGGTACACCTAAATGTTCCATTGCACGTAAAAGTACGTCACTAATCCAACAATTAAGTTCACCTTTGCCATCAAACTCGCTTTTCTTTTCCGCGTTAAACGCAGTAGCATCATCTTTAAAGTACATAATGACTTGATTACGAAATTGCAACCCTTCGATTGACCAAATCTTCTTTGCTTTACCTTCGTATAACATATTATTCTTAACGTATTTCATTTTTTTATGTCCTTTCTTCCATACTTTTCTTGGAACTTACTTACTCGTCCCTCAACTTTTACTTTGCCTGCTCCACCTGTATAGAAAGGGTGACAATTAGAGCATACTTCCACGTATAAATCTTTACATAAGGTGGACCTGGTTTCGAATTCATTGCCACAATGGCACTTTACTTTTATTACTTCATACTTTGGATGTATATCTTTCTTCATGTCACCTTCCTTTACCTTTCGTCGTATATTGATCCAGTCTTTTGACCGTTGGTAACACCGTCACATGTATCTGTAATATGTTTAATAATACGATACGGGTCTGCATTACCTGCTGGACGCCTATCTTCCAAGTAACCGTGCCAATCATTTTGTGTAGTATAAATTGGAATTCGTATACTTGCACCGCGATCACTAACACCATAACTAAATTCATCTATGCTTTGTGTTTCATGTAACCCTGTTAAACGTTGGTCGTTGTCTGAACCATACTCTTTGATGCCAATTTCGTGAACCTTTCCTAATGCTTCACACATATTGGTCATTAATTGCTCCGTTCCATAACTTCTCATGTTATTATTAGAGAAATTTGTATGCATACCTGTGCCATTCCAGTCACCCTTTACAGGTTTAGGTGCAAGGTTAATTGACACGCCATGTTTTTCAGCAATTTTAATTAAAATATATCTTGCCATCCAAAGGTCATCGCCTGCTTTAACTCCTTTTCCTAAAACTTGGAACTCCCATTGCCCTAAGGCAACCTCTGCATTGGTTCCTGTAATGCCAATTTCTGCATTCATACATGCTTCGGTATGTCGGTCAACAATTTCTCTACCAACAACATTGTCACTACCTACACCACAGTAGTAATCTCCTTGTGCCCTTGGCTCTCCTTTTTTAGGCCAGCCTAATGGACGTCCATCCTGGTACATAAAGTACTCTTGTTCAAATCCAAACCACCAATCGTCACTAACATTCTTAACTGCGTGACGTGTATTACTAGGATGTGCTTTATTTTCTGAGTCTAAAACCTCACACATGACATAAGTTGCACTCATGTCTTCGCCTGTCATACGTCTTGTTGCATCTGGTCTAATTCTATCAAGCATATAATACTGTGAAACAGGATTTAAAATACAATCTGAACTTCCACCTTCCGCTTGTTGCGTTGATGAACCATCAAATGACCATCTTACTGCGTTGTTATCAATTTTTACTTTACTTCTTAATGAAGGTTCTGGCGTATAACCATCTAGCCAGACATACTCAAACTTTTTTCCGTGATTCATAATGCCTCCCACCATGATAATAATTGATCCTTAAGTATATCTTCTAAACGAACTTTATCGTTTCGTATTTTTTCTATTCTTAATACTCTTTTCTTGCCACCCTTTGCACCCTTTACGTATTCTTCGGGCCATTGTTCCTCGAAGTTGGGTCGATTTTTCATGTTCTCTAGGACATCTATTAAAGGTTTTTGCTTCCATGTATAAGGTTGACAATATTCTAACAGTTCGTCTATAAAACTATTTAGTATTCCCCTAGGTAATGACATGGGAGACATGATTATGTCAGGGGTAAATGCAAATGTCACCTTGGCCAACAGTGGAGTATCCAATTCTTTACTCAAGTCAAACATATTTTTTACTTCGTAAAGGCCCGGAAGGGTTAAAGTGAAGTCCAAACGCATTTGGTTTGGAGTTTTTTGGTGTTCCATTCCTAATTTGTAGTATTCCAACCACGTGTCATAGTGTAAACCATCCCTAATGTACTCACCAATGACATTAGTTCCGTCAATTGACGCACAAATTTGCCAATCTCTTATGTTGTCAAGGATGTCTTTAAACAAATGACATCCCTTGTACTCAATTCTTGACAGGTTTGTGTTGTATCTTGCATAAACTTTTGCTCCGTCACCTAGTTCTATAATTTTTTTCATGTAACGCCAGTGTTCTTCCATCATTAATGGCTCTCCACCTACCCAATATATCTCTTCCACACGGTGGTCATTAACTGCGTCACTAAATTCTTGCTCAACTACACTACTTTGGAACTCACTTATCTTTTTTCTTACGTCCGGTCGCATCCAATTATTAGAAATGTCATTGTAATCTACCATGTCATTGACTTTTTCTTCCGATTCCCACGCACTACTTAACATGTCACCACACATTCGGCACTTAAAGTTACACAAATTACTAAATCGGTAGTCCCAGCTGACAGGTTTCATGGTAGTATAACCCGTGTCATCCGTTTTTTCCCATATGTCATTGTATTTTTCTTTAAACAAATGCCAAAAGTAGTCCCGGTATACGTCGGTATTGAGTAATTTCTCATTACACACTTGGCATTCGGGTATGATGTCACCGTTCATGTGCGCCTTTCTTACTCTTTTCATGTGGTCACTGTTCCAATGTTGCTCTAATGTCATTGGTTTATACGTTCCAGAGCCAGAATCAGTGTCGATATACTGCTTAAAAGCGTTGGCCGGCTCTCTAGACGCACAACATAAGCGTCTTTCGGACTGTGGTGAAATGTAGGTATGCACGAAAGGGGCAAGACAGAGCGATTTTGGTTTTACGGTTGGTTTTTTGCTTTCCATTTTTCTTTCTGCCCTTGGTGCCTGTAACCCAGAAATTCGCACAATCTGGGGTCGACCTCCACGAGTTTCTGCCCCCGAATCGCGTCTATTTTGTAAATTACGTCATGCAAATACGCACGTTCATGCTCCAAGTCACTGACTTCATGGTAATACATGTACTCTACAATACTTTTAATTACCTTCAAGAACTCATCCCGGTGTTTAAACGCAGTGAGCCTGTCAACCGCGTTCCAATTGTAATGGAGGAGTCCGTAAGCAATCTCGTCCTTGGCCCAATCGGGTAGAATTGAAATGTTAAAGTGCTCTGGCTGGTGCATGAGATTAAGGTACCAAGTGTCTAAGTTTTCAATGTCCCTGATCCACTGCTGGAGATGAATTAGAGACGCAATATTAAACAAAGACAGGGTGGTACAAATCTCAGTCTCCATATTTTCTAATTTATTTGCACACAAGTAATTAATGTTGTAATTAACCTCGTCCCACTTGGCGCCAGACCGTTGGTACTCAAACTTCTCCCCAACGTCATCCACAGAAAAGGAAGCCTTGACCCCTTTGAAATGAGGCCAAATGTTTTCCAAAGCATGGAGAGGCAACTGCGTACCATTTGTGTTGTAATGAAGGTAGATGCGACCTGCAAAACCATCCCGAACGGCCTGCTCTAACAACTCAAAGTGCTCGTTAATTAACCAAGGCTCTCCTCCAGTAAACTCTAAATGAACCACTCCCGGCAGAATCTCTTCCAAGTTGCGCCAGAAGCGATCGTTTGTTCGAGGCCACTGCCCTTGCTTTTGCCACTGGTACGCTTTTAAGTCCTTTATTTCACTCTTTTGAACACCTTCAAACTGAACAGCGACATCTATTTCATCCTGCGCCCACTTTGAACTACTCATCGGCCCACAAATACGACACTTTAAGTTGCAAATGGTTCCTAGTTTTAAGTCTAAATAAACCAGGTTCGAGTCATTGACTTCATTTGTAAAAACGTAGTCCAACTCTGGGTATTTTAAACTGAATTGCTCTGCCCAAATTAAACGTTTAGAAGTTATTCCTTGAGACTCTTCATCCCAACACTTCTTACAGTTAGAAGGCTTTTTACCTTGCAGAAAGTCTGCCCTCATTTGTTTCATATGCTGAGAGTTAAACGCCTCCTTCAGAGTACAAGTTGATAAGTTATAAGGATTACGATCTTCATCCAGGACAGGACCTTCCGTCATACAACAAGGCTTTACGTCCCCAATTGCAGACGCTTCTAAATGAATAAACGGTAAGTAACACAGAGTAGGAATTGCTTTGAACGCAGGGTTTCGAACACGGTTGAGATCATCCTTAATTGACAAAACTAAACTCCGGAAAGGTTTCATTAAACGACTCAGAACGAATCTTATCCATTTTAGCGGTGAGTGCCATAAACTCTAAGAATAGTCTAGCATTGCTCGGTTGTTCAATAAAGTTAATTGCACTTTGAAAACCATTGGTTGCACGTTGGAGAGGATCGATTGGACTAAGATAGTCGATATGTCGTTTGTATTTTTCTATTACCGCCTCCTTATCTGGCATTGGTAAATTGTCTATACGGTAATGCGGAGGATTCATTAGTATATTCACGTTAAAGTCAGGTGCTCCTATTAGGCCATAGTTGATCCATTCTTTATGAAAGTCTGGCATATGATACGAATTCAGTATACTCAACGTGCAACTTATATAGAAATCAACGTTTGGGCATACTCGTAACATCTGTTCTCTATTATCGACTATATCTTTCCATACAGTTTCTTTCCTTATATACTCTCCTCGCATACCCGAACCGTCTAATGAAGCACCTATACTAACGGAGTCAAACTCTTTCCACATATCCAGTATACTCAATTGCTTATATTTGAGTTGCGAAAAATTGGTATTGTATATTAACTTAACGTCGGTTCTATTTTGCTTTAGTAATTCGGCAATAATCTCCCAATGTGCGGCCATCATTAGGGGTTCTCCACCAGCGAAATATATCTGTTCTACGTATGGTATATGCCTGATACACTCTTCGATATCCAGATTACACGTAATAACCTTACTATTTGTAGGGGAATTTTGGTGTAATTTAACATAATCCTGATACCAATTGCTTGAAAACAGGGGACCACACGTTCGACAGCGAAAATTGCATAGGTTGCTAAACCGAACATCCCAGTATATTATCTCATAGTCTGGTTCTATACTATTGGCCTTTGCTATATGGTGTCCGAAATGTTTATTCGCTGATACCCGGCCGCTCATAAAGCCATTCTTATCTTGTTCATAACACTTGACGCATTCTGGATTGTGTAGTCCATCAATCATTCTATTACGTATATTCACCATATGTTCGCTATGCCAAATTTCCTCCAGCGTGTTATCATTTAGATTACCGACTGGCATATCCATCTCACTCATACAGCATAGATGAACAGAACTATCTGGGTATGCGTGTAAATGTGTCCAAGGATACATACAGAATGATGGGTTTTCTTCTAATACCAATTGTTGGTATAGTGAAAGATCATTCCAATCAATCTTTAGTGGCTTTTTATCATTATAGTCCATCGTTATTCTAGGGCCCTGTCTATTAAGACCTCTCCGGGAAGGTTTTGAATAGTGGTATCAACTCTGGGAATACCGTTTGAAAATCTTCATTACGGTGGTTATCATACTTGGTAATTTCTTTACGGAACTCTGGTATAAGATCCGTTCTATCTTCACTATACATAAAGTTGATTGCACTCTCGAAACCATTGGTGGCTCGCTTAATGTCGTCGGCATCTGCTATACTACTTATGTGTTCTTCGTATAGTGACTTAACTTCTTCCTTCATATAGTCGGGTAGTATACTGAGTCTATAATAGTCGGGCCCTTGGAGAATGTTTACATGAAAGTCGTATACGCCTATAAGGCCGCGCTCTACCCAATCGTTATGAAAGTCTGGTAGGTGGTATGCGTTTAATACCTGCAATGTGGCACTGGGAAAAAAGTCTACGTCTGGGCACACATCGAGCATGTCGTAACGATTCCTTACTATAGTATCCCACACCGTTCCCTTACGTATATACTCTGCTCTATCACCCATTCCATCTAACGATGCTCCTATACTGACATCATCGAATAATCTCCACATATCGAATACTGAACGCCCCTTATACTTGACTTCGCTAAAGTTAGTATTGTATACTAACGATACATCTAACTTATCTCGCTTAATCAATTCATCCATTATACGCCAATGTTCTTCCATCATTAAAGGCTCACCTCCTGCCCAGTATATCTTATGGAGATTGTCTATATATGGCTCTATCATTTCCCAGTTTAATTGCTTATTACCTCTCGTATAACTTATTTTCTCTATATCCGATTGCCCATACATACTGTTATACTCGTTTACCCAATTAGAACTAAACTGTGGCCCACACATCCTACACTTAAAGTTACACATATTGGTAAAGCGAACATCCCAATAGATTGGATTAACTGGTGATGAACCATCAGGAGTGGTGGTGATATCCTTTATACTATATGCGAAATTTCTATTACTCTCATTACGTAATGAATAAAACCCATTACGCTCCTTCTCATAACACTTATTACACTCCTTACACGGTATGCCATTGAGCATATTGTGTCGCATAGTCCTATAGGAGGCATTGTTCCATACTTCTTCGAGTGTATAATCTCTAAGATTACCTATAGGTTCATTAGGCTCTGCCATACAGCACGGGTAAGCATTACCATCGGACCATCCGTGTATATGGATCCACGGTAGCATACAGAATACATCACTATTACATAATAAGTCACGTTCTTCTATAGTAAAGAAGCTATTAGGCAACGATTGTTTATTACGATCCAATAACAGTGTAGTGGTATTGAATGGTGTATCTTTGTTAAGGTAACCTTTATCCATAATATTTTAAAATAAAAAAAACTTTTTGAAAAAGAAAAAAGAGTTGGGGCGTAGTGACAATGCATGTGGTAGAAAAAACAAATCGGGCATGTTGTATGTTTCTAATTTTTTTTGTCGCTCGAAATATTCTGCCCTATAGGAAAAAATTTTCCCCGTCGTTCGACAACCCGACAGATAACCCGACCCTACCATCTCCAGGGTAACATACTCATACCCAGCAGATTTAATAACAGTTCCATCACAATAACAAACACCAAACCTCCGCCTAGTTGCCATGCCCACCACTTCCATCCTGTAAGACTACGTGACCAATTAGCCAACTTACTGTTATGTGCTTTGTCGTACGCACCTGTTTTATTGCCTATCTCACTTGCCCAGTAGTTAGGATCCACTACGTTCTTTATTGTTTTTAATAGTTTTATTATCATAAGCGTTTAATTACCATTAGTTGCTCATACCCTAGGAAGTTGTTTACGATTACTTCATGCTCACCCGTACCACATAATAAAGTTAGTGATAACAGTATTCCTATGCAGATGCCACACACTATTAATAGTAGTGCAGTACCCCAACGTGGTATGTTTTTTAAATAATTCATATATTCAAATCCTCCGCCCTGCATTGTTATGTTCCGATATGGTATCTACTGTGTAAAAAATTTCGCCAAACCAGGTGTTTCGGCTGGGTGTGACTCGGCCCCGCCCACTTTAGCGTATTAGTCATGGGGTAGTTCCTCATACCATTGTTTTAAGTTAGGGAAAGTCTCTGTAAAGTTCTTGTTTCGTCGTGTGTCGTATTGTTTATAGAAGTGATAAAAGTCGTTCTGTAGTGCTTCTGGTTCGAACGTATCGCTGTGTGGTTTATCTACTACACTTAAATAATCTAACAGTCGTAGTATGTGATTGCCTTCCATTTCGTGTAGATTGTCTTCGTTTAAAACAAGCCATTGCTCTAAGTTGTCTCTGTATTGTTGCCGTATTGATTGCGGTAGCACTAGTGGAGATTGGAAGGATGGAAACCTTAATATGTTTAAAGTAAACGTAGGAAAGTCACGTCCGTACTGTTGTTTAAAACTCATTACGTGATCTAAGAACTTTGGCAAGGAATCCAAGCACAAACTGTTAATAGTACACATCATATGGAAGCCTTCTAAATTACCGTCCCTACATACACGATGGCAGTTTTCTACCCATTTATCCCATACTAATCCGTCTCTAATATACTCTGCTTGTGCGCCGAATGCTTCACAAGATGTATATAGATGTAAGTGTGGAATATGTTGTGCGTTCTCTATAAAGCGATCTATTAGTTCGTCTTTAGCACCTAAGTTAGAATTGATAGCGAGCCTCATATCGGACTTTTTGTCTGTTAGTTTGAACCATTCAAATAACTTCCATATTTCGCCCGACATTAAGGGTTCGCCACCAGTTATCCTAAACTCATCTAGTGTTTCGTGTAGTTCTTCTTGCCACCATTGCCAAAAGGCTTCTGTAAATGGATTTGTTTCGTCGTGCTTATATAACTGTGCTTCGTTGTGTTGATGTGTGAAATGGTTACGGCCGTCTGACTTTAATTTCTCGTAGGAACCATTGTTCTTTATATCCTTTACCCAGGTACTACTAAAAGCAGGATTGCAATAAGAACAAGCAAAATTGCAAGTCCTATCAAAGGCGGCCTCGAGAGTGCGTAATGCAAAGTTTTCTTCGGCATCTTTTTGTCTAACATAATGTACGTCCTCCTCATCATATATGACGCTTTTATGGACACGATCGGATATAGCATCGGGCCCAATATCTTCTATTTTCCAACAGTATTCACAACCGGGTGGCCTTTCGCCTGCAAGCATTTGTTCTCTATCTTGCTTTTTTTGTTTTGTATTATGAATAGCTGATGAATTATTTAGTAGTTCTTTAATATCTATTTTGTGTGCCGGCGGGTGGTGACAACTAGTAGTCATACCACTTCCAAGCCATATAGTAGCGTTTCGCCACTTGGCCATACAAAATGATGGACTTACTGTCTCGTTAAGCCATCGTTTAATTTTTAAATCTGATTCTCTACCTGGTGTTCTTAATGTCATGAGAAGTATTGCTCAGTTGTCCATTGACCGCTAAATGCTGTTGTAGCACACGCTCTATGGCATACTTTATCTAAATGTTTAGATAGTATGTTCTTTTCTAAATTATACCATTTCGTTGATCTATCATTGATATTTACTATAGGATCACCCCACTGGTCATCTTTTTGTGCATGTGCTACGTGTGTCCAACAACATGGATACCATAATCCTTCTGCACTTAAATAAACACTTTTCTGTTTTTCCACGTGGCATGCAAACTCTTTATCTTTCATTTCAAATGAATGATTGGTAGGCGGCTCCAATCCAGTGTTGGGGTTATGTGCAAATCTGCTAGTTGCTTTAGTTTTAAATGCTTTAAATCCCATATCCTTTGCTAATTGTTTTGCTTCGTCTATCTGGTGTTCGTTGTGTTTAAATACAATCATGTCCACTTGCCCTACACCTCCTGCATTGATAAATGTTTTAGCATTTTTCATTAAGGTTTTCCATACAACATTTTTTCTATATAAATGATTAGTATCTTCTAATCCATCAATAGCAAATATAACACGACTAGCAGGGTTGCTTCTTGTTAGATAAGCAATATGAGTCCATAATTTTGTGCTTCCTATCCCACCATTTGTGTGTATTGAAACATGCGTTTGTTGATTCATTTGTCCAATCCATAACATCATTATGCGTAAATCTTTACACGCGATAGGATCTCCAAATGAACCACAAAATTGTACATGGTCTAAGTTGTGTATTAATGGTTTTACTAATGTTTTAAATTGATTAAATGATAATTCTTTATTTTCCATAGTCCTATGATAACCCTGTAGAGTTCTAATACACATAGGACACTCTGCCTGGCATACTGTAGTGGGTTCTACATGTAATTTTTTAATATCCGCTACAAAAGTCAACGTGCTAACCTCTCACATTCTTCCCACCAATATATCATTTCAGGGAATGTTTTTATAAAATTAGTGCCACGACGTTTGTCGTGCTCAGTAAAAAAGCGATAAAAGTCTGCTTTACAGTTGTCTATATACTCTGGATCTAACTTATCACTCTCTTGCCACCACGCCAAGTCGCGTTGCATACGTTGGACTTCATAATCCTTAAAGCCTTTAAAGCGAGTTTTCTCATCTTCCATGTTATCCAACATCCAACATATGTTCTCATCGTGTATATCTTGATATGGTTCAGGCAATAACTGTATGCTTTGCCAAGCAGGCTGTCGCAATAACGGCGTATCAAACCATACACGTTGATAAGTTTCGCTGTATGCTTGTCGCAAACCGTGTATATAGGCTAATAACTTATCCATTCCTGAAACACTTAAATTATTATATGTTATAATAAACGTTAAAGAGTTTCTATACGGAACTTCCGTTAAGTATGTGTTGATGTTATCACACATCTTATTAAAATCTAACCCATTACGTATATACTCTGCTTGTTCCATCCAACTATCTACACTAACGTATTGCATAAAGTGTTCTACCTTCTCATCTAAACATATACGTTTAACTTTATCTAAATACTTGTCAAACAATTTGTTGTCTACAGGACTAAAGTTACTTGTAACGTTTAAATGTAAGTCGCTTTTGGGGTTGTCTATAATGTAATCAAATACTTTATGCGTATTTTTATCCATCATAGGTTCACCACCAGTCATACGGAAATGCTTTAAGTCTTTATATAAGTCAGGCCACCATTCCCAAAACGCATGTACATAAGGATTATATTTGCTGTGTGGTATGCAAGGATTAATCTCAAAGTGTTCAGGTGCGTTATGTGGTTTAGATGTAGGCCATGCACCGTGTTGTTTCATTTCCTTTTCCCACGCAGTACTAAACTGTGGACTACAGTAACTACATTTTAAGTTACAGTTATGATTAAAGTTTACTTCTACATAACGCGGGTTCTTATCTGCATCCCACGGAGCATTAACTATATTATCAAAGTCCATCTGTGCCCACGGCTCACCACTTCTGTAATGTCTATCACTCATATGCCCAGTATCTTCTATGTTCCAACAGTACTGGCACTCGCTAGGACGTTCGCCTTCTAGCATAAGTTTACGCATTTCTTTCTTATGTTGTGTATTATGTAATGCAGATGGAGTGTCTAACTCCATTTTATGCAGTGGTGGATGATAGCAACTGTTGTTTAAGCCTGTAGGTAAATGTAAACTAACTTGATTCCATTTAGCAAGACAAAAGGATGGAGACACTGAGTCTAACTGTACTTTAATATCCTCAGCACTTCTATAGAAATCTGACTTAAACTTTCCATCCTTAACTTCTATTTTGTCGCCCTTATTATCTTTATAAAGTTCCATTACCAACCTTCAATGCCGCGTATTACATCTAATTCTTGTATCATTATATCGTAGTTTGTATGCTTGCTGTAATGTGCTTTAAAGAACACACTTGCCTCAGCACTCATCTCACATATAGGCATGTTTAGTTTGTTTTGTAATATTTCACCTATTACTTGTGATTCTATTTCAGGATCCTTATCTTTATATTCTGCATTAAACATTTCATTTAAATATTTGAAGTCCCTTACATTAACATGCTCCCAATCAGTAAGCATTGTTAAAAATGTCCCTAAACGTGCGCCGTATATACTCCATATGCCATGCTCAACATCACGCCCAACAGTTTGCCATATGCATAAGTTATCGAAGTTGCGAGCATGTACTTGCTCTTCAAATGTTTTTAAATCAGGTTTAGTTCCTTTGTTTAAAACCATTTTAACACCTTCTCTAAACCCAGCACGCCATGCGTGTAATGCTGAGCCATTTGGGTATGTTGTACTATAGCAGTTATGCATTGGTCTGTAATTATCGTCAAAACAAAACTCTACTAATGTTTCATCAGAACCATCAGTGTTTTCATGTGTAGTCATGTTTAAAACAAAGTCTACAGGCCAGCAACTTAAACCACCATTGCCATACATTAGTCCGTTAATAACATTACGACCCTTCCATCTAAACACACAATGTTTAGTAACATCATCTAGTGTTAGTTGTAAGTTAAAAAACTCTGGATCAGGTAAATTATCACCATCTATTAAAACAAATCGCTCAGTATCACAAGCATTGGCAGCCGCTTTATGGGCGGCATCCGAACCATATACACCATCAATGTGTATTGCCCAAGGTACCATGTTTAGTATCTTGGCCCAAAACTCATCTTTTTGTGGCTCGTCGTATGTTAAGTATACGCAATCTAAGTCAGCAATGTCAACTATTTCAGTCATATTCTTTTTTAAACATGTCAAGACATTGACGATAATTAATACATTTTGGAAAATTTGAGTTTGTTTGATTGTATGTTCCTGCAAGTAATTCTTTTCTACATATAACATCCATATGTAAAGTAGGATTGAGGTGCTGGAATATACGATGTGTTCTCATCATATCTCTTGCCGCTTGTCGGCATTCTCCTTCTGAATGCATTCGTATATTATACCAAATATCATTCTCACCATTGTATTGTCCATTAAATGGACCCACACTTAACATTATCATTAATAACCATGGTTCCCACATTGTATTTCCTCATGTATTGAATTCCTTTTCAAATTTATTGGCTTCCGCCTTTTTCTCGAATGACACTTTTACACCTAAGGCGTAGACAGTATCATCTAATATATATTCATTCTTACAATTTTCTTCACACCACGACTTAACGCTTCTGTAAATTTTAATTGCTTTTTTAAAATCTTTATTTTTGATAATTTCCCCCTTCTTTACTTCCCAAGGGAATTTAGCATGTTTTACAATCATCTTTTCTCCTGTTGTAATTGATAATAATTTTCATCTCTATTGAATACTACTTCATCAGCAGTAATGACTTTTTTGATAATTCTATGATCTTTTTCTGTTACATACACAGGCAAGTCAGGATCTAATTCTGTTGCGTGTGTTACTTTAGTATATTTTCTTAAACGGTCATGTACATCATGTTTAACTGGTTCTAACTTGCCTTTAACTATTACCCAGTCAGTAATGTGATTAGTATCTAACCATTTAGAAGGAACCTTGATATGTGTTCTTATATCTTCTTCTGGCGATGCTTCATATATTATACCTTGATCAGTATAATATAAACAATAGTCAGGCTTTTCATATTCTAATTCAACATGAGTTTCAATTGCTTCAATTAAATCATCAATGCCTTTTATAGCAGAACTTTTGTTTAATGGCTTAATTCCTTTCATAGTATTCTATTGTTTTATCTGCTAGGTATTCTTTACACTCTGCGCCATGTACAGGATATATTTGTGGCTCTACACCTAATATTAATCCAACATCATCACTATACTCTATATTAATAATATCTTCTATCTTATGCGATTCTGGCCAACCTAGTATGCTATTTTTCATATGCACAAATGTTGGATAATCTAATACATTGTTTGTATGTGTATACTCTGCTTCTTGTAACACTAATGCTATTGCCAACGCAACATCAGTTGTAGGCTTTTCATCCCTACAATTCTTTAATTGTTGTGATACTTCATCCCAATTTTTATAAACCCATTTTAATGTTTTAAATAGTTTTAGACTATTTTCACCATACCTGAAGTACATAAACCCACTATAAGTGTTAGGTAAGTTATTGATATCAAAGAGTTTTCTGTACTTGCGTGAGTTAGATATAGAACCGTCTAGTTTGCGAACATTTGTCGCAATCATTACTTCCTGCTCACGCATAAATGTCCACCAATGATCTATATTGCGTGTAAACACAATATCACAATCTAACTTAACTGTCTCTTTAAATGGTGTTATTGACCATGCTTTCCATTCATTGCCTAATTTCCATGCGTCATCCTCACTATCATCACCCCACGGAATGTCTATTACATAGTCAAATACTTTGTAATGTTTCTCTGTTAATTGTTGTTTAGTATTGTTGTCTACAGCAATAGCAAACTTGTTTATGGTTTGTGTTGCTTTTAAACTTAATCCACAGGCGTATGCTAGTTTTAAATAATCAGTATCGTCGTTATTCTGAACAAATGTAAAATACCCAATTTGTTCATCATGTTCCTTGATTCGCTTCATGTGTAAGTGTTGGTTGTGTTGCGTATCTTAATATTTCATCTACATGTTCTATAATACTATGTTTGTTCATAATATGCACATTAGTATTTTTTATGTATGCTATCTCTCCATCAGCGTTATACACAAGAGTTCCATCTTCTCGAACATTTTCAAGTGTAAATTGTGAGGGGAGGGTAAAGAGTGGATCTAAGATATAATGTTCCAAACTTAATAAATTATATGCAATACTTATAGCATAGTCATTCCTGTATGGACCCATCTTGAAATTATATAAGTTATAATAGTATTGATAGTTGTCTTGTACTAATTTAACTAGATTAAAAAATTCTTTTGCTGTATTATTTTTAGTAAAGTATAATACAGTTGCCCATAACATTGGAATACTACTCCAATGTAGCATTTTTTCGTCTATAAGACTTTCTTTTCCTGTAATATCATAAGCGGTATTGTGGCATATTAACTCTTTATCAGATTGAAATAGCCACTGCAATGAGTTATTAAACATTAGATAGTCTACATCTAGCAGTAATGTTTTTTCATACGGAGTTAAATCGTATGCTTGTGGGCGAGTTTTATTATGCCAAGTGACTTCTTCTGTCTCTCCATTAGGGTTTCTAAATGTTCTACGTCCACTGTTACCTGTCTCGACCAATATAACATCATCAAAAGGACCATCGATAGAGTTATCAGTGACTAATGTAACTCCTGTATTAGGTAAGTGTTTGCGTACAAGTAACGCACAGAGTTTGGCAAGTTCTGTATATTTTATAGATTCGTTATCGTATGCAAATAATAGTACGCCATTTTCGGTAGGCATTAGATTTGTTCGGGTTTTCTTGTTGCCCTAATAGTTTTGATATCTTCGAGATATTCGTTATTGACTTCATAGTATCGTTGCCACAGTTTCTCAGTAAAGTCTCGTGGATTTTCTATTAATATAGGATTATCATATGAATCTAATACTACTGTGGGATTTGCTTTTAAGTCTGCCGACTCTGCTATCGCGGAACGTAGCGACATTAATTCGGCAAAATTAATTAATTCTCTTGTTATTTTAAATAAACCGCTGTTATAAGGGAGGGATAGTAAACCTAAAGTGGTCTCACGCTTTGTTGCGTGAGCCACTTTTTGGTTAAATTTCTTTTTTACTGTATCTTTCACACTCATATAAAATATTATACATTAGATACAACAAATTGTCAACTATTATGACTGACTAAAACTTGTATTACTATATGAAGGTGCCGCACTCCAACTTGCATTATTTAATGAACTTGTGTTTGGTGTTCTATGTGTAATAGTATCTGTTACTGTACCATCTACAGTATCATTAAATGTATCACCAGCCGCATCAGACCATGTAACTACAAATGTTAGTATGTGTCCATTATCACCATTGCCGCCACTATCAACAGCATTAGTTTTTGCTTCTATCTGAATAAAGTTAGCAGTATAAGGGTTATCACCTTCCATCTGTTTAAACAATGTTTGGTTTGATGTTGTCATATCTTGATAACCAATAGTTGTTGCCAAGGTTGTTGTTGATCCAGAACCACCTGACTTGGTTGTGCCTTGTACAGCAAAAATAACTGTACCACACGCTGTTGCCAAATTCGACCATTCTGTATTCTTTGTATGTGAAGTACCGCCTGATCTACTAAAACTAAAGCGGGTTGAACCGCCACAATTGTAATAATATCTTGCCGCATCAGCACTGGCAAAAGTTAATGTAAAAGTATGTACTGTACTTGTTGTCCAACTTCCTGAACCACTCTCTGTGCTTGTGGTATCAGCATATTTTCCACTGTCAATATTGTGTCTATTTGTGTTAATCAATGCTGTATTTGCAGCTAATGCTGTAAATGCACTAATTGTATCGCCTGCGTTTGGTGAGGTAATCGACGTTAGAGTAGTGCCTTGGTGTGCCGCGGCGCTTGTCTCTCTTGCTAAAAGTGTAGACCATTGGGTGGCAGTTACAGTATCACCAGCTGAGACCGAGGAAAGTGTATTTGATTGGCCGTAGCCTTGATCACCACTTCCTGTCCCCCAGTTAGTATTAAAATCAGATACGAAACTGTTATAGTGAGCTGCTAGAATCGTATCACCTGATGTATATGCCATATTCGATTTCTCCTAGGATAAATTATCGTTTTTTCTTTCTCGAGAATAACGTATATCGTTATGTATCTATATTTAGCAAAAGCAAATAGTTTTTAAACTACTTTAACAATGCACATAACTAATGTAATATGTGTTTCCTCTTTATCAATATCGCTTTCTAAGGCCCGCCCAATAACATTCCATGGAGTGCATTCTTCTTTAGAAGCTTTTCTTGCTGTGCCATTACCTGCTGAAACTAATCTATCACCCTTAGTAACTGGGCCTGATACTTTAACTGGTACACGACCTGCAATTGCTACTGTGACGCCGTCTTCTTCACTGTTCATTAAGTATGCTGGATATGAACTAACAACACCTAGCACATCTTCTGAAGCATCAGTTTCACACATAGTAACTTCATGCTCACCACCAATTTGCAATACTGTTCCTGGATCATATGCATAATCTGCTGTAAAGTTTTCCGCCAAGTCAGCATATTTCGCTTGTGTTGAAATACCCGTCATTGTAGCACATTGTATGTTTGCGTATGAATCAATTGCTACATTGCCTGCTGTTGAACCTGTTTCAGTTGTATTAACTGCGGCCCATTGGTCTTGAGATTCATCCCAAATCCAACCTGTGTTAGGCTGAGTGCCACGCTCTACTATTAAACCAGAATCAAATGATGGTGCGCCGGTTACATTCTTAGCAAGAACAATTAATGGATCTTCTACAAGTAAGTTGTTTGTATTAAGTGTAGTAGTTGTGCCACTAACTGTTAAGTCACCTGCGATAGTTACTGAGTTTGTTGAACCACTAATAGTAATAGCAGTTGCTGGTGAACCACCTTGGTTAATACCAAATAGTAAATTACCGTTGCTTGTAACGTTCTTAATTGTTACATCATTACCAGATACACTCATTGATAAATCAGAGTCGACACCAATGGTCATACCATTATCATTGACAACGCCAAGTGTTCCACTTGTTGTATCGTTAGCATTTGAACGCAAATAATTTGCGGCCGCAACACCACCCAACTTATCGGAGTCTGTTGCTGTGCCTGTATATTTTGCGCCTGTTACATTTGTACTTAAATTATATCCTGGACTTACTGTTGCAAATCCTGATATAGCAACGTTTGGTGTAAAAACACTATCTTTAGAAACAATTCCTACTAATGTATTAGCAACATACATTTTTACTACTGTGTGTGTTCCTGATGCATTATCTACTATTGTATCTACTATTGCTCCACTTAATACACCACCCGAATAACTTGGTCCAATAACAATCCACGCTGAACCATTCCATGCTTTTAATTGATCATTTGTAGTATCAAACCATAAATCACCTTCTACTGGGCTCGAAGGTGCTGAAGATGCGGATGTAACACCACCTGATTCTACCCAAGCTGTTCCGGTATATACTTTGAGTGCGGTATTTGTTGTGTCCCACCAGAGCTGGCCAGCGAGTGGTGAGGACGGTTGGGAGGAGTTAGCAAAGTTTTCTAGTAGTTTTACGAAGTTTTCATTTTGAACTTCACCATAACCGGAATAGTTTTTACCAATTAAGGTTAAATTCGTTGTAGTGTCTAATGTTCCATCCGCAATTACGGATAAAACTGCACCACTCGTTTTGTTAACTGTATATGCCACTTTTTATCTCTCCTGAGTCGACTTTTTAAAATACGTATATTTCTATTTATCTATTATGTTGCACTACTTAGATTCGTTAATGTTTGTATCCTTATCGTATAATCTATTTGAATTAACCGATTAAGTGATTTTTGTACTGGGTGAAATACTACATGTGTTAATAAATTACCTGTAGCAATACCACCTGATTCCCAACTTTTTAACCCTAATTCATCAAAAACATATGACCCATCTAGTGCTGATGAGTTATCAAATGCCTCTTGCCCTGCAGGCTCTCCATAATCAAGCAAACAAGTTACTAAAATATCAGTATAAATTGTACCACTTGTGTGGCTTATAGTCATTTTATTTCTTGTAGGATCTGTATTTGAGGAACTAGTTCCATCAACAACTTTGTAATAAGTTTTATTATACAAATCCGAAGACGCACCTGAATTGTTAGCAGGTAGATATGTTATAATGCCTGTAGTAGACACGGATGTGCCACCATTACCGAAGTGCATTTCGTGTATAAAGCCAGTAGTCTGATTAGAAATACTGTCTGCTAATGCTTTGGAAAAGTTTTCATAATGAATAGCGTTACGTTGTTCTACAAATACTTCTTCCGAATCTGGATCAAATATTTTAATAAAACCCTCGACGTTTACGCCTGGAATTTCGTTAGGTTGTTTCTCTTGCATTTCTTCTTGCTCTTCACTGGTTTCTTGCTTGATTTCATTGTTTTCCATCTGAAGTATTTATCCTATTATATTACCTTGGGAGTTGATAGCGGTGCCTCTTTAAGGAACGTTACTTCCTTACCAGTTGCCATACCCAAACCTAAGCCGTTTGTAGCCGCGGCTGGTGTTGTTCCTTGATCATACCAAACTTTAGTATGTACTGTTGATCCTGGAATTAATTGTTGTTTACTGCCATCTACTACTTCACTTGCTGAAGCATGTGTAGCATGAGCACCTGTGCCCCATGTGCCACGACGTATTCTTTTTAGTTTATTACCATCTATTTCCCAATATTCTATACGCTCGCCATTAATGAATATCACACCTGGCGTTGCTGTTGTTGGAACAGGTGTCAACAATTTAGTTGCGTCTGTTACATTAATTTCTATATCTGTCATTGCTAATGCTGTAGACAGTGTTGTTGTATTTGCTGATGCAATTCTATAGTAAGATGTCTTGTCAAACATATCTTTCCAAATTCTAAAAGCAATACCAGGTCGTTGTTCTGCTTGTCTCATACCACTAACAGTAATCATATCTGACGCTAATATGCTACCACTTAATGGAGTCATTACTAGTTTAGTTCCAGTTATATAGTAATCGTGGTTAGCAATTTGTGGTACACCATTTAACCATACCCATACATAATTTGAATTATTTTCTAATGCGGATATATCATATATTGGTGTTGAGATTGATACACTTACATCACCAGCATAACCAGACGAATCATAAATTACTGCATCATATTTTTCTAGTGAAGTAGCCGTTGCAACTGATGTGCCTTTTATTACAATTGTTTTGCCTTTGCTATATCTCTGATTAGCAAATGACTGTATAAACAATTTATCACCTGTAGCAATTGTTCCAGCAGTAACAGATACACCGCTACCATTTTCAAGTATAATTTGATAATCATTTGGAATCCAATACTGCCCGTTTCTAACTGTAATTGCTATTTCTGCACCTGCCGCTGGTACTTTACCAACAGCAAATGTTATTTCATCACGTGGTGGTGTTCCACCAGTAAATGTATAATCTGTTGTAAGTGTTTTTAATACACCATCTACGTGTACCTGAACCATTGCATCAGTTACTGAAGCATATGCAATAGTTGGATTAGACGGACAGGCATATACAGCAGTTGACCCATCACCAGTATAGTATTCTGTATCTGGTGGATTCAATCGTTCATTATTTAAATACACAAACACTTTTGCGGCGTCAGGACCAAAATCAAAGAAGTTATCCTGACCATATGTATAAGTGTAACTTGCAGGCCATGTTGGACTGCCGGGAACAGTAATTGTTTGTTCTTCACTTTCAACCTTAACAAATGGTCTAATTGCTTCTATTTTACCATCAGTTACAGTAGCAGTTGCGGTTGCTGTGCCTGCAATTGTAACAGTTGGTGCTGATGTATATCCAGTACCTGCATTTGTTACAATTAATCCACTTACTTTGCCTTCAGCATTGATAACTGCTGTAGCAGCTGCCGCACTACCTCCACCTCCACTAAATGTTACTGCTGGAGCCGATGTGTAGCCACTGCCTGCATTTGTAAGTGTTAATCCTGACTTATTGAATGTATGTACTCGTATGCGGCCGCCACTTGGAGGTGCTGACGCAAAAGTTAATTTTGTTTTTTTATAATAACTGGTTGCTGTCCATGTTGGATTATTTTCTACACCGTTTACAGTCACATACAAATATTGTGCATATTCATATGGAACATTCACAACATATTGTGTTGTTGAACCGTCCCCATAAAAATCTTGTTTAGTTGATGTAACAGTATCACCACCTGTTTCAATTAATACAAAATGTATTAATTGTCCTGTTGGCACAGGAGAAACCATTGTTATATCATTACTTCTAATAGAAACAGTATAATCGGTTGTTAGTTTCTTTAATGAATTATTTACATATACTTCAATACCTTCAAGATTTGTAGGCAGTCCGCCCTTGCCAGTAAAATCATATGTTACAGTTGAACCATTACCTTCAAATGTATGTTTTTTAATAGTAACGCCTGATTCACGTGGTGAAGGCATTTCATATACTTTAATATCCAATGTATCAAATACACGACCGGGTACTTGTTCTTCTGGTGCATGTGATGTATATTCTGTTACAAAGCCGTCACCATCTACTACAACATCAGCAGGATCTATACCACCAGTTGTACTAAAGTCACCACCGCCTAAATCAGTATCTACACTTGAGATAACTGCTATACCTTCTGGACTAATTTCAGAATCATCAAATGCCGAAGATGAGAATGATGCTCTATCATAACCAGGTTCCATATCAAATGTAGCACCTGTTACTTTGTTTGCTTTATATTGTAATCCTGAGTCTGCTATAACTGCATCATAGGTTAAAATGTCAGCTGTCTTATTATCCCATGTTTTTGTACTACCTGTGCCTGCTTGTCCACCAGCATAATATAATGTTAAACGATCGCTGTGCTTTTTAGCGGCCGCCTCATGTGCTGTTTCTAACTTATTATAGGATGAGTATGAAACTGTTGCTGTTGCTGTAGCACTACTGCCACCGCCACCAGTAAAACTAATTGTTGGTGCGGCAGTATAACCTGTGCCTTCTTGTTCTACAATAACCGCTGTTACTGCTCCACCGGTAATAACCGCTTTGGCACTTGCACCAACGCCTGTTGTATCTCCTGAGGCATTTGTTATTGTTACCGTAGGTGCTGAGGTATATCCACTGCCTCCAGCAGTTACGGCAATTGTTTTAACATGTGATGGTGCATCAACACGATCAAATTTAATTGTTTCTTTAAGGTCTCTTACTTTATAGTTTTCTAAATTAGCATAACCAGTTGCACCACTACCACTACCGCCTGATATAGTTACTATTGGAGTGGTTACATAACCTGTACCACCGTTGGTTACTGTAATAGAATCAACACTTGCTAAACCAGGTGTTTTCATTACAGGAACAGCAGTTGCGCCAGAGCCATCTCTATGTGTGCCATCTTCTATTGCCGAGAACCTAAAGAACCCGTAACCTAGATTGCTTACGTCTGTTTGTGTGAATGTGTATGTTGACCCCCTGTACAAAATAAGGTTAGGTCGTTCTGTGCCATCTATATAAAAATCTGGTTTGCCTGTGCCATCCAATACTACAGTTACAGCAAACGTTTTACTTTCATTAGTTGCTAATTTAGGTTTTATTGTAACTTTCCAACCCATATCTTTCCATTGAGTTGTGCCTTGTTCTGTACCACTATAGTACCATAATGTATCTGGACTGTGTTCTGGTACTACAAGAACTGCCTGTGCGCCTGCGGCGCCAGGTATTTTGGTTTCATCATAAGTATAACCTAATTTCCATTGTGCGCCACTTGAAATAGTAACTATTGGTGGAGATGCTGTAGTTGCACTGTGATCATATCCAGTAATATCATAACCAACTGCATCATATGTTGATGTTGCAGTAGTTGCATAACCACTGCCGGCAGTTAAAACATTAACACTAACTACTTTCTTTGTATAATGATTTTTCCAATCAACCCAAGGTGCTGTAAGCATACGAGCATCGTCGTCTGCTTCATATACATTAGGTGATCTAAATAATTTGTCTGTTGTATCATAGTAGCCTGGCAAATCAAAATCAGTATTTCCTATTTGTGGTAATTCAGTGTAATCATAACGGTATACATATTCTCTAATATTTGTTCTGTATGGTTTTGCTTCATTAATAAAATCTCTAACACTATCTTGCACATCATAACTATAATTTACTAATTCAGATAGTTTACGTACAGTTTGATTGATTGTTACAAAACTAGTTTTAAATGCCCAGTCTACTTGTAAGTTTTGATCATACAAGATAAAATGTATTAATTCAAACCATAATTTATTAAATTCAACTTCTAAGTCACTGACAAATAATTGTGTGTTTAATGCATCAATAATATAACGCAACTCTGCCAACGGCGTAGTTGTTGTATATAATGTTGTTTTAAATTTAATTGTAGCATTTTCTTGACCAATTATATCGTATACATCAGTAGTTGAGGCACTAGTATTTTTATATAATATCCATTTGCTTTGTCCATCATTTAATACTTTAACAACATCGTTAAGTTTAGTGTCTAATTTTGCGCGGTCATTTTCTGTTGCGACCGTATAATCAATAATAGTATTAGAGTCATAACCAGTAGCATACCAGTCAATATAATCCCAATATTTTGTTGTATCATATTTTTGTTTTTTCTCTAAATTCCATCTATTATCACTAACACTCCATTGATATGTTACCCAATAATTGCCTCTTGTTTCATCACTTGCAACAATTACTTTATAACCATCTGTAATTGTATTTGTATTAATATAAGTTAGTTCAGTATATGTTGCTACAGTTTCACCATATCCATATGTTGGTGCTTTATCTGCTGATGAAATTTTTATTAAACTATAATCTAATGCCATTCTGTGTTTAGTAAATACAGAATTACAGAAGTTTACTAATACTTTAATAGCACCCAATCTATCAATAAACATACTTTGACGTGGGTATTCCATTATACCATACCGTGATCCAACATGTACGTTTGTATCTGGTACAAGATTTTCACTTACATCTTTTCCTGCTAAACTATCACCTAGTTTAGTAATTAAATAATTGTTTGGTTTTGATAGTGGATTATTCTTTTGTACTAGTTGCCATTCTGTATGTAACGGTATATCATTTTTAACAGTATCATATTCAATACTTAAAATAATATTCTCACCAGTTAGTCCTGTTTGTAGATTATATCCAATAAATGCATTCTGTGCGGCAATACCAATGTATTTTAATCCATATGCAGTAGGATTTGTTAGTATTGTTGCGACAGTTTTTGCTGGCAATTTTCTCGTAGCGGCTGGTATAAAACTCTTTAACTCAAGTTCCTTACCATGCGCCGCAAATTTAATTTGTCCATTAGCGTCCAAATATGCGTTGGAAACTTCTGGCACAGATGTTTTGTTTTTAACCCAATAGTAATAAATTGGCTCCAACGTATTTGTAGATGTATTATACTTTTGATACTCTACATATGCTGAATCATCAGCAAATTTTGGAGTGCCGTCACCTCCTAATGATACATATGTTGAGGGTAATGAGTCACTCTCTATCCACTCATATATATTAATTTGTGTACCAGGGAACAATTTGCCCCAGTTAAGACGTTTATACTCTAGTTCACCTTGTTCATACTCAATATATTTTGTATTAGTTAAATCCCACCATAGTACCCCAACTTCATTAGGACCCCAATGATTTTTTAAGTCATTAACTACTGTTGCATTAAAAGTAACATTGTATACTGCTGGATCATAAATTGTTTTAAAACTAATTTCTTCATCAGCAACGCCTGGTATTTTGCCTTTAATTGGATCATGATAGTCAATATAATCGATAAATTTATTAGTTGATTTATCATACGTAATGACTTTATTAATAGCACCAATATCAATTTTATCGGATTGAGTGCGTTTACTATTCCATGCAACTTTATTATTTGTATTAGTTGCTTCTAATACAGAACCAGTATTTTGTGTGTATTTTTTAAACACTATTGCTGATGTTGCAACTGGTGCTGTTGTAAATGTAACAGTACTATTTGGTGATGCGTTGTCACTACTAAATTCTGCTTGTAACATTGTTCGACCATTCATACTAATTTCTAAATTATCAGTAGTAAATTGCCCTGTTATAGCATACGCAGTTGCCACACCGTCAGCAGTTTTTAGTTCCTCCACAAAATAATCATCACCAGGAGCACCAATTAATGCTGTATTACCAATCATTGCAAGGCCTGTACCAAATTTGTCATTCTTTTTACGGTTTGCCCAATCTACTCGCTGTATTAATGAATATGTTAAGTCAGTATTAATATCATATATTAAAGCAGAACCAGAATCAGGTTGAACGTCAGTGATTATAGTGTTTTGCTGGTCAAATTTTGTCAAGTTACCATCTAACGTTAATTCAAATTCACTTGAGCTTGAAGGTGATCCAATTGTAATCATTGTCGCAGTATTATTAAATTTAATATGCTCACCATAAAAAGCATTTTGCGGACCATCTGGATGGCGCAATGCTGATTTATATGTGTATAGTGTTAAGCCTAATGCTGTAAACACTGTCCCGCCGTTTGTTGTGCCTGCACGTATTGTAAGTTTTGCGTTAGCATCTGTTTTTGTGCTAACAATTTTTAACTTGTTATCACTTGTTGCGGATGCTGTTATATGTGGTATTGCTTTAGCAGTAATATCACTTACTACATTAGATAGTGCTGTACCAGTAAATGTTACTTCTTGATCATTAATAACAAGTTTATCACCAATGCTTACAGTTGGATTAGCAACTGTGCCAGTTATTGTACCAGTATGTTTTGTATTGTCGATCCAGCATTCAACTTGGCCGGCGTTGATAGCATCCGTAGTTATTTCTTTTATTACTAGAAAGTCAGTGCCTGGTGAACCAATAGCAACTATATGACCATCTACACCACATTCTACTTCCTTACCAAAATTTTCATTAGTACTAGATATATTACTTTTAATATCTTGTATTTTAAAATATGTGTCTGTTGGTGTTTTACTCCAAACTTCAGTTGCACCTGCAGATAATGCTGTACCATCTGCTTTGTTTGGTTGACCAATAAATGCAATAGTACCATCGTCACTTAATGCAACACTACGGCCAAAGTCTGTACCTGATGCGCCAGTAAATGTTTTGATTGCACTATAATAATTTCCTTTTCTTACATGGATATTATTAGTACCACTTGGTGGTATTGAAGCGGCTACAAATGTAATTTGTGTAGCACTTAATGTATAGTCTAATGTTTCAATTTTAATTTGGCCATCTACAATTACAGTTAGTTCATTACTATTACTAAATGATGTTGAAGAGAAAGTAAAAACATTAGTTGAACCATCGCCATTGAAGTATTCATTACTTGCTGTAACACCTGTTCCTAATTTATACATATATGCTTTTAGTTCACCTGGAGCTCCTACTAATACATACGTGCCGCTTTTACTTACAGCAATATCATAACCAAAATACCCATTTGTTGTGGGACTTGGTGAACGCATAATGTCAAATGGTTCATATGTTTTGTCTGTTTTCTTTTTAAGCACAATAGCATAACCTTGTCCGCTATTACTATTTGGCGCACTTGTTACTACATAGTCATCGTCAACTGCCATATCAAATTGCCAGCCTGCCCAACCACTATTCTTTAATTTACTACCATCCACAACAGTATTGCTATATGTGAACTCTCCAGGCGTTAATGCAATTGTTTGTGCATTACTACCACCTGGATCTACTGGCACTGTGTCTGTTTCTAATGTTGGTATCTCTTTAAATGTTGGTCCAATAATGTAAGGATATACTGGAACGCCAGCACTAGTAATTGTTAAGAAGTAAGCATAAGTTCCATCAGGATAATCTGGCGTTACACAGTAACGACCATTGTGCTTGTCTAATGTTCCTACAGCAGAATTAAACTGATAGTCATTTATAAATGTACCTGCAGGGTATTCTGTGTATGTATAACCACGTCCAGATACTGGATCTGTGTGTTTTTGGTATGCTGATGTCATACGCAGTGGCGTGGTTGTTGAATCAGTGGCAGTTTGGTAGCCGAATGGGCCATAGATTGGATAACCATCATATGCATAGCCTAGGATTTTGGAATGACCGTCAGTGTGCCTCCAGTGATCACCACTATAATTGGTGCCTTGATAATATGTATTTGCTTGATATACATGGTAATCCCATTGGCTTAAAAATTTGCCGCTGTGGTAATGGTACTGATTATCTTCTTGTGGATGCCCATGTGATGCATCCATACCAACTGCCGTTGCGTTCTCTACAGCGTTCCATTCAAATCCTGTTGGGGCAACGCCCTTGGCTGGACCATTGTCGTTTGGTAATGTTGCTGTTGCTGAAGGACTTGCTATTACAACACCGTTAGCCATTATGCCAATACCACCGAGTGGTACTGCTACTTGTGGTGCCGCTGTAGTATTTGTTCCTACACGAGTTTTAAATGTATGTTTATAGTTGCGTGTTACAACTCTATTTGGATTCTTTCCGTCTGTTGTAGGAAATGTTCCAAATGGTGCTGGGTGTGGTAAACCATCACTTTCTACTGTTAGTAAGTAACCTGAAGTATTTAATGTGCCTGCTGTCTTTGAAGTGATATCACTTACAAATATACTTTTAACATCAAACACTGTAGCAACATCACGTGTCCATTGCTCAATGCTACCTGCTGATGTTGTATCATATACTGACCCAACTAATATTGTTGACAAGTCTTTATTGCCTGCAACGCCTTGTCCAAATCCTGTATTGGTTGCTTTACCGTTAGGATATAATTCTTTTCCTAATGTATAAGGATCTTTCTTTTCAAGTACTGCCCATTTGTTAGTGCTATTATGATTATCAATCCAAGCATAATCACCATCTTCCCACCCGTGCGTTGGTTCTGTTCTATTAACTAGTGCCGAAGTAGTTGCATACCTAGCACTTTCTAGCTTTAAAAATTCACCACGTGTACTAGTTTCATTTAAAGATAAAGTTTCAAATGATGCAGATAGATCCAAATCGGCATATAATTCTAATACATTGAGTCCATCGCTAGTAAAATTAGTTTTAACTTTGTAAACCCCGCTCCAGTCTATTGCAGGGATAGTACTATCAACAAATCTTCGTAAAATTATAATCTCATTTACTAATATAGAATCTACAGGATTTTTAAATGTTACTTTAATAGTATTTGCAATCGTATCTCCTGTTATAGATATAGGATTATTTTTAGTACTTGTTATTCTATATACATTCCAGTCATTTGAATTTTCTGCGTATGTTGGTGGATATGTAGCAGAATTTGCAACCCACATTTTATCACCTACATTTAGAGAATTTAAATACTCGCTTTTTTCAGTAAGTTTTATAGATTCATCAACACCAGTTACTATCCAAGTACCAGTTTTATATGAGGTAGGAATAGTATTAATTCCAGTAAATTTAACTACCATACCATTTGTTAGTGTTGTGATTATACCTTCTGTTGAAGTATAAGAAGTTTTACCTATTAGTTGTGTATCAATATTGATATTTTCAGTAATGTCTACCGTATTGTTAGGTACCCAATTTTCTAGACTTAATACTTTGTGCTGTACGTCATCTAAACGTGCGTAACCAGCATCAGGCAAATAATCTCTTGTGCTAATATCCTCTGCTAAATTTTTAAATACATTTTTGTTAAACTGTCTTGGTTCAAGTGGTTTTTGATATAAGTCACTTGGCCTATGTGTAATATTTGTATTTTTATATTGTTCAGCAGTATTAATAATCTCAATTAGTTCTGGATTATCTGTAAATTCATTTTCTTTTAGTTTAAATTCAATTACTTGTGAACTTGCTACAGAACCGTACTCACCAACTCTAAATGCCCACTCTTCGTATAAGTTAAGTGTGCTATCTATTGCTGGTAGTTTTGCTCTTAATAATTTATTAGTAATAGATGATGTGCCTTTCTCTTTAATAAATCCTTGATAGAATTTCTTTTGAGCTATATCACCAATTTGTAAATTTTCTAAATATTTTCTATTTTGAAAACCTATCAAATTAGATGCCAATGTATCAGTTTCTATAATTCTTCCATCATCTTCAATTTCATAATAACCTCTAAAGTTGTCTGCTTTAGAGTCTAGGTTAGTTAATAAGCCACCATTAACCCGATCTAATAATTTCCATTTACTAAAGTCAAATTTTCCAAGTTCTGTTAAATCATTTGGGTCATGATTAAATTTACTAGCATAAAATTTATCTTTAAATTTTACTATTTCTCCAATTGGATAACTTTTATTAATGTCCCAATCATCAACGGTATCATCTAATAATACATAACCTGGTAACTGTTGTGTACCATCCCATAGTTCAGTTTTATAACCAACTAGTTTAATTCTATTTTGTCTACTACCAGTAAATAATGACCAAATAACATCCTTAAACACTGTTTCATTTTCAAGTATTAATAAATGTTCTGTTTGTATAGGATTAAATGTAGCCGCGTATATACCGTCAGTATTATCACTAACGGATAGTTGAAAATTATTGTCTATTCTACTATAAAATAAATTGTTTACTGAAATTCTATCTCTATTTTGATCTATAACACTCGATGGTAACATATTATTTGACATTGTATCAATTTGTGCTGATACTAAATTCAATTTAATAGTATTTGCTCCAGCACTACACGTAATCATTGATCCTATAGAAAAGTTATGCAAAGTCCAGAATAAAAATTCTTTTGCAGTATTTTTCCAATCTTCAATATAGTCAAACCCATTTGTTACATTATCAAATACAAAGCCAACACTTTCTAAATATCTTCCATAACTAATTAAAAAGTCATATACTTCTTGAACTGTTGTGTATTCTTTACCATATGGTATAGTTGCAACTGTTGTGCTATAGTCATCATATTGAGTTGCTGACACGCCACCAATTGTGGGTAATTTGGCAATGCGAGTAAGATTAGCCAAGTCATCACCGTCACCTGCTATAAACGCAGTTTTAACTTGATAATAGATATCACCAGATTTAATATATTCATTAACAGAGTAAGATCGCCCAGTGATTAATTCTGAGCATTTAGGAGCATATCCTCCAACACTTACAGTTCGTCGTCTATTACTAGTAATAATACTTGGTAAAATTTTAAATGTTGGTTGTTTTTTATTATAACCATCTATTTTCCAACCACCCGTGCTTCTTGTAATAATTACGCCACTATAATTGATACTTTGGATAGGACTACTTTCCATTAAATGAAAATTGTAATCTTCTTGTGGTATAAAAATATCTGTTGTGGATTTAGAAGGAGATATTTGTTCTAGTATGATTTTTAATTTATCTTTATCAGCAAACCCCGACATCTTATATGCTAAATTAATACCCAAAGCATTTAATTGTTTATAAAATGTTGTTGTATTAAGACCTAAATATTTTGAATAATCTACTACCCAATTGTTATAACCTAATGTATAATCAACTGTTGAATCTGTATTAATGTATGAATGTATCTTAGATACATTTGGTTTAATAGGTAAAGTAGTCGTTTTATCAACATAATGCCCCAACATGTTAGTGGTTATTTTACTTGTATCAAACATAAATTCACAATATTTTGCTGGTTTTGTTAAGGCTAGTAATATTTGAATTGCAAAAGGATAATAACTGCTTCGGCGCCATGCTGTTTCAACAGGGCCTTGGTGCCCAACTGAAAAGTTTCCTTGAATTTCTCCAGTCACAAGTCCAACTATACCAATACTTGTTGGTGATTTTAAATCGCCGGCCGCGTCAGTTGGTATAAAAGTAGCCACCAATCCAGGACGAGCATATTCAATATATGTGCCTGCTCTATCACCACTTACAATTTTACCTGCTTCTATATCTGTCCACAGCACCAAGTTGTCTTTAGTGTATGGAGCAGGGCCGTAAGTTGTTTCCCACCAACTTGGTTTAATGCTAAATCCAAGCATTTCCCACGGATGAGTGTGTGGGCGATCAGTATCATAAAAGTATTTGTAAATTGCTCTCCAATAACCTGGTAAAAATTCCGCATCACTTAAGGTATCTTTTATGTTTTTATAATTGTAAGTCCAATCAGAACCAGAAACATAATAACTATTTTTAGTATAATCAACATTATTATTATTCGCCCATTGTGCTAATTCTATGGCTAATATGTTGTTTACAGTGTCTGTTGAGTATTGTGTTTTTCTAAAACGAGATGGTATTACACTATTAATATCTACTAGCTTAAAGTTATATACTGCTTTTATATTATTATAAATTCGTCTTTCTAACTCTAATAATAAATCATCTCTATAATCACTATATGCTGGTGTAATAGATCCATCATGTCCCTGTATTACGTCAATAGTAGTTGTGTATGTGTCATCAGAATATTTGCTTGGAACATATTTAGGATACAATCCTAATTTAGTTGGTGTTGGTGGAATAAAGTTACCACCAGTATTAGTGTATTCAACAAGTTTAATAACATCGTTTTCTGCCAATGTAATGTTACTTGTTAAAGTAACAAACGGTGTGGTAGTAGAAAAAGTATAGTCTTGATCTTTTAACAACATTACATCATTTTTATAAACTAATACCGCTGTTTGTCCAGGGATTGTGTCATTATATGTTGTATTAAGTTCAAATTGTTTATTGTCAATATCAAATACTGTATATGATAATGTCGTAATGTCTGTTGAAAATGCTACCATATCACTATCAAAATATGGCATTGTGCTATTTTTTTCAGCTGCCATTGCTCGTAGTGTTTTGTCTAATCTATCTGAAGTGCTTGTAAAGTCTCCAATAGTTTTTGCTTTATTTAAAAATTGATTTTTAAATCTATTATATTCATTCGAAGCATGAGTTATTGAGTCAATTAAATTATATGTTCCATTAGTTAACATATAACCTGCTTTGAGCAAACTGCCAGTATTTTGTATAATTTTAGTACCAAGTGTAGCAATATCGCCAATGTCTCGAATATTATTACTACCTAACGTAGCACCGGAAAAGTCTAAACTATTTTCAATACAACTACTGATATGATCTCTAACTTGTCCTAATGTAAAATTAGTAGTAGTTGTCATATCATTTAGTGGATTGTTGCTTAAATTAGTTGGTATTGTATAAAACTCTCCAGTAGTTAATTTTTCAATACTTGTGTCTGTATGTACCTTAATAACTAATATATCGCCAATAGTTAAATTGTTTGTAAAATTAACATATTGAAATCCAGTATCTGTAGTAACATAATAATCTTTTGTTGTTGTACCAGTGCCTTTTTCTTTTAACTTACCATTTACTGTAACAATTAAATTCTTTGCTGTTGTTTCCGTTTTAGGAATAGTAGTTACCTTAAATTGCTTTAATTCTGACCCTACAACAATAGTATTTTGTATAAATTGTCTACTTTCAAATGGAGCCTTTTCCCAATTAGAAAGTGTGGAATATGTGGTTAGAGCCGTATTTTTATGTAAGAATCCTGTAGCAAGTCTTACGGATGTTGTAGTGCCCGCTGTGGCATCAGATGTATATGAAAAACTATCCTTAATTAGGTTATCATTAAAAATAATGTCGCCAATGTTAGTAAAGTTTTTATATGTTAGGGCAAAGCCTAATTCTGTGTCAGCAGTACCGGCACTGTTTACAGCATAACTAAAGATATTTGATCCAGCAAATGTGCTACTTGCGTATGTTGAAAAACTATTTCCGTTTTTATCAAATACGTCAAATATCGGTGCTTGGTTCAATCCAGTTTTTACTTGTCCCTTGTACCACTTACTATTTTTGTAATACCATTGTGTGCCTTTATTATCAGCACCGCTATTAACAATAATAGTATTATCTGTTGCAGGATCTGCTACAGTAGTATTTTTTTCTAAATGAATAACACTTACGCCGCCAATAGTTACAAATTGCACATCATATATATAACCATTTACTAATGGATCAGTATCGGCAGTAAATACAACTTTTTGTCCGGCGGTCAATGCAACACCATCAATATAACCGCCAGGCTCGCCTTCTAGTTGTGTAAAAGCATCTGTAAAAGTTGTATCAACTAAATCAACAGTTGTTAATAATTTTGTACCATAATCATATAATTTGAGATCATTATCAAATTCTAATATTGGTCTTTTTGCTCGCAATGCTGAATCATATATAGCAGTATCTTTATTGTATGTTGCTGTTACTCCAATAATTTCTTCATGGAACCAACGGTTATTATTACTCCATTGGTTACCATCAATCGCACCGCGTTTGATAGTTAAGTAATCTTTGCTTAATGTATATACAGCAGACTCTGGTGTGTATAATTCGCTTAACGGAATTAATCTAATACTTGTGCCTACGTCCGCAACAATATAATCAATATTTGCGTATGTTGATGGCGTAACGGTGCCAGTAAATCGTACTTTAAGTCCTGTTGAAAATTTTAATGTTTTATTGCCATCTACTGAAGTATATGTATAAGTTTTCTTTCCTACAATATCACTAATAGTGATAGGATCAGTGATATCACATCTATCTGGACCTGTTTGTAGCCAGTAATATTTTGTATAGTTAATAGTCTTGTCATAATCAATTGGTGGTGACCATACTGTATATTCATTACTAAACAGTTTATCATGATTATTATTATCACCGCCAGCGGCACTAATTGAATTAACAATATCTATATATGTTGAGGCAAAATCATATTTTGTTTCAGACAATTCCTTTTTAATAGTAACTGCTGGTTCAAGTTGATAATTTAATCTATCATTATCTGTTTCAACAATATAACTATCTGTATTTTTAAAATTATCAACATCTCGTCGCCCAACAAACCCAGATAACATCTCCATTGTTCCTGGAGATATTAATTGATCTAATGTAGCATTTAAAAATTTCTTATTTACATCAGTTTGGAACTGTTGTGGTAATAAATTTACAGTTTTACGTATGGCCATGGTGTTTCCTAACTAGTAATGATAGTACCGCTTGCTCTAATCTTAGAAGCAGTTACAGCATCTATAATTTCTACATCTTCTACTTTTGCATCACTAATAAAAATTTCATCATTATTACTTTGTATTTCAAATAAACTACCAAAATTTTGATTCGTACCTTTTGGTACAATTAAAACAGTAGCAATATACGGAGTTAATTGATTGTGAATATATGCTGATAATTCTGTAAAATAAAAAGTGTCACCAAAATCCCAATTACTTTGATCAAAATAATCATTGATTGCTTCAATAGTTTGTGTTTTAATTTCTGTATCAGTTATTATTGAATTAGCATTTTTTACAATTTTAAATGATGCTTGCAAGTTAGTTGATGCTTTTGCACCAAATAATGGTTTATATTTTACTGGATGAAAAATAATTTCATCACTTAACATTTTGTAGTCTAATAAGTTACTAAATTGTGTATTCAATTCGTTTGTTGTACTTGTTGTTGGTTCAGTAACTATACCTATATTATCTTGAATGTACTTTGTATATGCATTACTATATGCTTTTGTTAATACATACATATCAATAATATTGCTTAACCCTGGATTAATTCTCCTATCTGATGGTGAATTGTGTTTGTAATTAAATTTAAGTGATTTACGTCCAGTATATACTTTATAATCTGTGCTGACTAAAAATGTACTATCAGTTTTATTGAACACTCTAAATGCTTTATCTGTAGTCAAGTAAATTACTTCCTTATCAGTAAACAATGTTGTAGATGCAGCTGATAATGCTGTTGCTGTTGCATATGTTACATTAACTGTTTTAGTAGTTAATCTCCATTGTTCCCCACCACTTTCTTCTGTAAACTTTTCAAAAAATACTGATTTAGTATTTGGATTTACTGTTGGGGCAACAACTAATGTAAATTGATCTGGATTATCTGGAATACCGTCAGCATCACTATCCAAAAATGTTACTAGTACTCTGCGAGAATTTGTTGCTCCTGAAAAACCCGTATCTAATCCATAAATTTGCCAAATATGATCTTTATCCATTGCTGTGTTAGAATCAGGTTGGGCATTAATACCAAGTACATTAACTTGATCTGTGACTGTTTTTGCTGTGCGTGAATTGTAAATTTTAACGGAACTATCAAAGTAAAAACGTGCTTCCATGTCACTTTCAATACTATACTTTAATCCTCTATACGTTGTTGTATATGTTGTTCCGTTACTTTTAAATCTAATCAACCAACTTGCATCCCTTTTCAAACTAGTTGTATCGCCAGCATAAGCAAATGAAAATTCAGAAGTTGTATCTATGTCTGCCGCTAATATAATTACCCACTCTCTTGTGGTGGCATCAAAGCGTAAACCAAATTCTTCATGTTTAAAGATTTTAGTTAGCATTGCTGTTTCCATAGCGGATGGCAAGTCTGTTATGAACTGCGGAATAATTTCAGCAACTTCAGCACCATCACCAATTAACTCACTAATTGTAATTGGGCCGGCACCGCTAGCTAAATTCCCTGCGCCACTGTTATGACCATCACCTACTACACTTTTAATCATTGCCCAAATGTTTGCAAATGTACCTGGATCGCCTACACTACCAGTATGTAGACTACCATCTGATTTAAAATATTTGCCGCTTGGTGCATTAAATTTTACTAGGGCATTCCCGGTCAAATACTTTCTATTATCTGATGCTGGCGCAGATGCTCCTATAGGAACAGATGCTCCTAAATTATTTTTAAAATAACCGGTGCTCGAATTAGTACTTGTGGTACTTTGTTCCCATACCGTTGCACCAACCGTAATCCTATCATATTTTTCAAAGTAATAATGTTTACTACCCACATCACGTAATATTGGTTCTATCTTATCACGAATTGTTCGTAATATATCCATTTCATTTGCAAACTCAAAATCAAATGTATTAGAGAAATATTCTCTAAACAATATTCCATCTGTGCCAAATATATTAGTTGAAGAATATTTTGCTGTTGGATCTACTACGTCCAAGTAGCGAGAAATACCGCTCGACGTTCTATTTGTTGCTTTAATTTTTATAATTTCATTTGTAGAAGTAATAGGAAATATATTATAATCTTCACCATTTACCATACGATTTTGTGTATAATAACTTTGTGGTGCTTTGGTTTTAATGTCCTCTAATGTTTCTCTAGTAGTAGCATTTGTAACTTGTGATTCCAAGTTAAATGTAAATGTTAATGTATGCGTTAAATTATTATTATTAATATAGGGCATGGCTATAGAAACATTTTGCATGTCGTCTGTTTTTATAATATAATCTAAACCATTGGTTTGTCTAAAGTAACCCCTATATGTTCCGCGTGGAATGTTTGAAAAAATACCATCACCAAAAACATATGATATTTGATCACTTTCTAATGAGTTTACACTATATAATGTTCTTGTATCTTTGTTTAAACTATTGAATATAATATTATTACCTGTTACTGCCGGCACTTGAGTCCATAGCGTAGATAAATCATTATTTGAATCTAACTCATATAACCAGACATCATTATTAGAGATGTTGCTATTATTAACAAATACTTGCCTATTAGGAATTGCATCACTGATAGTAAAACTACTACTTTGTAATATACCTTGTTTAAAATATACAAAATATCCTGTATTAGCACTACCGTTTCCTTTACCGTCATTTCTATATAATATACCAAAAGGGGATACATTACTTGGTGCCTGTTCATAAACATAAGTTTTATCTTTAAATGTAGCATTAGTAATTTCAAAATCCATAGAAATGCCTTCTACTTCTTTCGTAAAAGAATATATTGGTAATGTGCCTGCTGGTATATTAATTTGATATTGTTCTGTTTTTACATTATTGAGAGTACTTTTTAAATTGGGAGTACCAACTTTTTGTGTTGTTACCATCGCGGCATTTAATATTAAATTAACTTGCTCTGCATAATCAATATTGTTAATGTCATTCCATGTAATAGTAGTATTTGCCAAGTTTGTTCCGTTAGAATCATATACATCTTCTGTTGTAGAAATACTTGCCAATTTTAACATTCCACTAGCATTTATATTTCGTTTAGAATTATAACTAACGAGTCTTGCTAATCTTAATATGCTTTCTCTACGTTCAGCAGTAGCAAGAAAGTTTTCACGTGAGTTTAAGTCTACTCTGTAACTAATATTTTGTCCCATGTAAGCAATAAGATCTATTAATGCTATAAACTCTGAACTTTCAACGTAGTCATTAAAATCTTCAGGGTAATATAATTTAAGATAATCAATCATTGACTTACGCAATGTTTCAAAATCATAACTTTCAAAATCAGCATTAATAAAAGATTGATATACTACCTTCCAATCTTCTGCTTGATAAATTGTGTTTTGTCTTGTTGTTAATGCCATTATGCTGTTTCTCTCACTGTTACTTGGCCAGATGTGTTATTAAAATCAAACAAAAGTGATCCTAATATTTGATCAGGTATATATTTTACTTGTAATTCTAAAAGCAATCCATTTTCATACTGTTCAAGCAATATGCTTTCTGCTTCCAATCTTGGATCATACCCAATAATACTTTTAATATCTTCTTCTATTTCAGATACTATTTCGTCTGTTAGTGGCTCGTATAATGCATCCCAAACTATGGACCCAAATTCTGGATTCATTAGTTTTTCACCCTTGCGAATGTTAAAATGATTTGTTAAATCTTGTTTTGCAAGTTCAAATCCACTCAAAGTGTATGAGTTGGAAAATTGTTTTTTGTAGGTCGAAAACCCTTTATACGTAATAGCCATGTACAATATTTAGTTAATTTAATAATATGCTACTATATATAACTATGGTTTTTTAGTTACATGTGGAGGACTGCCAACAGTAGGCCCTAGGCCGTTCTGATGATCGCGCGGATCTGGTTCATGCATTGGAACACGTTGCATTGCGATTGTATATTGATTTTCGCCATCTACTTTATAAGTTTCAGTTTTATCATCCAACGTAACCCATGGTTTTTCGTATAACGGAATATGCGATGCTTCTTCAGCCGGGTTACCTACTTCTGTATTAAGTTTAATTGGATTCTCCTTGCCACCGCCACTTTTAAAATACATACAAGCTAAAGTTGTAACACTAATTGCTTCTTTGGCAGTAACATTAAACCAGTCTGTTGATTTAATATTAAATGTACCTGTAGCAGTTTGTTTCATATTACCATTAATAAAGAAATGGGCATGTCCCTTACCACTTACTGAGGCAGGATTTGTTTCAACTCTTAGATTGTGCCCAGCAAGCATAACTAAATCCTCACCAGATTGTATATGAACATTTTTATCTGCTAAAAAGTTCATGTTGCCTTCAGTATGCACACTAACATCTTGCTTACTAAACACATCAATTTGTCCTTCATTAGTCATTTCAACCCAAGTAGTACCAGTTGCGTTGCCTATATAAATTATACCATCTGTATCATTTAATAATATTTGATGGCCAGTTCCTGTTCTTAATCTAATGTTTCTATTTCTACCACTATTGTCACCATCATCCATGACAAAAGTATGGCCACTATCTCGATTAGCAGGCCAATCATAACCAGGATTTTGTGGAGTAACCAATCCTTGTTTTATTTTAGGACCGTTAGGATCTAATGGTCCAGGAGTAGAAACACCAAAAACATTGGACGGAGATTCACGTTGTGCGCTAGATGTTGAAAGTCCTCTAACATAATCATTTTGCAATCCTTGTGACATTAATATATCAGCTAATGGATGTAATGGTTTTAAAATGTTTAAAAAGTCATTTCTTTCTTCAGCGGCTTGTCTATTAAACTCTGCTACTGGTAATTCGGCAGTACCACCGGCCATAACAGACTTTATTCCTGCTTTTGTTGTTGCAGTATTGGGATGAAATGCTGGACTAGTTGCAATGCCTGGTACCATGTGAAGCATATATGGCTCAGGAACACCTCCTATAATATATGCTTCTTCTTGCTTACCATCAACAAATATTACCATTACAAGACTATCTACGTCTGGTGTAGGGAACCACATTCCGTATGATTTTGATGTACCAGCATACGATGATTTTTCATTACCTGTGCGATTTGTTCTACCATAATATGGAAGTAATAAATTACATAACACAGTATTTGCTCGAGTTTCTTGTTTTTGATTAGTTGTTTGAGATGATAGACGTTGGCTTTGCAATGCAGGTATATAAACAGCAATTCTGTTCATACCAGATGGATCACCAAATCCCTTTACTATACCAACATATGGGCCTGGACCACGGCGTTCAATTTTTGATTTAGCATCAGTAGGTGCGCCTATATTAAATTCTCGTCGTACCATTTTATGATATTAGTAAGTTTTGAAAATAACCTACTTCCTCCCACGTTCTGTATATATTACCATACTTACCATGAATTGTTTGATTGGTTTTACTTGCGTCATTCGCAATGGTGTATGCGGCCTTTTTAGCAACTAAATTTCCTGTTCCAATAAGAATTTCGCGTTGTGTTCTAATTAATTCTTCGTTAGTATTAATGGATGCCTTATCATCGGCTGTGTATGAAGACAAATTAATTTCATTTTCAGCAACTCCATATAGCCCACCTTTTTTATTATAATCAAATAATGGTGCACCATTATTTGTAGTAGAAACAATACTTGTACCATTTGCTACTCCTGTTAATGTTTTGTGTAATGCACTACTGCGTAATCCAGCTACAGATGTTTGGCTAGGGTGTCCGCTGTTTTCAGAAAAGGTTGGAGTTAAACTATCATTATCAAATGTTTGACTTAATGTGTCAGTATTATTTCCCATTGCATTTACATTATCAGCAAATGTGGTTTGTTGTTCTACTGATGAGGTGTCGGATAGTGCGTTAATATTAGTTAATTTTTTTTGTGCCGCATCAAATCTTATTTTATTTTCATCTGTATTTTGTTTATTGCGGGCATTATCATTGGAAACAAACACATTACTAGAAGTAGTTCTTGAATCTCGCACACTTAATACACCAGGGTCCGTTGCTTCATTCATTAGAATAGTACGTTCAAGATCTATTTCTTTTTTTAATGTATCTTGTTGTATGGCTAGTTGATCGCGTTGTCTAGTAGTTAATGATGCTTCTGATGTAGTATCTCTTTTGGCGGATCCACCTGATGTTGCTATAGAATTTGCAATTTGCCCCAGGCTTGCACCTGCACCCAGGCTTGCTCCTCCTTGAGTAAAATCTGACCTATCATTAAAACTCCCTTCCTCTAAAGGATTGTACTTTTGTTCTCTCCATTGGTTATATACACGAGTTAAATTTAACGATTGATTGAATTCTCCACCTTGAAAAGTATTAACAACCTCCCACACTCTGTAATAACCACTTAATGTACTTGATCTATGTCTTGGATCCCCCGCATTAAAGTCCATTAAACCAGTCCCTTCACTATAGTCGGTTGGTGTTTTGTATGAAAGATATATATGGGCATCTTGATGGTCAGCCAATGCGGCACCATTTGCTGGATCTATGGCCCAATTATGATCAATGGTTCCTGTTTTAGTCTTTCGTCCTACATTTACAATACCGTCTTGTTGTATATAGAGTGGATCCCCGACAATATTAATAGTACATTGCATCATATCAGAACCTAACTTTCTATATAAATTTTCTAATATAGTGCCGGCCGCCTTTTGTTTACTATTATGGTTTGATCCAGTACTATATCTGCGATCATGTTGATCAGCAGATGCAGGTGTTGTAGCATTTGATTTTGCTAGGCCTGGGCCAGTCCCTGAATTTTTACTCTCATCTACTTTTGCTTTTTTAGAATCTCCTGTTCCTTGCCCTATCATACTTTGCATAAAAGAATTATTAAAACTAATTGCAAAATCTTTAACATCTATATTTTGGCCAGTATATATGTATTGGTAATTACGCATAGCAGGTGCTGTTACGCCCACGCCTATCTCACATTTACCACCAGTAGTTACTGGATCATTTACTCTGTATGGTGTAATTTGAATAATAGTATGCATACCATATTGGCCTCTTGCGTCATCCCATTCTTTTAGTACAGGAACAAAGGTAACTTTCCACCATAATAATCCTTGATCTGGATTTTTTAAAAGTTCTTTATTTTTTAGGTTACTTTTGTTTGTTCCCCCTTCGAATGCATTCTCTGGATCTATTAATTGGTCAGTGATATATTCACTAAAAGTAATAATTTTTTCAATAACGGCCAATTGTTTGGTGCCTGCGGCAATAGATACTTTTGCTGGGTTGCCTTCTTTTACAGGAATAATTCCTTTGCTTTTTTCGGCTTCTGCCTTTGCTTCTCTATCTTTTACTTTTTTTCTAATAGCAGCTCTCGCCTTCACGGCCTTCACTCCAACGCCGTGTCCTACCCATATTGGCGGCATATCTTTAAATGGATCTTCTTTTGGTTTTTCCTCTAGTTGAGCGTCCTCTGCTACCTCTAGTACTATCTTAGCTTTTGCTATCGCAGGATCAATATCAAATTCTATTGTATCAGCAACTTCTTGAACCTTAGGGCCTGCTATTGCGGCAGATCCAGAACCCATATCATCAAAAGCGGCGGTGTTTGTTCCGGCGCCGCCGGCGTTGGCGCTGGCGCCCTGACTCACCAATGCACGAGCCTCATCCATATTGGGGCCTATATGTGTTCTATGCTTTTGGTTATCGTTATAAATCTGAGCAAATTCAGTTAAAAATTCTCCTACTGTTACACCCCACAATTCATTACTTTCCATTTTAATATTTCGCGGATGGTCTTTTTTAATAGTGGTGGATGCAACAAATTGAAGACCACACGTCGACCCATCCCCAGCAACATCAAACACCATGTTTATAAGTCTCACTGGTATTTGTCTCATTGCTGGTTTAATAAGCTCAGGCTTCCCAGATTCATCATATCCAATAAATTCTATTTTAATAAGAAGTGGAAATTCTGCCCAATTTTCTCGCCCATCTCTTGTAACTAATGTATAGAACCTTTCTAAAAGCGTTGCGCCAATAGGTTCAACGACTTCCATATTACATTCAAAAATATTAGTGGCTCTTGATTCACCACTGAGTCCCATAATAGACGTTGTAGTAAAAGAAGATATATAAAAATCCACATCAAATTCTTCATGTCGTGGAGCAGGTGTTGGATAATTTCTACCTGGAGGACCACTTGCTCCGGGCCCATGCTCAGCAATACCACCACTAGAAAATAATACTTTTTTATTATTTTCTTTTAATGGCCATTTTCCATTTTGAATATCTGCATTATAATCTTCTATCGAATCCCAAGTCATTAAACTAATTTTATATGTATAATTGGCATAATTATGTAAAATATTATCAGGGCATTCTGGGCCAGGTTTGTTTGCTATAATAGTTTGGTTAGCATTTATTTCAGATTGTAACCCACCACTACTATCAGCTTGGCCTGCGTCTGCTGGTGTTGCCGCATGGGGAGAATGCCCAGTTGATTCAGCATGTCTGCTCGTTGCCGCAGTACCATCTAATGTTACGTCTGAAGCTGCCATGCTATATTATCCATCTAATGATCGTGTTAACGTAGATAATTGTGGAAGATATATTGTGGTACCAGTAGTAAAATCCCAAATAGGATCTACTATAATATCTGGATTACGTACAGTAAAAACCCACCAAAAAGTGGATCTCCCATATAAATCATGCGCTAATAAATCTGGTCTATTGTTGTAAAGTTGATCAATTGTATACACCATATCATCTGGCTCAAAAGAAAATGTTCTATAAGTCATCAAATCTAATTTATTATTGGCTATAGGAGTAATGGCATACGGACTATCAGCTGAGTAAGTAACTGTCATTAAATAAATCCCCCTTCACTACCACTACCTAGTAACGCACCACTCGCAAACTTTTTAAGTCCAAATCGTTTTGAAGTAGATGCTCTAGAGTATACAGGTTTAACTGTAATTGCTATAGTAGTAGATGTTGGAATCATTGACAAAGTATTTGTTGTTCTGACATAGTCAACAGTTCCCGGCATTTCCATGTTAAAGTTTATTACTACTACTGGTATATTTTTAAATATATGATCTCCAAACCCATTTAATCTCAAAACAGGAGGAGGTGTTCCTGGCGGAAAGTCTGAATCCTGGCCGAAAAACATTTTAGTTGTTGTTCTTAAAAAATGTAATACTGCTAATACATAGTCTGCTTCTGCAGAACTATTAGCAGTAAACTGACCAGTAATAGTTAAATCACCAATTGTATGACTATCAAATGCAGGGTGGTCATAATTGCTATGTGTTAATTGACTAGAACCAAAATTTGCTGAATGCTGTACAAAAATAGTTGGTGTATAAGGAAAAATAATACCGCCGGTGTCGTGTAATGGACGCAGTACTGTACTACCGACTAATAAATTTTTGGTAGCTGAACTTAATGTAAGTTTTGTTCGCCAGTCATGATTGTGTTCTTTTGCTGGGCCATTCCATCTAATAGTTGGATTCCCACTACCTGAGCTACCAAATAACCCAGCACCAAAAGGTATTGCTTTAGCAAGTAAGTTTCCTAGTCTTGGTGATAGTCCACGTATAGCCATATTTTTTTCCTATATTATAACATTATTTATTTGACTTTTTAATGTACGTGTATTATAATATAGTATAAATATGATGGAGCGAAACCTTAATGATATACTTACGAAACAAAGATATATTAGAAGAAATACATAAATCAAAAAATAGTTATAGTAGTTATTTAACACCAACAGATCAGGATTATGATATAATCCTTCCTAACATTGAAAAAATAAACATACGTTCTGTTGCCCAAGCAAAACGCAATAGAGCCGCGAAAATAGCAAAAAATAATCATGCTATTGCAGTAGCAGAAAATACAAATAAAAAGAAAAAACCTAGATTAATTGACTTTCAAGTAAATTGGAAAAAGATAGCAAAATCTGATCTAGTGTTTAGAATAATGTCATTTGAGCACATACCACTACAACACGGCAGAGTAAAAACTCCTAAATCTGTCGCAGATCATTATGAAAAGTTACCTTTTCCGCCTTATCAACACTTTCGGTTTAATGATGATAGTAAAGAAAGTGTATTAATATGCGTTGGTAAAAGTCATTGGAAAGGTGATTTAAAAAAGGGAGAATTCTGTAAGGAACATGGGCATATGACTGATACGTTAGCACGAATGTTTATTAAATTGTGTGATAGATACGGAACAAGATCTAATTGGCGTGGATATACATATAATGATGAGATGCGTGGCCAAGCAATATTACAACTAGTTCAAGTAGGATTGTTGTTTGATGAAAGCAAAAGTCAAAATCCATTTGCTTATTATACAGCAATAATTACTAATTCCTTTACTAAAATATTAAACACAGAAAAGAAAAATCAAAATATTCGTGATGATATTCTAGAGATGAATAATATTGCACCAAGTTATACAAGACAGAATCAAAATACATCAAATACAGCACCATCGTCTTCTTGACACTTTACTTTAAGTACGTTATAATAATATAAATGAGTACGGATAATTTATTCAATAAAATAGCAGTATGTACAGACATTCACTTTGGTAATAAAAGTAACTCAATAACACACAATAAAGATTGCGAAGATTTTGTAGATTGGTTCATAGCAACCGCACAAGAAAACAATTGCGAAACTGCCATATTTTTGGGAGACTGGCACCATCATAGAGCCAGCATCAATGTCAGCACACTGAACTATAGCCTGCGTAGTTTGGAAAAACTAGGCAGTTCGTTTGATAATTTTTACTTTATCACGGGCAATCACGACTTATATTACAGAGATAGGCGTGATCTTAATAGTGTAGAGTTTGCTAGTAGATTCTCTGGTATAACAATAGTAGATGAACCGTTTAATGCGGGAAATTGTGCTATTGTGCCTTGGCTCGTGGGTGATGATTACAAAAAATTAAAGAAAGTAAAAGCAAAATATATCTTTGGACATTTCGAGTTGCCACATTTCTATATGAACGCAATGATACAAATGCCTGAAACTAATGAGTTACATGCTGAAGATATGCATAAAGCAGATTATGTTTTTAGCGGCCACTTTCATAAAAGACAGCAACGCAAGAATGTTGTATATGTAGGCAATTGTTTCCCCCACAACTACAGTGATGCTTGGGATGATGAGCGAGGTATGATGATGTTGGAGTGGGATGGCGAGCCAGAGTTTGTTGCGTGGCCTGATGCACCTTCATATAAAACATTAAAATTATCGCAATTACTGGATGATCCGGGTTATTATCTAACTGAGAAAACCTATGCTAGGGTTACTATGGATATTGATATTACTTACGAAGAGGCAAACTATGTTAAAGAGACATTTGCTGAACAATTTAAAATGCGTGAGTTAAGTTTATTGCCAGACAAGGAGAAATTAGATTTAGATATATTGAATGAAGACATAGAGTTAAATTTTGACAGTATTGACTCTATAGTTATAGACCAACTTTCTAATATTGAGAGTGAACATTATGATCCACAAATGCTACTAGACATATATAGGAGCATTTAGTGTTAGTATTAAAATCTCTAACAGTTAAAAATTTTATGAGCGTGGGTAATCAAACCCAAGCGGTAGATTTAAACAGACAAGATCTTACATTAGTATTGGGTGAGAATTTGGACTTGGGTGGCGATGATGCTGGTGCTCGTAACGGTACTGGTAAGACTACTATTGTTAATGCGTTGAGTTATGTGTTGTATGGTTCAGCATTAACTAATATTAAAAAAGATAATCTCATAAACAAAACTAACGGTAAAAATATGTTAGTTACTATTGAGTATGAGAAGGATGGTCAAGACTATCGTATAGAGCGCGGCAGACGGCCTGCTACATTAAAATATTTTAAGCAGGATGAAGAAAGTTCGGCGCAAGGTGAAAATAGGCAAACACAAGAAGAGATAGAGCGTGATATAGGATTAGGGCATACGATATTCAAACATATTGTAGCACTTAATACATATACTGAACCATTTTTAGCGATGCGTGTTGCTGATCAACGTGAGGTAATTGAGGAATTATTGGGTATAACTTTATTAAGTGAAAAGGCAGAGAGTTTAAGAGAAGTAGTAAAAGTAACTAAAGATAAAATAACTGAAGAAGAATACGCAATAAAAGGTATAATAAAAGCAAATGAGAATATAGAGACAACAATAAACAGTTTGCGTTTGAAACAAAAAGCGTGGGAAGAATCAAAAAATACTGAAATAGATAAACTAAACAAAGCAATTGATAAATTAATAGCAGTGAATATAGAGGATGAATTAGCATTACATACTAAAAAAGCAGACATTGAAAAAATAGAATCCAAATTACGCAGTTATGAACGTGAACGCAGAACATCAGAGAGTTCATTAACAAAGTATGAAAGAGAACTGAAAAATTATAATACTAATTTAGCATCAGCAGAAGACAAAAAATGTCATGCATGTGGGCAACCATTACATGATGCATTGCATCAAGAAATGTTATCTGATATAAACACGCAGATAAACGAACATAAAGACATAATAAAAAAGGAAAAGAAAAATTTAAAATCTATAATTAAAAAAATAGATGAGATAGATAATATAGATACTGAAATAGAAACATTTTATGAAACGATTGCTGATGCTTATAAACATGATTCAAGTTTAGAGTATTTAAAAAAGGAATTAGCAACTAAAATAGATGCAGTTGATCCGTTTAGCAGTCAAATAGAAGATCTTCAAGATTCTGTATTGCAAGAAGTTAATTATGATAAACTAAATGATATAGTAAGAGTGCGAGAACATCAGGAATTTTTATTACGTTTGCTCGTAAATAAGGATTCGTTTATACGTAAACGTATAATAGATCAAAACTTGGCATTCTTAAATAAACGTTTAAGTTATTATTTAGATAGAATAGGATTACCACATACTGTAGAATTCCAAAATGATTTAAGTGTTGAAATTACAGAGTATGGCCGTGACTTAGACTTTGATAATTTAAGTAGAGGCGAACGCAATAGACTTATTTTAAGTTTAAGTTGGGCATTTAGAGACGTTTGGGAACATTTATATAATAATATAAACTTATTAATTATAGATGAATTAGTAGATAGTGGAATGGATACTTTGGGATTGGAAGGTAGTATCAGCATACTTAAAAAAGTTAGTAGAGATAGAAACAAAAGTGTGTTCCTAATATCCCATAAGGATGAACTGGCAGGGCGAGTACATAGCGTTTTGACAGTTACAAAAGAGAACGGATTCACAAATTACAGTGATGACGTACAGATAATGTAAATACAAATACCAAAGGAGTATAGAAAATGGCAACGATCCATCAACAAATTTTAGACCAAGTAGATAGTTACTTGAGCGAATCAGCAAAATTCGAAGATAAAGGTGTTAAAGCAGCTGCCGCTCGTGCTCGCAAAGCACTCGGTGAATTAGGCAAATTATCTAAAGCACGTAGAGCAGAAATTCAAGAAAAGAAAAACTCTATGTAATGCCTAGCAAGCAAAAAATAAAAGGCGCCACGTGGGAACGAGATGTTGCAAAACATTTATCAGAAATATATGACGAGTCATTTATTCGAGTTCCCCATAGTGGAGCTTACATCGGCGGATCCAATAAAGCACGTAAAGAATACTTACATGAAGGAGTAATAAGAACTTTTAAAGGTGATATTATTCCTGGGCCTAGTATGCCCTATTTAAATATAGAGTGTAAGGCATATAAAGATTTCCCCTTTCATCATTTGTTTACAGGTGATGTAAAATTACTAGATGAATGGATTAATCAAGTATTAGATTCAGCAGATGAACACGACTTCAATATGTTAATAATGAAGTTCAATCGAAAAGGCAAATATGTAGCAATAGAAGACAAACATTTACATCACAGATTTAAAAGGCACATTAATTACAAAGGATGGAATTTTAGTGAGTATGATCAATTCTGGAAACTAAATTCCAAAGTAGTAAGATTACAATCAGCGATAAAAAAAAGACCAATGAACTATAATATGACATCAATAACACGACACCCAACTTTTGGCTCCCGCAGGCAAGAAAAAGAAACTAACATAGCAACCTAAATGCAGTTAAGAGCTGCTCGCCTCGAGCACGTAGCATAGGCACGTGAATACAGGAATTGGCGAAGTTGCAACCCAGGCTAAGGGCGCCAAAAGATGTGGATATAAGAAAAAGAAACCACAGCTATTTTAATGTTGATACTATAGCATTAAGATGGTCCTGCTACGACGAAAGTCAGAAGTCTGAGGTAGGGGGTACAGGGTAACCGCCTCCGTGCTAACGCAATCCTCAATAGTATTAATGAGTTAAACAATGGAAAAAGAACTCATATTTCTCCTGGAAGCAGGAGAAGTGTGAATAAAACTTCAGGAAAAAGTAAACAAATAAATATTATAAAGCGTTCATGGTTCGAATGAAATGAAGAACCAGTTGAACGTAGTTCAACTATGCAATACACTTACGATACACACTTCGGAAAACAAGAAACTCGAAATATAATAATAAACCAAATAAGTTTACGCAATGTAGATCCACGAGAGGAATTCCTAGCACTCGAAAAAGGATTTGCTTTAGATATTGTAGATGGAAAAGAAGAATGGTATATGTCGCGTAATACGCGAATTAAATTATCAGAAACAAATTATGATTTTCTTGATTTCAAATTAGGTTTATCGTTGCATTCAAATGTTAATGAAATGCCTACGGTATTTCAAAAGATTCTAACAAAGTATATACATCATAATAATTTTAAAAATATTCATAGTGCTAGTGTAGATCATGAACGTTTTAAATATATTTCATATTATGATAAAGGTAGTATTGTAGCAATAACCAAAATGCTTCATTATAATCCACCATTTCCATTTGCAGATCATGACATATTAGAAACAAACTTTTTTATATGGAATTATCATAAACCAGAAATGCGTTTGGGAGAACTTACTTTAGAACATGAAATTGCTTGGGCAAAATCATTAGGTTTAAAATATTTGTATACTGGTCCTGGATACGAACAAAGTAGCATATACAAATCCAAGTTCGACGGTTTTCAATGGTTTAACGGAATGGAATGGAGTACCGACGTGGAAGAGTATACGCTACTTTGCGAAAGGGATAGTAAAATAAGAAGTTTTAAGGCTTATACTACAATTTAATCAATATATTTTTTAAATTCTTCTGGCGTAGATTCGAAACGCCATAGTGTGACCCAATTTAAATGTTCTTTTGTCCAACTTTTATAGTAGTCTGTATTTTTTGCGAGTGCTAGTGATGCGGAGTTTAAAACATCAAGCCTTGCCACTAGAAACAAAGCCGCTTTGCCGAAGTTTAATTCTAAACCTTCGTGCGTTTCAACGTTATGTGGGTGATCATCTAATGCTACTAAATTCATAGGCATTAAGTAATCGTTGATTTCATCTGAAATTTTTGTAAACTCCTCAGCGGAGTATCTTTCTGTAGGTGTAATTACTGCTATAATTTCAACACCTTCATCTGTCCAAGTATTACCAATTTCCTTTAACTTGTTAAGCAAGTCATCATAAACAATTTCAACTTTCATTGTATTGTCTCTTAACGCCGCTTGAGCATAAGGACATGCTGGCAAATTACCAAACTCTTTGTGCTTTTTTGCTACAAAGTTATTGATCCAATCGTATAAAGCGTCGATGATTTTATTTTGTTCAATAATGTCGTTTGTCATTTTTTACCTCCTATGATCAGAATTATTGTGGGGATTTTACAGCGGGGTTTTTCTACGGGTGTAGTATTAATATTTAGCCAGCTGGCGTGAAAATAAAGTAAGTATTTCTTAAAAATAAGGCAACCCTGAATCTTTTGTTGTTTGCATATTTTCTTCTATTAATTCTGCTATGATTTGTCTATCATTAAAACTAGTGTTATACATTTCTTCCATAGTCATACCACCGCGCATATGCCAAGCAAGTTTGAAGCATAGGCGTTTTATACTTCTTGTTTCTTGTTCATAATCATTTATCAAGGTCACGACTTCATTATAATCCATTGACAGCAGCTTTAAACGAAAAAATTTGCATAATCAAATAATAGTGGAACTTTCATTGTATTTTTACATTCTGGGCATTGTGCATCAATAGGATCAAGTTCTACGTTTTCTCTAATTTGTTGTATTGTGTCAGTAATTTTTCTATATAATTTAATACTAGTATTATTGACAAAATCTACAATTTCTTGTTTGTTAGTTATAACTTGGCCATCAGGTAATTCTATGCCTTGTACTCCTGATGTTAGTGAAGAAATATTTAATTCAGTTAAATTATTGAGAATTCTCTGATACATTTCTTGTCTTTCTTCTTCTGATACATCTTCCATTTGTTGAGCTGCATCCATTGCTCGTTGCTCTTCAAATGAACGCCGTTGTATAATAGATAAATCTTTATATGTTAATGGTTTTATATGTACTTTTAACTCGCCATATGATATAACTGATGAGTCATATGAAATATTAATATTACCTAAATGTTCAATATAAGGGTTTAAATCAACTCCTACTTGAAATTCTTCATTGCATTCTTCATTAGAGCATAAATTATCTAAAAGCATTTCATTACCAAATGATGCTATTCTAATTGCGATTAATGCAAAATCTACATCAGTTGCAGGCATTTGCCATGGATCCTTTATTGATGGAATACAACTAGATATAACTTGTACTACCGCTTCTCCAGAAATTAATGCATCAGGTGTTTTAATAGCAATATCATCCTTTGCTGTCATTGGAAATACTGGTATCTCGCCTGTTGCTCCTATTTCCAAAGTTCCTTCTGGATAGAATTGAGCACCTGGTAATGTAATATAAATTTCTGGTTGTCTATAAAACTGTGCTAAACGACTGGTCTCACTCATTTGAAATCCTCTAAATCTAAATGTATAAATAATACAATATTATACTATATTTACTATAAATTATAAACTACGCATATTATTATGGCAGATGACGCAATTTTACGAGAAACTAAACAAAGAATAGATAGCCTATTTGCTCAGGTAAGTGGTGGTGCTAGTTCTGCATCTAAAGGATTATATGACGTAAGTAGAGCAGCTGGCCGTGCTGAATCTGGATTAGGTGATTTAGCATCTGGTACTGCCAGAGCTGGACGAGCAGCTAGTGGCTTTGTTACTGCCGTAAGTACAATGGAATCAGCCGCCGCTGGTTACAGTACTTCGTTATCAGCAACAGCACAAAAGTTAAAAGATAGTGTTGGTTTTACTACAAACAGTATAACCGAGAGTGTTGAGCACATAGCTGGAGGTATAGGTATAGGCGCAGGTGCGCTCAGCCAATCAGTTGCTGGAGCGGTTGGTGGAATCAAAAAGTTTACAGAAGTATTTAAAACAGGAAAATTTGCGGCGGCTTTTGGAGGGTTAGCGAAAAGCGTAGGCCTAGGCCGAATAGCCATGATGGGTTTGGGCGCGACTACACTCGCCCTTGAAGATTATATAGATGATTCATATAAAACTTGGAAAGTAATGTCTCAGGCAGGTATGACTCTCAGCGGTGATTTAGCAAAGGTTGGTGGCATGGCTGGTAGAACACGTATGGACATGGCTGAATTTGGCATGGCTATGGTACAAGGTTCTAAAGTAATGGCAAAATTTGGTGGTATGGCTGATATGGGTGCTGAAACCATGGTAGATATGCAAGAAGCAATGATGTCCACTGTGGAGGGATATGCAGATAGTGGTCAATCTTATTCTAAAACAATGAAAATGATGGGCGTAGCACCAAAAGAATCTATGAATTTGCTTACTGAATTAATGGGTGATCAAGTTTTTGCATCTAAGTTGCGAGGTATGCAAGATGGCCAAGATGCCATAAAAAGATCTGAAATAACTGCTGAATATATTGCTCAGTTAGATCAACTATCCAAACTTACCGGTAAGAGTAGAGAAACCCTTGCTAAAGAGATGAAACAAAAAGCACAAGATGCTCAATTTAGTGCTACATTATTGGATATGGATGCAGATCAGGCAGCTGCCGCAAAAGCACAATTAGCATTTGTAGAAAACACATATGGTAAAGACGCATCTGAATTATTTAAAGCAAGATTAGCAGGTGTTGTTCCAGTTGGAGATGCAGCTAGAAAATTAATGTCCACATCATTAGGTGGTGTTATTAGTGATATGGCAGGTGAAACAGCATCTGCTGGTGGTTCAGCCGCGGCTGACATATTAGAATCGTATATGGGCGATCTTGGCCAAGCTGCTATGGAAACTCGAGATCTGTTACTACCACTAGCAAAAGCAGGTGGATTAGTTGGCGCAAGTTTTGGTAATTTGTATACAGCAACAAATGAAGCAACGTTGAAAAATCAAGCAATTCTTGAAGCAATGGATAAAGAAATTACTGCAATGGATAAGTTGACTACTGCTATAACTGAAGCGCGTAATAAAACATTGGGTGTTTATGTTGAGGGTGGTCAAAGAGTGTATGATGATGCAACTCGTTTATTACAAAGTAAAGCAATGATGGAACAACTTGTAGATTTGGCAGGTACTGCTGTTCATGAATTAATAACGGGTTACGGCCGAGGCGGTGCGAAATCTTTGATGCCAATGTCCGGCGAGGCACTTAAACTCGGGACACGTGGTTATGAAACAATTCTTAGTAGTATTGAGCATTTATTAATGATGCGAATAGAAGCTCCGGCAGTTAATGATGGTTCGTATGGTGGTGGTCATGGTGGTAATTTTTATTCCTTCGACACGGTATTTGAAAATCTCCGTGATCTTTTCACGGCCCGCCCCGGGATGTCTCAAGAAGACTTAACGGAAGCATTAGAAAAACGAGATCTTGGTAATGCGGTATTGAACGGAGCAATCCCAGCAGAAGCTGCAATTAGAAAAATAAAAGAAGAACTCGCCGCAACTGGAAATGCAAATCTTGATGCTGGCGCCGCTGTTGCTACTTTAGTTAATGAAAGAGCATTGGAATTGACTGGCATGACACAAGCAGAAATGGATAAGGCGCGAGCGGGCAGAGGTCCTCGACAGCAGTTAAGTACAAGACAAGTCACAGATCAAGTTATACAATCTTATGGAGTTGCTAGAGCTGAGGCGATCGCCAACGCGAAAACTACAAAAGAAGTTACACAATCTCAAGGAATTGCTTCAGCTGATGGAGCCAAGAATGATATAGCCAGCCAGCAATTATCGACAAGCAAAGAACAACTTGCCATATTGAATAGACAGCTTATTATAATGGAAAGAGGCAATAATGGTGGTTCAGATAATTTAGCAAAGACTAAGGGTGACGTCACTATCGGCCCGGGAGATTTCCTTATGGCCGAGTCTCGGCAAGCCTTGGGTAATGATACATATACTTGATAATCAAATTGGACAGCAATATAATGAAAATAGGGTAAATAGTAGTAGAGAATAACTTAATGACTTGGAAAAAATATTTTACACAGCCAAATAACGTAGTTCCATTACGTAACGGCACACCAGACGTAGGTTTTAAAAACTACAGTTCAGTATTACCTGAAGTATATTCAGGACATCCTAACCGTATCGAACGTTATATTCAATACGATGGTATGGATCAAGATAGTGAGGTTAATTCAGCACTAGATATCCTTGCTGAATTTTGTACACAATCTAATACTGAATCTGGTATCGCTTTTCACGTGCATTATCATGAAGATGCTACAGATACAGAAGTAGACATCTTACAAACACAATTACGACATTGGTATAACTTGCAAGGGTTTGAACGTAAGGTATTTAAATTATTTCGTAATGTGTTAAAATATGGTGACCAAGTTTTTATTAGAGATCCTGAAACACAAAAATGGCATTTTGTAGATAGTGCTAAAGTAGAAAAAATTGTTGTTGATGAAAGTGCTGGGCGAGAAATTGAACAGTATACAATTCGTGATTTAGCAATTAATTTTGAAACACTTGCAGTTACTGAAAAGGATACAACAGGTAGTACAATTCCTAACTTAACCAGTAGGCAAGGACATCAAACACAACAAACATTAGCAGACTCAGCAAAATATAGTTATGGTAAGAAGTCTGTTGCTGTAGATGCACAGCACATTGTTCATATTAGTATGACAGAAGAGATGGATGGAAGTTGGCCATTTGGTAATAGTATTTTAGAAAATATTTTTAAAACTTATAAACAAAAAGAATTGCTTGAAGATGCTATTATTATATACAGAGTACAAAGAGCACCAGAGCGTAGAGTATTTTATATTGATGTAGGTAACATGCCTTCCCATATGGCTATGGGTTTTGTAGAGCGTGTTAAAAACGAAATACACCAACGTAGAATTCCTACAACAACTGGCGGCGGTACTAAAATGATGGATTCAACATATAATCCATTATCCATTATGGAAGATTACTTTTTCCCACAAACAGGTGAAGGACGTGGTAGTAAAGTTGAAACATTACCAGGTGGTGAGAACTTAGGTCAAATTGATGACTTAAAATTCTTTACTAACAAGATGTATAGAGCACTACGCATACCAAGTAGTTATTTGCCAACAGGTCCAGATGAAGGTGTTGCAGCTTTTTCAGATGGTAGAGTTGGTACAGCATTAATACAAGAATATAGATTTAACGAATATTGTAAGAGATTACAACAAATAGTTGCCGCAGTAATTGATGATGAGTTTAAGTTGTTTATAAAAACACGTGGTATTAATATTGATAATAGTATTTTTGAAGTTAAATTTAATGAACCACAAAACTTTGCATCATATAGACAAGCAGAGTTGGATAATACAAAGATTTCAGCATTTACTCAATTAGAAGCGTTGCCATATATGAGTAAACGTTTTATGATGCAACGTTATCTTGGTTTAACTGAAGAAGAGTTAGCAGAAAATACAAAAATGTGGCAAGAAGAAACTGGTAATTCAGTAAATGCTTCTGTTGAAGGATCGGATATGAGGTCCATTGGTATTACTCCAGGTGGATTGGAAAGTGATATGGCTATGGCTGAGATACCTGAACCTCCTATGGAAGAAGGCATGGAAGGTATGGAAGGTGAAGAACCTGGTATGGCACCTGGCGCGCCTGAAGTAGCACCAACGGAACCAGCACCGGTTTAATAAATACTAATATGATTTTACTAGAAATTTTTACAGATGTTAAAATGCAAGAACATGACAAGGATGATAAACATTCACGTTATGATCCTTCTGCTGACCAAACTGTAATGAAAAAAGACGATACACGAAAAACTCGTTTAACGTTGAAGCAAATTAATAAAATTCGTCGAATGCAAGAATTACGTGCATCCGAGCAATTACAAGATGAAGAGCAATATGCAATACAATATGCTCCTGCACCAGCGGCACCTATGTAAAATTACCCTTTTTCTCCCCTTTTCACTCATTTTACCCTTATAATCAAGTATATTAGCAAATTATTATTAAATATAATTATATATTTGTAATTTGTACCTTTATGAAATATTAAAAGGAGTGATTTCGCTATGAGTAATAAATTTGAACAGTTGCTTGATTTTATTATCAATGAAGAGCAAGATAAAGCCAAAGAGCTTTTCCATGAAATTATTGTGGATAAGTCTCGTGAGATTTATGAAGGCTTGATTGATGAGCAAGATTTAGAAGCTATCGAAGAGGAAATTGAAGAAGTAGAAGAAGCAGTTTCCGATAACGAAGTTGAAGATTTTGTTTCCGATATTGAAGGCGACGAAGAAGGTATGTCACTAGAAGATGCTGGTGATGAACTTGAAGATGTTATGGACATGGAAGCCGACGAAGAAGGCGGTGAAGAAGAAGTAAGTCCAGAAGAGAACGAAGAAAGGATTAGTGATCTTGAAGCTGCTTTTGCAGAACTTCAAGCAGAATTTGACGCTTTGATGGGTGGTGAAGCAGAAGCAGAAGCAGAAGCAGAGGAAGAAGTTCCTTTTGAATCTGTAGAAACTGATGAAGAGCCAGTAGAAGAAGCCGAAGAAGAAGTTGCAGAAGAAGCAGATGAAGAATTAACCGAAGCTTCACTTGAAAAAGTTGCGGCCCCTAAAGGCGGTGACTCAGATGGTACAGCAATGAGCCATAACCGTGGTGACCTAAAAATTAAATCAACTAACAGTATGATGGGACACGGCGGTGAGGAATCAGGCGGCGCCGCGCCAAGTGTAAACAAGGGTGGTATGGACACAAAAGCACCACTTGAAAACGAGAGTAAGTAACGGATAATATAAGATGACTTATCTAAGAGAACACTTGACATTTGACCAAGCACGTATGGTAACCGAGACTGATTCAGAAGGTAAGGATCTATTTATGAAGGGCATTTGTATTCAAGGTGGTGTAAAGAATGCAAATAAACGAGTATATCCAGTCAATGAAATACAAGACGCCGTATCAACATTAAATGAACAAATCAATCAAGGTATGTCAGTATTGGGCGAGGTTGACCATCCAGATGATTTAAAGATTAATTTAGATCGTGTTTCCCACATGGTTACAGAAATGTGGATGGACGGACCTAATGGTTATGGTAAGATGAAAATCCTACCAACACCAATGGGTAATTTAGTCAAAACAATGCTAGAGTCAGGTGTTAAATTAGGAGTATCCTCCAGGGGTTCCGGAAATGTGAAGGAAGCCAGTGGAGATGTGTCAGATTTTGAAATAGTCACTATTGATGTAGTGGCTCAACCAAGTGCTCCAGATGCATATCCAACAGCAATTTATGAAGGCCTTCTCAATATGAGAGGCGGACATAGGATGTTAGAGGTAGCAGCTGAAGTACGTGAGAATCAAAAGGCGCAGAAGTACCTTAAAGAAGGGATTTTGCGTCTCATAAAGGACCTAAAAATTTAGGAGAGCATTATGATAGAGGTATTCAAACCACTTATCGACAACAATCTCATCTCAGAAGAAGCAAGAGATGAGCTTCAGGAGGCTTGGGAATCCAAGTTGGCAGAAGCGACTGAGCAAAATAAAACGGAACTCCGTGAAGAGTTTGCTCAACGATATGAGCACGATAAGGAAGCAATTGTCGAAGCCCTAGATACAATGGTTACAGATTCTCTAAAACAAGAAATCCAAGAATTTGTTGAGGATAAGCAAGCAGTAGTTGCTGAGCGAGTTGCATACAAGACAGCAATTAAAGAGCATGCCGATATGCTTAACACATTCGTAACAAAAAATCTAACAAATGAAATGCAAGAGTTTCGCACAGACAGAGGTTCGCAGACTGAAGCATTTGGTAAGTTAGAGGATTTCGTAATCAAAGCATTAAGTGAAGAAATTGTCGAATTCAATGAAGACAAACAGGACGTAATTGATACAAAAGTTAAGTTAGTTGCTGAAGCAAAAGCAAAACTAGCAGAACTTAAGAAGACATTTATTGAGCGTAGTGCTAAGATGGTGGAAGAGACTGTCACCAAAACTATTAAAGGTGAAATGTCACAATTAAAAGAAGATATCCAGAGTGCTCGTGAGAGTAATTTTGGACGTCAATTATTTGAAGCATTTGCCGCTGAATATGCTAACTCATATTTAAATGAGAAGACTGAAGTAGCAAAGCTTATGAAGCAACTTTCCGATAAGGAAGAAGAACTTGCGGAAGCAAGTAAAGAAGTAACAGAAAAAGATGCTCTTGTGGAAGCAAGAGAAATTGAAATTAGAATGATTAATGATCAGGCAAACAGGAAAGAAGTTCTTTCAGAAATGCTTAACCCATTGGCTAAGGATAAGAAAGAAATTATGGAAAGTTTACTTGAATCAGTTCAAACTGAAAAACTTAAAGCATCTTTTGATAAGTACCTGCCAGCAGTTATCAATGGCGATGGCAGTGGTATAAAACGCAAACTAACTGAGTCAGTAAAGAAAGAAGTTACCGGTGATCGTAAAATCAAAGAAGAAACTCAACCAGAGAACGATATCACCACTTCAAACATTATTGATATCAAGAAGCTAGCGGGATTAAATTAATTTAATTAAGGAGTTTAGGAGACAAAAAATGTCAGAACTATTAACAGAACGTTGGGACGAGACCAAAGAAGCCTTGTGTGAAGGCCTTGAAGGCAACCAACGTAGTACAATGTCAGCTGTTCTAGAAAATACAAAACAGTATCTTTCAGAAGCTGCAGGAGCAGGCGCGACTGCTTCAGGCAACGTTGCAACACTAAACCGTGTAATTTTGCCAGTAATCCGCCGCGTAATGCCATCAGTAATTGCTAACGATATCGTTGGTGTTCAACCAATGGCAGGTCCAGTAGGACAAATTCATACATTGCGTGTACGATACGCAGACGCATTTACAAGTGCATCAGGCACAAGTACAGTAGCAGGTGATGAGGCATTAAGCCCATTCCAAATTGCTGAAGGTTACTCCGGTAATGTAGACATTGCTGGTGCACCAACAGCAACTTTAGAAGGCGCCCCAGGCAACAAGTTAAGCATTCAAATTTTAAAGCAACCTGTAGAAGCAAAAACCAGAAAGCTATCCGCTCGCTGGACTTTTGAATCTGCACAGGACGCGAATGCAATGCACGGTATCGACATGGAAGCAGAAATTATGAGTGCATTAGCACAAGAAATTACTGCAGAAATCGATCAAGAGATTTTAGCATCTCTACGTAGTATCGCAAGTACTGCTCCACAAGCATTTGACCAAGCCGCTGTATCAGGTACAGCAACATATGTTGGTGATGAGCATGCCGCACTAGCGGTTGCTATGAACCGCGCAGCTAACCGTATTGCACAACGCACACGTCGAGGCGCAGGTAACTGGGCAGTTGTTTCACCAGCTGCACTAACAGTACTACAAAGTGCTTCAACAAGTGCATTTGCACGTACAACAGAAGGTTCATTCGAAGCACCAACAAATCAAAAGATGGTTGGTACATTGAATGGCGCAATGAAGATTTATGTTGACACATATCTAGGCGATGGTGGCGCAACATTAGTTGGTTATAAGGGTTCAAGCGAGGCAGACGCCGCCGCTTTCTATTGCCCATATATCCCACTTATGAGCTCCGGCACAGTACTAGACCCAGCATCTTTCGAACCAGTCGTAGGCTTCATGACACGTTATGGTTATGTCGCACTAACAAATACTGCATCATCCTTGGGTAATGCAGCTGACTACCTCGAGAGTATTGGTATGTCTAATCTATCATTCACATAAGTTATTAACTTATTTGACGAAGAAACCACCCACTTTGGGTGGTTTTTTCTTGGATAAATACAAATGCGTAGTAATACAGTAGTAATATACTACGTTTATGGGGAACACCATCCCCGTAGTCCATAGAATGGACCAACCTTAAGGAGAAACAAAATGGGTAGACCAATTAACAAAAAGCACATTGGTGACGGTGCAGGTAAAATTCAAGTCACCGCAGTACGATTCGCATCAGGCGCAGAAGTAGCCGCCGCAACAGAAGCACACATTATTAAACAGAAAGCAACCAAAAAGTTCCAAGTAACTGATGGTAGTAAAACTGAAATAGTTACACTAGTAAATAAGAGCCCAGGCTCATTAGCAGCTAGTGAAATGTGTATCAATGTTGTTGACTCTGATGGTGTATCAAAGCAGATCACAAAACTACGCAACAGAACCTTCCAAGTTGAAGGCACATCTAACGCAAAGTGGTCACGATCTTCCACAGGTACATCAGAAGCAGTAGAAAAAGTTATTACTAATATTACAAAGGCCAACCCTGCTGTAGTTACAAGTGCTGGCCACGGTTTAGCAAACGGTACTAAAATTGCTATTCGCGGTGTAGTAGGTATGACAGAAATTAATCTTGAAACAGCATTCACAGTTGCTAATACAGCAACAAATACCTTCGAGTTGTCAGGTTTTGATACTAGTGGTGGTGGTTTTACAGCATACACTTCAGGTGGTGTTGCAACAGTTGCCGCCGCAACAGCTGGTGAAATCGTAGTTGACGCACAAGCATCATAAACTTTATAAAGTTGGTGATTTTGAGAAGGAGCCGTTATGGCTCCTTTTCTATTTAAAATTTGTATAAATAATATAACATTGGAAATAACGAAATATGGCTAGAACCTTAACGACAAGTGGTGATTATACTATTGATGCTGGAACAAATGATATTAAGTTAACAGCATCTGATGTTACAGTTACTGGTAATTTAGCAGTTACTGGATCAACCACTACTATTACAACTACTAACACAACTATAACAGATAATGTTATTGTTTTGAATAAAGACGAATCTGGCGCAGGTGTTACAGCAGGTACTGCTGGTGTAGAAATTGAACGTGGTTCAGTTGATAATGCATCGATTGTTTGGAATGAAGCAACTGATAAATTTAATTTAAAAGTAGGATCAGGTTTGGCGGCGTTAGACGTACTTAATGTTACCTCATCTGGTGGTTTAACAATAGGATCAGTTACTGCCACAGCGATATTAGATGAAGATAATATGGCGAGTAATAGTGCTACCGCACTAGCAACACAACAAAGTATTAAAGCATATGTAGATACTACATCTGCTGGTGCGGCCGCCGGCGCAAATACACAAGTTCAGTATAATAATTCAGGTTCATTTGGTGGCAATTCTGCCTTTACTTTTACTTCTGGAACAGGGGCAGTAGGAATTACAGGACAGTTAAATGTAGATAATTTGAGAGCAGATGGTAATACTATTAGTTCAACTAATACTAATGGTGATATTGTAATTACTCCCGATGGCACCGGTGAAATTACATTGTCCAAAGCGGCCAATGTGAGTATACAATTGGATTTTGCTGACCAAGGCAGTGATCCAAGTGCAACAGGTAGTACAAACAAAGTTTACTCTAAAACACCTGGCAGTGGAGGTACTGGATTGTATTTCGTTAATAACACAACAAGTGGAGAAATGATAAGTAAAAGTAAAGCAATTGCTTTTTCTTTAGTATTTGGTGGATAAAATATGGCAGTCACAATAACAAACATAGTAAACAATAGCTCAACAACAGTTTTCACAGCATCAGGAAATGTTGCTGTTACAGATATAGTATTATGGAATAACGATCCTCATGCTGGTTCATTCTTTCATTGGAAACTAAACCTAGTACCAAATAGTGCTTCAGTTACAGTTAATAATGTATTATATAATTCAGGTGGCGGTGGCGGCTTTACACTACCAATTTTTCCAGGATCAAATGTACATGTAAATACTATAAGTGGTCAGATAGCAAATAAATGGTTACTAGCTAATGGTGATAAGTTTTATATTGATTTAGATGATAGTTCTAATACGTCTCCTACTTGGTCGGGTTCTCCTGCTACAGTTCCAGTGAACGTATTTGTTAATTACATGAGTTTATAATATGCCTTTTGATAGCACTAGACCACAATACTATCCACATTCTAATTTTAGATTAGGCGATACTAAAGGTATGACTGTGCCTTCTGGTACAACTAACCAACGAGGTGAAGGCACGCCAATTAATGGTACAATTAGATATAATACAACTACTCTAAGTTTAGAAGCATATGTTGCGGGTGGTTGGTCATCTATTAGAGTTCCAAGTCAGGCAATTATTACTAAAGATACAGCAACTGGTGATGGGTCTACCACAGCATTTAATATGTTGAGTTCTAGTGTTCTTGATGAAAATAATGTTCTTATTTTTATTAATAACGTTTTCCAAGAAGCAGATGTAGCATATACTATATCAGGAACTACTGTAACATTTACCTCCGCTCCTCCGAACACGCATAAAATAGTAGCGTTGCGTGGATTTGATACCGTTTAATACTTTTACCAAACTAAATAGTATAAAGTATTATATTCGGAGAATATTATGGCTATAGGTCGCGTCTCGGGCCCGATGTTACAAGCAAACCTTGCAAGACAAGGTACTAATCTAGCATTTGAAACCAATTTATTATATTTAGATGTTACTAATTCACGTATTGGTGTTGGTACGGCATCTCCGGGATTTTCTTTGGAAGTTGCAGGCGATGCTGAAATTGGTAATATTGAGTTAGATACTAATACTATTACAACAACTAATACCAACGGTGATTTAGTATTAAATGCTAATGGAACTGGTAATATTTCAGTTAGCAGTAAAAAAATTACTAATGTGGCAACACCTACTGCTAATAATGATGCGGCTAACAAAGCATATGTTGACGGACAACTTACTGCTACTGATGGTATGGATCTTAATTTAGGTACTCCGACTGACAGTAGTTTAACAACCAACGGTGCTTACCAAAGTTGGCTTACAACTACAAAAGTTACAGATGCTATTGATGATTTAAATGAAGTTACAGAAAATATTCGTAATGATACATTTATAAAAAGCACATCATTTGTTTCAGATATTACTGCTGGTGGTGCTGGAACAACTGTTACCTTAACAATTACTACTGTAGGTAATCCTACACATTATGATATTGATTGGGGTACTGGTGAAACAGCAACAACCAATACGACAGATTCTACACCTTCACACACTTATAGTTCAAATACTAATTCGCCTTTTACTGTAACAGTAACAGCAAAAAATAATAGTGGAGCAGGTACAGGTAGTACAGCAAGTTCTACAAGAACAAATTATATTGTAATTTACACAGCCAACCCAGTTGTAAGTTTTGCCGCATATGCCGCTTCTTCAGGTGGAAGTCCAATTACGAGTTGGGATGACGGCGCAACTGTTTATTTTGATAATAATACAACAAATATTGGTGGTGCAACAATACAATATACATGGAATTGGGGAGATGGTTCCAGTAATGATGTTATTTCAAGTGATAGTGCCGCAGGTGGTGCGGCCGGCGCAAGACTTGCTCACACATTTACAGCAAGTACAGAGCAAGAACAAACTCGCACAGTACAATTAACATTAGATAGTCATAGTACTGCCAATCCAGCAGTAATACCTACTAATAGTAGTACTGCGTATAAGATTTACGATACACATACACCAACAGTATCGTTGAGTGCTACAACAGGTATAAACCAAGAAGCAACAAGTGGATTACCAATAACATTTACTAATAATACAGAAGCAACTATTGGTAGTTATGCTACTTATGGTCAACAATATGTTTATACTTGGGGTGATGGCACAGCAAATACTACAGTAAATGTAGGTGCTGGTGGCTCAGGTGATACAGGGAATACTATATCACATACATTTGCATTGAGTAATGCTCAACAAGCAGCTGGTACTGATGTAGATTTTACTGGTAACTTGCGAGTAACAAGTAGTCACTCAAGTAGTCCGTTTATAAGTGCTAACTTTACTGTACACGTAGAGCCCGATGTGCGTTGTAACATTGCGGCAACTGCGGTAACAGTAAGTACTGGTAGTGGTGATAATCAATATGATTTGTATGACTATAATGATCTTGACAGTAACAATAGAGCACTAGTAAGAGCGACTAACACATCACAAAATGCTGATAGTTATGTATATACTTGGAATGATGGTGATAGTGATAATGTAACTGAAGATGGCTCAGCCGCAGGTAGTATTGGCGCACCACTAGACCATAACTATGCTGGCGAGTCAGCAGGTAACTATACTTTGAGTGTTCAAGCATCTGGCACACCAGACTTAACAGCACAAACCGATACAGACGCTGACCAAACATTTACAATAAATGCTACTCCTGCCGCGGCACCAAATTTAAGTACGAAGAGTTTAACATTGTCTGATTCAGCGCAAGGATCATCACCAAAATTATGTCATGGATTTACAGATAATACAGGAGCGTTTACATCACAATCACCAGGTGATTCATTAAACACGACAACAGCAAGACGCTACACAAGTGGTACAATTGATACAAATGTTGTTTCGAACTTTATAACGAATCATTATAATGGCACAAACCAAACTGTAACAGCAAAAATTAATAATGTTGATAGAGGGAACAGACCATTTACAACTTCAGAAGGCGGTGCAAATAATAACACCTTTACTAGTTTAGTTACCTCAAACCACAGAGATTATGATGAAGTTAATGGATCTTATCCACAAAGAACATATCTTGTAGCATCAGCAAAAATTACTCAAGCGTTGGGTAGTTATAGTGTTGGCTCTAATGCCCAAAGGCTAGAAAGTTCAGCAGGTGGAAATACTAATTTAGTTCATGTAGTTAGAGATGATATGACATCAGCCGCAACAATTTCTAATGTAGGCACATTAGCAGAAGGAACTGCTGGCACAAAACGATACATTTCAGGTATTCCATATTATAACACAGGTAGTCCGACACTTAATTTGACAGGTGTTCAAGTTACCAATTTAACTGGACAAGCATACAGAGATATTCCTGGAGTAGTTGAAGTTGACAGTGGTACTAATCAAGAAAGCACATCAAGTAACGCATTTAGTAATCAAAATTACACTTATGCACAAATAGATGGTGCCACAACAATGTTGAGTAGTGGCATTCCAAAAGCTAATACTGGTGTTGGTGGTGCTTATACATTAGGCACATTATCAATTCCAATTACAAGCAGTAGTGTAAGAACAGTTGATAGAGCAAAAGTACGATGTACTGGTGTTAATGGTACAACATCATATTCTAATATAGGTACCACTAATATACAAGTACATACAGCATCACAAAGTGGTATCGTTGAACAGGCTATTGCTGTAGCAGATTCGTTAGGTAATGGTACACATACAGATGATGGCAAACGAGTGTTTAACTTTAGTGCGGCCACTACAGATAATCCTGCAGTTGTTGGCGCAACAAATTATTATACTAGCAGTTTATATAGTGAGAGTGCTGACCCAGGTGTGAGTGGAACTAAAGAAGCAACTATTAGACTTGGCGTAATGAAATATGATGTAACAGACTATAGTTCAGGCTACTTACCAGTTGGCCCAGATCGTAGTAGTGATACAGGCGCACAATATTATACATTTGCGTTCCGTAGACAAGTTGTTAGTAACTTTGATATTAACATTACTTCAACAGGAATTGCTGGACTTTGGATTGCCGCACCAGGTACTGATATTGATGATGCTAGTGGATTAAATGGTTGGATTGATGCAAGCACTACCTATGGTGGTAGTGGTGTTCCAGGTAGTGATACAGGAAACGGTGGCAATGGTTCAGATGGTTGTGCATTTACTTCAGGTGATAGAATTGCCGCAAGCACATCATTAAGTGGTGGTTATACAATGACGTTGGGTAGTGAGAATATGTCTAATGCTACAGCCAATGTTGTGTTAGTAAGAATAAAATTAACTTCAGGTCAAAGTGTAACGGCTATTAGTATAGGAGAAGCGAGCTAATGCCTATTTCCGATAGCCAGAAAGTTGATTACCTTTGGAAAAAGATTGGTTATACTGCTACTAAAACAGACACTAATGCGGCTAAAAAAGCACCAAACGAAGCCATAGCAAGTCCACTTCCTTTACGTGGTGACAAAGTATGGAAGTCCGCTGGTAGTATTCCTGCAGTCATACCAGGTAGTAGTTCAGAACCAGTAACAGTGTATCCAACATCTGCACCAGATGAATGTACTGTTGATGGAACGGCAACTGCTAATAGAACTTGGAAAACTGGATTAACAGATTGGATTAGTCCTGAGTTTGGTTCAACTTATCAAGTTAAAGTTTATATACACACAGCAGGCAATGCTGGCTCAGCGGCATCAGGTGGTACGCAAGTATTTGCTACAGGTTCTGGTAATAACGACGAATGGTTTTTTGATTATCAATCAGGTGTTTTACATTTTATTGGTACAAACTTACCTAATGGTGTAAACTTTACAGGTAAAAGTTGTTATATAAGTGGTGCGCGATACACTGGTGAATTTGGTGTTGGTGGTGATTTAGGTAACTTTACTTTTAGCACTAACACAATGACAACCAGCGGTTCAAATGAGAACTTAATTGTTGATCCAAATGGTACAGGTACATTAGTAGTATCAGCAACTAACTCAATGCGTCCTCCAATAGGTACAACAGCACAACGCCCAGGTAGTCCAACTGCTGGTGATTTTCGTTATAATTCAACTGAGAACAAATTAGAATATTATAATGGATCTGCTTGGACTTTATTACAAGCATCGTCAAGTTCTATTATTACAAGTCAAACATTTACTGGTAATGGTTCTACTACAGCATTTACTTTAAGTACAACTCAAACAACAGCAAATGTTATAGTTAGTATTGAAGGCGCATTACAACAACCGACAACTTCTTATGCTGTTAGTGGTACAACATTGACATTTACACAAGCACCAGCAAATGGTGATGTGATTGAAGTAAGAAAAATTAATACATTATCTTCAAATTCAGCCTTACAACTTTCAGATACAGATGGTGATACTTTAGTGCAAACTGAAGAGTCAAGTGATGAAGATAAAATACGAATGGATACGGGTGGTGCTGAACGTGTTGTTATAGATAGCACAAAAATTGAAACAAAAGTTCCCGTCCAATTTCCTACCTATACAACCACACAACGCAATGCATTATCAGGTGTTGCAAATGGTATGGTTATATACAATTCTACTACTAGTAAGTTCCAAGGACGAGCGGGTGGTTCTTGGGTTGATTTCCACTAAAATCTGTATTCTAAATACATTCCCTTAACAAAAAACTGCTGTTAGTATTTTCTAATCTGTATAATAAATACGAAGGTACTGTGTATGCTCGAGCATATATTTTATGATCCTTGTTATCTACTATAAGAATAGAAACAAGGGAACCTTCGCAAAGAGGGTGTCATTCCACTATATGTATATACGGTATTTTTACAAGGTCTTAGCGGACCTTCTTAAGGAATGGAGAAAAATAAATGGCTTTAACTAGATTAGGAACAGACCAGATATCTGATGGTGCGATTACTAATGCCAAAATTAACGGTTCAGCTGCTATCGCAGGTAGTAAGCTCGCTGATGATTTAACATATGGATCAAACCTCACAGTTTCTGGTAACTTAACTGTAAATGGTACAACAACAACTGTTGACACCACAAACATGTCTATTGAAGATCCACTTTTAGTTTTTAGTTCAGGCGCAACTGGCTCAGCAGCTGTTGACGCTGGTTTTGTTGTAGAACGTGGAGACGATACCAACGTTGGTATTATTTGGGATGAATCCGCTGATAAGTTTAACTTTATCACAACAACAGAAACTGGTAGTACAGCAGGCAACGTTTCAGTCGCCGGTCAAGCAAACATTATTGCTGGTAATATTGAAGGAACAATTACTACAGCGGCACAAAACACAATTTCCTCTGCTACATCATTAGCGGCAGTGGGTACTGTTACAACAGGTGTTTGGTCAGCAACAGACGTTGCTGTAGCAGCTGGTGGTACAGGTAGTTCAACCGCTTCAGGCGCACGAACTAACTTGGGCCTAGCAATTGGTTCAGATGTACAAGCATATGACGCACAACTAGCAGATGTCGCAGGTCTTGCAGTAACAGATGGCGGTTTCATAGTTGGTGATGGTTCTAACTTCACATTAGAAACAGGTGCGACAGCAAGAGCATCGTTAGGTTTAACAATTGGTACACATGTACAGGCATATGACGCTGAATTGGCAGCCATTGCTGGTTTAACATCAGCGGCTGATAAAGGTATCCAATTTACTGGTTCAGGTACAGCCGCAGTATATGATCTAACAACAGCAGGTAAAGCATTACTTGATGATGCAAATGCCGCAGCTCAGTTAGTGACACTTGGCCTAACAGCAACCGCAGCTGAACTTAATACTTTAGATGATATCGCATCAACAACCGCAGAATTGAATATTATGGATGGTGATACATCTGCAACTAGCACAACATTAGTAGACGCTGATCGCGTGGTAGTTAACGATGGTGGTACAATGAAGCAAGTAGCATTGACAGACTTCGAAACTTATTTTGAAGCAGGTCTTGATACTTTGAATGCAGTAACTTCAGCATCATCTCTAGCAACTGTAGGTACAATTGGTTCAGGTACATGGCAAGGTACAGCAGTCGCAGACGCATATGTAGCAAATGATCTAACTATTAGTGGTGGTACAGTAAACAACTCAGTAATTGGTGGTTCAACACCAGCAGCTGGTACATTTACAACATTAACAGCCAACGATCAGTTGGTAGTAGCCGCCGGTGCAACAATCACTGGTGATACAACAAACGAGATTACATTAGCAGTTAAAGGTGTAGGCTCACAGACAGCTAACTTAATGACTGTCGAAATTTCCGATGGCACAGATAAATTTACTATCGCCGCCGACGGTTCAGTAGTAATTGCACAGGATCTAACACTAGCTTCTGGCGCAACAGTAACAGCAATCCTCGATGAGGATGCAATGGGTAGCAACAGTGCAACAGCACTAGCAACTCAACAATCAATCAAAGCATATGTCGATTCAGAAGTTGGTTCATCCGCACTAACAATTGGTGCAGATTCAGGTTCTGATGATACAGTAACAGTTGGTACAGATACACTTAACATATCTGGTGGTGCTAACATTACAACAACAGTAAGTAATAATGATATTAGTGTCGCATTAGACGCAACTATCACAAGTGGTATTACCGCTCTTACAGCTGGTCAGTTGAATGCTGATAATATCCGTATTGACGGAAACGTTATTAGTTCAACAGACTCAAATGGTAACATTACACTTACACCAAATGGTACAGGTGACGTTGTTATTTCCGGTGACTTAACAGTTAACGGTACAACAACAACTGTAAACTCCACAGTTGTAACATTGGATGACCCAATTATGCAACTTGGTGGTGACTCTGCTCCTGGTTCAGATGATGACAAGGATAGAGGTGTTGCATTCCGTTGGCATAACGGTTCAGCCGCTAAAAACGGTTGGTTTGGTTATGACGACAGTCAGAGTAAATTTACATTTGTCCCTGATGCAACAATTACTTCAGAAGTTATTTCTGGTACAGTTGGTAACGCAATCTTTGGTAACATTGAAGGCACAATTACTACAGCTGCACAAAACAGCATTACTTCTGCAACAGGCCTAGCCGCAGTTGGTACAGTAACAACAGGTGTATGGCAAGGTACAGACGTAGGCGTAGCACATGGTGGTACAGGTAGTTCAACTGCTTCTGGCGCACGTACAAACCTAGGCCTAGCAATTGGCTCAGATGTACAGGCATATGATGCAGAACTAGCTGCTATTGCTGGTTTAACATCTGCCGCTGATAAAGGTATTCAGTTTACTGGTTCCGGAACAGCCGCAGTATATGACCTAACAGCCGCTGGTAAAGCGTTGTTAGATGACGCTAACGCCGCCGCTCAACGTACAACATTAGGTCTAGTAATTGGTACAAATGTACAAGCCTATGACGCTGAATTTGCAGCCATTGCTGGTTTAACATCAGCAGCTGACAAAGGTATCCAGTTTACTGGTTCAGGTACAGCTTCAACATATGACTTAACATCCGCAGGTAAAGCATTGTTGGATGATGCCAACGCCTCAGCCCAACGCACAACCTTGGGTCTAGCAATTGGTTCAGATGTACAAGCATATGACGCACAACTAGCAGATGTCGCAGGTCTTGCAGTAACAGATGGCGGTATTATTGTTGGTGATGGATCTAATTTCGTATTAGAAACAGGTGCAACTGCTCGTGCTTCACTAGGTTTAACAATTGGTACACATGTACAGGCATATGACGCAGAACTAGCCGCAATTGCAGGTCTAACTTCCGCAGCTGATAAAGGTATCCAGTTTACTGGTTCCGGAACAGCCGCAGTATATGACCTAACAGCTGCTGGTAAAGCATTGTTGGATGACGCCAATGCAGCCGCACAATTAGTAACATTAGGTGTAACACCTACAGCCGCTGAACTTACAGCGGCCGCTGATGGTGATACAGCCGCAACAAGCACAACATTGGCAGATGCCGATCGCGTGGTAGTTAACGATAATGGTACTATGGTTCAGGTAGCACTAACTGATTTCGAGACATACTTCGAAACAGCACTTGATACATTGAATAATGTTACATCTGCAAGTTCATTAGCAACTGTTGGTACAATTACTTCAGGTACATGGCAAGGTACTACTGTAGCAGTAGACCAAGGTGGTACAGGTGCAACATCCTTAACTGCTAACAGCCTACTAACAGGTAATGGTACATCTGCTATCCAAGCAGAAGCAAACATCACATATGATGGCACAACATTTGGTGTAAATGACGCCGCAGTCTTCAACGAAGGCGGTGGTGATAATGACTTCCGTATTGAGTCAGACAACCAAGCAAATATGTTCGTAGTAGACGCAAGTGTAGACGCAATTGGTTTGTTAACAGCAACACCTAATGCAGGTACAGTACTTGACATGAGTGGCTCAACAGAGTCCTTAATGCTCCCAATGGGAACAACAGCTCAACGTCCAGGTTCAGCTGCAGAAGGCATGTTCCGTTATAACACAACAAATGACACATTTGAATTTTATAATGGTTCAGCTTGGAAACAGTCCACAACCGAGTTTACAGTTGTACGAAGTGAAACAAAAACTGGTGATGGTACAACAACAGCATTCACAGGCTTGAATTCAAGTCTAACAACTGCTGGTTGTATGGTAAGCATTAACGGTGTTGTTCAACTTCCAACAACAGCATATGCTATTAGTGGTACAACAATTACTTTCACAGAAGCACCTGCTAACGGTGATAAAATTGAAATTCGTGAGTTTACAACAACGACTTCAGTTAACGCATTAGAAGATGCTGACAATGATACAAAAATTCAAGTTGAAGAGTCAAGTGACGAGGATATTATCCGCTTCGACACTGGTGGTACAGAGCGTTTTACTGTAACTGCCGCAGGTCACGTTGTTCCGTCCGCGGATGCAACATACGACCTAGGTACCTCATCCCTCGGATGGCGTAACATTTATGGCGTTTCCAGTTCAGCAAAATATGCTGACTTGGCAGAACGTTATTCAAGTGATGCATCATACGAAGCAGGTACAGTTGTTACATTTGGCGGTGACGCTGAAGTAACAATGTCTACAGAGACAATGGATTCAAGAATTGCTGGTGTAGTAAGTACAAACCCTGGTTATTTGATGAATGCAGATCTTGAGGGCACACAAGTAGCAGTAGCACTAACAGGTCGTGTACCTGTTAAGGTAACAGGCACAATCCGTAAGGGTGACATGCTAGTTTCCGCAGGCGAAGGTTACGCAAAGGCAGAGGCAAATCCAAGAATGGGTTCCGTAATTGGTAAGGCTCTAGAAGACTTCAACGGTACGAATGGTATCATCGAAGTTGTTGTAGGTAGACTATAAGTTTAAAAGTTTACGACAATAAAGTTGTAATTATGGAGGGGCGAATATTCGCCCCTCCATTATCTGCAAAATAAATATTTACAGGAGAACAAAATGGTAAACAAATATGTTACTGATTATGATGGTGAATATGTAGTATCCGGTATTGTAGTTAAGAATGGCCGGAAACATCAAGATAGATTCTGGATTCCACACAGTGTTCCTAACTCTGACCATAAAAAAGTAGCATATGTAGTTGGCAATGGTAGATCTCGAATAGACCATTCTGGCGTTGCAATGAAGTTAAGTTATCTTACAACGGCAGGCGGCGGCCATTTTGGAGCATATAAAGGACAGTGTTATGGTTGTAATAGAATCTATCAGGATTGGAATCCGGATTTTCTTGTAGTAACACATCCTGAATTAGCAGATGAAATAGTTGAAAGTGGTTATGCTGAAGATAATATTGTATTTGGTAGAGCAAAAAGCGTATTAGAACATCCTGAATATGTATCGCTCATTCCGCATGATCCACGAATGAACGCCGGTGCAACAGCAACATATCTTGCTTGCTTTCACGGCCATAAGAAAATTTATTTGTATGGATTTGATAATCAACCTGAAGATCCAAACACAAATAACAATGTATATGCTGGTACAGATTTATATGGTCCAGCAGATGTGAATCCAGGCGATGTAGTTTGGATTAATAATATGAAAAGAATATTTGACACATATAATGATGTTGATTTTATAAGAGTAACTGCTGATGGTATGGAAGATGAAATGCCTGAAGAATGGAAATGGTGTAAGAATTTCCGCCAATTAAAAGTATGGGATTTTGTAATAGAAGCAGATATTTAAATTGTTTCTACTATAGTTTTAATCTTATCTTTAATTGAATCTAGTTTAAGGGTTGAAAAAACACCAGGATGCAATGGGCCTGGCCACCCTGCCATAGTAACCCAAGCAAACCCACAATGTTCTCCATTCAAAACGGGTATAAATTCCTTATCAATTATTAAAATAAATGTGTGATAAAAGAAGTGACCATCTTCTGATGTAAATAATTCAATAGGAATTGTTTTCTCTATATCGGGTAAGTGTCCTACTTCCTCGAAAATTTCCCTTTTTAAACCATTAATAGTTGTTTCATCTTTTTCTATTTTGCCGCCTGCAAAACCCCATCTATTTTTATATTTTTTATCATTCCTTAATAGAAATAGAAAACGTTTTGTATCGCGGCAGTAGAAAATACCACCCGCTCCAGTGACCTGCTTCATAGTAATAATTATATAAAATTTATTATGGAAGTAGGGAAATAGACCACAAGCCAGTTAGGTATTCACCTTCATAGGATTTAATCCATTCGGCTGTATCTTCGTTTCCAGTCCATTTATATTGAATACCAGTTTTTGTATTAGTTACATAATGGATGCCCTTCCCCACGTCTGATGAACTAGCATCAAATGACACTGACCAATTTGTACCATCATACTCTATAATATCAAATTTACTTGCTTGTAAGTCATCAGCACTTGCGTCTGGCCACATTGCAGGACCGCCTGATGTGTTAAGAGTTGAACCAATATCTTCTAATATCAAATAACGTTGGCCACTTGCCGCGGCTGGTAACCCATCACCAGGTCCATTTTTTAATGGATTAATAACAGCATTGATAGCGGTTTGTGTATTTGCTGGGATAGTATCTGTATCTACTGTAAAGTCTAATATTGTTTCGTCAGTGGAATTATATGCTACTGTGCCAATAACTTCTGTAAAATCCGATCCTGTGTCTTTATTTTGGAATTTTGTTAATAGTTTTACTTGACTAATGCCTGCTTTTAATTCACCATATTGTGCTATAATTTTTGGCCATGGTAGATTAGCTCCATATTTTACTGGAACGTGATCAAAAGTAACGTCTTCTTTAGTGTCCCCACTAATTGGTTCGCTAACTGATAGTGCCTTTAATTGTCCATTTAATAATAGCACACCGTAGTTTAATGGAGTATAATATTGCCTACTACCCATTAGTTTTGTATCGTCTAGTACACTACTTGCTAAATCACCACTGCCATCAAATATACCCATGACAACTTTAGAAATAACACCGAGACGTTTAATAATTGCTGGAGGATTAATCCAAATTGGTATTTCAAAAGTCATTGTTGCTATGTCTATCATATCGTCAGCACCAACTGGAACAGTTCTGTTGCTAAATGATATTTCAGTTAGTTCTACATATGATAAACTGGTCCAATCAACATAATTGTCTGTAGTTTGGATTTCTAAACTTGGATTAAACATATAAAACATTTGTTCAGTAATTTGCATTTTTTGTTCAGTATTACTTGTCCAAATATCTGCATTAACTGTTAGTCTATATGGACTTGGCATACTACGTTCAATAGTATAACTATCACCAGGACCTGCTGTATATGAGGCCGTGTCCTTATCATAGAATCGTTCTTTAATATGAACTTTGTCTATATGAGAGGGAGATTGTATTCTATCTCGATCAAAAGCTACATTTGTTATATAACAAGAAATTTGGGGTACCGTATTAAGAGCATTTTCACTATTTTTGCGAATAATACTTGCTACTTGACGAGAAATATCTCCATATTTTACAGGAACTTGAATTAATGCAGAGTTACCAGCAGAATCTTTGCCAGTTTCTACATAAAAATGACTTAACAGTCTAATAAATTGAGCAAGGTAACGGCGCATTTGGCCGTCATAATAAAAATCCATTATTTGTCCTCTCTAGCACTTAATACATTTGATAAACTTTGTCTAGAATCAATTTTAGTACCGTCTGCCAGTGTAATACTTGTTTTAGTATTAAAGTTTTTAGTTCTATATGTTGATCTTGTACTTGTATTTGTAATATCCATTCGTACATTATCTTCAACATGTACCCATTTTTTACCATTATAAACGTATAATCTGTTAGGACTATAGTCTGTTCTTAATACATATTCGCCTTTAGTTGGATTAATAGTAAAACTGGTTAATGCTTTTACTGGTGCTCCGTTTGGTGGAATACCATCACCTGCCAAGTAATGTTCTAATTTTTTCTCGGGTCGGCCGTAATATGTATCACCAGTTACTGCGGCTGGTGAAGATTCATCTGCATCAACTGTGATTCCAGTGTCGTCAGTAGATACTAATATTATTGAACCATCTTCAGCACCTGGTGCTATCCAAAAGCGTGTTGTATCATAACCACTACGACCATCTACTATATCTTGTGTAAATGGAGCCATGGCTTCTGCTTGTTTTATAACAGCGTCATTTACTTCTAAGTTTTTAGAATAGTCACTTAAAATTTGTTTTAATGTATCATCACCATCACCAGATTCAATGTCACCAAGTATATCTCTATATTCTTGTGCATCTACTAGTGGGGTACATTTTACACGCCATAAATGTGGATACCAAGTTTGGCTAAATCCCTCTGCCGCCCTGCTACCGTCTTGTATTACGTAATAACGTTTTAAACTTTCGTATACTTTATCAACATTTTCATCTTCTAATGCATAATCATCTTTTAAATGTGGCAATTCAATAACATCACCACTTATTAGTTTTCTACCAAGAACACTAACCATATCAGTCATATGAAATGTAATAAAAATAGTGTCATTTTGTAAAAACAATCCAAATTGACTTAAATCAAAGTCTATATCGTTTACGTTATAGACTCCTTTCATGAAAGTTACATCTTTTTCATATTTTCGATCACGATTTTCTAAAAACAATAAATCCTGTATGTTAGTTACAGAATTATTAGTGTGCATCGGTTGGTCGGCTTTTTTTAAGTCGCCTTGATTGACAGGACCCATGTATTTGTGTATATTAACACCAGTGCCGCCAATGATAAATTGCTCACGAATACGGTTATCCATGAACTTAAAGTCATTTCCTTTAGTTGGTTTCCACAGTGAAAGTCTTGGCATTTTGTAACTCTTATGTTATAATACTATTTAGCACTATATATACGAGGCAATACTATGGCTAGAAAGAAACAAAAACGAGTATCTAAGAAGAAAGACGGGTTATTTTCTGAACCTAAATTTGATGATATTGTTATAGAAGGCGAATTAATGGATATAAGTGATAAACAACGTCAAGATATTAACCTTAGAATTAATCAGGGTTTAAATTTTTACAATTATCATTTTACTTCAAAGCATTCTAAACAACCATTAATACAGTGGATGGAAGCACAAAAAGTAGTAGATAAAGAATCTATTAGAAAAGTTCGATCGGCAAAAGATTGGCAAATAGGAATAACTGTGGGCTCTGTAGCAAGAATGTTATTAAATGGTTGCCCACCAATGGAAAATCTTTTATTGGCTCTTAGGCAAAAAATAAAAGAGTTACCAGATGTAGTAGAAGAAGAAAAAGAAGAAGTTAAAAATCTTGCCCCTGTAATATCTATACAGGAACGCATGAAAATAAATCTTAATGAATTTCTTGGTGAGCATGTAGAAGGTGAGATTGATGACTTTTTTGATAATGGATTAAAAAGTGATTTTAAAATGTCAAATGCATTACAATTAAAGGAGATTACTGGTAAAGCGGCGGCATTAATACCTGCTATATACGCACAAGAAGTTGCAGACTTTAATACTTTGCTCAATCCTGTAGAGAAAGATGACGAATATGAGCAGTTGGTAGAAGCATACCCATATAAAAAAGCGGAGATAAAACGTATATTAGAGTTTTATAATATGCTTATAGAGGATGCCTTACACCATTCTAATATACAAAAAGCAAATCGTAAAGTGCGAGCGAGAAAAGCACCATCAAAAGAAAAACAAGTAGCCAAATTAAAATACAAAGTAAATGATGACAAGTATAAATTAGTATCAATTGATCCTCAAAATATTATAGGTGCTCAAGAGTTGTGGGTGTTTAATACCAAAACTCGTAAAATTGGCAAGTATGTTGCTACAAATGGATTTAGTGTTGGTCAATTAGGTATTAAAGGAACTACTATTACTGGATTTGATGATGTCAAGAGTATACAAAAAACATTACGCAAGCCTGAAGAATCACTTAAAGAGTTTAATAGTGCTGGTAAAGTAGTATTGCGTAAATTTTTAGATAATTTAACTACTACAGGTATTAAATTGAATGGGAGAGTTAATAGCGATGTTATATTGCTGAAGGTATTTTAATAAATACATATATGGCAAGTAAAGAATTAACTAAACTAAAAACTGCGTTGTTTGATAATGTTAGATTACGACTTGGTGCTCAGATTATTGACGTTGAATTAGATAATGAGCATTTAGAAGTAGGCTTAGAAAATGCTATTAATAAGTATCGTCAATTAAGTTCAAACTCTGTAGAAGAATCTTACGGCTTCTTAAAACTTGAGAAAAATAGACAAGATTACTTTTTAGATGCTAATGTTTTAGAAGTAAGACAAATTTTCCGTAGAACAATTGGTAGCACAACAGGTGGTGGTGCCTCCAATTTTGAACCATTTGAAGCAGGATATATGAATATGTATATGCTTAAAGCAGGTATGGTTGGTGGTTTAGCAACATATGAAATGTTTAGTGGTTATCAAGAAACAGCCGCAAGAATGTTTGGTGGTTTTATTAATTATAGATTTGATCCAGTTACTAAAAAATTAACCATTGTGCGTAAAATTGATAGTGATGAAGGTGAAGATGTTTTGATGTGGATGTATAATCAAAAACCAGATGAAAATCTTTTACAACATCATATGACTAAGAAATGGATGGAAGATTATACACTTGCTATGAATAAAGAAATACTTGGCGAATCTCGTGGTAAATTTGCTACAATTGCTGGTCCACAAGGTGGTACTACTATGAATGGTGCTGAATTAAAAGCAGAAGGACAGCAAATGATGGCAGATTTAATATTACAACTTAATAATTACGAAGATGGTGGTGTGCCAATGTCGTTTATTATCGGTTAATAAATTTCTCTAATTAAATATTACTATGACTCAATCTCCATTGAAGTTCTATGTTATTGCGTATGCCAGTGGACATAAGGGCAATAAATTAGCACATAATTTAATTACAAAATTTCCAGAGCAATTTGAAGTAAAATACTATAATGAAAAAGTACATAAATTAGATGGTTGGGGACATGAGTTTTTAGAACATTATCTTGCAGACATATATTGGTATCATGAGTTTTTACCTGTTGAAAAAAACACGTATTTTAGTACAGTATTATATCACAAATATGTTGATGAAATTATTGCTGACTTGCATCGTAGGTTACAAGATGATGACAGATATCCACGTAATGATAAATGGAAAATAGTTTTAACTCATGGTAGTTCTATTATTCAATTACATGCTATACGTAATCAAATATTAGATGCTCTTGGAGGAGTACTGCTTCTTAATAGGAATCAATTAGGACATTGTGTCCATATTACTCAAGTAATGTGTGATGATCTACAGCAAAACGCTCAGTATTTTCGTCGGCACCATGAAAGTACTAATGGATATGGTGATTATTTTGATGATTTACGTAGTTATGCTATAGGACCTGGTGGGTATATGTATTTTGGTGGGCAAGTAGATGTATCTTTTGAAACGGATACAATTATTAAAACAGAAGATATAGATGATGAATCTTTTTATACTTTAGATAATTTATTTAAATCACGCCCAGTTTTACCTGAGTATATTGTAAATCGTTGGACTAAAAATATTACTATAGAAGAAGATACTTGGATTTATACTAATATAGCATATAAATTACAGGCATTAGGGTATCAAGTGCCTCCAGATAAAATTTATAAAAATAAGGCAGATTTGCTTGCAATTTGTGGTTAGTTATGCTACAATAATGAAATGATTATAGGACTTGTTGGTCTAAAAGGCTGTGGTAAAGACACAGCGGCTGATTTTTTTATCACACATTATGATAATTGGATTAAGGGTAGTTTTGCTGACTCTCTTAAAGATACCTGTGCTTGTGTATTTGGTTGGGATAGAGAAATGCTTGAAGGTAGCACACATGAAAGCAGAGAATGGCGCGAAACAGTAGATAAGTGGTGGGCAGAAAAATTAGATCGTTCAGGCTTTACACCACGTATAGCCTTACAACTCATTGGCACGGATTTGTGGCGTAATCAATTTAATGATGGTATTTGGTTATTAAGTTTTGAGAAAAAACTATTAGACATTAAAGAAAATGTTATGATTACTGATTGCCGTTTTCCAAATGAGATTGATTTAATTCAACGATTAAACGGAAAAATTGTTAGAGTTAAACGTGGTGAAGATCCACCATGGTGGGATCTTGCTATTGAAGATAATGCTCGACGAAATGAACCATATTATAATCCAATGGTTCCACAAGCATATCCTGAAGTTCATGCTAGTGAATCTTCATGGGCAGGTTGCACTGAAGATTATGTTATAGTTAATGATGGAACATTGGAAGATTTAGAAGAGGCAGTTAAGAATCTGAATGTATAGCGTCATAAACTACCGGAAAAAGTTCTGGATAATTAGTGCCGCGACGTCGGTCTAGTTCGGAAAGATAACGGTGTAGTTGTTTTTGTAATTCCTTATCGGGAGTAGATGCTTTAATACTTTTAGCAATGCCTTCCCAGTATTCTTTAGTGTTTATTATTGTTTGTTCACCAAATGTTTCTATTCTATTAATAGCTTCAGTATAACCCCAATCAAGAATTTGTGGTCCAAATATAGAAGGGTGTATACAAGGTCGTCCACCTGCTTGCATCAATGAAATGTTTACTACTCTATATATTTTCTCTCTTTTTCTTTTTTCGGTTCTATTTTGTTTAAAAAATTGCTCTTGCCATGTATTAACTTTATCGATGAGATCTGCCATTGTAAAAGTTGTTAATGGCATCCAACACATGTTAATGCTTGGATTCATATTAGTATTATCTATATAATAATTAAAATTAGTCTCCCACCATTCAAGATTTAACCCAGATCTAACATATTCTGCTTCCTTACCCCAACAATCTAAACTAGCGATAAGTTTAAATTGTCTTAAATTACCGTTATCACATAAGGCCTGCATTTTGTCCATCATGCGAGATACTTTTTTTGGTTCTAATGAAAGATTGCTATTAATATTTAATATTAATTCAGGACATTTTTTAGTAGATAAGAAATCTAATAACTCGATGGTTTCGGGTTGAGTAAAGGGCTCGCCGCCTAATATATATAAGTTTCTTAAATGTTGTATATTTTCATCAAGCCAAACATATAGTTTTTCTTTTACATTTAACACGTTACTAGTATAGTTGGATTTCCAGTTTCTTGGATCCAAATCTGTTGCAAATCCATACAGATATTCATCTATATGTCCAAATTTCTTATTTTCAGCTTCCCATGTAGTGCTAAAATATTGCCCACAATATGTACAAGACATTTGGCAATTAGTACTAAAAAATAATTCTAATTCAGTAGGGGTAATATTGTCGACTTGAGTAGGATTATCTTTTAATTCCTTTGCAGATTCTGGACCATGTGGCCACTTTGAATGCAACATTCTATCGCTCATTCCGCCAGCATCTTCTATAACTTTACAATGTTCACAGCCGTTGCCTGGCCATTCATCCCTGAGCATTTTTTGTCTTGCGAGAACTTTTTCTTCAGTGTTATGAAAATCAAAGTTATCTGGTATTCTATCTTGGTCAACTCTGTGGCAACTTGCAGTAGTGTTAGTGGTTAGAAATATAGTGCTATGTGACCATTTAAGACGACATTGTAAATTCGACTGTAATGGATGCATAAAATAATTTGGTCCGTTTGTCATAATAATATTTACCTTTTAAAAATCTGGTATTAAATCTCCTTGCTTCCATCCTTTTCCTGAGATATATAACATTCTATGGCAATTAGCACACACTGTTCTTAAATTTTTCCAATTGTTGTTTTTTCTATTTCCATCTTGATGATATACATCTAGTTGTATATGATGTTGTGGTTTAAAACCACATCTTTCGCATTGAGTTTTTTTAGTATATCCGCTTGCTTTCCATTCTGTGTGTGATGTTGTTTCTAATTTTTTATCTTGTCGTATGCATTTATCACACTGTGTTCTGTAATGTGGTATTCCTTTTTTATAATAATTTACAGCAACTGGACGCATACCACAACGACAGAGTGGTCTTTTAGCATGTTTCATAATATTATTTATTTCATGGAACCCTTTTTTATACCCTTTATGAGTTTGTATCGACGCTTATTTTACTAAGATCAAATAAATACGAGTATTAAGATACATCAAAAAGGATGTATGAATTTTAATATTAAAATTTAAGACATACGAGGAAAAAATTATGGCTTTAGTATCTCCAGGCGTTGAAGTTACAGTAACGAATGAGTCAGCGTATGTTTCTTCAGATCCCGGCACAGTTCCTTTAATATTTGTTGCGACGGCAAACGATAAAACACAAGGTTCTGGTACTGGCACAGCTGCAGGAACAACTACCGCAAATGTAGACAAAACGTATCTCATCACTTCACAAAGAGAATTAGTCAATACATTTGGTACTCCTACTTTTTATAAAAGTACTTCGGGTACCATGTTACATGGCTACGAATTAAATGAGTATGGTTTGCAAGCTGCATATTCATACTTAGGTTTAGCCAACAGAGCATATATTGTAAGAGCAAATGTAGATTTATCTGAGATGGCCGCATCAGCAACTGCACCATCAGGTACACCTACAGCAGGAACATATTGGTTGGATCTTACAAATACAGAATGGGGCATTCATGAATGGAATGCATCCACTGGTACCACTGGTGCATTTACAAATAAAATACCAAAATTGGTAACAAAGGCTTCTGAACATAGCAGTCACGTACCAGTTGCATCATTTGGCTCAGTTGGTGATTATGCTGTAGTTACAACAACAACAAGTAACGCAGTATATTACAAAAATAGAAGTAATACATGGAAGTTGACCGGTGATGGCACAGCAACAACAGCCGCACATGCAGGTGCAACTAAAGATGCTACGTGGGCATCTAGTCGACCTACAGTCGCAGGTACGGCGGCAAGTCCACCAGCAATGGCATCAGGTGATGCTATTACTGTTAATGGGCAAGCAGTTAACTTGTCAGCAGTTGCTAACGTTGCTAGTGTAGTTTCAGCAATTAACACAGTAATGGACGGTAGTTCAGCAGGTAAGAAAGGTGTTCAATGTGCTGTAGTTGACAATAAGATTGAATTTTATGCTATTGGTTCAGCCGCAAGTAATGGAACTACAGTAGATGGTAAACTTGCTTTGGCTAATACAGCAGGCACACCATTAGCAACATTGGGTGTAACTGCCGGTACTCATGCAAGTCCAACAACGCAATCAAGTTCATATACAGCAATACCAAGTTGGGAATCAACTGGTTCTGATCCACGACCAACAGGTAGTGTATGGATGAAGTTAGACAAAGCAGGTACAAATGCTACTGATTTAAAATTTAAATCATATTCATCAACTTCTTCATCATGGGTTGATTCAACAATTTATACATATGATACAATAGCATTGGCAACAGCAGACTTGGGTAAAACAGATCCAAGAACCATTGCAGTAGGTCAATTGATTGCAGATCATGATGTTGATGAAGTAGAAGCATTAACATTAAAAACATATCGAAGAGTTTCATCAGGTGCAACTGTTATCACTGGTTCAGATACAACACCAAGTTTTACAAGTTCTGAAACATTTACAATAAATGGTACTACAGTAACATTGGGTGGCACAGGTGCAACAGATTTTGTTGCCGCAGTTAGTGCCGCGAGTATCGCTGACGTTTCAGCCGCAGTATTAGCAACCGGCGCAGTAAGTATTACACACGCCAAGGGTGGTGATTTAATACTGCGTGATACATCAGGCAAGCCATTGGAAGATGACGCTGGTATTAGTGATGCTTTAACTAATGTTTATAAACTTCCTAATAATGATTTTATTGGTACAAACTGGCAAGAGCTTACATATGAAGCAAAAGCAACAGAACCAACAACTGATCCAGCAAACGGTAGGTTATGGTATGATAGTACATTAGTTGCAGATATTATGGTTAATGATGGTACAACATGGAAAGGTTATAGAACAGTATCCGCTGACTTTAGAGGATATAATTTAGTAAATACAGATCCAAAAGGTCCTATTTTTGCCGCAACAGCACCAACACTACAATCAGATAAAACTGCTCTTGTAAATGGTGATTTGTGGATTGATACTTCAGATTTGGAAAATTATCCAAAGATTTCTAGGTATCAAACTGATGCCTGGGTTGCAATTGATAATTCAGATCAAGTATCAGGTAATGGTATTGTGTTTGGAGATGCAAGATGGCAAACAGAAGCAGGCGCAACGGTATCAGGTACTGGTGCTGGTACAGCAAGCGATATTGATGATATGTTGCTTGATAGTTTCTTAGATCCAGATGCACCAAATCCAGCATTATCTCCACGTGGTTCTTTGTTGTTTAATACACGACGAAGTGGTTATGGGGTTAAGGAATATAGTAAAGATGCAGTAACAGCTGCCAAATATCCTTCAGGTAACGCACGTTTTTCAAATGATGCAGTAACTGATTACTATCCAGATAGATGGGTTAATAAAGCAGGTAATAAAACTGATGGTTCACCTTATATGGGTAGAAAATCACAGCGTCAAGTAGTAGTAGCTGCATTGAAATCGGTAATTAATTCAAATACAGATGTTCGTGAAGAACAACGTCAATTTAACTTAATAGCAACTCCTGGATATCCAGAAGCAATTAGTAATATGGCAACATTAAATACTGATAGAAAAGAAACAGCACATATTATTGCTGATGCTCCTTTACGTTTAGCAGCTAACGCCGCTGATTTGGAATCATGGAGTAAGAACGCTAATGCCGCAACAGATAATGGTGAAGATGGTCTAGTAACCAATAATGCGTATATGAGTGTTTATTATCCTTCAGGATTTTCAAGTGACCTAGCAGGTAACTCAGTTGTAGTACCATCTAGTCATATGATGTTGCGTACATTTGCTTATAATGATAGTGTTGGCTTCCAATGGTTTGCCGCCGCAGGCACAAACCGTGGTAAAGTTTCTAATGCTTCTGCTATTGGTTATATCGATGCAAAAACAGCAGAGTTCCAAAGTATTGCAGTTCGTGAAGGATTGCGTGATGCTTTATATACTAATAGAGTTAATCCAATTACCTTTATTAATGGTAGTGGTTTAATGAACTTTGGTAATAAATCACGTGCTTCAACATCCTCTGCAATTGATAGAGTTAACGTTTCAAGGCTAGTTTCATACATGAGACGCCAATTGGACCTCATGTCTAAGCCATTCATCTTTGAACCTAATGATGAACTTACACGTAATGAAATTAAAGGTGTAATTGAATCATTTTGTAACGAATTGATGGCAAAACGAGCCCTTAATGATTATTTGGTTGTATGTGATGAATCTAACAACACAGCCGCAAGAATTGATCGTAACGAACTATACGTAGACGTAGCGATTGAGCCTGTGAAAGCGTTAGAATTTATTTATATTCCAGTAAGACTTAAAAATACAGGTGAAATAGCAGCTTTAGGTTCAGCAACAGTCACTGAAGAATAATATGCTATTATTATTTTTGGGGTGGTGTAAAACCACCCCATGAATAAGATAAATATTGATAACAATAGGAGAAGAAAATGTCCGTAGCGTCATTAACAAAATTTACAGTACCAATTAGTGGTGCTGGTTCAATGGGCACATTGATGCCGAAGTTAAAATATCGATATCGTGCAATACTTGAAAATTTTGGTGTTACTACTCCAAGATCAGAAATTACAAAAAATGTAATGGATATTACACGACCATCCGTTGCACATGATATGATAACACTTGATGTGTATAACTCAAGGGTATATCTAGCAGGGAAACATACATGGGATCCAACTACAATTCAGTTACGTGATGACGTAAATGGTGAAATTGCTCGTAGAGTAGGCGAACAAATGCAGAAGCAGTTCGACTTTTTTGAACAAACATCTGCTGTATCAGGATCTGATTATAAATTTGTAACAAAATTTGAAGTATTAGATGGCGGCAACGGTGCCGCAGCTGCAACAGTATTAGAAACTTGGGAATTATATGGTTGTTATATTGAATCAGTTAACTACCAAGATATGAACTATGCATCAAGTGAGCCAGCAACAATTTCATTAAGTGTGAGATTTGATAATGCTTTGAATACACCAACTGAAACTGGTATTGGAGCCGCAGTAGGTAGATCAGTAAGTAGCGCCGCAACAGGATAATTAGTCCTGTGGCATCATTTATAACGAATTTCTTGCATGGAATCGGTAGTGGAGAACATATCAAAGACTACCGCCATGCAAGTAATCTTTTCACTCATGATAATTTTAGGTTATCACCTAAAACCGCATTTTTATATCATTGTCTAATTAAATTAAATAGGCAAGCAGTTGGATATTCTGGTATGTCTGCAATGTTACAACATGAACCTGAGTTAAGTTTCATGGTTAAAGCAGTAGATTTGCCTAGAATGTCGGTTGATATTGAAGAATTAAATCAATATAATCGAAAAACTTATAATATGACAAAAGTTAATTATAGTCCTATAACTATAACTTTTCATGATGATAGTGCAAATACAATTCGTGATTTCTTAGCAAATTATTATAATTACTATTTTAGTGACGGATCAGTTAGTCATGACGCGCAACATGATTTGCGTGATGGGACTGGACTTCGCCAGTCATATAGTCAAAATGGTTTTCTTGGTACTGGCGGAGCTTGGGGTTTAGATTCAACCTTCACACATGAGGCGAGAGGACAAAATTTACTTGATTATATTCAAATATATTCTTTAAGTAAAGGCAGAGCAAGTGGTTATAAATTGATAAATCCAATACTTTCAGGTATAAATCATGGCACTCATGATGCTTCTGCTGGTGGCACTCCGATGGAACATAGTGTTACTGTAAATTATGAAGCAATTATGTATGATGAAAAACAAGTATCTGAAATGAGTATTTTAGGTGGTTCTTTTTATGATAGAGAGAAAAGCGTATTGTCTGGAGCGGGTGGCGGAACTAATAGTGTATTAGGTCCAGGTGGCATGTTTGATAAAGGTATGGATATTTTTGGTAATTTACAACAAGGTGGCATTGGTGGTATAGCAAAAGCTGCTATAAATGCATATTCTTTAAAAGAGCAAATGCGCCGTTTTGATGCAAGAGATTCTTTAAAACATGAAGTTCGTGATATGTCACGAGGCGTGGAAGACTATGTAGCACGTGAAGTTGGAAAGAAATTTGCAACAGCAACTCGTGAGTAAATATTACGATGGCCATTAATAAAACTAATTTACCTATATTTGATGAGACTTTTGCTGAGTTTACGCAAGATGAAAAACAAAAGCAATTTTTTAGTAATTATTATACACAAGTAGATTCAGTAGATCCAGCACATTTTGATATTGTGCGTGGTTTTCTTGTAGGTAAAAATTTTGATGCATCAACTGTTGATAATTTAGTTATATCATTGTTAGAAGTAGCAAAAGAGCAAGATTTAAGTATACCTGATTTAATAGAGCAATTAGATGGTTTGGAAGATACATTGCAACTTAATACCTTATTAAGTTTATTATTAAATACTACAAGAAATCGAACCAGTATATTGGGTTTTGAACAAACTACGGCAGTTTCTGATAATATTTCTCGAACTATACTGGCTTAAGTCATGGCTAAATTTGCCCAAGGTCGTTTCCTTCCTAAAAACAATAAAAAATATGTAGGAACAAAAAATCCAAAATATCGTAGTGGATGGGAATTTGCGTTTATGCAATTTTGTGATAATCATCCTAGCATAACAGAATGGGCAAGTGAAGCAATTAAAATACCTTATAGAAATCCATTAACAGGTAAACAGACACAATATGTTCCAGATTTTTTTATTGTGTATAATGATAAGTCTGGTAAACGTATGGCAGAATTAATAGAGATAAAACCTAAAAATCAAACATTAATAGAGAGAGCCGGTAAAAGTAAGTACAATCAAGCACACGTAGCAATGAACCATGCAAAGTGGGAAGCTGCAAATAAATGGTGTCAACGTCAAGGTATACGTTTTAGAATAGTAACCGAGGACGATATTTTTCATCAAGGTAAGAAACGCTAATAAGTATTAGTGTGTTCGTCTTACCTGAATTAAATTTTATATTTTTATGTTATCCACACGGTGCAGGTGGAGAATTCTTGTCCTATATTATAAGCAAATCAGACGAGTGTAATACTTTAGATAGGCGTAAAATAGGTGATAGGTATAAAGTTGATGACGTATTTAATCAAAACTTATTGCGTATGGATTTTAAGCCAGAAAGATTATATGATCATAAAGATATAAACACATTAGATAAAGACAAATATGTTGTAGTTCCTACGCATTATAGAGAAGATGACATATGGAAGTATTTTAAAAGATATAAATTTATTAATATAACATATCCTGCTTCTAAAGAAGGCCATAAGCAAATATTACGCAATATTAAAAGTAAAGTTTGGTATCAGCCACAGCCAACACAGTTAGAATTTTTTGGTATGTTGTTACAGTTAACTACGAATAATGACAAATCGTGGTATATCAATACACATTATAATATGAATACTATAGATATCATACTTGCCTCACGTAAACAAGAATTAACAGATAAAAATAGAAAAAAATTAGAAAAAGAATGGGATAAAGCAGAGTATAATTATCATTCTGTTGTTGATAGAAATTTAAATATAAATTATGATGATTTAGATGCTCGTCAACAATACGTGCCATCACAAAGTAGAGTATTGAGGCAAATAAGTCAACATTGTGACATAACTATGCAAGATGAGTTACATCAAGAGTTTCGAGTTAAAATAGAAAATGACAAACAAATATGATTTAAAATACTTAGATGTAATGGTGCAATATGCTTGTAGTTTGTCTTGTAGGGGTTGTATAGTAATGTCTAATTATAATCGTAAAGGTCATGTTCCTTGGAGTGATGGTGAGCAATGGTTTAAAGAGTGGAGTCAACGTTTTACTATACAGGAAGTTAATTTGATGGGTGGTGAACCTCTGCTTAATAAAGATTTAAAACAATGGATGTTTGGTATAAGAGAATATTTTCCAACTGCTAGGGTAAAACTTATTACTAATGGATTTCATTACTTTGTGCGTCCAGATTTATATAATTGGTGTAGAGAATTGGAAAATGTTTTAATACAAACTAGTTTACATTTTTATCCACCTTCAGAGGAATATATTAACAATGTTAAATTTTTCTTAAAACATTCTGATTGGAAAGTAACAGCAACTCCGTTTGATCCACCAGATAAACTTATTAAATTAAAAGATAGGAATGCTGATATAAAATGGCATATGAATTTGTTTGGTGAGTTTAGGCGTCCATTTATGGGAGAAGGACCTAAATTAGTACCTGCTAATAATGAAGATTTTATTGGCGCCCATAAAGTATGCGGTGCTCCAAATTCTCCTACACTATATAAAAATAAATTATACAAATGTCCTCCCGTTGCTAATTTAGATGATACTTTAGCATTGTTTAATATACGAGATTCAGAAGTATGGCAACCATACCTTAATACAGGATTAAGTTATGATGATAATCTAGATGAGTTTGTTAATAATATTAAAAAGCCAAATCCTGTTGTATGTAAGGCGTGTAGTGGTAATCCAGATGAAATAGAATATGATCATTATGGACAAGGAAATGTTATAACACGGAAGCAATATAATGCAATATTTGCTAACTAGTGGTTGCGGAATAAGTCAACGAGAATTTAAACATTATCCAATTTGGGTACATTTTCCTACACTTACACATAAATTAAAACATTTGTCTATGGGAGGACCTGCTGTAGGGAACGAGTTTATAGGACGAGTATGTAAAAAACATATATTAGAGAATTTAGACAAAGAATTAGTAGTAATAATACAATGGACTAGTATTGGTAAATTAGATATGTTTGTTGAGGATCCTGAAGTTCTAAAGCAAATAAAAACATTTAATTTAAGAAATTTTATTGTAGATATGAAAGCAAATGTTGTAGAGAATAGAGGGTTTTGGGCAAGTAGTCATAGTGATGACAATATAATCAAAGAGTTATATATACAATCTAAAGTATATGATCATATAAGAGATTTAGAACAAATATTGGATGTGCAAAATTTATGTGAATTACATAATATTCCTTATTATTTCTTTTATGGATATCCATTTGATTTTGAATTTATAAACAATACGGAAGAATTAGAACATTTGCGGAGTAATATTAAATGGGATAAGTTTTTAATACATACACCAATATATGATTTATATAAAGAAAGTGATCATTATCAGTATCGCATATTTGAAGATCCGAGGTTCATGTCTCCAATGCCTTCATTTCATATAGATTTTTATATTGAACATATTGTACCAATATTAGATACATATTTTACAACAATAAATTTTGATACAGGTAAGTTGAAAGAATATTGTGTAGAGATAACAAACGAATTATATTACAAGTATAAAAATGTACATTAATGCAGACAAAGTAAATTTATTACATGTTGAACCTACAACAAGATGTAATGCATCTTGCCCTGGTTGTCCACGTAATAATAATGGATTTGGGGTGAGAGATGATTTAATAATTGGTGATATAGATCCAAATGTTGTAATTAACGTTGCAAGAAAACTTACTGAGTTAAAAGTAATACATTTGTGTGGTAATTTAGGAGATCCAATAGCATACAAATATTTGAATGAATTAATTGATCAAGTTATAAAACAAAACAAATATTTTTGGAAACGGTATGAATTTTACCCAACAGGTGAGTATAAAGATCATTGGTTTGTTGATATACACACAAATGGTAGTTTACGTTCAGTAAAATGGTGGCAAGAATTAGGTGAGAAATGTAATAAAAATTTATATAGATTACATAAAATTGTATTTGGTATTGATGGATTAAAAGATACTAATCATATATATAGGCAAGCAACTAATTTTAATAAAATAATAGATAATGCTAAAGCTTTTATAGATAGTGGCGGGGTTGCGGAATGGCAGTTTTTAATATTTAAGCATAATGAACATCAAGTTGAAGATGCAAGGCAACTGTCAGAAAGTATAGGGTTTACTAGATTTTATACAAGGCAACCGTGGTTTACTAAAGCATTTCATTGGAAAACTAATGAAGAATATTACTTAGAACCAGGAAGTGTGTTTGGTGATGTGCAACGACCTAATGATATGTATCATGAAAATAAATTATATGGAGATCCAGAGGCAGAAAACGAACTTCGTACAGATAACACTTATGTTAAAAGTGAGAACTGTATGCATTTAGATATACACCAAGATAATTCTAATTTATATAGTATGTTTATGTCAATTGATGGAAAAGTTATGCCATGTTGTCATTGGTCTAATAGGTTTCCTTATAAAGAAGAATATGATATAGAAACATTAGATATTAGAAAAGAATTTAGTACTAATAACTATCGTTTAACTTGCCGGGCGATATGCGGATCAATTGAATAATGTATACTGAAAAAACAACATTATTACATGTTGAACCTACAACAAGATGTAATGCATCTTGCCCTGGTTGTCCACGTAATAATAATGGATTTGGTCTTGCAGACGGGTTTGTGTTGCAAGATTTATCACCTGACACTATTGTTGCAGAGGCAAGTAAATTGCCTAATTTAAGAGCAATTCATTTGTGCGGTAATTTAGGCGATCCAATAGCATACAAATATTTGAATGAATTAATTGACAAGGCAGTGGCCCAAACTAGATTTTTTCATCAATTTCTTAAAGTAGATAGATGTTGGGATATTAATATAGCAACCAATGGCAGTTTGCGTTCAGTAAAATGGTGGCAAGAGTTAGGTAAAAAGTGTAGTGTAGATCTTACTAACTCTCATACTGTAGTGTTTGGTATTGATGGGTTAGCAGACACGAGTCCAATGTATAGACAAGGAACTAATTTTAATAAAGTAATTGATAATGCTAAAGCGTTTATAGATGAAGGTGGTGTTGCAGAATGGCAATATCTAGTTTTTAAACACAATCAACATCACATTGAGGAAGCAAAGCAACTAGCAAAAGATATAGGATTTAAGAAATTTTTTGTATTACAGCCGCATATCACATCGGCATATCATTGGAAAACAGGAGAAAGATATTATTTAGAACCAGCAGATTTTATAGAATCTAAGGATAAAGCAAATAATACATATGTTAAACATGAAGATTGTATGCATATAAATGTAAATGGTAATGGAGATTATAGTTTATTTTTAACAGTGGGTGGTAAATTAACACCTTGTTGTCATTTTGATATTTTAGGAACCTCAAAAGAAGAATATGATATAGAAACATTAGATATTAAAAATGAATTTGATAATAATGAATACCGATTTACATGTCGTAGGAAGTGCGGATCAGTTAAATAGTATTATGACAAAGAAATTAGAAGAATTGTTTGATTTAGAAACACCTGTTGAAGAAATACAACCAGATAGTAAGATAGCAAAAACTGATGCTAAAAAACTTAAAAAAGTTCTGTCTGATGTAGATAAAATAGACAGTGCTTTGCCACTTGTGCGAGATTTGGAAGCAAATGACTTAGAAATGGATAGTATTGCTACTAAATCTGTAGATACGTTTAATGACTTGATGGACTTGGGTATGAATGTAGAGGCACGATACGCAGGTAAAATATTTGAAGTTGCTGGTACTATGATGAAAAATGCTATAGATGCCAGAACAGCAAAAATAGATAAAAAGTTGCGTATGGTCGAATTACAGATTAAAAAACAACGGGTTGATCAACAAGGTAAAGACTTGGATCCATATAGTGATACTATGGATGGAGAAGCAACAATAGTAGCAGATCGCAATGAGTTAGTAAAACAAATCTTAAATCAAAATAATGACAAGAAATAATATTTGCATATTGCCGTGGGTATCTGTAGCAATAATGCCCGATGGTAATGTGTATCCCTGTTGTATGTCTATGCATGGCACAGCAATGGGAAATGTTAATGAATCCTCTTTAGAAGATATTTGGAATAGTGATGTATCGAGAGACATACGCAAAGACTTCCTTGCTGATAAACGTCTTGATATGTGTTCTGAGTGTTGGAAAGTAGAAGATAAAGGCAACTTCCATAGCACTCGTTTGTGGGCCAATAAAAACTTTAAACATCATTTTAGTTTATTAGAAAATACTAATGATGGTAGAGCAGATATGAATTTAATTTATACTGATATACGATTCTCTAATAAATGTAATCTTATGTGTTTTTATTGTGGCTCGATTTTTAGTAGTAAGTGGGAGGCCTTTAATAAGAAAGTTAGTAAAAAAGTATCACCTATTCCTAAAATAAACAAACCTGAAAATTTATTAAACAGTTTAATAGATAACATTTCTAAAGTAGAACAAATATATTTGTCTGGTGGTGAACCAAGTATAATGGAAGAGAGTTATACTATGCTTGAAGCAATAATTGATATGGACCTATCTAAGAATATTAAACTATTATTGAATAGTAATATGTCCAATGTAACATATAGGGGCAAAAACTTTTGGGACATATTATCAAAGTTTAAAGAAGTAGAACTTGCCGCAAGTATTGATGAGATAGAACAACGTGCAGAATGGATACGTTATGGTGAAAAATGGCCTAATATTGTAGAGACTAATGATTATGTTAAACAATATCCTAACATTAGTGTGCAATACTCACCTGTTGTTTCTATGTTTAATTTTCATAGATTGCCAGAGATAATAACACATTGGCAAAATAAAGGATGGATTACGAAAAACTTTCATAATGTTTATTTGGCAGAGCCAGGTCATGGTACAAGTTCTGATTATAGATATATGCCAATGAAATGGAAACAGCATGTTAAAGAAGTTATGGAGTGTTTTCTTGAAGAAACCCAAATGCATATAAAAAATAGATTTTTATTTGATACTGCTACTAGTTTAATAAAAACAATGATAGAATTTAATGATGAAATAAAGATACGAGAGAATATAACGTGTGTAATGGATGATATTAAACGACATGACGTATATAGAAAAGTAAAATTTATAGATATATTTCCTGAATTAGAGTTTTTAAATGAATGATTATTGGAAAACAATACCTGGATATTTTCCTCCGACAAGTGCAGAAGGAATAACATATATTATTCCAGAATTACCATCGTCAGGCACTATATTGGAACTTGGTAGTGCTTATGGTAGATCTACATGTTATTGGGCAGGGCAGTTAATTAAGCATGGTAAAAATTATGACATCGTAACTATAGACGATTGGTCACTTATTACAGAAAAAATACATCCTTTATTTAAAAATTTAAAAGAAGGTAATAAAATTGGTAAGGATTGGGGGAATAATATATCTAAAATAATACTTGGAAATGATTGTACCTCAGAGGAAAATTTACTTAAATTGCGAAATTGTTATCTTTATAATTCTCCAACTATGGCAGAATTATTTGATGATTATACTGAACCATATAAAAATATGATTACAATATTAGATATAGATTTATTTAATCAAGCATACGCGGCTCCAGAAAATGTACAATGTGTTTTTGATGCTATTGGCAGTAAGTATGAAAAATGGTTTAATATAATATATGATAAACTAGAAGTTGGCGGTTATTATATTTTTGATAAACAAGCAATATATAGGGATAAAAAAATAATGGGTTATTTAGATCAGTTTTTGGCTAATAAAGGCACTAAAATACAAGATTTACAACTTAAAAATATACAAAGTAACGTATCAGAAATAAAATATTTTATAAAAACAACTAAATAAGTATAATACCTTAATGGGCCAATATTATGAAAAGTTTGAAAACATATATAACAGAAGCAAAGACAGAGTATCCTTTTAGGTTAAAATTTGCTGTAGATATTACAGATGATCACCTAGATGCTCTCGAAAGTTGCCTAGATAGATATGGTGTAAAAAGCGTATCCAAAGCAACTAAAACAATTATGCAAAAGCATCCAATGGACTTTGGTAACTTGCCAGCAGGCGAGATACACATTGTAGATATTGTATTAGAATATCCTACAACTCCAGACACATTGACCTCTTATTTACACAATAAGTTGGGTGTTCCGCAAAGTCACATTGTAGTGCGTAGTCCAAATCATCCTGAAGAAGTACAAAATGACAAGGATCAAAAAGCAATTGAAGATAAAGATCCAGACGCAAAGCCAGAATCTCTATTAGATAGTGATTATGAAGATAGTGATGGCGATGCTGTAGCAGGACAAGAGCACGTTGATGCAATGCTAGATACAGAAGATAAAAAACGTAAAGGCAGATTGTTTGATATGATTAATTTTGCAAAGGATCCAAGTAGTGAAATTGAGCATGATCCAGATGAGTTTCTTAAAGCTCCACAAGGTACAAAATCACCAGTAGGAAGTAATTAAAATGGAAGGTACAAAATATAATTTAAGTATTACAACAAGTGGCGAAAATGGCGACCACGCTTCAACTAATATTAGCACAAGTAACCCAGCACAACTTGCAGATATATTGCAATTGGCAGGAATGCAAGGAGGCCATCCAGTTGCTCTTAGCGCACCTGAAGCACCAGCACACGAAGAGCACGGCTCTTGTGATGTGTGTGGCGGTATGCATGAAGGTGATGAGCATGTTGCGGAAGGAGATAGTTGGGATAATGAACCAAATGGCGCAACTGAAGTAGTATATTCTCCAGAAGAAATTACACAAACTGGTAATGATTTACACAAAGTAAAGAAAACTTATCCAAAAGTAAATGGTGGCGATAATCCAATGGCTTTGGAAGAAGCAGAAGGCAAACTTCGAGAAAAATGGGAAAACTTTCTAGCAGAAGATATGGAAGAAGAAATAACAGAAGACGTTGAGTTAGTAAGTCCATGGAAGAAGCAAGATACTAGTATTGAGATTGTTGAAGAAGAAGAGCTTGACGAAGAAGAAGTAGAAGAAGCCGCAGGTAAAATGAAGAAAAAGAAACCCTGTCCCGAAGAAAAAATTATTGAGAACAAAAATATGAATGATATAAGAAAATTAGTGGACAGTATAGATTCCATTAATGGTGATGGATCAACCGTTGTTACAGAAGCAACAACTGCCGAATTACAAGCACAAATTGCCGCATTGAAAAAACAATTAGCCGCACAACAAGCAAATGAGCCAGATCCTTGGAGTCCAGAAGGTCAAGCCGCGATGGCAGCTAGACAACAAGCCAGAGCGTCAAAGGAAGGTGGTAGAGAATCAGGTCCAGCAGGCAGTTTTACAGATGCTGATTATGATGATGATGGCAATTTTATTGGTACTCCACTTAACGTATTTGGTAAAGCAGAAAAACATAGTGGTCGTGAATCAGGTCCAACAGGTAGTCATACAGCTGATGATTATGAATTAGACGCCGATGGTAACGTGGATTACACAAAGCTTAAACCTGGCCGTGAAATTAAAGTATTTGGTAAAGCAGAAAAACAAGTTGGTCGTGAAAATAGTGGTGGCGGTGCACCTAGTGGGCCATACAATCCACGAACTCCTGGTATTAGAGCCAGAGCAGAAGGACTACAAGCAAGAATGGCCGCAGCTAGGGAAGCCGGTTATCCTTCACTAAAAGCCGCAAGAGCAGGTGGCCATCCATCTGGAAGTGAGCATACATGGACAGGAAGTGGTGCTTTTGAAGTAGGTGGTCCAAATGATCCAAATCGCGCCGGTGCTGGTGATGGAGAGGATGGATATGCTATTACTACTGCACTACCACCTGGACCAGAAGTAGTAGGCACTCCAATTGGTGACGGTGACAAAGAAATTGCACCAGAAGTATTAGGTCAAATAATGCGGGAGCCGAAGTGGACGGACCAGCCAGCAGGTGATGATTCAAGTACTGATTCACAATTAAAAGATATAGTAAAACTTTCAGGTGGTTCATGGAGTGCTGAACAGCAAGCTGCGATGGCGAGACGCCAAGCAGAGCGATCGGCAAGAGAAAGAGGCCAAGGTGGTGGTAGAGAATCAGGTCCAGCTGGTAGTTACACAGATGATGATTATGATGATGACGGTAATTTAATCCGTAAGCCACTCAAAGTATTTAAAAAACCAGAACCAAGATATGGTCCAGGAGATTCTAATAATCCAAAATATGGATCTGGTAAGAAAGTTGGTGGTAGAACTGGTGCAGAAATGGGAGGTGGCCCAGGTCACGTAGATCCTGTTTTTACAAGGCCGATTAAATCAAAAGGCAGAGAAGGCGGTAGAGAAAATTAAAGTTAATGCTTATAAATGAAGTATTACTTGTTGAAAAAGCACCTCCGGGTCGTGAAAAACAAGTATTAGCATTAAAAAAGAAATTATGCGGCGGGAAGAAAGACTGTCCCGCCGCTTACCGCATTGCTTGGGCATCCTACAATAAGTCCAAGAAAAAGAAATCTTAACCGTTTTCCCTGTTAAATAGTAGTATGGCCAATAAATCTCTCGATGGCAATTTAGTCAAGCGAGCACACGCAAAAGAAAAATATACTGATGATCAACTATTGGAGTTGGCAAAATGTGCAGATTTGGCGACTGGTCCTGGTCATTTTATAAACAATTATTTTTGGATACAACATCCGCGACGCGGCCGTATTCCGTATAAAGCGTTTGACTATCAAACAAGATTATTAGCAAGTTATCATGATAATAGATTTAGTATAAATTTAATGCCACGGCAAACAGGTAAAACTACAACTGCCGCAGGTTATATATTGTGGTATGCTATGTTTATACCTGATAGTGCAATACTAATTGCCGCACACAAATATGCAGGTTCCCAAGAGATTATGCAACGTATACGATATTCGTATGAAGACGTGCCAGATCATATACGCCCAGGTGTGTATAGTTATAACAAAGGTAGCATAGACTTTGATAATGGCAGTAGAATTGTCAGTACAACAACTACTGAAAACACTGGACGTGGTATGGCACTCAGTATGCTATATTTAGACGAGTTTGCGTTTGTAAAACCCAGCATTGCGAGAGAGTTTTGGACAAGTATTTCACCTACATTAGCAACAGGCGGTAAAGCAATAATAACATCAACGCCAAACAGTGATGAAGATCAGTTTGCTATGATTTGGCGCCAAGCAAATAAAACTATAGATGATGAAGGTAACGAAACTACTGTAGGACGCAACGGATTTTTTGCTTTTAGGTCATACTGGAATGAACATCCAGAGCGTGATGCTCAGTGGAAAGCGGAAGAAATGGGACGCATTGGTGCTGAACGTTTCGCTAGAGAGCATGATTGTGAGTTTCTTATTAATGATGAAACATTAATAGACTCTAGGGCATTGTCAATGTTGCGTCCAACTGATGTATTAGAAAAACATGGACAAGTTAGGTGGTTTGATAAACCTAGAAAAGGACATAATTATTTGGTGTCACTTGATCCAAGTTTAGGAACAGGCGGAGATAATGCCGCCATTCAAGTGTTTGAAATACCAACTATGAAACAAGTTGCTGAATGGATGCATAACAAAACACCAGTTCAAGGACAAGTAAAAATATTACGGGATATTACTAATTATATTGCAGATGAGATAGATCACAGAGATGAATCAAACCCGGCCGTTTGGTATAGTATAGAAAATAATACATTAGGTGAAGCGGCACTTGTAGTTATTGATGATATGGGTGAACAGCAATTTGGTGGTGTATTTTTAACAGAAACTCGTAAGCATGGTAATACAAAACGTTATAGGAAGGGGTTTAATACTACCCATAAAAACAAATTATTAGCATGTAGTAGGTTAAAAAATCTTGTTGAAACAGACAAGATAAAGTTAAGAAGTAAGAATTTAATATCAGAACTAAAAACATATATTGCCCGTGGGCAAAGTTATGCCGCTAAAGACGGTGAAACGGATGATTTGGTTTCTGCTACATTATTAATAATACGGATGAGTTATGAAGTAAGGCAATGGGATATTAATTTATTTGACAGACTTAAAGATGGTTTAGATCAAGAGCATGATATGCCGATGCCTTTTATAATAGTTTAATATAAATACTATAAGTTATGAAAGAAATAGAACACATTGCAGAAGATTTATTTAATAAATTAAGGTCGGCATATCCAACATTGCAGATTGGTGATGCTAGTGCTATAAAAACACTAGATCCAGAACAAGCTCGCTTTTTTGATTTTACGTTTGAATCTGAAGGAACAGATGTTGGTTCTGTGACCATTAGTTTAGTTGATGATCATTTTAAATTGTTTTATAACAAAGAGTTGACAGAAAGTTTGGGTGAAAATAAACAACAGTGGTATAATTTTTTACGTGAAATGCGTCAGTTTGCAAAGAGGCGGTTAATGACATTTGACGTAAGAGATATTACAAAATCTAATCTAGAACGTAAGGACTTTGAGTTTTTACGCACACAACAACAAGAATTTAGGGATTCTGATATGAACGAAGGCAAAATGTACGGTAGCATTAAAAGCAGTTACCAAGATTTAGGCGAAACAGCAAAAATTATTGTAAGGCATAAACGCCCTGTAGATGAGGACGTTAGAGGTTCACGCAGTAGACACATTAGCAAAATTTTTATTGAAAATACTGACGGCGAACGTATGCTTTTACCATTTAAAAACTTACTAGGCGCAAGAGCAGCTGCAAGGCACGTTAGTGAAGGTGGGCAATTACACGATGATATTGGCACACATATTACTAATACAGTGGATCAAATGGGACAGTTGAAAAATTTTATCAATTATAGTAAACGAAATAAACTAGTTAATGAGGATACTGTTGATATTGTAGAAAGTGTACGCGATGCGTATAACAACATTAGACAGGACTTAACTAGAATGACTTCACGCCGTGGTTATGCCAACTTTGCTGAAGGTTTTGACCCAGTAGAAGTGACATTATCTGAAGATGATTTGGATGAAATGAAAGACCGTTTTACTGTAAAGAAGCATGATGATAATGTTTTTGAATCCCTACCACTCATTAACAGCATCTACAAAACTGCAATGGAAAACAAAGCAAATACTTTAGACCAAATTAAAGAGTTTGTTGAAAGTGGTAATTTAGTATTAGAAAATTCATTAGATCGTGACGCATTAGCACGCTCAATACAACATTCAGATGTTAGAGGTTTAGTACAAGCGGCATTAGAAGATATTAGCACACGTATTGTAGATAATAATATTATTAAAGAGTTTGCACAAAAACATCTTAACCAAGAACTTACAGAGTCAGAAGAAAGTGCGTTAGCAGTTCAATTGGCTAAAAAATATGTAAGTGATTTAGGACGTATTGCTGAAGATGCAGAGTATGCAGAGCATGTAAGGCACCTCCAAACAGAAGATTACAGGGTAATTGACGAATCAGAATTAGTAGATAAGTGGGCAGATGATATTGTTGATGATTTAGAAGAAAAGTTAATTACTGTGGAGTAAATTAATGCTTCTAGATGAGTTTACAAATACCACTAATGTGATTCGAGCAGTTACAAACGCAAATGCCGAAGCACAAAAGCGAACTGGTGGCGCTGGTGGCGCTGGTGGCTCGACTACTGTTCAAAGTACGCAAGGTAATTTGGGCATCCTTTCAGGCGGGACTGACATGGGACCTGGTGGTGTAGAACCAGACTACAAGTTTCGTAGAAAACTTACTCGTGATGAAGAATTAAAATTAAAAACATATCCTGAGTTAAAAGCCAGATGGGATAAGCTTCCTGATAATGATAAAGATGGTTTTGCGGGAACGTCCAGTAACCCTGGTAAATATTCTGAAAAAGTTCGCCGTTATATAATGAATTATGGAAAAACAGGTTCTAGTGGTGGTGCTTGGGATAAAGAATCTAAAGCCACAGATGGTTCAATAATTGGTGGTGCATTAGGAAATCCCTTTAGAATTGGCCGTCGCAAAAAAAAAACTGATACATCCAAGTACGATTTCGGAGATGCGTTAGGAACTCCCTTACCCGGGACTCCTGGTGCAGGACAAGCACCGGTTAACACGGCAACACAAGTACCTTCGGGATACCCTGCTCATGCTTCTGGTGCATTGCCAGTTCCAGTTCCAGACAAACAACCAGCACCTTCGGGATACCCTGCTCATGCCTCTGGTAACTTGCCAGTTCCAGTTCCAGACAAACAACCAGCACCTTCGGGATACCCTGCTCATGCCTCTGGTAACTTGCCAGCACCTGCAGGTGCCCGCGAAACTGATCCTAATGCTTTAACTGCTAAAGCGGAGTTCATGGCAAAAATAGACGCCGAGAGAGAACGTGCTTATGAAGATGCTCTTGTACAGTTGGACGATTTAAAGGTTGAACAAGGAGAACGAGAAAAAATTGCGGCCGCAGCTGCCGCGGCACATGCCGCATGGGTTATAAAACAAAATAAGATAGCAGATGATAAATTAATAGAATTAAATCGGAAATATGCAATTCAAAAGGCAATTGATGATTATAAATTTGGTGTTGGATCCCCTCATTATGAGCCGGATCCAGGACCTGATAGTGATCATACACTTCCACCACCAAAAGCACATGATCATGAGACAGTACATGGACCTGATCAAAAGCCAATACCGGAACCTATACAAGTAATACCAAGTGACACAACTGGTATGGCAGGTAAAGGTGACGCACCTGATAAAGAGAAACCTATACAACAAGTAATACCAAGTGATACAACTGGTATGGCAGGTACAGGTGATGCACCCGATCAGGCAAAACCTATACAAGTACTGCCAGATCCATTAGATGCAAAAGCAGAACATATGGAATGGGTGGATAAAGCGAGAGGAGATGCTCTTTTACAACTGCAAGATCATATGGATGAGCAACTTGCAAGACAAGAGGCAGATAGAGTTGCCGCGGCAATTGCTGATGCTCTTATGCAGATAGATGATTTAACTGTTGAACAACGAAATCGATTAATAGAACTGGAAATTCAGAAAGCAATTGATAACTTTAAACAAGGGCAACCACATTCTGATGCAGATGATTCAGAATTAGATAATTTACCAATAAGCATGGCTGACGTTCCAGATTCTGATGCAGATGATGATGAACCAGTAGGTGGTAGAACTGACCCAGAAGGTGGCCCAATACCAGTTGATGAACCAATTGCTCCACTTGAGAATCGACGCAGAGCTGACGCAATAAAAGCACTAATGCAACAAGGTATACCAAGAGACCTTGCCACAAAACTAGCCGAACAGGCTATAGCATCTGGTATAGAAACAGAAGCTTTTATAGAACAGCAAATAGAACGTTATAATAATATATTTAAGGTTAGAGAAGAACTTAAAATTGATCCTCCAACACCAGGTGATACTAAAGATAACTTTATGAAGGCTTATGATAAAACGATAGCTGAAAATGGTTTACCGAACAGTGAAAATCTAATTAGAGATTCGTATACTATCGGAGAAGATGGTATATTTGTACAAACAACACCATATGGTCCTGATTCAGAAAACCCGAACCCATATCTTCAAGAAAGGATTGATGAACGTATACAGAAATTAAATGCTATGATAGCCCAAAATCCTAATCCTCAGTCTGACAAAGATTGGCAGGCTCTAATTGTGAAGTATGGCATATGGGTTGTCGCCGCCGGCATTACTGCACTTGCTATTTGGACGGCACCAGTATGGGTTACAGCGATACTTGGTGCTTTAGGTCTAGCAGGTGCCGCAGGTGCCGCACAAGAACCACAAGGTAGAACTGATCGAGAAGGTGGTGATATAATTACTGATACTCCGAGAAATAATTTTGGTTATGATTATGGTAAAATGACTCTTGCTGATATTGATAAAGAAATAGCCAGAGTAAACGCTGATATGCGAACACCAGGTATTACAGCTGCTATGAGAAAGTTGCTTGAAGATAGATTGGTTGTATTAAAAGGTTATCGAAAACAAAAACTCCGAGATAAGCGGTCAAATGAATCACTAGATAAAGTAAGTAGATTTAGACAACTTCGTGGTTAAGATAAAATCTTCAAAAATCACCAAAAAACACCCACATTTTTATTGACAAACTAAATACAATATCATATAATGTATATTAATGTGTATTATATGATTAGGCACATTTTAGGCAAATAACAGACAAGAGGCATATTATTATGGCATCATTAGCAGATATTCGTGCGCGGCTACAGGCACAAGACAATAAAAGTAGCGGTTCTAGTTTTAGTGGCGATAACGCCATTTACCCATTCTGGAATATCCCAGAACAATCCACAGCAGTAATGCGATTTCTACCCGATGCAGACGCGAGCAATCCGTTCTTTTGGGCAGAAAGGCTTATGATCAGGCTTCCTTTTACAGGCGTAAAAGGCGATACTGATTCTAAAAACTGCTTTGTACAAGTTCCTTGTATGGAAATGTGGGGAGAAACTTGTCCAATATTAACTGAGGTTCGTACTTGGTTTAAAGACGCATCCCTTGAGGACATGGGTCGGAAATATTGGAAAAAGCGTTCTTATGTTTTCCAAGGATTTGTTTTGGATAGTCCCCTTGCAGAGGACACAGTTCCAGAAAATCCCATTCGCCGATTTATTATCGGTCCACAGATTTTCCAAATCTTAAAGTCAGCATTAATGGATCCTGAGTTAGAGGAACTTCCAACTGACTATATGCAGGGTTTGGATTTTCGTTTGACAAAGACAACAAAAGGCGGTTATTCTGATTATTCAACATCATCTTGGTCACGCCGTGAACGAGCGTTAGACAAAGAAGAAATGAATGCTATTACTGAACATGGACTTTGGAACTTGGCTGATTTCCTTCCAAAGAAACCTGAAGAGACAGCGATAAATGTTATCAAAGACATGTTTGAAGCATCAGTTGATGGTAATCAGTATGATCCTGATCTTTATGGTCAGTATTTCCGTCCCGCTGGTATGTTTAAGCCAGATAACGGAACGACAACTTCCACCGCTCCAGAAGCATCCACTACCGCATCTGAGGAAAAGGAAGTAAAACAAGAAGAGAGTGTCTCCGAAGCTCCAAAGAGTAGTGGCGGTTCTAAAGCAGAGGATATTTTAGCAACTATTCGCTCAAGACAGAATCAGTAAAGTAAGTTAAATACAAGGGGCAGACATTGTTTGCCCCTTTATTTTATTATGATTATCGATTCACTTAAAAAATTTAAAAAAATTCCAAGTGCTCAGGAAATTAAAACAGAATTAGGCATACCTTGGTTAAGATTACGTATAGATGTACCATACACAGAAATTTATAAAGAGTTTATAAATCTTAATATTTCACCTGTCGAGCATCGTGCTGATGATGTAGTAGCAGGAGCAAAAAACAAAGGCTGGAAAAGTTTAACCTTACACGGTATTGATTCTCACATTACAGAAGAAGGTAATGGAAAGCATAGTTGGACAGAAGTTGCAAAACAATGTCCTATTACTGTTAATTGGATTAAAGAAAATTTTATAATTAATGAATTCACCGGTAGAATTAGGTTTATGTTAATAGAACCTGGAGGATATATTTTACCACATCATGACAGAGATAAGAAAGGATTGCGTGAGATAAACGTAGCAATAAAACAACCTAAAAATTGTATATTTAAATTTATAGAACGTGGTATTGTCCCATTTAAAGACGGATCTGTGTTTATGTTAGACATTAGTAATACGCATATGGTTTATAATGATTCAAACCAACCTAGGTTACATATGATATTACATGCTAATGTAAGTGATAGAATAATAAGAACTAGTTATAGAAAAGAATATTTTCGCTACAATTATGATAATACAGGTAGAAAAGCAATTATAGTACATGATTGTGATAATGAAAGTTTACTTCGATTTACCCAAACCAAATTATTTTTTAATGCAAAAAACGATGGACTTGAATTTTTTGATGAATGTATAGTAGTTAACAGTTTAAAAGAAGCACATGATATAGCAAATAGTAATGAATCAATATTACATACAGGACAATTTTTAACTACAACGTATAGAGAAAAACACAGAGATCAAGAAATACGACATGATGTATCTAATTGTAAGAATGAACCTGGTCATGAAGAATGTGTTATAGAGTTTGATCAAAATAAACCTATTGACTTTAAACAGAGATATTATCATCATCCTTCAAAACAATGCTATATTGTAGAAAATATGTTAAGAACTATAATACATAGTAACAAATATATATACATTGATAATACAGATTTGATTGAAGATATTAGTCCTGTATTTAATAGGTATTATCCAGGTCCATATGAAGAGTTTGATTATTCAATATCCTTTGATAGTATGAAACATTTTTATGGACTAGCAAGTGGTTTTAAATCTATAAAACATGTTATACAGCATGATTATGAGTCTATTACTATATTTGATCGTAACCAACATCAGTTAAATTTTGCTAAATTATTACATAGTTATGAAGAACTTCCAAATGAACTCCCAGCAGAAATAGATATTAATAAATGTATAGGAACTTGGAATCCTTCAGAATTTATTAAAGATAATTGGCCTAAATGGCATAATATAGATGTAAAATTTGAGTTAATTGATCTATTTGATACCCCTAGGTTTAAATCAGATAGTATTGTTTGGTGTAGTAATGTGTTTTTTTATGAACCAATGATGTTTATATATGGATATGAAACTGTAGTAAGTAAGTTAAAAGAATTGACAGAAGTTAATTCAGATTGTATAATAGTAACTGATGGATAAAATTAAGGAAAATCTAAATGAATATAATGACACCAGAATTTATTACTATGATTGTTGGCCAAATGATTTTGGCTCACATTACATTTGTAATGTTTAATAAGGAATTAGCATGGTAAAACCATTTGATGTAAGCAAATTTAGACGAGATATTACAAAATCTATAGACGGATTGTCTGTAGGTTTTAATGATCCAACAGATTGGATATCTACAGGCAATTATTGTTTGAACTATCTTGTGAGCGGAGACTTTCATAAAGGAGTTCCACTTGGCAGAGTTACTGTACTTGCTGGAGAATCAGGATCTGGTAAGTCATATATCGCGGCAGGTAATATTGTTAAAGCCGCACAAGCGCAAGATATTTTTGTAGTGTTAATAGATAGTGAAAATGCTCTCGATAAAGAATGGTTAGAGCGTTTGGATGTTAGCACTGATGAAGATAAACTTATGCGATTAAGCATGAGTATGATTGATGATGTTGCTAAAACTATTAGCACGTTTATGAAAGATTACAAAGTAATGCCAGAAGAGGAACGACCAAAAATGTTATTTGTTATTGACTCTTTAGGTATGCTACTTACTCCAACTGATGTAGATCAGTTTGATAAAGGTGATATGAAAGGTGATTTAGGTCGTAAACCTAAAGCATTAACAGCATTAGTTCGTAATTGTGTAAACATGTTTGGTGGGTATAATGTTGGACTTGTAGCAACAAATCATACATACGCATCACAAGATATGTTTGACCCAGATGACAAGATTAGTGGTGGGCAAGGCTTTATATATGCAAGTTCTATAGTAATTGCATTAAGAAAACTTAAACTAAAAGAAGATGCTGAAGGTAATAAAACTTCTGAAGTTAATGGCATTCGTGCCGCCGCAAAAGTAATGAAAACACGATACGCAAAACCATTTGAAGGTGTTCATGTTAAAATACCTTATGAGCAAGGCATGGACCCATATAGTGGTTTGCTTGATATGTTTGAAAAACAAAGTTGGGTAACAAAGCAAGGCAATAGGTTAAAGTATACTTGTAAAGATGGAACAGAGATTTTGGAATTTAGGAAAGGTTGGGTTGGTGAGAAGTTAGATTTAGTAATGGAAGATCTCGTTGCCCGTAATTTTAACGTATCAACACAAGAGGAAGAAACGGCTGATTGACATAAATAACTCTAAAACTGAGGGTTATTTGTGGAAGATACTGTTCTAATAGATATTTGGGACATACTTAAAGCATATATACCAAAAAAAGAATTATCATCAGCCGCGGAACAAATTGTCAATTATTTAAATGGAGATACTACTGCTCAAGCATTAAGTGAGTTAGCAGAAAATTGTCCAGCAATTGCTCAAGCATTGGAAGAATTAAATGATATTGAGGAATTTGATGACGAAGACGACTGGTGATATATGACTTGGTATAATAAAATAGTTCAAGACTTGAGCAATATTCCTGATGCACTTGAATATTATGAGGGTGAATTAATTGACGCTAAAAAAGACGTCAAAATAAAAGGAATATTAGAGAAAAACTCGTCTGAATTACCTGGCGTTGTAGAGCACAGGTTTAACCAGTTACAAGAGATAGAAGCGATATTACAGTTTCTAAACATCCAATTACGAAAAGTAAGACGTAAGCATTTTAAGAATTATTTAGAGAACTATCAGCGGGCCTTGACCTCCCGCGATGTTGAAAAGTATGTCGATGGAGAAGACGAGGTAATAGACCTCGAAACAATTATAAATGAAGTCGCACTAGTGCGAAATAAATGGTTAGGAGTTATTAAGGGATTAGATGTTAAGCAGTTTCAGGTAAGTAATATAATAAGACTGAGAACTTCAGGAATGGAGGATGTTACTGTATAATGGATGATCAAATACGACGAGCATATTATGGAGATCCAGATTCCTTAAGAGACTCCGCTAATAAATTTTTTACAGTTGTATCACAAGATTTATTTACTAATATGTTACATGTCTGTGATTTTGGCTGTGGTGATGGATATAATACGCAATGGTGGTGTGATCAAGCACCATATGATGATGCGGACCCATATGCTAATCATACAAAAGTTTCAGGCATAGATTTAATAGATTCAAAAACTGATAAGTTTGATAGAATTCAAGGTGATATATTATCAATGCCTTATAAAGATGATGAGTTTAATTTAGGTTGGTGCCATCATACTTTACAGCAATTAAAAGATCCTGTATTAGGATTAGTAGAAATGAAAAGAGTAATGACTGATTATTCGTTGCTATTCCTTACAGTTCCACAGTCTTTAGATACGGAATACAATCGTTTAAAAACTAAATTTAGTCAGTTTGATAGGGTTTTTTATACACTTCCGATATTGATAACGCATTTAGCAATGGCTGGGTGGGATTGCAGAGGTGGTTATTTTCAAAAATTAGAGAATAATCGAGACATTTGTGCAGTTGTAAAACCAATGAGAGATTGGAAAGCACCAGATGACCCATATGAGTTAAATATGTATGACTTAATGGATAGAAAAGTATTGCCAGAAAGTACAGATGATATGATTAAATCAAAAGGCTATTTTGACGAGACTGTATTGTTACTAAAATGGATGAATGGTATGTTGACAGATTATAATATGAGGGTATAAGTATGGGATTTCCGATAATTAATACAAAAAACGTGACTGTAAAACAGTGTAAGCATGGTGATTTTGCTTATTTGAGAAGTGATACAGTAATTGGTAAAAGTTTAGATACTTATGGTGAATATGCTGAGACAGAACTTGCATTAGCATCTCAGTTGTTAAGACCAGGTGGTAAAGTAATAGATGTGGGTGCTAATATTGGATTACATTCTGTATTTTATAGTAAAATGGTTGGAGAAGAAGGTGAAATTTATGCATTTGAACCGAGCAATTTAAATTATTATTTTCTTGTAACTAATTTAACTCTTAATGATGCTTTTAATGTCCAGCATCTTAAAGCGGCTATCGGAACGGAAAAACCATTATACTTGCCTATTAATACAGTGAATGATGAAATGAATCATGGAGCATTAAAAACGTCAGCAAAAGATGGTGGTGATAATTTCGAGCAATGTGCTGTATTTCAGTTAGATGATATTGGATTAGAACAATGTAATTTAGTAAAAGTGGATGTAGAAGGTAATGAAGTAGATGTGTTAAAAACTGGTGAGCAGTTATTTACAAATTTACGTCCTTTTATTCTGTGTGAAGCACAAGAGAATACAAAAGAATTATTTCAACTAATTAAAGATATTGGATATGAATCATATTGGGTTCCTTCAAATAATTTTAATCCTGATAACTTTTTTGAAAGTAAAGAATGTATATTTGATGATCCAACAAGCCAAATAATTAATATTTTTGCTTATCCGAAAGAAATAGATATTGATATTACTAATTTAAAAAAGGTTAAAGGCGTCAATGATAAGTGGAAAACTCTTAAGAAAACTACGAAGAAGAAAACTAAAAAGAAAGCCAAGAAAAAAACTAAGAAGAAATAGCAATTAGTTCGTTTTCAATACCTATGTTAGGTAATGGTTCTTTATCGGTAAAATCATGATAATTTGCTATTGTAAATCCATGATCCTCGAGATATTCGTATAAGTTTAATCCTAAACATTCATTAACAAAATCTCCACCAGCAGTAAATATTATTCCGCCTTGTAGTACAACATTACGCATTGCGTAGTCTATAGAGAACATTCTTAACTCGGGAGTCCATCTAAAATCTCCTGCATCAACATTGCAGAATCCAAGATTCATATTTTCTAAATCATATATGTCCTTTTCAATAATATTTGGATGATTGAGAGGATTCCATAAATCTATCCCAATACAGCGATCGCCATATTGCCTATACAATATGTCAAAACTAATGCCAAAATTAGTGCCCATTTGCATATATTTCCCGTAGGCAGGTTTTAGCATTCCGTGTAATACGTGTTCAAACATAAAACAAGATTTAGACATGTATCCGTGATTGTGCCCTTCTACCCCAACATCCCTAAACCAAAAATCAAAGCATTCTTGGGATTTCTGCGTGATTTGGGATTCAGTGAGATTCATATGAATATTTATGAATACCCCAAATACCCTACAAAATATAGGGTTAATTATATATAAATTTTATAAAAAATCAGTGATTTCAGTAAGTCATTGATTTCATTGACTTTTTTTCTTCAATGATTTCAACCACTTATCAGAATATCAGAAATTTGTGATTCTTCAATGAAATCAAGCACTTACAGGCACGAAAAGAGTGACAAATCTGAGTAATATGTTAGAGTAGTATTGTAAGTTAAGAAACAGAGAGTTACCCAAGTGTTAGATCAAGGCTGTTTTAAAATTTTATACCGCGAACCCATAATGGGCGGTGCTCGGGTTTTTACATCCGCCAGTACTGCCACCCTAATGGATGCGGTTGCGGAATTTAACCTGCTCAAGGGCGGGTTTGATACACCCCTTACTGTTGAACGGTATGGGATCGAAGGCAAACTGACGCATCGCTGGAACATGGATGGCCGTTATGGCGTCCCAAGATGCACAGTTGAAACCAACCACCACTCACAGAGATAAGGCACAATGGCTTATATTACCACAGCAGAAGTTCGAGAGATTCGAAATGCTCTCAAAGAAGAGTTTGGACCCGATTTGAAATTTGGAGTAAAGAAGGAACATTATTCCTCAGTCAAAGTCACCATCAAGAAAGGCAATGTCGATTTTTCCGATATAATGCGCGAAGGTGATAATGGCTATGCCCAAATCAATCAGTATCATACTTACCAGTATGGTAAACATGCTAACCTCTTTGATGACATTGTTGATGTTATCAAGAAGGCTCCCGGAAAAGCAGAAGGTGGCCGGGAATGGTTCGATGAAAGTGATGCGATGGTGGATTATTTCCACACCGCTTTTTACTTCAACCTCGAAGTAGGGAACTACAGTAAACCCTACGAATTAGTTTAACCAACGACACGCAGGAGCGAATTATGTCACAAGAATATGTTTCAGTCACGAAGGGATACCACGCAGATGCACCCGGTGGGATAGTTGAAGATGTAGTATTCCCATTGGTCCGCGATTATAAAGTGGGCAAAAAAGGTGGGTACATCACAGTTGATGGAACTGGCAACCCTGCCTACCCTCAGCGGAATATCCGTGTAAAGGTCGATTCCCCACTTCATTATGAGCGTGTGGGTGAGTCAGTAGCGGAAGACGCGGCCGCCAAGATGGTTGGCAACCCTGTTGAAGCGGGTGAGAGTGATGACGAAGTAATGTCTCGCATTTCGGAACGATTTGAGATCTTGGGCAGTATGACCCAAGCCACAATTGACGGTGATGTCCGAGCAATGATCGTAACAGGCCCTCCAGGGGTTGGTAAGTCCTACATTGTGGAAACCACTCTTGAGAAAGCCGTATTGTTCGACAAGATTGCTGGTAAGAAGATACGTTATGACGTAGTCAAAGGCGCGATGACTGCCCTTGGACTTTACGCCAAACTGTATGAGTACAGTGATGCCAACAATGTGCTGGTGTTTGATGACTGTGACACAGTATTGTTTGATGACTTGTCACTCAACATACTGAAAGCGGCATTGGACTCAGGTAAGAGACGCCGAATCCACTGGAATGCTGATAGTGCCAAACTGAGAGCAGAAGGGATTCCAAATCACTTCGACTTTAATGGCTCAGCGATCTTTATCACGAACGTGAAGTTTGAGAACGTCCGGAGCAAAAAGGTGAAAGATCACTTGGACGCACTTCAGTCACGTTGCCATTACCTGGATTTGACGCTCGACACAATGCGCGACAAAATACTCCGTATTAAGGACATTGCCAAGAACGGTGAACTGTTCGCAGGGTACGGATTTAAATCTTCCGTCCAAGATGAGATTTTGGACTTTATGGAAGAAAACAAGGACAGGCTTCGGGAAATGAGCCTGCGTATGGCACTGAAGATTGGTGACCTGCGTAAAATGTCGAAAGACAACTGGAAGCGCCTAGCCGAGACAACGGTTATGACCCGCGTCAACAAGCAGGCGTCGGCTAATTAGAATAATAAAAATTTCCTAAAAGATACTTTAGTCTCGCTCCAACTATAAGTATCTATAAGCTTGGGGAGGCCTAACCGGGCCTCCTTTTTTATTGATATGAATTATAATTGCTGGAAAGTTTCTATAGAAAACGATAGTATTCATGTGAAGATACCTGAGTTCGATTTAGAGCAATGGGGTACTGCGTATGTTCAAAAAATATCACAGCAATTTTTTGATCATGTTAAAGAAGCGGCACAAAATGTTTATTATGATTCAGCAGAAAATTCATGGATTTTTAGTTTAAGCGAACTCAATTTACTTTTTATTGCTAATTATTTGCGTAATAATGATATGCAAGAAGATGTTATTTTTGATGATGATGTTTATTATTATTTAGATGAGATAGAAAAAGTACAATCAGAAATTCACAATCATCTTATTCAGTTAGATTTTGTTAATGGCAAACCAATTATGAAAAATGCCAGTGATGAATTGATAGAATATCTTAAACAAAATGAAATTATTAATGTATGGCAATTAATAGACAAATCTATCGAGTTATGTTATGGATTAAGTAGTAACGTTTTAAACTTGTTAAATGATTCAGTAGAGCATACAATGCTCAATAATCAATATGTGACATTGTTTACTGGCAGTAAAAATGAACGCTCTAAACTTGAGCAAATTATACAATATGCCTTAAAGTATAAGAGAACACCTATAGTATTCTACAAGCCAGATAATAGTCAAGATCCTAATTTAGGACACTATAGTGAATTAGTAACCAAAGTAGTTAATAGATTAATAGACAAAAGTAAAATTGGTGTAGTATTAGTACCACCTAACCACAAAATGAAGTCTAATTGTGATGTTTACTACAGTTATTCAATACAAACATTGATACAGAGTAACATTAAACCACAATTGATATTCTTTACACGAATGGTAAATGAGAATAGTTTTAACATTTTAATTGACCAAATACCCAAAGTATGTTATTATAGTAATATAAAATCAAAGGAAGGAATGGTTGGGCCTGGTCAGAATTACTATGCCAAAGTGTAAATTATATTTAAAAGATGAAGTAAATTGCAAATTTGAGGGTTTAGATTTAACAGATAGACGAAAGTTATCTAATAAGTTTAAATTCGATATCCCACATGCGCGATTTATGCCAGCGGTTCGTTTAGGGCGTTGGGATGGCAAAGTAAGTTTCTTTCAATTAGGTGGTAGCACGTTTATCAACCTCTTGCCAGATATATTAGATGACATTTCTAATTATAAAATTGATTTAATAGATTATCGCAAGCCAGTTGATTTAGCATTTGAACCAGTAACTGAAGTTAGTTACAGTCATGTCAAGTGGCCAAAAAAGCATACGCATGAAGGGCAACCTATTGTATTGCGAGATTATCAAGTAGAAGTTATTAATAACTTTTTACAATCCCCACATGCTATACAAGAAGTTGCTACAGGTGCTGGTAAGACACTTGTTACAGCAATACTCAGCCATAAGTGTGAAGTATATGGCCGGACTATAGTTATAGTACCTAATAAAAGTTTAGTGACGCAAACAGAAGAAGACTACATTAATCTGGGATTAGATGTGGGCGTGTTCTATGGAGATAGAAAAGAGTTTGGTCGCACTCATACTATTTGTACTTGGCAATCCCTTAACATACTGATGAAGCGTACTCGCAATGCTCAAGTGGATATAACGTTTGGAGACTTTATAGAGGACGTTTGCTGTGTGATAGTGGATGAGGTACATCAGAGTAAGGCAGACGTGCTCAAGCAGTTATTGACTCAGCAGTTGTCCCACGTGCCTATACGTTGGGGATTAACTGGAACTATACCTAAGGAGCAATTCGAATGGATGTCACTGCGTGTTAGCATAGGGGAAGTAGTCAATAGGGTGGCCGCTGTCGATTTGCAGGAGAAGGGCGTTCTGGCAAACTGTCACGTGAATATCGTGCAGTTACAGGATTATGGTGAGTATAATAACTATCAAAGCGAGTTAAAGTATTTGCTCACCAACGAGGATAGAGTATCGTATATAGGCGAGTTTTTAAACGATGTTAAAGAGAGTGGCAATACACTTATACTCGTAGATAGAATTAGTGCTGGCAAAGCAATACAATTAAAATTAAAGGATAGTGTATTCATTAGTGGTGCTACAAAAGCAGATGAGCGTAAAGAGCATTATGATGAAATACGTACAGCAGAAGCAAAAATTATTATAGCAACGTATGGTGTTGCGGCAGTTGGAATTAACATCCCACGAATATTCAATCTTGTGTTAATAGAACCAGGTAAGAGTTTTGTGCGGGTTATACAGAGCATCGGGCGTGGCGTCCGTAAAGCAGAAGATAAGGACTTTGTACAAATATGGGATATAACGAGTACTTGTAAGTTTGCAAAACGCCACTTAACAAAAAGGAAAAGATTTTATAGGGAGGCAGAATATCCATTTACAGTAGATAAAATTAACTGGCAGTAGTGCTAAATATTGGCATGAGTACACAAGTGAGTGATCTTTATAAGAAACATCACGAAGTGTCCAAAGACATCAAATCTATTCAAGAATCTATTAAGGACCTTACGGAAGAGTTGGATAAGGCCAAAGCCGAGAACAAGGGATTACAGTCTGAGATTATTTTATTAGTGAAGCAAATTGCATCATTAGAAAAAATAGTTGATACTTTAAACCTTGCTCAAAAGTTAAAAGATCAAAAAGACGAACAAGATGCGAAAGCAAATGTTAAAACTGGACCAGCAGTATCGGTACCACCACCAATGCCATACGCTACACCTAAACCAGTGCCACCAGGCAGTCCACCTGGCACTAGTTATGCAACCGGAACAGTTGCACCAGGTATAGCACCGAGAGCAAATACTACAGTTAAAAGTGCTGGAAGTGTAGATAGTAATAATACGTCAACAGGTACGCCAGCAGATCCAAAAAAAGAACCTTATTGGATTAATGATTCTGCTAAAGGTATTGTACGAAATCCCAAATATGTAAATCCCGGTGATGCTAAACAAAAGGGGAAAGATGTTATGACTAAACCTGACGATCTTAAAGAAGACGAAGGGACAGGAGAGCAAATCCCACCTTTTTAATCAATTAACAAAAGGAAATCAATTGAGAATTTTAACATTAGATAATAAGTCGTTTGCTATGAACGAAATGCCTGAAAAGGTAGATGATGTTCGTTTTTGTATATTGGACAATAGTAATCCACAGGACCCAGATTACTTTTTTATTCCCTTAATATTTTTAGAGAGTTTTAATGCGCCAGCACTAGTAATTCAATTGGGGAAAGATAAAATAATGATGCCAGTTGATTGGCATATTGTAGTGGGAAGTCCTGAAGTGGGTGATTTGGAAGTTTTGCCCTTAACAAGTGTAAATGATAGAGGTTTTGAAGCATTTTTATATAATTGTTTGAGTGGATATATGCATGAGTATAGAGAAATTGATATTGTAGATATCTATACAGAAGTTAAATGGTATTTTCCAAAACTTAAAACAGGACAATTATTAGCAATACCATTAAACGATAATCCAAAACCCCAATGTGCATATTTTGTAAGCGAAATTAATAAACAATCAGAGGTAATAGATGTTAACCAAGTAATGTAATGAAGAAAGCATTAGTAGTAGGAAACGGCGAGAGTCGTAAACGAATTGGTTTAAATTTATTTAGACGTGACAAGTGGGAAATATATGGTTGTAATGGACTATATAGGGATTTTTCCGCGGATCATTTAGTTATAATTGATGAAGCAATGCGTACAGAGTTTGAGTATAATACTCATCTTAAAGGACGTACTACAAATATACCTGAAGGTAGAACATTTTATGGTATGCCAAAGCATGTTTATTTTGTAGAGGATATGCCTGAGTATGAGCCAATGATGAGTGCTGGATGTATGGCATTACAAATAGCAATGCGGGATCACTGTGAAATAGATTTAATAGGGTTTGATCTAGGCTCACCAGATGGTTTAACTAATAACGTATATAAAAACTCACCTAGTTATATGCCAGAAGCAAGGCCAGCGAGTGGGTATATTGTGGATGCATTTAATTTAAAAGCGATTAGTAATCGGTTTAATGAGAAATATCCTATAGGACTTATTAGACGCATTGCTGATGATATTCCGTTTGAACTTGACAAATACATGAAACATGTTAAAATAGAAGAATACATATCAGAAGTATTCACAAATAATTTTCATATGCACGTTAGAGAAAGAAATGCCAAGTAAAAAACCAATATTGCCTCTTAAAGAGGTCTTTAATGCATTAGATAAAAAAGATTATTGGTTTTATGGGCGGATCGGAAAAGAAAAACAAAAAGCATTTAGTTCTTATTTGCAGTTAAAATATAATGCAAGTGCTACAGGCAGTAGTGACATGCAAGAATATATGATACGCTCCACAAATGAAGAACTTAATAAAGATTTCTGGGAAATTAGTAAGCATCCAAAGTTAGTATGGATGCTTTTATGTGCCATTAATCCCAAGATTGGCAGTTTTAATCGCAAGTATCTGCCAATGAAAAAAAATGTAAAAGATAATAAAAAGACAAAGTTTCTAAGGGAATTATATCCAACTTGGAAATTAAGTGACATCGAAGCATATGCTGAGATGTGTGATAAGAAAGAACTCAAACAGTTAGCGATAGAACATGGATACGACGATAAGTCAATCAGAGAAAAACTATGAGTGCCAATTTTGTAAAAGGAGTTTTACAAGAGAGAAAACACTAGCGGCGCACGTATGTGAGCCCAAGCGTAGGCATCAACAAAGAGATGAAAAGCATGTGCAAATTGCGTACATTGCTTATAAACGGTTCTATGAGTTAACACAAGGGAGTTCAAATTTTAAAACATATGAGCACTTTGCACAAAGTCAATATTATAATGCTTTTGTAAAATTTGGTAATCACATTATTAATATTAACGTAATAAATCCAGACTATTTTATAGACTATGTTATAAAAGCAAATAAAAAATTGGATCATTGGTGTAAAGATGCAATATATGAAGAGTATTTGTTGCCATATATTAAAACTGAAAATGTTCGTGATGCATTAGAACGCAGTATTATAACTATGGAAAAATGGGCAACAGACAATAATGCCCAATTCAATCATTTCTTTAAGTTTGTAAGTTTCAATAAAGCAGTATCATTAATTAGAAATGGAAAAATAAGTCCATGGACAATCTATAATTGTAAAACAGGTATGGAGATGTTAGAGAAAATGACTGATGAACAATTAGGATTGATTAACGATTTTATAGACCCAATATATTGGAGCAAACGTTTTGAAGCGTTTGTAAGCGATGTAGAATGGGTTAAGCATATTTTAAGTGACGCAAAAATGTAAGGAGACATTTAATGACAGACGAAAGCGTAGTATACAACCTTGATTTGGAAAAATTGAAAATTAGACACAGAGAGTTGGATAAGATGATATGGGAAATTGAGGAAAAGGAACAAGACGTTGGCGAAGTACATATGAAAATAATGGAACTGAAAAAAGAAAAATTGTGGCTTAAAGATAAAATAATGTTTATGGAACAGAAATTTGGATGACGCAGTTGCCTATGACAAATATCCACATCACCATAAATGGTATAACAAGTTATGGTTAAGTGAAAAATTAGGCTATAGATGTGGCCCGGCTGGTGTAAATGTATTACTTAAAGAAGAATACATTGTACGTCCTATTATGAATTTAGAAGGTATGGGCGTAGGTGCTGAAACTGTAGAGATGGACCCAGATGAATATACTACTCTGCCGCCGGGCCATTTTTGGTGTGAAAAGTTTGAAGGGAGGCATTTCTCATATGATTTCATATGGGAAGAAGAATGGGAAGTTCCATTAAGAACTCCTCGTTATGCAAAAGGTTGGCGACAATTAAATTGTTGGGAAGGTTTTAGGGAAACAGGAGAAGAAAAGTTGTGGAGATGGAGTAAATGGGTTAAGAGAAATAGGTTTATTAAACTTCCAGACTGGTTTGATGAACTAAAAGATGTAAGTAGTATAAATGTAGAGTGTATTGATGATAATATTATAGAAGTACACTTACGATCCAATCCAGATCCGATAGATAAGCATAAAGAATTAATAGTGTGGTGGGAAGATTCAAGTTATTATAAAAAAACATATTTTAAACATGGTTATGTATATATAGAAGCATTTGACGATGCTGGTGGAAATTTGCCAATGCCACGTTTAGGATTTTTAGCATTACCGATTGTACCAAGGGCAAGACACCAATATGAGCCTTAAGTTTGATATTGATATAGATTTTGCAGATAGAACTGCTGTGCTGGAAAAAGTAAAGCATCATATTCCTGCGACTATTATTAGGGGAAATGAATTAGTGAAACATAATACTGGAGTATACTTTACCGATGTTCCAACTGATCCAGTAAAAGGAATTTGTTCTCTTGATCATAAAGATGCGGAAGACCGTGGTTATTTTAAATTAGATTTGCTTAATGTAAACGTGTATAGTCAAGTTAAAAGTGAAGCACATTTAATTGATTTAATGTTTACAGAACCACCATGGGAAAGATTATTAGAAAAAGAATATTGTGAGCAATTAATTCATGTAGGCAATCAATATGATCTTATTAAAAAAATGAAGCCAGATACTATTCCGCGGATGGCAATGTTTCTGTCTGTAATTCGTCCAGCAAAGCGTTATTTGATTGGTAAAACATGGAAAGAGATTGGTGAGCAAGTGTGGGAGAAGCCTGATGAAGGATATTATTTTAAGAAGTCACACGCGGTTGCTTATGCACATTTAGTAGTTGTGCATATGAATTTACTTAACCTTATTGTATAATTCTATATCTTTTTGATATACGTCCTCGAACCAATTTTTATAATTTTTAAGCGTATTATCAAAGTCAATATTGAATTTATCACTATATTCGTTAGCATTCTTTCTGATAACTTCTTCATTAAATATCTTATCAACATTTCCCATATGAAAAAATTCTTTAATAGTATAAGGAAAGTATTTAATGAAAAAAGATTGTGGCATTAAATGCAGAAGCCGATGTGCCATTTGGTCTTTCACACCTCCACTATAATTATTTTTTACGTAGTCGCTAAAAAACATATCAAGATAATTTAAAGATGATTTAAATCTACTCAATGGCTCACGAACTACTGTGAAATATCGTGGATTTTTTTGTATTGTATTTTTGTTGCTAATGAACTTCATTAAAGCAGTAGAAGCACATTTTGGTATATTACAATAATAGATACGAAGTTTTGGATAGACATAATATTCATAATGAAAACTAAAATTTTTGGTTTGACACGATATTCTAGTGGATATATTTTCTCTTTTAACTACAGCAGAGGTATCTATCATTTACTTAACTTTTTGGACTAGTTGTATATTCCTGCGTTTGGTCCGGCGTTGTGCTAATTCATTCATACTAACATATGGACCATGAACTATTTCAACATCTTTAGCCATAAATGTTTTGATAAATGGTTTGAAGATAGCAAATTCTTGTTTAAGAAATATGTTTATAGGAAACATTCTATTTGATTCCCACCACCATGTTTCTCCCAGATCTAGAAATTTTTGTTTTGCTTCTGTGTTCGGCAACTCATTAAAGTCGTAAATGCTTACAATGGTTGCATCTTTATTGAGGATAATACCTACTATCTCCCTATCAGCATATTTGATATAACTGATGAAAGGGTACTTTTCTGTTAACTCTTCATATATGTTCGGCATATAAATATAGTAAAAGGTCTTAAAATATGTTAGTTACTACGGTCTATTTATATAACCAAAATGTTAATCTGAAAATAAAGGCGGACACTGATAAGGAGCATTGGGGGTATGAAATGTATAATCATCCTATAAAGGTATACAAGGGTATTGACAATACCATACAATTGTCACTAAAGAACGATAATCAAAAGTCGTTAACAATTACTGATAAAACAATTACATTTAACATTTTAGATAATGTTGGTGATACTGGCGTGATATTAAGTAAAACGGCCACAATAGTAGATGGAATAAAAGGAACGGCAAAAGTTATTATAACAGAAAATGATTTACTAGATTTAGACTCTCAATATCTTAATTATTCAGTAAAAGTAGTTGATGGTGAAGCGAATACAAGTATTGGTTATGTAGATGGTGCATATGATGTATTAGGACAATTACAAATTGCAGATGGTGTTTTCCCAACACTTACAGATAGTAAAGTATTGAACACAGCAGACTTTACTATATCAGGTTCAACTCATACAAGTAATCCACTAGTAGCAGATTCTAAACTTAATCAAAACTCTGCGTTGCAAACTGCGGCTTTTTATTTTTCAGGTACATATACTGGTACTATTGTAATACAAGGTACATTGAATGATAATATTTCATTAGCAGATGATGATTATTTTGATATTAAGACATTAAATCTAACTAATGAAACTGGTGTTGGTTATACAAATTGGAACGGTGTTCATAGTAGAATTCGTATTAAATGTACTCCATCTTCAGGCGGATTAGCAAAAGTACTTTATCGTCCTTGACTTTTAGCAGTAACTCCTATATAATAACTGTATGAATCAAATACAGTCAGTCATTATGAGTAATTTACCAGGAAAGGTAAAGAAAAGTTCCAGTGGCTGGCAGTCCTTTAATGCTCCATGTTGTGTTCATAACGGAGAAACGCAAGACAAACGTGGTAGAGGCGGTATTATACTTAATGGAGAGGCAATATCGTATAATTGTTTTAATTGTGGATATAAAACAGGGTGGCAACCAGGTAGGCCATTAAGTCGTAAACTGCGACAATTTATGGATTGGCTTGGTACTCCGGAATCTGACATAAAGCGTCTTGTATTAACTGCTATACAATTAAAAGAGACAGCAATTGAGCAAAACTTAATTCCAGAGGAAATTGAATTTACTTTTGAGAAGAAAGATTTTCCGGAACAAAGTAGTCCATTAGCATCTGATAATAAACTTATATTAGAATATTTACATAAGCGTGGATTGGATGAAAATGATTATCCATATTACTGGACACCAATTACAGAGACAAAATTTGATAGACGAGTAATAATTCCATTCTTTTGGCAAGATGAAATAGTAGGATACACGGCACGATTAGCAGTTCGTGGTAATCCAAAATATTTTACTAGTACGCCTGCGGGTTATGTGTTTAATATGGACAGGCAAACTGAAGATCGTAAGTTTGTTATTGTGACAGAAGGCCCATTTGATGCAATTGCTATAGATGGAGTTGCAATATTAGGTAGTGATATTGGTGATGCACAAGTAGACTTGATAGAAAGTCTAAATAGGCAAGTAATAATGGTGCCAGATAATGATAGTGCTGGTAATAAACTTATAACACAAGCAATGAAGTACAATTGGGATGTTAGTTTCCCAACTTGGTATGATACTTGCAAAGATATAAATGAAGCAGTATTAAATTACGGCAAAATGTTTACATTAAAGAATATATTGGATAATGTTCAGTCCACACGGTTAAAAATTCAATTACACCAAAAACGTTTACAAACATAGATAATTACAGTATATGAATAAAGAATATAACGTAGAATTGCAGAAATTATATTTGGAAATGCTAGTAAGCAATCCAGAAGCATTTGTTAGAGTGCAAAATATATTCAATCCGCAGAATTTTGATAGAAGTTTGCGGCCAATAGCAACATTTGTATTAAATTATGTAGATCAATACAAAACATTGCCAGAAGTAAATCAAATAAACAGCAAAACAGGTTCCAAATTACAAGATGTTGTGACTGAGCAGTTAGAAGAACACAGTAATTGGTTATTAGATGAGTTTGAACAGTTTAGTAGGCATAAAGAACTAGAACGTGCAATATTAGACAGTGCGGATTTGTTAGAGAAAGGTGATTATGGTTTAGTAGAGGCCAAAATTAAAGATGCTGTACAGGTTGGTCTTACAAAAGACATGGGAACTGATTATTGGGACAATCCACGCGAACGTTTAATGACATTAAAAACAAGTAATGGGCAAGTTAGCACTGGTTGGGAAATGTTTGATAGAAAATTGTTTGGTGGATTTAATAGAGGTGAGTTACAAATATTTGCAGGTGGTAGTGGTAGTGGTAAAAGTTTGTTTATGCAAAATTTAGCAGTTAATTGGGTGCTTGCAGGACTCAATGTATTATATTTTACATTGGAGTTGAGTGAGGAATTAACTGCAATGAGAATTGATAGTATGGTGTCCAATATTTCTACAAAGGAAATATTTAAAGATTTGGATACTGTTGAAATGAAAATTAAACTTGTAAGTAAAAAAGCAGGCAATTTACAAATAAAATATATGCCAGCACAAAGTAATATTAATGATTTTAGAAGTTATGTTAAAGAATTAAATGTGCAAAAAGGTATGAAAGCAGATGTGGTGTTAGTAGATTATTTAGATTTGTGTATGCCAATTAGCACAAAAGTTGCACCAAGTGATTTATATGTTAAAGACAAATATGTTGCAGAAGAATTGCGTAACTTATCTAAAGAGTTAGATGTTGTATTTGTTACAGCATCGCAGTTAAACAGAAGTGCAGTTGATGAAATAGAGTTTGATCATAGTCACATTGCAGGTGGTATTAGTAAAATTAATACAGCAGATAATGTTATTGGTATTTTTACGAGTAGGGCAATGCGTGAACGTGGACGTTATCAAGTGCAGTTTATGAAAACAAGAAGCAGTAGTGGGGTTGGCTCAAAAGTAGATTTAGAATTTGATATAAGCAGTTTGCGTATAAGAGATTTGGGAGAAGAAGGGCAACAAGAGGAAGATACTTCTTATACAGCAACACAAACACAATCAACTAACATATTTGATAGAATAAACAGAAGTGCTACAGTGCAACCTAACGAGGATACTCCAAAAGTAACTGCTGAAGCAAGTGGAAGTAAGATAAGATCATTATTACGCAACATGAATACTCCTGATGAAATATAAATATACATATATTAAAAGGAGCATCAATAATGGCATGGCATGGTTTATTGAAAGCAGAATTTCACGGCGCAAAGCATTGGGTACTTACTGAACCTCTTACATATGAGATAGAAAAAAGTAGAAGTCTTGAAATGGATAGATGGGTTTCTAGTTGGACAAATTTAAATGTAGATATGAAATCTACACCAAGTACTCTTTTAATCACAGCACCAGTTGGTTATGAAACAGATTTAGCATCTATACCACGTATTACATGGAATATTATTTCACCCTGGGATGTTGCGAGAGCGGCAGTAATACATGATGTGTTATATGGTGCTTTACGTAAAGTTTTAGTAGTAAAGGGATTGCATCCACAAACTGTTAAAGTATTACGATCTCAAGCAGATAATGTATTTAGGAAGGGCATGGATGATGCAGATCCTAACATTCCAGATTGGAAAATATTTTCTTGCTTTTGGGCAGTACGCCCTTTTGGTAGGTGGGCCATACGAAAACCATCAGTTTTTGATAATTAAAGAGTCACATTTTAACTAAATATAATAAACACTATGTGACATGTATGACAATGAAACGTAAGACTAGGACAATACTAGAAGAATTGAATTCCTTATATAAGGATCACAATAAAAGTGCGATTATAGAAAGTCGTGCTATTCATATTATTGATAGTGCAATTAATTTAGTGAATACTATATATGAACACTATGATCATGAAATTGCTTCTGAATTAGAGCGCCGTCTCCTTAACAGCATACGTGGCCAGGATAATAAAAAGTTTATCCGTAGCATACGTAAGGCTGGCGATAATGAGACTAATTGAAATATCTGATTTCTCAGATACTCCCGACATACACGTAGATAGACCACAACCAAAATATCCACACGTACATGGTGGTGAAAGTGGTACTGTGGATAGAATGTCGGAAGAATTAGAACATATTGTGGATAGATGGGTTAAAGTTGATTGGAAAGATATTAATCCTGAATCCAAAGAGCGTTTTAGTAATGCAATTACAGAACTTTTAGAGATTATTCAGAGCGAAGAAGTATGAGAGCAAGAGATTTTTTAAAAGAGGAAAGTGGTATTCGCTGGAAACCGTTTGATGATAAGGGCAGAGCTTGGGCAGTATCACCTGATTCATGGGAATCAGGAGCCGCTCAAAAAATAAACAATTTTTTATTTGATAAATGGCTTGCTTTAAAACAGACTCTTGGTATGGAAGTAACTCCAGAAGAACTAGAAGATTGGCAACATAGGCATTATAAAGCAATACCCCAAGTTATTATTGATGATAATGGCGACCCTCAATGGAATCCTGAATGGACTGGGGATGATGGTGAAACAGCACAAGAAGCCGCGTTGCGGCACTGGACTGCCCAAGAAAAAAAACGAAAAGAACATTTAGATAGTTTAGTTCAATCAGATGATAATGATGAACAAAATTACGTTACCCCAACTCCTAGAGTAGGCAACAGACCTAGTAGATCATCTGATCGTACAGTAGATCGGTCTAAAGGACGAACATCACGATTTAGTACTAATGGTAAAAAAGAATGAAACTATTTGAAGTCCAAGGCGAAAGTAAATGGATGATTGTTGAAGATACTGGCGGTAAAAATACTCATATGACTCATATAGAGGATTTAGTATTTTATCAAGGTTATCAAGGTGTAAAGAAAGCAATAAATCATCTTGCACAAACAGCAGAAATGTTATCAGGAACAAGCGAAGCGGGCAGAATATCTGTAAAATGGGATGGTAAGCCTGCTGTAATTGCTGGTAATGATCCTAAAGATGGTAAGTTTTTTGTAGGAACAAAAAGTGTATTTAATGCTACTCCATTATTAAACAAAACCCCGGCAGATATTAGAAAAAATCATGGTAAAATACCAGGTTTAGCACATAAATTAAATATAGCATTGAAACATTTGCGTAAACTTAATTTTGACGGTATATTGCAAGGCGATATTATGTTTACTAAAGGTGATTTAACAACCGAAGATATAGATGGTGAGTCATATGTTGTTTTTAAACCAAATGAGATAGCATATGCTGTTCCAGCGGACAGTGACTTAGCAAAAGAATTACTTGCGGCTGAGATTGGTGTTGTATGGCACACATTATATAGTGGTGGCCCTGAAATGTCAGATCTTACAGCATCATTTGGTGCGTCCGCCCCTGTAGGAAATAAAAATGTATGGTCACAAGATGCTGATTATAGAGATTTAACTGGTCGTGCTACAATGACTGGACGTGAAACAGCACAAGTAGCAAATGGACTTGATAAATTACAAGTAATTTTACAAAAAATAAATGCAAATAGATTTAATGCGTTAATGAGAAATGAAGAGTTTAGAGAGCATATTGAACCATTTGTTAATAGTAAAATTAGAGCAGACCTACCACAAGTTGGAAATGCTAATGCTTTTTTGAAAGAGTTTATTGATTATTATGATAGTAAAAAGCAAGCAGAAATAGATAAACTTAAAGACGGTGGTGTTTCTGACAAAACACAATCTGGATGGAGTCCGGCTGCCGAAGCACGGATTGCTAAAATAAACGCAACCAGAGAATTTATTGAAGATAATAGCAATACATTGTTGTCAATATTGGCAGTTTATAAACAAATTATACAAGTTAAGAATATTCTGCTTAAAAAACTTAATGAGATAGAAGGCATACAAGCATTTTATAAAACAGATAATGGTTATGAAGTTGCCGGCCCAGAAGGGTTTGTAGCAATAGATCATGTTGGCGGCGCCGTAAAATTAATTGATAGATTAGTATTTTCCCGACGTAACTTTTTAGCAGGTGGGTAAATAGTATTATGGAATTTATTAAAAATATTTTTGAATCAAAAGCATTGCGTAATTCTAAACAAATAAACATGTCTGCAGAAGAAGTAGCAGAATCGGTGTTTATGAATATTTTATCATTACAAGCAATGAGGAATGATCCTAATTCTATGAAATTCGCCCAAGAATACGCAAAAAAGACATTAGCGTATCCAGGATTCGACAATATTCGTACTACTGGTACTGATTTGCATAATTGGGTTGCTATACTTAACCAACCAGAGCGTTATGCGGATAAAATTGGACCAATGGGACGAGCGAGTATGCCTACATTGCAATTTAAAAATTATTTACGACAAGTTGCAAGTGGTAAAGTAAATCCAAACTTTGATAAACAATTTTTGATGACTCTTGAAAGAAATTTAGGTATTCGCAATTCTCAATATAGTGCAACACGAAGATTATTGAGTGATTGGAATAGATTATATGGTAGTGAACGTAAACTTGGCGCAACTCGTTTATTACAAGCAATGAAAGCAAAGTCTGCTCGTAGTGATTTGCGTAGTCCATATGAATCATTTGTTCGTAAGGGTGGTTATGAGATTAAGGGTGTTGATAATCCTGAAAAAGTTCGTGCAGGTGGTGGTGCCTGGGGTGCTTTGGCTGCGTTTGGTGCTGGTGCCCTTATTGGTAAAGGCATTGCTCGAAAAATTACAGGCGGTCCTTTAAAAGGACACGCTGATGATTACGAAAAATATTAATATTAGCCAATAATTTCTTATTTTTGGGATAAATAATATTAACGGTGTAAATTAGTTTACACACTACAAGATAAAGGAGATTTAAAATGGCGAGTTTAACAAACCCCGCAAAAGCCGGCGTAGTTTATGCAGGCAAAATGGTAACTTTGATCACACTATCAAAGACAAACATTACTCAAGCAGAACTTGATAAATGTTCTCAACACATACAGACAACAGCAACTATTGTAGGTATTGGTGATGACACAGCAGGCGGTTTTAATACAGCTGAAACAGATGTTGTTCACGTACTAGTAGAAGGCCCAGTCCCAGCAGTAGGTGCTAACTATGGTGGCGCAACAGGTGTAACAGCGGCAGCTGTAGCATGTTTCTTTGAATAAGATACTAGCGTAAAATCACCCAGTTTTTAGAAATTTCTAAAGACTAGTAGATTTAAAGAGCGGAGCATAAATGCTCCGCTTTTTTTTGCCTACACTAAATATTATAATAGCATATTATAGGTAAGTTATGGCAAAAGAAAGAGCACATGGTATTGCTGGCGAAGGCAAGTTTGGAAGTGGCGTTGGTGAGTTTATTACTGTATATACCCTAGTAGATATTACACAAACAGGCGTGGTGTCACCTTACAGAGCAGACATTTCTGCATTTATTGATGATGCAAAACAAGTAGTCAATAATGAACAGTCTTGGAATAAAAGTAGAAACCAACAAAGCAATTGTGAAACATTTATACAAACTATTAGTTTACGTGGAAACCCTATGTATATTGAACTTCCACGGAAATATACAGTAGATGATATTAAGCAATTAAATTTTGGTTCCTCATATAAAGGAAAACATATATTTTGGTCTACTTCTTTTAGTGTAGAGCAAGTTGGACTTTATACCGAGCGTGGACAAGAAGATCAACTATTATCAGGCCTGATAAATGATTTCACTAATGTTCCTGTAATTGCTAATTTAACAGAATCAATTAAACTAAAAACCCCCATTTGGGATGCTAGTAATCCTCGTAATAAAAATATATATTTTGTTTTAAACGAAAAAATACCTTTTAATCTATAACCCACCCTTCATAAATACTCGTACTAGGCAGAGACTTAGGCTCATTTTAGGCGAAATGATAGGCATTTGTAAAGGCACAAATTAAAGGGCGGGCGGTAGGCATTTTTTGTATGACATTAAAGGATTATTATGCCATCAGAGATTGAAAAACAGAGCCTCGAGGCACACGTAGAAATCTGCAGTGAACGCTACGGTTACTTGGAGGAGAATATGGAACGAATTGAAAGTCGTTTAACGGTCATTGAACAGCAACTCGATGAAATTAGACATAATCTACTAGTCAACGAAAAAAATAAGTATAAATCTATGTACATTTTAAGTGGTTCCATCATTACTGCTCTATTTTCAGCAGTCATCTATCTATTAACTATAGCATAAATCAATAAATACATATACAATGTATTTGGAAGAACTCTTTGAAGTAAAAATGGCTTGGCATAGGGCGGGTAAAAAACTCGTTCGTAAGTACCGGTGTACTTCTGGCCGACGTAAAGGAAGGATTGTTGCGAAGCCAGCACAGTGTTTTGCGGCACCAGATATTAAAAAGCGTTTTAAATTAAAAATGCTTAAAGCAAAGATTGGTGCAAAAATTGCTCGAAAATCAAAGAGAACAAAAAGAACTAATCCAGCAAGTATAATGAAACAAAAATTAAATAAGGCTGGCAAACGATGAAATTAGCAGAATTATTTGAAGCACCATTAAGTATTAAAGGCGTATCAGGACATGATATTGAATTGCATGGTCAACCTGGTGTTGATACTTCTGTTGATTTAGATAGTACTGGGCGTGATATGCGTATTGATCCAGATACTGGTGAAATGACAACTGAACCTTCCGAAGCAGATGAAGCAAAATTAGCATTAGGTTTAATAGGACAAATTGGTAATCCTATATCTATACGTGAGCAACCATGGCCTGCAAATCCTACAATATATATTATAACACCTGATGAACAATTATTACAATTAGGGATAGCACAATCGCAAGCTAATTTAATAAGAAGTGGCCGGTTATATGTTTCAGATCCAAATAATATAGCAAAACGTCCTAAAATAATAAGTTGGAAAGATTATTTTGTGACTATGAGTCCTAATGGCATTGCACTTGAAATAGAGCGTAGTCCAGCAGAGCAGGCACAACTTGTAAGAAAAATGAAACGGCAAGGGATTCCACTGGACATACGATGAGATTTGCACAAGTAGCAGGTTTAACAGCATTAGTTTATATTAGTCTTGTGGAAAGTGAGTTTTTACTTTCTTATTCCAATGAGCCGATATACAAAAAAGATTTAACAGAACGAGAAGTTCATACTGCTAATGGGTTGGTTAATAAGTCTGTATTTAAGCGTGTTAAAAGAGAAGGTGAAATTGCTTTTGTTCGTAATACCCAAATAAATGAATCTAATATAAAAGTTAGAATGCCTTTAACTGAATCTTCAGAAATTCCTAGGTCATATAAAATATATAAAGAACGCATTGCTAAAATTGCAAAAGAACTTGGTATTCCATATGCGAGATTAGCTGCTCATTTACATCAAGAATCAAGTTTTAATCATACAGATGATAAAACTGGAAAAACACTTACAGGTGATAAAGGTACTGCAATTGGTATAGGACAAATTAGAGAATTAGCAAGAAAAGATGTAGAAAAGTATCTTGGTCGAAAAGTAGATTTACATGATCCTGAAGATAATATAAGAGTTGCTGGAGTATATTGGAAATTACAAAAAGAAAAATATGGTGCAAAAACAGATGATCAAGCATCACGAATGTATAATGCTGGTCCAACTCCTAAAGGAGATGCTGGATTACAATATCAACAAGATATCATTGATAAAATGGAGTTATACAAACAAAAACAAGACTATGCTACACCAATACCAAAACAAAAAACACAAGGTGTAGACGCACCTGAACCTCGGCGAGATGAGCCAGTGGCACAAGTATCTAAACCTAAATATGGCACAGTAGAGTGGTATAAAAAATACGGTACCGATCCAAATCCAGCCTTTGATGCTTAATCAGTAATTAATCTAATTATTAAATTATAATTAAATAATACTATGCAACAGCAATCAAAGAAAAAAATTGATAAAAAATTCGTTGATGTATACGATTCTTTAATTGATAAGTTAAAGAAAGAGAAGCGTCTTCATTATTTAAAAGTTAAAAAAATAAACAAAGGTATTAAAGTAGGTGATATTCGTATACAAAAAAACAAGTCTGGCTATATTTTAAAGAAAGGGTTTAATCGTGGATTTTCTATAATAGAGAAAGATATTGTACACAAAAAATCAGCAATTATGCTGTCAATTTTTTATAATAATCAAAATAGTGTGTTGTATAAAGAAGTGAAAGAATTGGATGAGCAGTTTTCAATAAACATTGAAAAATTAAAATTTGCAAAGGAAAGAATGAGGCAATATGCAGATGAAGGAGATTGGTTCAAAGTCAATTTGTTTGAAGATAGACTGAAAACATACATGTATAAGGCTAGATATGCTCTAAAACAATTAAACACGATGTATTTTAATCATGTTTTTTAATAAATACATATAACTTATTTTACAATATTTGGATACACAACTATGAATTTAACTGATATTAAACCAACGCAAACAGCGAACCAATTTGCAAATAGTATGCAAAATACGTTTGGTGTGAAAGTAGATATTAGTAAACTAGACTTAGATAAGTCAGCACAACTACTACTTTCTGTTAACGAAGAAATACAGAAGCAACGTTTATCAGAAGATAGACACAACTTACATAAAACAAAATCTTATTTGGCTAAAATTTTCATCAAAGAAAATTTAGAAAAGCACATTGCTGAACTTAAACTTAATGAATTTAACAAAGAAAATACTGCCGCCGCAGATGCACAACCAATTCCAGGCCAAGGTGGTTCAAGCAAAGGTGGATTTGGCGCAGGTAAGAAAATAAAGCCGGCCGGTACTAAATGGGAAAAAGTAGCAGCTCAAGTTGACGAAAAAAATAAAAAGGTTGATGAAGAAAAACTTGATGAAGATAAAGGACATTTTGTTTTTGATCCAAAAGGATTTGTAGCACTACGTAAATTAGTTGGCTCAGCAAATATGATGCGAGCTAAAAGGGCAATTGAAATGGCCCATGATGGTAAAGCAGTACCAGCAATGTTTGTAAAATCATTTCTTCCATTGATAGACATGCTAGATGATATTATGATGAGTGGAATGGCAAACGTTCAAATGCTTAATAATCTTACAAAACGTGCAAGGAAACAGTTGGGTGTTGACGAAAGTAAAGAAGAAATATCAGATAGATTACGTGGCTTATATGAAAGTCAAGAAGACCAAGCAGAACTATTACTAGCATCAAAAGATGTTGTAGATAGAGTACAAAAAGCAGTTGATGATTTAAGTAAATTACGCAACGAAGATCTCCCACCATTGCTAGATGCAATGCGTGATGAAGTTGGTGCAGAAATTAGTACAGCATATGCTAACATTGTTATTCCAACATTAGATGAACTAGTTGCAGCTAATGGCACAGCACGTGAAACACTTTCACAAGCAAGCAGAATACTTACTGGTGAAGAGCAAGTACCACAAGCAATGGGTGTAGAAGCACCAGTTGAAGAAGTGCCTATGGATGCAGAACCAATGCCAGAAGAAGATTTTGAAACTGCTGATGTAGCAGCTGGTGCGGAAGAAGAAATAGGCAGAGCAGAGCGCGAGTAACATGCGAATTGTTGAGGTCATTAATAAAGTTACTGAAGATTCAGGAGCTAAAGAACAGCAGGATGCATTGCTTACTATTTTGGTTAATGAATTAAGTTCAGCTGAATCCTCAACAAATCCAAATGATGCAGTAGTGCCTTTTTCTGTATTGTCTGCAGAAGTGTATAATGTAACAGGTATACCTATGGATTATGAAGCATTTTTGCAATTAAAAGATATGGATCCAGGTGCATTTGAAAATTTAATTCGTGATCATAATGACCAAGAAATTGTACTTAATACCGATTCAGGAGAAGAAATAAGTTTTTCAGATCCAGAGAATATAGATGAGCCAAGTCAGAATACAGTAGATGACATGGCTAAACGAGCAATGAAAAAGAGAATTTAAATGGCATATTTCCCTACAGCAACATTAGCAAGAGAACGTGGACAAGATAATAGTCTAATTGCTCAAGAAATCTCAATATTAGAATTGCGTGTATTAGCGGCAATTGCAGCTAACGCATTAACAACCACTTCAACAGATACAACAACTGTTACAATCGCAGGCACAACAATTACTGGTAGTCCAATGACAAAAAACGATGCTACTGGAGAATCTTATTATAAAGTTTGGAAAGGTACTTCTACTAGCACATTAAAAACAGAACAGATGAGCGAAGTAATGTCCCACTTTACCAGTAAAAAATATACTATTGTTAGAAAGAAAAACACCACAACTAACGATACTTTTTACTGGGAAATAAGCTGGTGAGACTAAAAGAATTCACCGCGCCTAAAGACACAGTCTTAACGCAAGCAGGCATAAATCCCAACCCAGATGTAGATTCTGATATTAAAAGTCCTGACGGTAAGTTTAGTCCTCTCGGCACAGAACAAGAACGCCCAACCCCACTAACTGCTAATCACGCAGTTGAAGTAGATAAAGCAGTTAAAGAAAAGATAAAACAGAAGTCCCAATAATAATCCCATATAAATAATAGTATGGCAAGTCATACTAAATCAGCCGCCGATGTGCGCGGCAAAGTAATTCTAGGCGATTCAGTAGTAAAAGCAGAAATTGAGTTTATCAATGATGCTATTGAAGATGCTTCTGATGCAGGCAAAGTAAAAACAGTTATTTCTACCGGTGCCGGTATGGCCGGTGCTTACAATTATGGTGATTGGTGGTTATTGGAAGAAGTTTATATGTACGGTGCTGGGTGGAAAGGACGAACAGATTTTACTTCTGTTCAACGTATTCCTGGTATTACAGAAATGACCATGAAAGAAGTACAAGCGGCAATAAAAGAGATAGATCCAAATATATTTGTTAATCATAAACGTATTAACGCAGTATTATCTCATTTTAGAAAGTTTGGTTATCAAATACATCCAGGCAATTGGTTTGATGCTACAACAACAAATAAAATTAAATGGGTTCTTAACTGGAATAATACTGTATTTGATCATGTAACGGTTATAGATGATACTTTGGTTATTGGCAAGCCAGATCAACTAGCACCAGTTGGTGCTAAAACAGCAGATCCTTCGGCTCTCATGCCGTCAGGATTACAAGTTCATCCCGTTGCAGGATTAATTGAACCAATACATCATCAAACAAAAATAGAATTTTATGGCTTAGGCAATAAAGGTACTGGGCAAACAGTTATGCGTCCCGCGGCCGCCGGTACAAAAAATGATACAGCAGTTAAAGCAACTGCTGATATTGGTGATGGTTCTGCATTTAATGTGGGTGGAAGTAGTGAAACATCGGCAGGAGCTGCTATAGCACAAGTAATGGGTGTTGTTAATGGACTAATTGGTGCATTAGATACTTCTTTTGGACACATGACGCAGACTGGTTTATTACGTAGTGAAGTGGGGTCCGATTTTGCCTTGCAAGCCGGTAAAGTAAACACAGGAGATGGTGTAACACAAGATTTAGATCATTATAATACATATAATCCAGCAGGAAAACCAGAAACTGGTAATGCTGGCCGGCCAGGTGATTCTGGCACTCCTGAACATCCTGGTGGTAGTAGTACCACACATGGCAGCGGTGGCGGTGGCGGATCTATTACAACTTTTTCAGGGATTACTTCATTCGGTGCTTTGGGAACTGGAGCAGTTTGGAAACCAATATCTGAAGGTGATGGCAATCTTGTTGTATTGTTGCCTTCCAAATATGCCCAAACAACTGTTATTGTAGGTGGTGATACTGGCAGTTTTTCTGGATTTACAAATGGCAATCGTGGAACATACCGTTTTCCAAAACCAGGTGCTGGGTATGAACCAGCAGTAAGGGTTTCAATTGGTGATACTTCTTTTACAGTGGATAATCCAGCCACACGTAGAGGTTAATGCGGAATAAATATGTTATATGCTATTAGCCGAATTTTTTAATCCAATACTAATTGAAGCAAACGTTGAGCCACAGGGTTTAGCACGTCTTGACAAGTTCATACGTGATTTAAGTGTTGACTTGTCAAATTTGGATATGGATATCAATCACAACGCTTTCTTAAAAAGAATGAGAAAGGATATTATTAATGGCAACTACGTAGAGTATGCGCTAACAACTTACACACCAACAGAAAAAGATCCAGATTATATTCAAAACGCTACAGACCAAGTATATACAATTGAAGAAAAAGATTTAAATCAATTGCATGTTGATTTAATGGCACTTTACAACGCAAACTTTTCCAAATTTCATGAAAAGTTATCTGATCCGGACACTGACATAGATATTAAAAATAAACTTGCTCCTATTAAAAATGCTTATCAACAAGGAAAATATGATTTCCAAGGCATAAAAAAAGCACTGAATGTTATGACTCAATTAGGTGCTCAAAAATGGAAACATGATAAAGTAGAAAGGCAACGTTTAGAAACTGAAGCACCAATTATAATGAGATTTGATAATGGTTTTATGTGGGTGCGTTTAGACTCAAAACAAGAAATGGAACGCGAAGGCGAAATGATGCAAAATTGCATTAGTGGTTATTGTCCAGTTGGTCAAGAGGAAGCCATGGATCCAACGTTTGGATTAAGAAATGAATTTGCTGCCGAATACGATCCAGTAGACCATACTGACGATAATGTTTATGAGTTCCTCGAAAACTGGATAGAAGATAACGGCTCCATTCAAGATTATATAGAGGATAAATTGGACCGCGTAGATCCGTGGGAGGAAGAGATAGGTGCAGATCTAGTAGTAGAGATGAGTGATGAAGAAGCACTTGATTGGATGGCACACCGGATTATAGAAGCCGATGCTGATATAGAAACTGGAGAATCACCCGGCGGCCATTTAATTTATAGTTTGCGTGATAAACATGGAGAGTCTCATATATCTGCAGAATATGATCCAGAGATGGATATGAATAATATAGAGCCAATAGAAGCATTAGGCAAACAAAATAAACAAGCTCTTGACAAATATAAACCATATATTGAAAAATTAAATGACTTTTTTGCAGAGAATCCTGAGACATTTGGTCCTGTAGGTAATACACTGGATATGCCATTCCACCCAAATTATGATGATGATAAAGAACACTCATCAATGGCGGACCAGTTAGCGGCCTTTAAAGCGAAAGGTGATGCAGTTCCTGGTGGTACAATGACAGCCAAAGAATGGGATGAGTGGCGGCTCACCCAACCTACAAATAATCCGCATACAAGACCTTTGTCTTAAATACTTGACATTTAAATATAAATCAACTATAATATAACAATGCTATTATTAGAGAAATACGAATACTCTCCTATTGACAGAGTAACAACAATAGACAGAAAACGCCATTATAAGTTACCTGATGGCTCAAGTGTTCCTAGTGTTACAACTATACTAGATGCAACAAAATCAAAAGAAAAAAGAGAAGCATTAGCAAATTGGAGAAAGCGTGTTGGCACAGAGCAAGCACAGCAAATTACTACAGAAGCTGCTAATGTTGGCACGTTAATGCATAAAAATTTAGAATTATACATTAACAGTGAAAAGAGAAAAGTAGGCAGTAATCAAATACATCAGCAAGCATATAGTATGTCTAATGTTATTATAGCGGAAGGTTTTAGGCAAGTAGCAGAGATATATGGCACAGAAGTTTCGTTGTATGCCAGTGGTTTATATGCCGGCACAACAGATTGTGTTGGTTTATGGAATGGTAAGTTAGCAATTTTAGATTTTAAGCAAACAAATAAACCAAAGAAAAGAGAATGGGTTGATGATTACTTTTGCCAACTTACTGCTTATGCTCAGGCTCATAATGAGATGTTTGATACAGAAATAAATACTGGAGTTATACTAATGTGCAGTCGTGATTTAACATATCAAGAATTTGTTATTGAAGGTGAGGAGTTTGACACCGTGGCTGAAGGTTGGAATGATAAAGTCGCCCAGTATTATAATGTATAATCTCAACGATATTAAAAGTGTTCAAATAGAAATAACAGAGCGGTGCAATGCCGCTTGTCCTGCCTGTCCGCGAAATTATTTTGGTTATGGGGCAAAACCCGGTATATATAAAGGCAATATGACACTTGAGCAGTTTAAAATACTATTGCCCGAAGAATTTTTGCAACAATTAAACGATATAAGTTTTTGTGGTAATCTGGGTGATGCCCAAATGAATCCTTATTTGCACGATATGGTAGAATATTTGTTTAGTGTTAATCCAGAGATTTGGGCAACCCTCAATACTAATGGTTCAATGTATGAGCAACATTATTGGGCAGAGTTTGCAAAGTATGGTAAAGGGATGAAAATAATATGGGCAATTGATGGCACTACAGAAGAAGTGCATTCGTTTTATAGGCGTAATACAAGTTATCTTAAAGTATTAAGTAATGCAACAGCATTTATTGATGCTGGAGGAAATGCATGTTGGCAATTTATATTGTTTAAGCATAATCAACATCAATTAGAAGAAGTAAAAAGATTAGCTAAAGCATATAATTTTAATAATATTGATGTTATTAAATCAGATCGTCCTAATGGTACTCCTGTTATGGATAACAAAGGAGTATATGTTGGACAATTGGAAGACTCAACTATAGATGAATATGGTTATATGAATGCTACAACAAATTTAAAAGAAAATACTAATGTAGATGCACTTGATGGGCATACTGTTGATATGAAACAAACAATAGAATTTGGTAAAATTGTCAGTAAAAAATATTTAAATCAAGAAAAGTCTTGGGAGAAAGATATTACAGAGAAATCTTGGCTTGAAGGTTATTTAGGTGGATATGCCAATATTACTAATAATTTTGATAATGTAGATATTAATAATATTTTACGTGGTGGAGGAGAAGCTCGTTTTATTGAGAATCGTAAAATAGATTGTATGGCAGTTGATTTACAACGAATTTTTATTACAGCAGATGGTTATGTATATCCATGTTGCATGATGGGATTGAACCATACAAGAATAGCAAATGAATATACATATGATACTCGAGAACTTTTAAAATACGCAGGCTTACAACAAGATGTAAATGATGCATTAAAGCATGGAAGTATTAAAGCAGTATTTGATAGTGGATTTATGAATCTTGTCAAACAAACTTGGAAACCAGATACATCAGAAAATATATTTCTCCAAACAGTAAATGCACCATATAATAGTAAAAATGGAAATTTACATATTTGTGCTTCAACCTGTAGTAATTGTAATTACAGTTAAAGTATAAATATAGATATGGCAATAGTACAAATTTCAAGAATACAACATCGTAGAGGATTGGAATCAAATCTTCCACAACTATCACATGCAGAATTAGGTTGGGTTACTGATTCTCGTAAATTATATATTGGCAACGGCCCAACGAGTGCCGGCGCGCCAATTGTAGGTAATACACAAGTATTAACAGAACACAGTAATATTGTGTCATTGTTAAACTATACTTACGAGGGAAATGCAACATCAACAGTTCAAACAGGAGCCACAGCAGGCGCACCAACTGTTAGAAAATTGCAAGATAGGTTAGATGATTATGTTAGTGTAATGGATTTTGGTGCAAGTGGTAATGGTTCAGTAGATGACACCGCCGCAATTGATAGGGCAATGTATGAATTGTTTGTTAAAGATACTACACAAAAAGCACGTAGAAGTTTATATTTCCCTGCAGGTGTTTATAAAGTAACTGCTCCAATAAAAATACCAACTTGGGCAACTATTTTTGGTGATGGTCCAGGTAAATCACTTATACAGTATAATGAAACACAAACTAATGCAACTGCTACCGCTACTTTAAGTTCAGGTGCTGTGGCGAGTATTGCTGTTAGTGCTGGTGGTGCAGGTTATACAACTGCTCCAGTAGTAACAATTACAGGTGATGGTAGTAGTGCAACAGCAACAGCAACAATTGTTGGTGGAGTAGTTACAGCAATTACTGTTACAAATGGTGGTTCAGGTTATTCAAGTGCTACAGTAACTATTACTTCTTCAACAACGGCAGGACATGATAGTTGTGTAATGCGTACATCAGATTCTAAAAATCAAATCGCACCAAATATTGGTAATAACAGTGCTATACAACCACAGAGTTTAGTAGTTAGCAACCTATGTATTAAAACGACAGATACAACACATTTACTACAAGATTGTATTCAAATTGATTCAACACTTAATTCATATTTTGAAAATGTGGCATTTATGGGCACATATACTAATGGTGATGGTTTAAATAGTACTGATAGACCAGCTGCTGTAAAAGTTACACAAACAAATGCATTAAAAACACGAAATATTACATTTAACAATTGTCAGTTTTTGGGCGTTCCAATTGGAGTATATTCAAATGACGCCATTGAAGGTTTTAATTTTACAAATTGTAATTTTGACATTGCAAACAGAGGTATATGGTTAGGTGAATCAACATCATCAGGAACTGGCCCGACAAGTTTTAAAGTAATGGGGTCTTTATTTCGTGATATAGATTATGAAGCCATTAACGTAGACTATGGTTCAGCCATTTATTCAGTTGGCAACACATTTGATGATGTAGGTAATAATAACTCAGGTGATGGTACTACTAGTGCTGTTGCTGATGTAATTAACTATGCTAGTTCAAATGTATCTAATTGTACTAGTATTTCAGATAACTTTAAACGTCCAGATGGAGATGTAGGAACATTTGATAGAATTGCTACAAATAATGCTGATGTTTATTACAATATACCTAATGAAAAACAAGTATGGGGTAAACATGAAGCACGTATTCCTACAACAATAACATTGGCAGATAATCAAACTGCTGTTACAACTGGACTTACTTTTGCTGAAGCTTCAATAAAAGATGTTAAAATTTCTTATAAAATTACACGTGGTTCAGAGTCTAGAGTAGGTACTTTAGATATAGCAATTAAAACAGGTGCATCAAGTATTAGTGATGAATATGAAGAAACAGCCGCAACTGGAGTTTCGTTTACAGTTACTCATAGTGGTGGTATTGCAACGTTGAAGTATACTACTACAAACACTGGTACCGTGGCCTCGTTTGTAAACGCAATAGAAATCATTAATTAAAATACCTAGAAGTTAATATTAGCAAATGTTAAACACGTGGATAATCTGGTTACAGACCAGGTAAATACTTCAAATATCATTTTCTCGATATATACATATAAGGCGTGACAATCAAAGCGTTTTATTGTATAATAGATATTATAATTAAGGATCTCAACTATGGCAGATAATCAATTACCCTCCCTATACCAGCAATACATTCATTTATCAAGATACTCTCGTTACCGTTATGAAGACAATCGACGAGAAACATGGGAAGAAACAGTAGACAGATACTTTACTTTCTTCGCAGAACATTTAAAGGAGACATGTAGTTATAATTTGTCAAAAGATCTTAAAGAAAAACTTCAAGATTCTGTATTAAATTTAGAAACAATGCCTTCTATGCGCTGTCTTATGACTGCTGGAGAGGCATTACATCGCGAGAATGTCGCGGGTTATAATTGTTCATTTGTAGCAATTGATAACCCACGTGCATTTGACGAAATACTTTATATCTTAATGAATGGTACGGGCGTTGGCTTTAGTGTTGAACGCCAAATGATTAATGAAATGCCCCGAGTTGCTGATGATTTTTATCCAACAGAAACTACTATTGTAGTAAGTGACTCTAAATTGGGTTGGGCCAAAGCACTCAAAGAATTAGTTCATCTATTGTACGGCGGACAAATTCCTGTATGGGATTTGACGCGAGTTAGAGCCGCAGGTTCTCCATTAAAAACATTTGGTGGTAGAGCATCAGGTCCAGAACCTTTAGAAGACTTATTTAATTTTTGTGTAGGTATTTTCAAAGGCGCCGCTGGACGTAGACTAACATCCTTAGAGTGTCATGATATTACATGTAAAATTGCGGAGATAGTAGTAGTAGGTGGTGTAAGGCGTTCTGCGTTGATCAGTTTGTCAAATTTGTCTGACGACAGAATGCGTTTAGCAAAATCAGGACAGTGGTGGGAAACACAAACTCAACGAGCATTAGCAAATAATTCTGCTTGTTACACTGAACGTCCTGATATTGGTATTTTTATGGAAGAATGGAAATCTCTCTATGAGTCCAAATCCGGTGAGCGTGGCATATTTAACAGACGTGCCGCTAAAGAACAAGCAGGCAAAAATGAACGTAGAGATCCAAATCATAATTTTGGCACCAACCCTTGCAGTGAAATTATTTTAAGATCAGAAGAATTTTGTAATTTATCTGAAGTAGTAATTCGTCCAAACGATACTTTTGAAACATTAAAAGATAAAGTTATTAATGCAACTATTTTAGGCACATTCCAATCAACACTTACTAATTTTAGATATCTTAATAAGAGATGGTTACAGAATTGTGATGAAGAGCGTTTATTGGGTGTTTCTTTAACAGGTATTATGGATAATCCATTAACAAATGGTAAAAAGAAAGGTTTAGAGGAATTACTCACAGAACTTAAAAAAGTTGCTGTTGCTACTAATAAGGATTGGGCAAAGAGACTTGGTATTAATCAATCTGTTGCAATTACTTGTGTAAAACCATCAGGTACAGTAAGTCAATTAGTAGATAGCGCAAGTGGAATACATGCAAGACATAATCAATATTATATTCGAACAGTTAGAGCAGATAAAAAAGATCCATTAGCAAAAATGATGATAGAAGCAGGATTTCCTGTAGAAGATGATGTAACAAAACCAGAACATACTGTAGTATTTTCCTTTCCAATGAAAGGGCCACAATATGGTGTTTATAGAAAAGATATGACAGCCATAGAACAGTTAGAATTATGGAAAATTTATCAAGATAATTGGTGTGAACACAAACCCTCAGTAACAATTAGTGTCAAAGAACACGAGTGGTTGGAGGTCGGAGCGTGGGTTTATGAACACTTTGATCAAATGTCTGGTGTATCGTTTTTACCGTTTAGTGATCATACGTATCGGCAAGCACCATACCAAGATTGCACTAAAGAACAGTATGAACAAGCAATGCAAAGTATGCCCAAAAATGTAAGTTGGGAAACTTTAAGCGAATATGAACAACAAGATATGACTACAAGCAGTCAAGAATTAGCATGTGTAGCCGGAGGATGCGAAATATGATAGAAAAGGATTGTGGATGCACTAATCCAGATTGTAAATGCGATGAGACAGGAATTTGTACCTGTGAAGATTGTGGCTGTGATTGCCACAAAGTAGATCATAGTAAAGACTGGAAAGGTTTAATATGATCAAAATTTATAGTAAGAACTCTTGCGCTTTCTGCGTAAGAGCAAAGCAGTATCTAGAATCAAAAAATATAACATATGAAGAGGTAAATATCGAACAAGATCTAGAAGCACGCCAATGGATTTTGGAACAAGGTCATAGAACCGTTCCACAAATTTATATCAATGATCGATTAGTAGAAGGCGGATTTAATGGACTAGTGGAGACACCAGATACTCTACTACTGGGATAATGTTTCGAATATGTTTAGACGATGACTGTCATGATTTAGAAGAATGTGGCGCATGTGAACGCAATGCTTTAATTATATGTTTTTTAATTAATGCGTTGATGTTTGTTGTTGAGTTATATTTTGGTGTAATATCCCATTCTGCTAGTTTACTTGGTGATAGTGCTCATAATATAGGTGATGCTTTAATCCTATTAGGCAGTATATTTGTTATGAGTTCTAGTCTGATAGTAAAAGCAAAAGTCGCATTATTAAAAGCAATAATAATGTTAAGTTTTGGTATATTAGCGTTATGGTATGTTATTCAAAATGTAATAACAGGATATGTGCCTAATGCTACGCCTATTACTTTAGTAGGAGTTTTTGTATTAATAGGTAATATAGCATCTGCTATGTTATTGTTATATTATAAAAATAAAGACATTAATTTAAAGAGTGCATATATTTGTTGTAGAAATGATGCCATATCAAGTGTTGGTATTATTATTGCTGGTATATTAGTAGGACTAACGCAGAGCAATATACCAGATGTCGTAATTGGTGGTGGTATAGGCCTATTAATATGTTATAGTGCTATTAGAATTTTTAAGGAAAGTATGGATGTTAATCGAAATCAATCATAAAAAAGGTGATGTAATATCAATTAAGTTAGTAACTGGTGAAGAATTAGTTGCTAGATTTGAAGAAGAAACAGATACTCATATTACAGTAGACAAGCCAATGTCTCTACAAGTAGGACCGCAAGGTGTAGGTATTAGTCAATTTATGTTAACAATGGAAATGGATACCACTGTAACTCTTTCTAAACATAATTGTATAGTAATTGCACCAACAAGAAAAGAAATGTCTGACCAGTATATCCAAGGAACTACTGGTCTTGCCATGCCAAGTTAAATAAATAGTAGTATGGCATGGAAAGCACAGCGGGACAAAGACCCTAATTCAGCAGGCGGCATCGCTCAAGGCGGTGCTGAATCTGTCTTAATTAATGGACGAAAAGCAGGCATACCTCAAATGGATGTCACTCCTCATGCACCTTGTCCATTACCATCCCCACCTCATTGTAGTGCTAAAACTGTATCAACATGTAAGTCAGTTATTATTGAAGGAAAGCCAGCATTGCGAACTAAAATTGATAAAGATACTTGTGGCCATCCACGTGCTGTGGGCAGTGAAGACGTTATTATAGGAGAATAGGACATGGCAGGCGGTGAAAGCATTTATGGAGAAGGCGGCGTAGGTGCCCAGGGCAGTTGCGAAGTTGGAGACAAATGTTTAGAATCTGAAGCATTGGCAGAATTAATGGAAGGTAATGGTTTGGCTATGCCAACAACTACCAAAGCATTAATAGATTCTATTAAAGAATTGCCAATTCAGAAAGCCGCTAAAGATATGGTAGATGCTATTGCTAATCTAGAATGTACCGGACAAGAAGGTGGTATGTTTGGTATACCATCCGCCCAAGCGGACCAATTAAAATCAATAGCTAGTAAAATTGCTGGCGGTGGTTTGGGAGATACTGGTACTTTAATGGATTCAGTTCAAGCACATACAGATAAAATACTTGGTGGTGGTGATCCATCAAAATTTGCTGAGAATTTTGGGCAAATGGAACAAGCAATGGAACAATCTGCTCAAGCAATGCATGCCGCTGTAGTAGGTGCTACAGAAACAGTATCTTCTCCTCTTGCTAAAGTAGCAGGACAATTTGGCCCAATGATGGAAGGAGGTCCTGAAGGTGGATTTAGTGGTGCTACGGCTGGAGCAAATTTAGCAAAACTAGGAGAATTACCACTTGATCAAAATCCAGTTGATGTTGTAGATAAACTTATAGCAGGTAATGCAGTAGAAGCAAAAGCAGCTTTTATGGCGGCTCATGGTAGTTTAGACACAGATAGCATCACATCTGCCCAAGCAACATCTGTTCTTTCTTCACTTAAAAGTTCTAAAGCAATGGATGAAGTAAAGACAATATTAAAGACACCAGATGCTACATTAACATCAGGTAGTGATATTATGGATTATGCTAAAGCATCAGGTGGTGCAGTAGAAAACTTCTCAGCAATGACTAAAGATTTTGGTGATGATTTTGGACAATTAAATACTGCTAGTGATATGGGAACAGTTGTTAAAGATTTAAGTGCCACTGCAAATCCTAATTTCCCAGCAGGAACAGAAAAAGTAACTGCCGCAACTGCTACCAATTTAACATCACAATTTGGTGGTGGTAGCGGAACTAATGGTGCAAAGACGTTTAAAGATGTCATGGGTTCAGTAATGGGTAAAAATGGCCCAATGGATGCGGCTTTAACGAACTATAAAAGTGCTATGAGTGGCATTAGTACAACAGTTTTTTCAGATATAGCAAATGCCTGCAATGGAGATTGGAGTAGTGTTACATCAACTAGTGATACTGGTGAAACAATAACAGGGCCAGGAGCAGCTGAAGTAGAATTAGGAACTGATGCAGCTGATCAAACATCTTTACAAGCAGTATTAACTAAATTAATACCAGATGCTGAAGCGGCCGCCGCGTCTGCCAGTGCAGCTATGCAATCGTCGGCTAGTGAAATTACTTCAATAATGACAAAGGAAAATGCTACGATGAAAGATATGAGTTTAGCGATGTCGGATGCGGCTAAAAAAATACAAAGTCAAGGTGCATTATCAGGGTTTGCATCTTCATTGTCATCTAAAATGGCAAATCCAGAAATTAAAAAAGCATTAGGAGAATGTTTATCCGGTGCTACTAAAGCATTAGCAGATAGTCAAGTATTTGATGATGCATTACAAAATAAAGCGGGCGTAACAGGGACAAATACGTTATCTCCACGTCCAGGACCACACTAGGAATCAATCATGGCAAAAAGTATAGGGTTTCAAAAGAGAATCTATGTTAAAAAGAAAACATCTATAGGGAATAGTACAAGATCACGTCCAACAAACAAACATAAAAAGCGCAGTTGGAAAAAATATAGAGGGCAGGGAAAGTAATGTATGAGTATCCTGCAACAATAGATCGTGTTGTAGATGGTGACACAATAGATGTTGATATTGACTTAGGATTTAGTATTATACTTAAAAAGCAACGAGTTCGCTTATTAGGTATCAACGCCCCTGAAAGTAGAACACGCGATTTAGTAGAAAAAGAAAAAGGACTCGCCGCTAAAGCAAAAGTGCAAGAAATGTGCCCAGTAGGATCTAATGTTGTTATTAAAACATACTTGGATAAGAAAGGTAAGTTTGGTAGATTACTAGGTGAAATTATGATAGAAGAAGTAAATCTTAATAATTACCTTGTAGAACATGGCTTTGCAACTAAATATTCAGGTGGTAGTAGATAAATATATTAAATATACTTGGATTTATTATTATGAAAATTAAGCAAATTTTAGAAGGTAGAGCTGAAGAAATTGATAAGCAAATTGCCGCATTGCGCGCCGAGAAAGCCGCATTGGGTGGTGGTGATCCAGATCTTCAAAGTGGTGGTGAATTTGATCCTAAGCATGACGCTGAAGGACCAAGCGGCGGCAATATGGGCGCCGCTGGCATTATGACACCGACAAGGGTACCAGCCGCTGGCACAGGAGCAAGTGGCCCTCCAGGAAGGAATTATGCACCAAGACAGGTAGCCGCAGGCACAGGAGCAAGTGGCCCTCCAGGAAGGAATTATGCACCAAGACAGGTAGCCGCAGGCACGGGTGCAGATGGCCCAGCAGGACGATATGCCCCTAAACAAGTAGCCGCAGGTACAGGAGCAAGTGGCCCTCCAGGTAGAAATTATGCAACACCAAAACCAAGTAATTTACCAAATACTCCTCCACCAGGAACAAAGGTAGCGGAGTTACCAAATACTCCTCCACCAGGTACACAAGTGGCAAGTGGTCCAAACACACCTCCACCAGGTTATGCAACACCAAAACCAGCACAAGGCGTTCGTCCAGGACTTCAAAATCAATTGGACAGTATGATGAAGAATGCTGGGTTGGATAGAAAACAAGCAATGCCTAACACTCCTCCTCCAGGAATTTTACAACGGCCGACACGCATTGGCTCTGGGACGATGGATCAGAACTGGCTAGATAAGATCCGACAACAGATGGAAAAACCTATCGGTGGCGATATCGGCGGCGGCCGGAACTTGATCGGCCGCGGCACACCAAAAAGAGGTGATGATAGTCCAGAATGGTATAATAAAGGCAATACTAAAACAGCAAAGCCGAATTTACTGAAGTGGATGAAGAAAAATGCAACACAACCTAAAGCATTTGATCAAGATAACGTTAATAAGTAATGAAAATTAATGAAGTAATACTTGAGAATAAAGATCGCCTTGCTAAAAAGATTGAAAAACTCAATCAAGAAATAGAGATTGCTAAAGAAAAAACTGGCAAGGCGCCTGCTAAATTACAAAAAGAACTTGATCGTTTAGTAACGGCTTTTCCTGATTTTGCTGATTACCAGGCAGAAAAACAACAAGCGGCTCGACAATCTAGTCATGATGATATGTTGTCAAGAATTAAAACAGCCGAGTTTGGTGTTGGTACAAGTACAAATTTAATAGCTGCCGAAGCAGGTGATATGGCAATAGCATTACATATGCTACGTGATGTGCCTGGCCAATTGGATGATGACATAGCAAATGTATTAATGTCATTTAATGGCAGGTCAAAAACAAATCCACCATCAAGACAAGAAGTAGAAATAGCAAAAGCAATTATTGTTCGTGCTAAAGAACTTGGTGTACTTGATGCATATAAAAAACGAGCAATAAAAAAATTAGATAAAGATAAAATGAAGTGGGATTATGATAAAGAAAATCCTGCAGAGTTTCAAGACGAAGATTAAAATCTAATCAATAGTTTTATCACCTTCCGTTAAAGATCGTACAGTTAATATCTCACCTTTTTTAAGTGGTCGGTTAATAGATAAATGTAAGCACCATGCTTCTTCATACCGTAGTCCCCAATCATAACCACCTGATAACATCATTTCTCGCAGTGAGCAGTTGGGGTTGTCTGATGTTGTTAAAAATGCACCTAATTCTGTAGTTATTAAAGAACCCTCGCCAGCATGGCCGCGACCTTGCCCCACATGAATGTGAGGATGAGTAACTGAAGTTATTCCGACAAATCTTCTATGTGGTATATCTTCTGCGGCGCATAGGACAAAAACGCCTTTCTTTTTTCGTATTGTTAAGAATGTAGGTAACATATAATATTTAAAGTGGTTTCTGATATAATAATAACTTGACTTAATTGTACTATAATAAAGAAAAGGTATAAATAAAAACAGTTTAGGCGGCTTGTCTTGCGCCTAAAAAAATTTGACTGGAGAATAAGAATGACGCAATTAATTAACCCTCAACAGTTTACTGAAGCCACAGGCCTATTAAGGTCTTTTTTTATGGCTAAAGGATTTGAAGAGGTACATACTCAAAATAGATTATCAATATTAGCCGCGTGTGAAGATCCAACAACTGTAGCAACATATAACTATGCCGGAGAAGTTTGGCCACTTCCACAAACTGGCCAAATGTGGCTCGAGTACGAGCTTTTAACTAAACCCCATGTCCCGGGGTTTTTTTGTGTTTCAACATCCTATAGGCAAGAACCTAATGTTGTAGAAGGTAGACATGATTTAATTTTCCCAATGTTTGAATTTGAAATGCCAGGTGACATGAATGATTTAGAAAAAATGGAAAAAGAACTTATGGAATACTTAGGTTGGTGTTCTAAGGGTGGAGTTGTTGCAAAGGATTATCTTGCATGGTGCGAGGATTTTGGTGTTCAAGAACTCGAGCATGAGCACGAAGACGCAATGTGTAAGAATTGGCAAGGTAGAGTTTGCATGATTAAAAACTTCCCTAATTACACAAGTCCTTTTTGGAACATGAAACAAAATGGTGACGGAACGGCCGCAAAAATTGATGTAATTATAGCGGGCATGGAAACTATTGGTTCAGCAGAGCGCAGTAGTGACACTACTGAAATGCGAGAAATGTTTCATACAATTAGTGATGGTATGTATGCAGATTTATTGTTTGGAACATTTGGTAAAGATCGTGTAACAAAAGAACTAGATGACTTTTTACAATTAGATTTTATTCCAAGAGTAGGTGGTGGAATAGGCATGACACGTTTTATTCATGCGATGGAACAATATAAGTTGCGTGGTATAGTAGCAAATATGCACCGATAAAAAATGATCCGGGGTGCTGGAATAGGTATACAGGCCCTACCGTTTATAGGGTGCCCAATGGGCAATGTTGGTTCGATCCCAACCCCCGGAGCCAATTATTTATGCTTGGAAATAGCATAAATATGTATTATGAAGTTTGGAATATTTGTTCTGTTGACGGCGCTGTCGATCAGCGCCGTTGCCGCATATTATAGTATTATTGGCTTAATGGCAATATTTGCCGCGGCCGCTGTGCCTATAGCAATTATGGGTGTAGTATTAGAGATAGGTAAGTTAGTAACTGCCTCGTGGCTCTACCAGTTTTGGGCTCGCATACCAAAATTTCTAAAGTATTATCTTACTATAGCAGTTGTTGTCTTAATGTTCATTACGTCTATGGGTATCTTTGGCTTTTTATCCAAAGCACACGTAGAGCAAACAAGTAATACAACACAAGCAGAAGCAAAAGTAGAGCGTATTAATGAAAAGATTAATCGATTTACTGGGCGAGTAAATGTTACTAAAGAGAAAATAGAGCGGTTGCAAAGTAAAGATCACGGTCAGCATAATACAAATATTGCCTCAGCTATTGAACAACAAGAAGAAATACGTGATGGTGCTTGGGGTAGAGTCAGCAGTAGTATTAGCCAAGAGAATCAACAAATAACAGCATTAAGAGCGCAATTAGAAAAAGATATTGCTATACAAGAACAACGAGTGTCTAATGCTATAGATCGTGTGCGTGATGATGTTGCTGTTAAACAACAAGCAATAGACCGTATAAATCAACAATTAGCACAATTAGATAAAGAAGTTCAAGCATATGTAGATAAAGGCGTAGAGAAGCGGACATGGGGACAACCGATTGATTGGATTAAGCGTGGTAAAGAATTGCGTGAAAAACAAAAACCCGAGCGAGAGGCCTTGGCATTTAAAATTAGAGAGATTGAGCAAGAGATAGATGGTATAAGGCAGGATGAACTTGCCATCTCAAATGAAGTGCAAACAGAAATTACTGCATTGCGCGAAGCATTAGCAGTTGCTATTCGACCACATCAAAATAAAATAGCACAATTGCGTGAAAATACCCAATCAGAAATTGATGAAGCTAATGCTGAAATTAAACAACTTCAAGAACAAATGGGTATGAAAGCAGATGAAGTAGAAACAAAAGTAAATGAATTAGAAGTAGTAATAGAAGATTACTATACACAGATAGATACACTTAAAGAGCAACGTTTTGTACTTGCTACAGAAGTACGCCAGTTAGAAGTAGAAGTAGGGCCTATTAAATACATTGCTGGTTTAGTATACGGATCTAATGTTACACGTGATTTATTAGAAGAAGCAGTACGTTGGGTAATTATTACAATTATATTTGTATTTGATCCACTTGCAGTATTATTAGTTGTTGCTGGTAATATGACATTAAAACGTTTTAGAGATCCTTCCGAAAAAAAAAGACCGATCCACGCTGGGCCGAAGCAGGATTCTAACCAGGAAGAAACAGTGAGAATAGAGGAAGTTGTTGTTGAAAAGGAAGTAGTTGTTGAAAAAGAAGTTCCTGTAGAAGTAATTAAAGAAATCATTAAAGAAGTAAAAGTTCCTGTTGAGAAAGAAGTTATTGTTGAGAAAATAGTAGAGAAGGAAGTTCCAGTAGAAGTAATTAAAGAAGTAGAAGTAGAGAAAATTGTTGAAAAAATTGTAGAAAAAGAAGTGCCAGTAGAAGTTATTAAAGAAGTTATTAAAGAGGTAGAAGTTCCTGTTGAAAAGATTGTAGAAAAAATTGTAGAAGTTGAGAAAATAGTAGAGAAGGAAGTTCCTGTAGAAGTAATTAAGGAAGTAGAAGTAATTAAGGAAGTTCCGGTAGAAGTTGAAAAAATAGTAGAAAAAACTGTAGTAGAAACAGAGCAATTAGAAGGCACTCCCATAGTAGTATTAAAAGAGGATAAGAAAAAAGTTAAAAAGTTAGAAAAAGAAATAGCACAATTAAAAACTAAACTAACTGGTGCTGAAAATACTGCTAATTTTAATCAGGAACAGGTAGATAATTTACTTACTCGCTTAAATAGTGGTGTAAACATAGAAGAGTTTACAGATGAGGAACAAGAGTTCTTACAAAATTATTTAAGCAGACAAGATGTCCTCGGCGGATAAATTAACAATAATAACACCACCAGATAGATATTATGGTGCTGATGTAAACATATTAATATCAGGTTTTAGTAAAGACGAACAAAGTGAATTAATATTAGTACTTGATAATATAGATGCAGAGTGCTGTTTAGCAATAAATGATATGACTCCCGAGAGAGATACAGAATGGATGCTTGACACAGCTCTAAGATGTAGTATAATAATATTTAATCTTAAATGGGCAAAAGTAGAGAGAGATGCAATATGCTTTGGTTGGTTATTAAGTAAGAGTAATTGTTATTATAAGTGTGATGATAAAACTGCTAAACTAGTAGGATTATTTAACACAAATAGAATAGAAAGTATTATAGAGCCTATAAAACAATTGGAGGAATAATGGCACGGGATTGGAATAATAAAAATACAAGTTGGGATAAAAATAGAGGTGGAAAGAAACCTTATAGAAAACCAATAGATTATAAAGTTAGTCCAGTAAAAATATCTGGACTTAAAGTTTGGGTGCAAAATGGTGATGTGGATAAAGCCTTACGCAAATTTAAAAAGAAAGTAGCCAATTCCGGTAAATTACAAGATTTAAAAGCTCGTGAACAATATGAAAAACCTAGTATTGCAAGAAAACGTGCTAAAGACATTGCCCGTAAGCGACATTTAAAAGAAGTTGCTGAAAATTCCATCCATCGTAAACGAAAATATTAACCCTGCCGTGTGAAGAAAAAGGGGGGCACAATGCCCCCCTCTCCTCTTTGGGTTAGCGAAACTTAGAACTTAATTTCGATCTCCTTTGGCTTCAGTGCTTCAGGTACTTCCTGTTTAAGACTAACCTTTAACATTCCGTCCTTGCATACTGCCGATACAACTTCGACATATTCTGCCAAGTTCCAAGAGCGTCTGAAGTCGCGTGTTGCGATGCCCTTGTGTAGCCAATTCTGTTCGTCTGAGTCCTCTTTGTGACCAGCGACAGTCAATTGTCCATTATCAACAGTTACTGAAAGATCACCCTGAGAAAACCCAGCAACGGCAATGGTAATTACATACTCAGAGTCGCTGATGCGTTCAATATTGTAGGGTGGGTAGGACGGTGCTTGATGTGTAAAAAGCCTGTCCATATCGCCAAATAAGCGATCGAATCCGACCATGTGTCGGTTAAGTGTGGGGATAAGATTTCCCGCAGTGATTCTATACTCAGTCATTTTAAGTTCCTCCTTATGTTAAGCGAGTAAGTTTATGAGCCTCCAAATTGAGCACTCATATACATATTATAGCACCATTACTATGATATGTCAATATATTTATCGTTTTCTTAACCGATCAATTAACTCTTTTTCACGTATGAACTCTTTGGTTTGTGTAAATTCTTCAAAATCTTTATCGGTAAAATTCATAGATCTGTGATCGTTGCATAAGAATATCATATCATAATAGTTCCAATTTTTGTATTCCGGAATGAGATAATTTTTTACAGGTTCAGTCCATCTTTCTTTGATGTAGTCTATTGTTTCATTAATTGAATCGTAATTATATGCTGATTTTGTTAAATTGAATCCTATCATAAAAAACCAATTGTCACTTACTTTAGTTGCACATACTTGATCAACCCAATTATCTATATTATCTCTTACTTTATTCCATTTTGCCGGCCAACGAATTTCTTCAAAAACATCATCTATGCCATCTATGCTGTATGTCATGGTAACTGATCTAAATTCTTTAAAGATTTTGTATTTTTCACTATTAGTATCTACTTTTACTGTACCATTAGTATTATATTCTACTCGTACTGAACTTCGTTGTTCTTTTGGTATTTTTTCTAAAGTTTTAAGATGAGTAGCTGTGAGTAATGGTTCTCCACCATTAAAATGTATCCATTCTAAATTTTTATAATCAATGTTTGGAGGATCTTCAGTAATAGGTTTCCATTCTTTTATATCAATGCTGTTTCTGTGATTTCTATCATGGCCAGCCGGTCTTTGTAGTAACGTATTCCATGTTGAACTATAATAAGATGTACATGTATTACATGCTAAATTACATAAATTACCTACCCAAAAATCAAATCTATATGGAGCATCAGAATCGATGTAATCTTCATAATTATTATGTAGTTTTAACCAATTTCTGTTAACGTCTAGTCTTCTACTCGAGCGTCCGTCACTATGTTTTTCGTTTTCGACGCAACCTTCACATTCTTCTGGTATTTCTCCCCGGTCAAATTTTGCTCTAATATCTTTAAGGTAAGGATCATTCCATACATCGTCAGGAGTAGTTACTTTACCTCCTTCATGTAAACAACAACAAAATACCTTGCCAGGTTCTGTTATTGACATACTAACATATGGTTCTATGCAGAAGAATTTATGATTTGGATTCATTCCAATATTTATAGATTGCGCTAAATACTGAAGACGGATTAGGAGCGACGAATGCGATCAAATTGCTTTCTCAAGTGGTGGCTAATAACATGTGCTGTACTTGCCTCAACGGCAGTAGTACATTATTTCGATATGTGGGTCACCCTCTGGCATTTAGACCAAACCAAGATAAGCTTTGGTATATTAATACTGTTTTATGGTTTAACTGCCCATTTAGGACATCAATCATACAAACTCTATAAAAGCCGACCTTTAAATTTCCGCACAATAGAAGTATCATGGTTCTTTGCTGAATCAATGATAACTTTGGGGTTAATTGGTACAGTAACAGGTTTTATCATAATGCTAGGTGGCGCTTTTGCTGACTTAGATTTAACTAATATAGGACAAGCCAAGGAAGTTATACGAGATATGGCCGCGGGAATGAGTACCGCGTTAACAACTACATTGGTAGGCCTTGTGTGCTCAATTATTACCAAATTACAATTGATGAACTTAGAATATGACCACAGGAAAGCGTAACAGATATCTATCAGGATTAGGATTTACTGATTTATTGTTTAATACTTTAATCGGTTTTGTGTTCCTTTTTGTTATAGCATTCTTGCTTATAGCACCTCCTGTCCCCACAGATAAAAAAATAGATCCAAAGGCAGAGATATTGCTCATATTAACTTGGCCTGAAGGATCGTCTAAAGATATTGACATGTGGGTTAGAGATCCATTAGGACAAATTGTTAGTTTTAGAGGCAGGGATAGAGGACTGATGCATTTGGATCGAGATGATCTAGGTACTAGTAATGACACTGTTCAATTAGCAGATGGTCGTTATGTAACAAGTGATATGAATCAAGAGATTGTTACAATACGTGGTTTCCTTCCAGGCGAATGGACTGTTAATATTCATTATTATGCGTATAGGCAAGGCTCTACTGCAGATGTACCACAAGAAGAAATAACTGCACCTGTCACAGTGGAATTAATTAGAATTAATCCATATAAATCTAAAGGTTTAATTAAATTTGATTTGGTTAAACCAGGGCAAGAAAAAACAGCGTTTAATTTTACTGTAGTAGAAGAAACATATACTAAACGAAAAGGTGGAGAACTAACTGAAGAAAAGATTTATCATATAACAGATGTTAATACATATATGACACCATTTGTATATGACCAAAGGTGGCAATCAACATATCATGAAGGCCCTGACGGAAATTTAATTGAACGTACACATGGAGACCAAACACCTGAGTCACCAGTGCCCCCTGATCCTGCTGGCAATTTTGCTGGTATTAAAGAAGAATTTTTACACTTATGGGGATATTGATGATTGATGAACAACAAGAAACTCAAAACATTACAGACGCAAGTCATCATCAAAACAATGCAGAGGCAAATATTATGGCAACAGCACAAGAAAAAGCAATAGATTTTTCCACAATAGCAGGTGATGAGAAACTTGAATGGAATGCTTGGTATGATATACTATATGCGTTTAATATTGAGTTTATTACTGCGGTGTTGTTAATTATTCTTGTTAGTTATATATTAATACGTACTCCTGCGAAACTTTACATCAAATTCTTAACAATTCCCTTGCTTTTTTTCTTATTATATAGTACAATGGATAAGTTAAATGACGTTCTAGGGTATGCTTATCCTACGATTCCTGTTGGAAAAGTAATTGTAATGGACGGCCAAAGACAAGGTAAAGTTATTGAATTATGGGTTAAACATTTAGGTAAAACAGATACTCGATTATATAAATTACCGTATACTAAAAAATTGCAGAAAAAGTTAAAGCAAGCAAAAGAAGCACGAGAACAAGGTAATCCAATGGTCTTAGAATGGAAGAGAGCCGCTAAACATAAAGGACGAGCAGGGCAACGTAATCCAGGAAAATTTATAGTATATAATTTACGTGACTTAATGGAAGGGCCAAAAAAGAATTATGAGCAACAATGATGTCAGATACTGCAACTAAAATAGAAGAAAATTTAAAGTTAAAAGAACCACCTTTGTATAAGGTAGTTTTTATTAATGATGATGTTACACCAATGGATTTTGTTGTAAATTGTTTAATGTCTATTTTTATGCATGCCATTGATGCCGCACAAGATTTGACACATAAAATACATCAAGAAGGGTTTGCTATAGTAGCAGTATTGCCGTATGAAATAGCAGAACAAAAAGGTATTGAAACCACTGTACTATCTCGTAACAATAATTACCCGTTACAAGTAAAAATAGAAGCAGATAATTAATATTTTATAAATATAAACCATAGGAGAATAACAATATGGACTATTTAAAAGCACGATGGGCAGAAAGATCATCATGGGATGGCGGCGTATTAGTCGCTGTTGGTGTAGTATGCCTCTTATTTTCACCACTGGTTAAGTGGGCGGCCTGGGGCGCAATAATTTATGGTGCATGGACACTATTTAAAGGCGAAGAATGATTGATTCAACACATATAAGATTAGAATGTCTTAAATTAGCAGGTGGTGATTTGACTTTAGCATCAGAGTATGTTAAGTTTGTCACAGATGAGGCCGAGAAAAAATATGGTCCTTCTAGCTATATGGAAATTTATAATGACTATAAAGACATTTTCGATAAAGCAATGGGACAAAAATCACAAAGTTTTGATGATGTACAAACAGCATCAAGATTTTATACTACAGGAAGTTCTGTAGATGTGCCACCGCAAAATATATCTTATGGTGATAAAGAAGAAGTAAAAGAACATGTTATAGAAAATGATAATTTCGCTAAACCACAATTTAAGGATGCATGGTAATGGCAAGTAAAAATATTACAATTATTAAATTAGTATCAACTGCTGGTACCGGGCATTATTATACCACAACCGTTAATAAAAGAAAGATGGGTGGCAATAAACTTAAATTAAAAAAGTATGACCCAGTTGTACGCAAACATGTTTTATATGAAGAAAAGAAAATAAGTAAGTAACTTTATTGTCGTATGATGTAGACAATATGCATTCTGGACGTGGGTTCGATCCCCACCACCTCCACCAAAAGGAGATTAAAATGAACTATAATACATTGATAGGAGGAAGCGACGATGCGATTCCTCCGGAACAAGATAAAAACATTACCAAGGCCTTTCAGGAAAGCTATAGAATATATGTTTAAAATATATGTCGCATGGAGTATCTGTGCCGACATAATTATTATTGGTGGTATAGTATACTTAATCTTTTTTTGACGGGGGTGACATGGCTTCGACAGGGTGAGGACGATATACGGACGACACATGGGAGCAGTTCCATGTTAAAAAACAGCAAACTAAAATAATTGCAAACGACGATTATTACGAATACGCATTAGCCGCTTAATCACGGCAGTATTCCGGGGTATAGAGCATACCTTGTTACCCAATCTGCTTTTTTGGAAGGGCCCGTTTAGGGCCTTTCCTTATTCTATAACTGTAGCAACTAAATGGACGCGATCTTCCTCGCCTCCGTTAAACGCATTATGATATTTTGTATTATCAGTAATCCATACTTTGCCATCTGCGGGCATATGTTTTACTTCATCATCAATAATCATTAGTGCGCCTGGGTTGGTTACGATAGGTATGTGTAATCTGCGTTCAGGATCCCTGTGCCAACTCAATGTTGTGCGTGGCATTTTCCAAAGCAATCTTACTCTGCCTAATTTATAATTGGGAATAAGTGTATCGTATACTTCTTTGAAGTAAGTATCTTCAAATAGTTTAACAAACTCAGTATATTGGGATTCGTCTATTGGATTTTCTCGTTGGACCTCTTCACCACTGCTTGTTGGGCGTGTCCAAAATAATCCTCTTACATTACCACCTGTGATAGAGTTTGGATCACCGGGAATTTGTGTCAGACAAATAGCATTGATGTCTCTTTTGCCTAAAGGAGATTGTCTTGCGACTCGCGAATCAACTTCGCGCAATGCATCCTGTAATTTGCTCACGTCAAAGCAAATATCAGGGTCAATGAAAAAGTTATTCAATTTAGGTAGCAACCTGTAAAGTTCTATTTATAATAGTGGATAACTTATAGCAGTATTACGTTAAATATTGACATGGCGGTAACATAGCTATATATTAATCATAATCGACTACCATTTTATTAATAATGGAGGACGATTTATGCGTGTTACTGAAGTAAAAGATTTCTTTCCTCAAGAAATTCTTGATAAAATCTTATCGATTGCAAACAATAATGAATTTGTGGATATAAATTATTCTGTTGCGAGTGGTATTCGTAAAAAATTAGATCTTTGGGATTTAGATGTTAAACAAGATATTGAGAAATTTTGTGATTCTGTTATAAAAACCGCAGTTGATCACCCTGTTATTATTAATAATGCCTTTTTGTGGAAGGATGAACCAGGATTCTCTATGAGTAATCATGTTGATAATTATAAAGTTCATCTTGCAATACAAATTTATTTAAATGATAATGATAATTTTGGAACTATATTTAAAATGGATGGTTCAGACAAAATAATAAAATATGGTTTAAATAGGGGTTATATTAATCATAATTATCTTGAACCAAGAATTGTTCATTCGGTTCCCAAATGTAATTATAAAAGATTAAGTCTTTATATTATGTACGCTAAAACCGATAAAGATGGTAATCCAATAGTTTTAGAAAATGAACAAGCTAATATGAAATAATAGTGGATAATTTACAGCAGTAATATAGTAGTGCTTTAATCATTAAAACATCACTTTAAATATTGGCATGAGTAAACAAACAAGTATGACAGTTAGTGATTCATCAATGATAACTATCCCAGTTCGTAATTTGATAGCATTGTTCGTCTTTGTAGGTCTTGCTATTACTGGTTATTTTAATGTAACAGGACGTATTACGTTTTTAGAGCATAATCTAGCAATTCAAGATGTCCATGTTAAAGCAAATAATGAATTTCGTGTTAAATGGCCTCGTGGTGAATTGGGTTCATTACCTGATGATGCTGAACAGAATATGAGATTAAATCATCTAGAGAACGAATTAAAAGAAATTCAAGAAAATATTAAAATTTATAAACAAGTAAGTGAAGAAGTTAATCTGCGTGAACAAATGAACGCAATTGAAGTTAAATCAAATTGATATGAAAAAGTTCCTATTTGTATTGCTATTATTAGTGGCTATGCCCGCACAAGCATTGGAATTGTTAGTAGTTACTGCTAACTGGTGCCCTGTTTGTGCTCGTTGGATAGACGAAATTCCAGAGTTTTATGATGATATTGATTTACCAATGATAAAAATAGACATCACTAATGGTATTATTGCAAATCAAGAATATTTAGAGCATTATTGGGAAGGCAATATAAAGAGATTATATGCTGTTCCTACGTTTATTATATGGGATGAAGTTAATAAACGCGAACTAGTACGTTGGGCAGGTTATCAAAGTGAAGAACATTGGTATGAAATGCTAGAACGTGCTAAATTAAAAGCAGATATTAGCATAATAGACTGTGAAGCGGTCGGCCACTGCGAAAGTTTTAATCTCGGTCCCATACCACAAAACCAACCATAAGACTAAATCCTACACTAAATATCTATATGGATATCTATCATGTTTGGTGTGATATCGAAGGTGATATTACCGATAAAGAATGGGCACATAACCTTCGAGAATTTTTAAAATCACTCAAAGAAGAACACAAAATCGAGTCTTATCGTATTACTCGGTGTAAATTAGGCTTTCGTAGTATACAAGATTTGCCTGAATGGCATATTATGATTGAAACAAAAGACATGTCTCAATTAGAAAATGCTTTTCAGAGAGTCGCTAAAGTAGAACATCATGCATTAGACGAAATAGAAAGTCAACTTAAAACAAAGCATCATGCCTTTAATCAGCATGTTGCAGACAATATACAACACGCATTATTCAGAGATTGGCCTGATGAGTGACGATAATGTTATTGACTTTGAAGGGAAGAAAGCAGACAGAATTCCGTTAAAGGAAATTATTGAAACTGACTTTCACGGCAAAGGAGATGACATTTTCAATGATGAAACAACTCGCGTAATATCCGAAGTTTGGTTGTGGGATACGTTAGCTTTATTAGATGAGCACGGTATCGATACTACAAATAATGATTTCAACCATGACTTAACAATTATACTTCAATTAATAGATACACTAATATATCGATACAAGGATAAAAAGCATGATTAAGGCATTTTTTAGAAGTAAAAAATGGGCCTTATGGGCATATGGTGGTGGGGGATTATTAGTTTTATCATTGTGGGTACAAGTACAAATAACTGTAGCAATAAACAAATGGTACGGTGGCTTTTATAACTTACTACAAACATCGGGTACATACAAAGACAACTCAGCAGAAGGTATTGCACTATTTTACGACAAGTTACTCAGTTTTGATTATTGGCTTAATGGCTTTGAAGGCGAGCCGTCATTCGCAGTTTTAGCGTTCCCATATGTTATTTTGGCGGTGCTAACTGGATGGTTTACCCGTATATATGGATTGCGTTGGCGACAAGCAATGACATTTGATTATATTCCGCGTTGGCGCACAGTTAAAGAAGAAATAGAAGGTGCGTCTCAACGTATTCAAGAAGACTGCAACCGGTTTGCACGAATTGTAGAATCATTGGGACTCCAAGTAGTAAGAGCAATTATGACACTTGTAGCATTTATTCCAGTATTGTGGGGATTAAGTGAGCACGTTGCTATTCCATTCTTTAGTGATATACCCGGCTCATTAGTTTGGACTGCGTTAACAGTATCGGTTGGTGGTATAATTATTTCATGGTTTGTGGGTTGGAAACTGCCTGGACTTGAATACAATAACCAAAAAGTAGAAGCGGCATTTAGAAAAGACCTTGTATTAGGTGAGGATGACAAAGTAAATTATGCACAGCCAGAAACACTGTGGAGTTTATTTACTGGCATACGTTTTAACTATCAGAGACTATATCTTCATTATGGATATTTTGATACGTGGATGATTATGTATGATCAATTTATGATTATTGTTCCATACTTAATAGTAGGCCCGGGTTTGTTTACTGGTGCAATATTGTTAGGTGTAGTAGTACAAGTATCTAATGCATTCCAGAAAGTACATGGTGGATTTGCATTGTTCTTACATAACTGGACTACAATTACAGAACTAAGAAGCATATGGAAACGTTTGCATGAATTCGAACGAAACCTTGACAAATACGCTACGATCGCATAGTATAGATAAATTAACAAGCAAGTATCCAAATGCTAATTGGGAAAATGTTTTTAGTAAAGGACAGTTAGAAAGTAAATCATGGCTTGTTGATAAATTACTACACTGGGATGTGGATTTAGGCATTGTGTATATATGTGGTGGTTGGTATGGCCAATTGGCTTCTATGCTGTTTATTAGTAAACTTCCTATTATTAGAATTTATTCGTATGACATAGATTCATTTTGCACCCAAATAGCAAATGATATGAATTCTTTCAAATACGTTAATAGGTTTATGGCAATAACAGAAGATATACATAATTTAGACTACAATAAGTGTGATACTATTATTAATACATCCTGTGAACATATAAAAAACTTTAGTGATTGGTATGATAATATTCCAGATAACAAATTATTAGTATTGCAAAGTAATAATTTTAATGAATTAGAAGAACATGTTAATTGTGTTGATAGTTTAGAGGAATTTAAACAACAATGTTATATAAGTAATCTCTTATACGGTGGGGAGTTGGATATTAATGTTGCAGGATATACTCGTTATATGTTAATAGGTAGAAAATGAATTGGATATTATTTTCATTTCTTATAAAGAACCCAATGCTGAAGTAAATTATCAAGATTTGTTAAGTAAATTTCCTCATGCTAAAAGGGTTCATGGAGTAAGAGGGATTTATGAGGCATATTATAAAGCATCTAAATTAAATGAGTCTGATTGCTTTATTACTGTAGATGGTGATACAGTGGTTTGGGATAATTTAAAAGATATAGAGTTTAATTTTACTAATGATAATCAATTAATTAGATATCCTACAAAAAATAGTATATTAGGTGCTACAGATGCAAGTGGATCTATAAAATGTTGGACTAAAAATACATTTAACTATATAACAAAAGATAACTTTAATAAAAATTTAGAATGGTATAGATGTGATAATATTGAACAAACTGATGGAAATGTTTGTGTTGGTGAAACTGTCATTAATAGTTCTACATATCAAGCATTTTGTGCAGGGTTTAGAGAAGCATTTAAAACACATTCGTTGTTTGGTGAACCTAGAATAAATTATACACTTTCATGGTGTATAAAACGAGAAGTAAAAAATGGAAAATCTTGTGCGTTTGGAGCAAGACTTGGCTTTTTATATGCTATAGATAATAAAATTAGTCTTCAAGACGTTAATGATTTTAAATTTTTAGAAGAGTTATTTACAAATTCTAATATTGAAAACTATATAGATGTAACTAATGAATTAAAAGAAAAATTATATCAAAAACAGTATAAAATAAAAATTACTATATGAACATATTATTATTGTGCCATAGTAGAGGTTGGAATAAATGTACTGGTATGATTAAAGGGTTAAAACTTTTAAATCATAGAGTATTTCTTGTGTCAGATCATTATTGGCCAGATCAAATTGAAAGTTTTGAAATATATAGGGCGGAGTTGTTTATAAACTCGACATATGATATTAAACAAATTCTATTAGATGTAAAAGAAGTAGATGTAGTTTACAGTCTTACTGAAGATCTGTTGCCATTACAATGCAAACTTGAGCAATATTATGGGTTAAGTAATTTATATTATGAAACAGCACAAGTGTTGTCTGATAAACAAAAGTTTGATAATCATTGTAAAGAAATAGGGTTTGGAGAACTTATACCAGATAGTGTTATACCTGTATGTCATGAAGATTTAGATATATTTAAAGATAAAGGAATATTTGTTAAACCTACTGTTGGATCAGGTATGAGATGTTTAACTCCTTATAAAGATTATGAATATACAAGTTTTAAAAATAAAAATAGTTTTATGAAAGAGTTAGGGCCAACATTTTTTAAAGATAATAAACAAGGATTTGCCCATCCAGATTTCAATAATATAAGATATCATTTAATGGCACAAGAATGTTTATCGATTAGTACACAAGTGTTTGGACTTTATACTCGTATTACGAAAAAAGGTATTCCTGAAATAATATTTTGGTTATCAATAAAGTTAGAAGATAATCAAGTTATTTCGCATCGTAGTATTAATGAAAATGAAGTACCTATTAAATTAGTAGAAATTGCTAAACATTTTTTAAGTACATTTGTTACTTCATTAGAAATAAAAGATATGATATTTTCTGGCCCAGACTTTTATATGTATGATGGTAATATAAAAATAATTGATTTAAATCCTCGTCCTGGTGGTGGTATATCTTTTATGGATCAAATACATGATAATGAATTGTTTTCATCTATATTACAAGATAAGTTTATTCCTTTAAGGAAACATTTTCTATGGACTATTGCTAATATAAAACCAGGAAAAATTAAAAGTATTAGTGATATATCTCATTTAAAACCTTATATAAGAGATACAAGTTTGCATCAATTAAAACCTGGTTATACGTTGCCTGAAAATATGTATATACCAAAAGGGATTGAGATTATGTTGTCAACAGATGAAAAAAATGGATCTAGTTTAGATAGTAAACATAGATCCATTTCAGAACAGTTACAGGCGTGTATTATATATGAAAATTAATTTGAAAAATTACTAATAGCACTATTAACTTTAGAAGTTATAGCACCACTATTAATTATATATGTCATAGTTCCACCAAATGCAGTTTCCCATGCTTCTGATTGTACTAGTTTAGCAACAACACTTCGAGCATTGTTTACGGCAGTTTTAGATGCGTTGATAGATACAATAACATCAACAAATGCAAAATCTAAATCTCCATTTGCACTAAATGCAAAGCATTTACCATCCGCTTCTACTTTAGCTTGTTTAGTTTGAGTTGTAAAAATAGTATCAGTGTCGTTTCCTAGATAACCTCTGGTAGTTGCACCACTTCCGTCATAAGGAACAATAACAAAATTTATATTATTGTCTTTTCCTACCCTATCAAGGAATTTTTTAACAGGGGGTGATTTCCCCCATGTTGCTATTTTAATTGTTTTACCAGACATGTCTGACATTGAAGTAAAAGTGCGAGAACACATTATTGTTTCATATGTCATAATACCGATAATTGTATTTTCATTCATTTCTACTGATGGCATAGATGAATCGCCTGGCCACTCTGTACTCCACATAGTAAGTACATTTTTATTATTAAAATGACTGGCCGCAACTACAGGATTATTGGCCTGTATAAATTTACTATCAACTTGATTGCCAATCATTGACAATACTGCTTTAAAATCTCCTGAGTCGCTACCAGCATTTACGATTGTATAACTGTCATCTGCTGTAGCTGAAAAAGAAGTTAAAAGCATAGATAGTGCTACTATAACTTTTTTCATTGATTTAACTCCTTGTTGTAATTGATATCAACTAATTTTATTTACTTTATTATTGATATATGGTACCAATTCTTGGTATTAGTTAAATAGATAATGATCGTTACCAAAATCTTCCTTTTGTCTATATCCTAATTCTGTTAAAAAAATGTAGGCATCCTTATTTACTATCTCAATGTAAATTGGTGGTTTAAATTTTCTTATTGTTTTCTCTGCACCTTTTAATGCCTCTAATTCGTGACTTTCCACATCCATTTTAATAAAATCCACATTATGAAAATCATAACTATCTATTGTTTTAGTGTTAACAGATATATCTTTTGGAGTCTGTATAACTTTTTTCTTTGTAAGTTTTTTAAATTCTATTTCCATTTCTTCAGCATTATAGTGTAAGGTAGACATACCAGTGAAATAATTTATATATTTCATAGTTGCTGTGCCTGCCCTGTCAGAAATTGCCACTTTGTTTAAACTTGCATTCTTTTCTAATACATTTGTTTCCCAACATTCTATATGTTGTGGTATTGGTTCAAATGCTATCACTTTTGTAAATTCATAGGCAAGTCTTTTGGACCAAATGCCTACATGAGCACCAATATCTAAAGCTATATTCTTATTAACAATTTGTTTTATTGTAGATAAGTAAGGATTAAATTCGTAATTAGCACTCCAACGCCAACCACAATGATCTTCTTCTGGTATATAAAAATGTTTATCGTTTGTTAATTTCATTGATATATTATTATTATTCTTATTGCGTTATCCCAAAATAAGTCAGTTAAAAAGAACCCATATATTACTGGAAATGTATCTAAATTTCTCATATAATATCCTAGTATAGTTAATACTATTAAACAAATAAGCATCCACTCTGCTACTGGATAAATTTGAATACTCATTATACATATTATGCTTACAATACCAATGCTCACTATATTTTTGTGTTCTTTATAAAGATATGCTATTTTACCTAACATGTTAAAACCTGTCCATGATAATAATAGACAAATTAGTATTATAACTGGAATACAATAAAGTATAGAGAAAAATTCTGATTTAATTGTCTCTAAATTGAATATATAACCTTGAGACATCATCAAATAGTATATTAGTACCTCACTTCCTACAATTGGTATGCCAAGTATCAGTAATGGTAATAAACTACTCAATGCTCCACTGTTATTTGCCGCCTCGGCCGCTGAAATACTTTTTAAGTTTGGCATTCTAAAGAATTTTTTTACTAAATTCGCACTAACAAAACTTCCTAGAATATTAGTAATGCCAGGTATAAGTCCGCACCAGAATCCAACAACACTTCCTAACATTGTTGCAGGTAACGTATTTTTTCCTATAGCAAATTTAGTTATTTTTTTAGGTGTACTGATAGTTAAATTTTTAAATTTTAATATTTCAGGAATAATATACAAGCCTATCATTACACTACTAAAAGGTATGCCCAAAGTTAAGTAATCTATACCAAATGTGCCCCATGTTTCATATGTAGTATTATTAAATCCAATTTTGGCAAGCACACCCCCTAATATAAAAAGAAGTAATGTTTTATATATTTGTTGTTTTGTGTATAATGTTATTAATATAATTGCTAAACCAATAACAATTAATTGAATAGTACTATTGTAAAATTTAAAAATATGTAATATTTGTGGGAAAAATAGTAGAAATACTCCTACGGCAAATATAGAACCTATACTGCTTGCTATTGCGTTGCTACTTACAGCAAGATGGCCAACTCCTTTTGTAAATAATTTATGACCAATTCTTGCAGTGGTAACTGCTGTCGCGTCACCAGGAATTCCATAAAGTATAGCAGTAACACTGTTTGTATAATTTGATGTTATTATGAGTGCTATATAAAATGCTAAAATATTAATTGGCTCTGTGTTTGCTAATATAGCATAAACTGTTGCTATTGCTAAAAATGGACCAGCGCCGGGAATGATTCCAAAAATTATTCCACTTGCTATGCCAAATAAAGACCACAATAATAGAATCACTGTACATGACCAAGATCTAATACTTTTTGAAATAAATGTTTATCAAATTTTAAACAAATAACTAATAACATCATATTATCTGCTACTGAGTGAACACTGTGTCTTTTGTTACCATTAAAATACCAAATACTGCCGTTTCTGCCTTTTATGATTTTATCATCATATATCCATTTGAATTGATATTCGTTAGTATTAACAAAGCCAACTAGTCTAATTTCTTCGTAAGTATAATCTTCTTTATTAATATCAAAATGGTCTGGAAAAAAACTTCCTGTATCCATACGAAGAAAATGACATCGACCTAACCATGGTTTCCATGGTTCTAAAAGATTTTGTAATTCCTCGCAATGATCATATACAGGGGTTGTTACGTTAATATCATGATTATGTATTACTTGCCCTGTTTCTATTTCATAATCTCTTAAACTTGTTAAATCAGGGACACCGTGAAGACCACCATCAATGCTGGTCACACTTAATCCCCATCTGTTATTTGGTTTACTAGGGTTATAACGTTTCCAGTTAAGTTTGAATATTTCTAATTCTTTTAATAACTTTTTATGGTTAAATCTATTCAGTTCAATCCAATCAACCATAGAATATAATCGTAAAAGTGCTTTATCATCATCATTCATACGTTTATAATGTAAATTTATAAAGAAATTTTCTCAAACTTTAGTGTAGTATCTTTAGATGGTGTTATTCCCATAACCAGAGACATATATTCATTATATTTTGCTTCATCTACAAATTCTCTTGTAGTTATAACTGATAATCCATCTTCTGCTAATTCTTGACTTTTAGATATTACTCTGTCAGTTTCATATTCTTCTCTTTTAGAAGATACATCATCTAAATATTCGCTATGATCATTCCAAAAATCAGTAGTTGAACTGTAAACTTTTTCTGCATCTAATAGAGATGTTATTTTATATTTGACTGTGTGTGGCATTATTATTCCTCTTTCCTTGACAATATCATTGAAATATAATATAATAGTATATGTTAAGTATATTTATAGTTAAATATTAACATGTCAAAGATTATAGTAGTCTCAGGCGGTTTCGATCCTATTCACAAAGGACATATCGCTTTATTTAATTCAGCCAAAGCACTAGGAGATAAACTCGTAGTGGCGTTAAACAGTGATAAGTGGCTTCAACGCAAAAAAGGCAGGTCTTTTATGTTATTTGAGGAAAGACGCCTTATTGTACGCAATTTACAAATGGTGGATGAAGTTTTCTCGTTTAATGATAATGACAATACTGCTATAGATGCATTAAACAAAGTTAAAAGACATTACCCTGATGACACAATTGTATTTGCTAATGGTGGAGATCGTGGTAAAGATAATGTTCCAGAACAAGAAGTAGAGGGTGTAGAATTTGTGTTTAGTATTGGCGGTGATGACAAGAAAAACTCCTCAAGTGACTTAATTAAGAATTATAAATTTGGTATGTCGTATGAGGAATTTGGTTATTATAATGTATTGTACAATGACACAACATGTCGTGTAAAGGAAGTACATTTAGATCCCGGCGCAACAATGCAAATGGAACGTCATAAGAAGAAAAGTGAATTTTGGTTTGTTGCTAAAGGTGATTGTCAAGTAGAATATGCTTGGCCAGAAGATGTTAATAAACTAAAAACCCGCTCATTAACAAAGTATATGCATTTTTATGTTCCATCAGGACAATTTCACCGTATATATAACGAAACAAAACTCCCTTGCAAAATATTAGTTATGGAATACAGTCCTACAGCAGATGTTAGATTTGATGATGACTGCGAACTAATTGAGAATTATTACAATCCCGTTCCTATTACAAGCACAGCATTTTTATGAAACTAAATAGTTTATGCGCTGGACACGAGAAACAAGAGAAGAACGAGCAATTAGACTGAGCCAATGGCATGAATGGTTTGCGTGGCGTCCAATACGCATGTGGAAATTAAATCCAAGAAAATCCCATAGAACACAGAAAGAAGTACAAATGTTAGAACACTCTAATCAAGTGATATGGTTAGAACGTGTTATGAGAAAGTTTGAAGGTGATACTAAAATTTATGCAGGTTCATTAAAAGAAGTAACAATGATACAATTAGCAGACCCAGTAATTAAACATAGAGTAATTATTCGAGAGGATGATTGATGCCAACTTATGAATACAAATGTGAAGACGATAATTGCGAACATACCCTAGAAATAACACAATCCATTAAGGATGAGCCAATAGAATTTTGCCCAAATTGTGGCGAGAAAACATTTAAAAGAGTACCCTCATTATCATCATTTATTTTAAAAGGAGATGGTTGGTATAAAAACACCACTAAACCTTCTAGCAATGACTCGTAAATACGAATATAATGGTTACCTTAGAAGTAAATTCTTTGGCAACACTACTCACAAGTCACTCAACAATGAAGAAAGATAGAATCATATTAACCGATGTTGATGGTGTCTTGCTAGACTGGGAATTCGCGTTTCATACGTGGATGGAAGAGCACGGACACACAGCAGAAGATGGGCATAAACTAGTTTATAGCGTAGCAAAGCGTTTTGGTATAACTGGTACAAATGCTAAAAAATTAACAGAGTTTTTTAATGAGAGTGCTTCAATAGGTTTCCTCCCCCCATTACGAGATGCTATGTTTTATGTAAAAAAATTACATGAGCAACATGGTTACGCATTTCACGCAATTACATCATTAAGTTTGAATAGACACGCGATACGTTTAAGAGAACAGAATTTAGCCAAATTGTTTGGTGAAACCGCATTTGAAAAAGTAGTTTGTTTAGATACTGGCGTTGATAAAGATGACGCATTAGAACCTTATAGGGACTCAGGATGCTGGTGGATAGAAGATAAAATGAAAAATGTAGATACTGGCGAAAAAATGGGGTTGCGTGGTATACTAATGGAACATGGTCATAATATGGATTATCCAGGCCCTGCTTTAGTTGCTAAAAATTGGAAAGATATTTACAACTTTATTACTAACCCTTCATCATAAAGGATTCACCACACCCACAAGATGCAGTATCTGGGATGGTAACTTTAAATGCTGGCATAAAATCACCAGTATAATCAATTGTTGCACCAGTCATATGTGTAATTGTAAATTTATCAATGAGGAATTGTTTACTCTCACCTAAATCAAAAGTAATATCACCATCTTCTAACTCGTCAGAATTTTCCCATTTGCCAATTAAGCCTGAGCACCCGCCGCCATCAAGTGAATAGCGGACGTATGGTACGTCATTTTTAGTAGCAACTGTTAGTAACTGTTTTTTTGCTGTTTCAGTTAGTATTATGTTGTGTTCCATATTCTTTCTCAAAAGTTTCTCTTAACCAATCATAATTGTCTGAAGTATTTCTGTATTCCTCTATCCAATTATTACATATTTTAGCACATTTTATGCCGTATGTCACTCCTTCTATACAGTATTTACCATTTTTTTGCTCATATCCTACACTAGACCATTTATCTAATCTTATAGTATAATCATTATGGTTTTGTTTATTTGTCTCATTAAGAAGTTTATAAGTTAGTCTATTTCCAATTCTAAATCCTGTTTTCCATGAGTCATATGGCGAGGTATTAAAAAAACTTATGCTTGCTATGTTATTTTCTTGCCATGAACCCCACATTTTCCAATAATCTTCCTCAATTATAGTTTCATCAAATATTTCATATGTATTATCGATGTCATAATTATTAGGCAGTTTGAATTTTTCAAATAAGTTATAATTGTTTGTGCTTTTACAAACTAAAGCCACAGGACTATGATTAAGTATCTCACCATTTACCGGATTTAATGAATTCCAATTAATATTATGTTTTCTTTTAACATATTCATAACTAATTTCGTCATTAGTTAATGTGGTTAAGTGTTTAGTCCATTTTTGCGGTGGTTTAAAGTTAAAATCCTTACATACCATAGAATCTCCTTCAACTATAAAGTAGTATGGAGTTTCTGTTATTTCCCTACACGCATTATACGCATTAAGTATTCCTTTAACACCATTTACACGTTTAGCGTTAGGTACACGTTTTTTTAATAATTTATAATGTTTATCAGCATCTTTCTCATTATAACTCATAAACACTACGTCTAAATGTGGATTTGGTATAGGTCTTACGTCAGAAAAATCAGAATTGTATTCAATAAATTTATTAACAGTTTCTAAGTCAATATATTGTTTGGTTAAATCTAACTTCATATTAATATTTAATAAATACATATAAATGGAAACATTATTATGAGCACACAGATGAAAGATATTCTAACAACGTTAGAGTTACTTACGAAAGAAAAAATTGATCCTGAAACAATATTAGAAGAGGGTGAAATAGAACAAACTCTTAAGTTAGATGAAGATGGAGAATTGTTGCCTGGCCAGCAATTAGACGAAGCATTTACCAAGCAACATTTTGAATTATTTGCTGATATGTTAAAAAGTATTAGTGATAATGATACTCGTGATGACTATGCGAGTCGTTTAGTAGCAATGTTTGAGAAGGATAATCCTCGCTTTAATAAAGAAATGTTTCTACAAGCCGCAGGTATTGATACTGCTGATGAAAAAACAGAACTTGTATATGATGAACATGGGAGTGTACATCAAATTAGACCATCTGAAGTAGATGCTTTCTTACAAGGTCATCCTGGTCGTGGTTTAGCAGAGTCAGTATAACTCAATAACATTAATTAAGGGAGATGGTTAATGGCTGGACACTTAAAAAATGCCGCGATCGCGGCGAATCGTAAATGTAATTTTTCTTATTACTGCTATCACGCATGGATAGCATGTAGAGCAGGTGCTTTATTGGGTTATTTGTCAATAATGTCATTTGTTCACGCATTTTTTCCATTTGTATATGCTGGATTTGGATTAGCAAAATTAATTGTACGTAATACTAATAATATCCGTAGATCTATCCCAAATTGGGAAGGCTGGAAAGAGTTAGATAACTGGAACGACGAGAAATACAAATAACTTGACATTTTACACGATTTGCTATAGAATCATAGCATGACTAAAAAATATATTTACCTTGCTGGCCCGATAGCGCAATGCAATTATCAGGAAGCAAACGACTGGCGCAGTTATGTTCGTGATAAATTACACACAAACATAATTGGAATTTCCCCACTACGTTGTGAGCCTATGGAAGGAGAAACATACGGCCCAGGTAACGACCCACGTTACAATTCCCCCGGAGCAATAGCGGCAAAGAATTGGTATGACACAGAAAAGTGTGATTTAATTCTTGCATATATGCCACGTGAATTAAACCAACGTCGGCCATCTTATGGTACAACTATTGAGATTGGTTGGGCAATTGGTTTAAAGAAACCTATTATATTAGTAACAGATGATGAGTACTTAACAGAGCATCCTTTAATTAGGGCAAATGTTAATTGGGTATTTGAAGATTTTCAAAATGCTGTAGATGTTATACATGGATTATTTGACGATTACGTAGGCAATGGATAGAACTGAAATACATTGTGTAGATAATGGGCAAGTTGCTCCAGCAGATATTTTACATAAAAATGATAAAATGCTGGAAGTTGCTATTGTAGGCACAGATACCCCTATAAAATTATTTAAAAAAACTCCCGATGCTAAGGTATATCATGGTAGATATGCTGGTTTAGAGTTTACATCAACAGGCGAACCACCTAAAACGTAGGTTTTTCCGAGTAATATTATTGGTATTTTAACTAAATACTGGTAGATATTACTTTAATGGAGCAACCTACGTTTAATGAACGATTTTTACGATTTCGCTACACTTCTAATTGATAAAGAAAAAATTGAAAAAGTAATTCAGCGAAAGGCGTCAATAATTCAAAGAGCATTTGAAGAAAAACATAAAGCGCCTGAAAGAATTATAAGTCTTGAATTTCATAGTATATTAGTAGATTTTGCCTTACAAGGTTTAGATGTAAGTTATATTTCTGAGAATAAAAAACTTGTCAAATATGTAAATAATTTGTGTAAGGAATTTGATGTTAAAATTAAAAATCACAATATGCCATTAGATGCATTTTGTGTTAAGTATCATATGAATAAAGATAAACAAGAACCATATGATGCTGTATTAGCATTGGATCAATATTTTACATATGCTAATAGTGAAGATCAACAAAGAACTAATTTACATAATGCGTTGTCTTTATTACATACAGAAGGTATTTTATTAACATCTTTAATGGATTATAAGAATATTAAATTCAATAATAAAATGTTTACTGAACCATTTTATATTAGTACTGCTGGAGTAGAATATATATTAGTATCTTATAGAAAATGGGATCAGGAAGATAGAAAGAAGTGGATGCACTATTCTTATGCTATTGATCAAACAAATAAAAAAATGACAGTATTTGAACCACAACAACGTCAAGCAATGTTTTTTAAACAACTGGCATATCATACTGCTTCAGCCGGTTGGACTAATTTTACAGTGCATAAAAAATTATTGTATAAACCGATATATAGTAATAGTGGTCAGTATATTATATCAGTGACACAATAGGAAAAATTATGAGCATAGCAACATTTGAAACATTAATGTCACCAAGTTCTATTAAAATAGAACATATCAATTTTGACGCCAATGATCTAAGTGGTGACTATATAGATGGTGGTACGATAACGAATTTTTCCAGTACTGGTATTAAAGATGAAGCGACCAAGCCTGCCTTACACCTAGATGATAATGGTTTAAGTGTTGATAATATCACTAGTAATGATATAGAAGTTACTAATATTACAGTTAGTGGTACAATGACTGTAGAAAATCTCAAATACAAATTTACACAAGAAGAGATAGTAGATGGCATTCATTTAGGTAAACAAGGATTAATTCATATGGGACATGATACTGTGTTATCTCGTAGTGAATTAGGTCCAGGTATTGCCTTTAGTAATTTAAGGACAGTGGGACATTTAGAAAAGTTGATTGTAATTGGCAATCTAGATGCAGGATATAGTTTCCACGTTAATTCATTAACCAATCGTGTTGGTATTAATACTTCTGAACCTGTTGGCGCACTACATATACAAAATGACAGTGGTGCTGAATTAGTAGTCGATGGTGTAGGTGATAAAAGTTATGTTGGTACTGCTCGAAATACTGATTTAGTATTTGGTACTAATATGCTTGGAAGTGAAAAAGCAGTACATATGACAGTTTGTACTGATGGTAATATTGGCATAGGCACTCGCGAACCCACTGCTACATTAGAAGTACGTGGTGATATTAAGTTTGATGGTGTCACAATGTCCTCAGGCTACTCTAAACCAAAACCAGGCTGGCATGATAGAAGTGAGATTATTTGGAATCAAGAGCCAGCAATTGGCCAACCAATTGGTTGGGTTTGTATAGAATCAGGTGACCCTGGCACATGGGCCACATTTGGCACTATCGAATAGTTACCTCCTAAAATTATTTTTTGATAATTAATACTTGAGGTAATTTAATTATGAAAAAGTATATAACTACTTTGGCTGTAGTGGTGTTTTCTATGATATGCTCGCCCAATATCTATGCATATGATACAAATTATTCACTACACGGACACAGTGCAAGTTTTTTGATGTTAGATAATAAGTGGATGACACTTAATTATCTTCACCCTAACGCCAACAAAGTCGGTATGAGAAATGCCGCAAAGGCCAATGGCGATACCCACATCTATCTTTACACCAGAAATGGTGGTGACAATGGTGGTGGTTACAATCTAGAACAGATAAGTCCCCAACCAGATTGGGAAGCAAGACTAGATGAACTCAACAACATGGGACTCAAACCAGTTTTATGGTTGACACCTGATGACAGTCCTTCTATCACAAATCAATCCATGGATGCCCAGAAGGCACACTTTAGTAATATGGTTGCTAGGTTTGACGACAAAGTTACAGGATATGTTACTTGCCTAGAATGTGATGAATATTGGAGTGCCGCTCAAGTGCAGGCTCTAGTAGCACATTTAAAATCAAAAACAAATAAACCTGTTGGTGTGCATTTGACACCAGGTGTTCAACCGGCATACTTTGCTAATGCTGATTATGTATTTTTACAAACCGGCTTTGGTAAGACAGCAGAACAAGTAAAGGCCATGGTGGCTCATGCAATTGCAGTAACTGGTAAACCAGTTGTTGCGTCCGAGTACTCATTTGAAAGTAGATCAGCGAACGCTAGAGCATTAGGTGATGCGGCGTGTGCGGCAGGTGCAATAGGTACAGGTAACGGTAGAAGTATTACACTGTGCGGTGCAGAAGAGCCGCCAAAAAAGAAAAACAGAGATGCTGAAACAGCAATGGCAGTTGCTGGTGTTGCTTTAATCGCCGTTGGTGCATATTATTTGCATACTAACTATGATTTTGAATTGAAAATGGATTTAACAGACAATTATCAACTATATGGCACACAGAAAACATTTAACTTGTTTGAAAAAAATGATAATTCATTAAATTTTAAGATGGAATTATCCCATACTACAGCAGATGATTTTAATGAAAACAAAATCTTTTTTGGTTTCACTGGTACTTTCTAGTATATTACTAGTACCTAGTATCAGTCAAGCATACGATAAAATACACTCGTTGCATGGTGTAAGGTCTTCCTTTTTATTAGGTAAGATAGGACCTTTCACTAACGATCAGTCAAAGAAGTTTAATACAACCTTAATGTATTTGTCTAACACTTGGACAGATGCAGAACGAGCAACCTTTAGACAACGATTAACCAATACTGGTGACACACATATTGATATGTATGT